GAAGAAAAGCCTCGGAGCATGACTGTAGCAGCGGCTCCAACTCCGGACGTGCTTTTCATAACTCAATGCCTGACTGAACTGGCTGAAGAGGTCCAAAAAGTTCTGGCCAAGGATGGTCAAATCCCGGCGATCAAGTTTATTCGGGAAAAGACAGGTATGGATCTCCTGCCTGCCAAGCTTTGGGTGGACAGCATTACGGATACCAAGATTCCGGTACCTCCGATTGCGCTTGGCGCCTTACAGGCCTATGCGAAAAAGATGGAAACACTGTTCATATGCGGAAGGCAGTCGGGTAAGACCCTATCTACGCTGAATGAACAAGTACAGTCCATGCGTAAAGAGCAAGTTGCCAAGGCTATGGATCCGCTCAAAGCGGCTGCTGAGCGTCAGCACAAAATCGACATCGCCGGGGACAACAAGAGCATGTTGGTCCAAGCGGCACGGAAGATTGCCCGGGAACTGGGTGTTAAGGGCCCGATCTCGATCGACGATGTAACGCTTGAAATGAGCAAGAGCTATAACGTGTTGCCTATCAAGGGCAAGCGTCACAACTGGAAGGGCAGCGTATTCACCAGCACCGAATGGGTGTTTATTGGCGACATTGCTTCCCGTCAGGTATCCTCACACGGCCGGCCTGTGGGCATGTGGGCGCTCAAATCCTGGTTGCAGGACAATACATTGAACGGGAAGGAAACCCACATTTCGTCCTTCGTGGTTTCCAGGTTGTATTCGGACTTCAAACGAATCAACCCTCGCCTCGAACTGAAGGATTGCAACTGCTACATCGGCGACGAGCGTGTGGCGGCTGAAATCCGTGACAACATCAAGAAGAGCGGAAATCGCTTGTATGAAATTCCAGTGAGCTGGATTCCGGGTGCCGTTGGCGCCCTGATCCTCCCGCCGGAACCTGCGAAAGTTATGTAGTGAAAACGACCGCCGCTGAGGGGCAGCACTTCGCTGCACCCTCCAGCGGACGGTTAGGAGGTATACGATGCAAGCCTTTTTGACAGGTAGCCAAGTGTATGGTGAGCCGACGCAGGATTCAGATGTGGATCTGGTGATCTTCACCGATGTGGATACTATGCTACGTCTGCAAGCATTGGCAGAGACTTCGCAAACAGCCAGTATCAGTGGCGCTAATACGCACAAGTCGGCATCGATTCGATTTGGCAAACTCAATTTGACGGTAGTCACAAACGAAGATGAATGGCAGGCATGGAGACTGGCAACGCTTGCATTAAAAGCAGAGGCACCAGTATCGAAAGAGCATGCAGTTGAAAGACACGAATGGCTACGAAAAGGTGTTAAATAGAACACCAAACAAGGAGACAGTGTTATGAGTAACAGTATTGCATTGCACAGTAAGTTAGGTGTCAATCCGAGAATGATTAAGGTTCACTGCCGAATATGCGGAGAAGTGAAAACGGATTCACTTATACTTTTGGGATCAGCTAACTACAAAGAACAGTGTCCAGAATGCAAGACGTGGGTGTTTGGCGGGTTCAACAAATCAGACAGTAAGCATCCCTTCAAGTGGTGCCCAAAGTGTGAAAGTTCCAGCAGAGGAGGGCGGGTAGAATTAGCCGATTCCGAACACGTGGAAACCAACGGTGTATGTTCTGATTGTCGGAAGCTATTGGAACAAGGCGTTGCATTCATTTCCGTCAAAGACGGCGAGAAGAGTGACAATCCCTATCGTACAGGTAAGTTCTGCGTGATCAAGCAGGATGCTGTAGAGCGTATGCCCATTGATAAAGAATTGAAGGAAGGCATCATTGCTAAACGAGTATGCTTCATCGAGGATGAGGTGTGGAGCAAACTGGGCTTTCCAACAGAGAACACAGCAGCAGTAGAAAAGTAAAGGGAACCGTTATGAGCAAAAGTTTGCATGACAAAGCACGTAAAGTATTTTGGTTTGTGATAACAGCACTTGCTTTTGGGTTCATAGTAGAGCAAATGTTTTTTGAAGAATATCCTAAGACGAGGATTGTCCAATTAGATGACGGGGCATTCCAAGTCGAAAGGAAGTACAGTTTTTTGAACTGGTTCGAAGCCGGGCAGGAAGCAACGCTGGAGAAGGCGCTGAAACGCTTCGAGTTCTACAAGAACAACGATCTTGAAGAAAAGGCAAAGAAAAACAAGAGGGTTGTACGAGTAGTTGTATCAGACAGGTATAAAATAGGCATTGATCCTTTGGACTTCAGTTCGAAGCCGAAGCCACAACCCTCTATAGAGGAGTACGCTGCCCGCTTGCGAAAAGATATGGCAAATGTCAACATCTACTCTGTATCAAATCGATATGAAATCTGGACTACAGGTGGATTTCTGCCTGGTAAGTGGAAAGATGCAGGAAGCCTGGAAGAAGCCCGAAAAATAGTAGACGACTACTACATTGAATGGGCGAAGAACTGTATTGGGCCTACACCGCTAGGAAGGAAAGTGGAATAACAACTATGACTAAGTATATTTTAGACGGGCATAAAGTCGTACGCTGTGATGATATGATTAAGTGGTCACAGTGGTTTGCAACTGGTGATCGTCAGGTCGCCTTAACCGAAAAGGACGGTATTCGAGTGAGTACTGTTTTCTTGGGACTGGATCACGGTTGGGGAAAAGGCAAACCTGTATTATTCGAAACCATGATATTTGGCGGACCACACGACGAGAACATGTACCGCTACCATACATGGGAAGAAGCCGAAGCTGGGCACAAGGAAATGTGCAAGCAGGCTTTTGGAGAGTCCGATAAGTGAAGGAACAAAGGAGTAACTTATGGCTGATTATTACACAATTTTGAGTTTCGAGCTAAAGCTTCCGGCAAAAGCTTTGGATTGGATTGAAGCGGAAATTAAGAATGAACAAAGCGAAAAGTTTGAAAATAAGTACGGCAGCATCACAGGTTGCACCTTTGAACGTGAAGATCCGAAAACGTTGTGGATAAGCAACGACGAAAGTGCCAATGTCAACGCACTATCAGCGGTCATTCAAGCAGCGCTGAAGAAGTTCAAATTGAACGATAGAGTTGGATTTGAATACGCTTTTACGTGTAGCAAACCACGTTTGGATGCTTTCGGTGGCGGTGCCACAATAGTGACAAAAGACGGTTTTGACTACACATCGACATCAATGTGGTTAGACAAAAAAATGAAGCCGCTGCCGTACAGTGTATGCAACAAACCCGATTGGAACTCTTGATGGGTGATTCCCAAGACATTCGGTTGGGACAGTTATTGGATGAAGCCAAAGATGCAGTGAAAGATCAATTCTGTAAAATCACGGTAGAGAAACTAAGGAGAACGAAAGAAGGTGCCGTTGAGCCAGGACCGTACGTTGGTACCTGAAAGCTATCTGCAGGATATCTATGCGGAATTGCTGGCAAACCTGGGCGAACTGATCGAAAAGGATGACCTTGGCGCCGGCCACGTCCGTATGGCCATGGAAGATGAACGGGTAGATTCAGCAACGTGTACCAGGCTGTTCAAGCAACAGTTCGGTGATAATGCTGTGATCCAGAACCCGTTTGATCCGGATAGCAATCAGGCAGCAGCTCGCCAAGGTGCTCCTATCGTATCACCTAGAACGTTTGGGGCAACCGTAAACGACAAACTGCGGGACGGGGGTGTGAAGACCACGACCGAAAGCTATTCCCGGGACGTAGGCGTATTGCAAATATTGGGTATGCCTACGGGTTACAAAGACCTGGCAGACGCTGAACATCGTAAGCCGCTGACAGACTATGTACAGTTTCTATCCCAGCAGTTCTATGGGAAGAAGCTTACGGTGAAATATGCCCAGTGGATATCGGGTGGAGCGGCCGCTATCTATACCCACGGATCTGGCATAACGTTCAACGTCATGGAAATCACGAAGGCAATGATGACACATCCCGTAACCCACTGCACAGCAATAGTTCTTCATGAGATGGCACATTGCTGCGGTAATGGACATTCGGGAGTGTACGATCATGAATTCGAAAGACTAGTGAACAAACACACGCAACTTATGCTGGAACAGCCAAAGCTGTACAAGAAGTTTGAAGAGATAATATGAAATATTGTGATCATTGTGGTAACCCATATTTTTTAAGTCCAGATGGTGTTTCTCATCATGAAGGTAATGGTCCAGACAGTATTGATCATGTTTTGGATGAAGACCACATAGCCTACGGTAAGGAAGCAGTTGCCTTACAGAGCTTAAACTCGCCTAGGCCGAAAGATCCGTTTGAGGATTATAAAATTATTGATGGAGTTAAACTGTATCGCTCTAATTGCAACTGTTGCGGAATAGAGTTTTACGACAAGAGTCCGTACAAACTCTATTGTCCGGATAAGGTAGGACACAAAAAAGTTAGAAAAAGAAAGAAACCTAGATTAGGCTGCAGCTGTACGGTAATTACTTCAAACAATGACGGCTCTTGGGATAATGCCGTAGGACTGCTCGAAGATAGGGAAACAGAATGAGAATAAACATACTATGCGTTGACTTGGATGATACGATCACCGACTACCCGGGATGGGAAGGTGAAGGATATACGATCGTGAAAGGTACGCCTTTAGCAGGTATTCACGACGCCATCGCTACGTTGCGCAACGAGGGTTGGCTGATTTTGGTGCACTCCACCCGGTGCAACTTCAAAGGCGGCGTAGTGGCCACAGCTAAATTCCTGGAAGACAACGGCATTCGGGTTGACGGCGTGTGTTTCAACAAGCCGCCGGCCGACATATACCTGGACGACAAAGGAATGACCTTTGATGGTAACTGGTCAGGAATGCTGGATAAAATACGGAAGTTCAAGTCCTGGAAAAAACTACAGGAGATAGAATGTCAAAATTCATCGACGAAACCGGCAGAGTTGCCCCCGCCCTTGGCGACTTCCTTGCCAGTGAACGTGAAAGACTAACCAAGGCGCCAGGCAATATCTGTAATCCAGCCCACGATCGGGGCGTTGAACCACACGATCCATTCCAGCGGTACAACTACCCCTATATCCACGAGCTTGGGACTTTCAGCAGCAAGCCGTGGAACGTATTGCTCAAACAGACACCTGAGGACCTCATCCCGGCCGACCCCTTCGAGGTTAGCCGGGTGAGGGGTCCTGGACACTCTCAACTATGGGACGCCGGCATTTGCGTGCCGGCGTGCTCCCATAGGAAATGCAATTTGGTAGGTCTTCGGGATTTGCCCGTACTACGAAATAGCAACACACACTGGTCTGGCAATATGCATGAGGCGTTGGGACATGCTGGTGTGGAAATCAACGGGAAGTGTACCCGTATTCAAGGGCCATGGATCTTTGATTTAACCACTATGGGTGAATATGGTTGGTTCCTGGCGGAAGCTATGCATGCCTGGGCTCACTACCGGGCTGACTTCAAAGCGCTTACCAAAGGCGCTGCTGTAATGGTAGATTCCAAAACCATTGGTCGACTACAGCAAGCTTTGGGTTTGCTAGCCGTTTCACACTTCTACGGTTTACCTTTGTTTATTGGCGAGGAAATCGAGGATACAAGGGCATATTCGTACTTCCGTCAATATGGCATTGATGTGAAGACGACCACTGAGTTCACGAACCCTATTGTAGCTGAACCCTGGATAGGCAACGAGGCCCCTAGATTTGATCATACGCTGGCAACTGTAGTAGTTGCTATACGCATTGAGCCTCCGCCTCTGGCGCTGCATACCGGCATAGTCCAGTCCAGACCTGAAGATCGTTGGGCGGGCTTTCCCACTATGGCTGCCATTGTTGGTTGGGAACGTATGGACGTAACGCTGCATCAGCCGCTAGTTGCGTACTATCCGGATAATCCAGATAGTACGCCTTGCTATGGTTTGCATCCGGCCGATCTGATGACTCCAGAAAGCTTTTGGAGCTTTCTGGCACTCGGTCGTAGAGCTAGGGGATTGCCAATCGTTGATGACCAAAACATGACGTTTGAGAATTGGATGCTATCTCCTCACGGCATAGCACGAATCAATGAGACGCCACCACGGCCTTGTTCGCCGTGTCTGGGATGGCAGAAACGTTCAGAAGCATATCACAAGCGTCCGAAAAAATATGCTTCGAAGGCCGAAAAGGAAGCGTACCATAAGGATGTTCTTACCTTTCGAAAGGTAGTACGAAAAGCTGAGCGGGACTATCAAGCCAAAATCTATGGCAGCAATACGGCTCGAAATCGGGTAAACAAGCAACGTAATGCGGCGCATAAGTTAAAGCTGGAACGAGACCGTCAAAAGAAACTTCTGATGGAAGCCAAGCAGAAAGTTAAGGACGGGAAACAATTGACAGAACGACAGCAAAACGCATATACTCCTTATCGTGAAATGATTCGAAACCGAAAGGAAAACGAATGCTCTATTACATAGGAATTGACAACGGCGTCTCCGGTTCCATCGGAGTTTTGTCTACAGACGGTACTCCGCCAGAATTCATCCTATCGCCGGTGAAATCTGAACAAAACTACACCAAGACTAAGAAGAACATCACACGAATCAACTATCCGGAGCTGGTAAAGTATTTCGCCAAGTTTGCTGCTCTTCCGGCACTGGCACATGTGATGCTCGAAAGACCTATGGTGAATCCTGGACGTTTCATGGCTACCACGTCTGCTTTGCGGGCACTGGAAGCTACTTTGATCATACTGGAACAGTTTCGAATATCGTTTGAATACATTGACTCCAAAGAGTGGCAGAAGGTTCTGCTGCCTCACGGATTGAAAGGTCCAGATGAACTCAAGAAAGCCAGCCACGACATAGGCTGCCGGCTATTCCCGCAGTTCACGGAGTTATTTGACAAACACAAGGATGCTGACGGTATGCTTATTGCTGAATATTGTCGGAGGGTACGGTAATGCAAACAACACTTCTGGATGCCTATATTGGAACCTGTTTGGCCAATAAGGATCGACTCCATGTTTGTGGTGCCATGAACGACGTACTACGAACAACTCCTCCGGTTGCTCATATATGGGAGACACCGAACGCTTTGGTAAGACCGTTGGCCAACGCTCCACTCGTACTACCCGATTCAGCCATGTGCCTGTGCGTCATTCCCAGTATTACGCCAGGATATTATCGATTCTGCGTAGACCAGGATATGGATGCACCAATTTTGGGGGACTGGATAGGCGGATGTCCTTGGAGTTTGGAAGGCTTACTGGTCTACCAATACGACGACAAAACGTTTGATACTATTCCATTAGTCCGACAAATGTCTGGTGGAAACTCTGTCATGCCGGAAGTGCAGATGCACTTTACCTTGACACCAGAAGGTTGGATTTGGCAAAAGTCAAAGACTGGACATGTCAACTCCTATTTTCACGATGTCATGATACGCATGCTTCCTGACCAGGACAGGCTTGATGATTCTATTGCCTATTTGGGCTCTGTAATCAATGCCTGCCTGGGTTCATATTTGGACTACATCAATCGTCCGGGAAAATGGCAGATATGTGTGGCACGGGAACCAAAATTGAAACTCAAGAACGGTAAAGTGAAAAAGCTTTACCGAGAAGGTAGTGTCGGATACAAACAATTCGTACCAGGAGAAACAGATGGCCAACGATAGACTGAAACTTCGGCTCGTGATGCCCACAACGGCTGACATGGAACTGGTCTCACAGGACGGAGGCACCATTGAGTTGGCGCCAGTATTCTACGGGCCTGCTAGCAGCGGACCACACCTTGTGGTTTTGATGGGCGACAAGATTATCTCCAGGTTCAAGTTGATGTTGAAGCCTGACGGCAGACTGGAGTTGAAAAGAGCACTATGAAGACAAACGTACAGATCTACAAACCGCCTGATGGAGATAAAGGTAAAGGATACCCTCGTATCCCAAAGGTGTTCGAACCTCTTCGTAATTGGTTCCTCAATGAGGTAACGGCATACATGCGTTACTTCGGAATCAAACACATTACCATCCGCCCAAACATGGTTGGTCTACGTACAATGGCAGAAACAACTTTCAAGCCGTTGGATGAGAATCCACCACCGGAATATCTGGCTGCACGCTCGTTCATAGTCAGGAATATTGCGGACCGCATGCTCATGTTCGGCGTATTGGATGTGAGCATCGAACCCACAGATAAAGAGATGAAGATTCTACGTAAGGATTGGTCGGATTTGATCGAGGGTAAATCCAATGAGGATATTAACCTCAAAGAAATCAAACTGAACCTGGAAGAGGATCCTACAGCCAAAAGTGTATTACCCCCTGTAGTGGAGGAATCAAATGGAAAGCCCGAGCCCGAACCAGACGGAAAACCGGCCATTACCCCAGATTGACGTACTACAGTGCGTCAATAGAAACTTGTTCCCCGACGTTGCCCTGCAAACTATAGGACTACGTATACTGGGATCGGTGTTTGAAAAACATCCAGAACTCAACAAGCCAGAACTGTACGAACGGGTGGACGAGTTCGATCAAAAGTTCAAAACCAATTGGAACGAATTCAAAATTCAAGCTAGATATGTGGGTGCAATCTCGTTCCATATGCTTCTAACGAGCTACGATAGTATGGTAAATGAAGTTGCTGGATTCGTGCGCCATATTGCTTCCGAACCAGTTGTAAAAATCGTCGGAGGTACGTTACGTTTACATGTTGGTATTCGACATTACCACTGTGAGGATGATGTCACAGTGGTGTTTACGTTGATGTGGATAGAAAAACAACAATAGGAGAACGCATGTCAGAAGAAACACCGATCGAAACACCAAAGACCGAGTTGACCGTCAAGCCCGAACCTGTGGAACAAAATGCAGGTGCGTCAGTATTCGACGTACCAGACGACAAAGGTAATTCGGCAGCACCTGATGCACAAGTTAAACCTGCAGAACAACAGGTTATACGAGTGCAGAAGAAGGCCATCATTGAATGGAAAGCTGGACCAGACAAGGAAGTTACGGAAACCGTAACTCACTTCCGAAGTTTGGCTGCACTGTTCGATCTCCTGATGGGCGTGTTGATGAAACACCCTGAAAAGGAAAAAGACTACCTGGAAGTCTATCTTCAGGTGGAAACAACAGATCCGGCTCAACCTGCCCCTAAGCTATATATTGCCAAGGGTGAACTGAAAGAAGTGCTGATAAAGTTGCGCTCAAAGTGTGTGACAGCACAACAAGCTGTAATGGAAGTACAGATGGCCCTCGGTCATCTTTCTGAAATCAGTACGCTTAAGGGCGCCATTCTGACTGTAGTATTTGATGATTCTCTAGGCGGTGGGTTGGGATTCCTAACTGAATCCAACGACGTAACCGACAATGATATCATGGTACTAGCCGAATCGGCGGCCGCCCAAGCTGAGCTATTCAAAGAGAAAATGCGGGCAAGCAAGGGCATTGTATTCCCCAGCGATAAGGGCAAAATCATCGTGCCCGGGGGACCTATGCCGCCAACTATGAAACTACACAGGCGATGAAATTCCTTGTTTCGGTACCGCCCGAAAAGATTACCGAGAAGGATGTGTGGGCTGAGGGCGATGAACCAGTTATACCCTGGTTCCCAGCCACTTCAGAGAATGTCTTTCTCAGCATAAAAAGTTTCAAGAAATCTCCGTATGCAAAAGTAGCTGACTGTCCAAAATTAGATGTGGACGATTTGGCTACTGCATTGAAAAAGCAATATCCCGGACTGCCGGCCAAGTTGCACGAGAACTATGTGGTGGCAATCGCTATGGCAGCGCATGCCTATCCAGTAGGCACTAAGTTTCAAATATTCATTACACAAGATACTGCCAAATTGAAGGTAGTCGGAAAAGAAGAACTTCACATTCTTTGGGAGAAACAACCGTTATGAAGTTGGATCTAGGTAGATCAGAATTGGCACCGTTGACAGCAGTAATAGATGCTTTAGACAAAGCAAATGCAAAAGAGCATTCTGCTCTTGAGTTAACAGCTCTGTTCAAGCGTGTGGAAAGCATGATGGACGGCCTCAGACAGCGTATCAAGAAAGAGGCTAACAAAGAATTCCTGGAACTGGCGAGTAAGAATCCAAAATTGAACACCTGGCCGTTTCTACAGGGAATCGTACAGCTTTCACGCTATACGCAGAAAGGTTATTGGAACTATCCAATGGAGGTTATCCATCTGGAAAACGAATGGCGTAGTGCACAGAAACGTTCCCAGATGGATGGCACAGCTAAGAAAAGCATGCCCAACGTAGACACCAGCACGGATACAATATTCTCTCTAACCGTATCCGAAGACTATAATCGGGTCAAATGAACCGAGAACGGCTTTATCGTCTCACACGAGACCGGCTGGGACACGTCCTACCTAATCTACAGGTAAACGGCTGTCTCATGCTGGCACGTTTACTTTCTGGAGAGCTGAATCGACAATATAGCCATGTGCTGTTTGTTGAGAATGCTCTCCAGGAGGTAGACTATACGCTCGTACAACAATGCCAAGGCGCTGGAATGGAATTGGTACAAACCGATTACATTACACCTGACCTGCTGCTGGAACATGGCTGTACAGGAGCCATCCTTTACAACGTAACCAACCATCCGGGTCTGGGACAGGCTGTACCGAGTATCTACTATTCATATGGTGTATATGATCCTGATACCAAGTGTGAGCTGGTAGTTCCGTGTTCCAAATTTGCAGCACGGCACGGACGTCGAGGTCCTTACCCAGAAGTGTTGGATGAAGAATGGATCGTTCCGCCTATGCTGGCTACCCGACCGCTTCGGCGGCTGAAAGGTGTGTCACATCCATACACTGTTGGAATATATACCAGTGGATCAAATGACAAATATCCCAGTAAACTGGTAATTGAATTGCTGGGCAGTCTACCGGCCGGCACGGGCATACTGGTAAGCACATTACCCAAATACAGGCATCCGGGCGTACACTTGGCTTTGGAGGGGCGAACTACCAAATACGGTAGTTTAGCTGGCTGCCCTGTTCGGTTGGATGCAACTGTACCCTATATGATCAATGCAGACTTGGTCATCTATGGATCGGCGCCAGATCATTATGAACCTTATGGTCGTATTGTTGTAGAAGCCATGGCATTGGGCAAACCTGTGATCTGTGAACGCAAGGGTATTTTCGGGGAAGTCCTGGAGCACGGCGTTAATGCCGTTCTTTATGACACAACCGACGACATCCTTAATCTTGTTGAGTGGTTACGTTCAGATACCAATACTGCGACAAAGCTGGGTGTCAATGCACAATTGTGGGCCTCATGGCACGATACGACTGTGCATATTGGCAAGCTGAAACGCATTATGAAAATGTTGGGAATATGAGGCCAATTGTATTGACAGTAGAATGGCAACATAAGGACGGTCCGACCGGCCATCCGGAAGTAGCAGAGATGCGTCCGATGTCCTGGTGGGAACACCTAATGTACACAGCACGAAAACGGTTGAGCAAATCCAATGCGGTGCCCAACAACGTCTTCGTTAAGAAAAGCGACTTCAGTGTCGCTGTAGAAATATCCCGGGATCAGTATACCAAGCTGTTACTGGGTGACGTGAAAGCCGTAAAGGCGATGCAATACATGCAAGGGCAGGATGTAGCAACCCTGGCGTTGATTCCTCCTTCCCATGCGAATACGGTCGACGAGCAAAATGAAGACCAAGTATGAACGAACGCAGTATCAAACCTACGTGTGATCGAAAGACCAAATTCTGGAAAAACCAGCAAAACACCTATGGGCTACTTCCGGGGTTGGAAGGCACCTGTCCGTGTGCAACTACAGCTCCAGGTGGCTGTTGGCATATCAGTGAAGGGCGTAAGTTACCCGCTTGCTATGTAGCCCATACCTGCAACTGTTACGGTGGCGTCAAGACCGTACTTGCGCACAATACCAAGCTGTTGATGGGTGCCTCGTATTGGGGCAAGATCGAACTGCTTGATGCAGAATTCAAACGGTTCAGAGAAGCTGAACAGCGCCATAACAACGCCACTGATGGTGATGATCCTCAAATGTATTATCGGATCCATTGGTCCGGTGACATCTTCAACGAAGAATACGCCAAAGCTCTCGCCTCTGCCATGCAGTTAAACAGTGACATTCATTTCTGGGGTTACACCCGTTCTTTCTTTGCAGTTCCACACTTGTGCAATCTTCCCAATTTCACATTATATCTTTCCCTGGACCCAGTGAATATAGTGCAAGGACTTATGGTCTTTGCCGAGCACAAGAGGTACAACAACAATTTACAGTTTTGCTATATGAGCCCGAACAATGAGTTCGAAGCTCACCTTGGCAGGGTGAACGAAATGCTAAAAGAAGAAAACAACCTACGCAAAGCGTGGGGGTATCCGTTGAAGACAGTTGTCTTTGATACCGTATTGAGAGCGTGTCCGGTAGATGCCGGAAAACTGGAATTGGAAAATGGCTGTTCAAAATGCAGAAAATGCTTGTCTAAAACGCCGGATCCAGTTTGGTTCCAATCTTAAACTATCAACCCAATATCTTTGGTTGAGGTGTCTAAGCGAGGTTACCGAACCGCTCGACTCCTGGGATTTTGCGAGGCTGGCCTGTCGTCGGGGCATTTATTGTCCTGCAGGTGGGTCAGCCTCTCCCAAACGCTTGGGAGAATGGGGCCGGGTTAACGCATTGGAGTTGCTGAACTTAGGTCTTGCAAAATGCTGTAGAGGTGCTAGACTATACAATTATGGGCCTATAAGAAAGGCTTATGTCATTACTGACAAAGGAAAGGATTGGCTTCGGGCATACGAAGGAAAAGTTTCACGAGGAGAACTATGATCCTAGTTCACTTTGATCCGGCAGGCGGTCGTAGGATAACCGATCTGCAAAACATATATTGGCAGCGTACAGCTATGCTGGTTGGTGGCGCCCCGAGCTTGCGTGAGCAGCCTATTGAAATGCTTAACAAGCGGGGTGTTCTAACCATGGCAATGAACAACGCTGCTGTGCACTTCCAACCAACCCTATGGTCAAGTGGAGACCTTCCGGAATGTTACGAACCTCAGATCCTACTTGATCCCAAAATCATTAAGTTTGCTCCGATGGTCCATGCAGAATACCAACTACTCGGACGCAAGTACAGGCAAATGCCTAATATCTACTTCTACATGCAGGAAGGTAATGTGCCTTGGGACGAGTTTCTGGCTAATCGGCCGGCAGTTCCTTGGTACAACAATACCTTGTTCGTCAGTCTGCATATTCTCTACCAACTTGGTATACGACGAATCATTCTGGCAGGTTCGGATTTCGGATTTGCAAAACCGGACGATTCCAAGTATGATAAACAAAGTGGAGATATGTACGCTCATAAGACCGACCTTGGGTCCTTGGAGCGAAAATGGAACTTAGACTTATACAACAGTCAAGTACGAGAACTACGCATGCTCAAACCCGTTTTCGATCGGTATGAATTGGTACTCATGGATTCATCCAAGAACAGCCGTATCAAACAGGTATATGAACACATTACCTTGGAAAAGGCAATCAAGCTTTGCTTGGAAGACTTTCCCAAACATTCCGTCGACCCTGCTACCCTACCCCACTGTTCAAAATTTGCTCCCATACCCATTCAGAAGAGTATTGCCGAATGGCCGGGGCACCAGCTCGTAGGACCAGGACCACAAAGTGAAGAAGCACAAATACAGGCAGTTGTATAGTTAGGAGTCTTGATGATAAGAGCAGAACACATCGTACACCTGAAGCTGGATAGAGACAGGTTATTGGCACATCGAAAAATGCCACCGCCACCCTATTCGACCAAGGAACTAACCAATCAAATTACGGCAATCGGAGATGCCATCATTGCCAATCTATTGAATGTCACGCCAGAAATATTCCAATTACAGTTGGAAGCGGCCAGACAATTCAAAGTGTCATACCTGGTAGAAGACTCGAACAGGAACATGTTGGGTATTTCTACAGCGTTGTCACTGATTAAAAATGGGGACATCCTCAGCAAGAGTCTAATCATGCCCAGGGACGTCCTATGGAAAGATGCTCGTTTGAAGAATCACTTTATTATAGGTGCTTTCATTCGAGGAAGTGTGGTAGATGGTGTGCTTCCGGACATTTCGGAAGTTGATGTGGCAGGATGGACGGATATTCATGACCTACGGAAATTCAAGCGGGAAGACCTCCCGCCGACCTTCAAGAGCAAACTTCCGGTTGTTATGATACCTTGTTCTGTGCTTCATCCTATTTCGACATTAGAAGGACAGTTTGGTAAGGAAGTACAGTTTGTCTAAATACGTAGGTGGTATACGTTATAACTACATAGGCAATTAGCCTTTGGCTAACTGCGAAGGAGTGGGTCAATGAGACTCATAGAATACAGATACCTGGTGCCGGGCAGAGACATAAATTTTCGTCTCTATGCATTGGGTGACGTTCATATCGGAGCACTTAATTGTGCTGAAGTAGAACTGATAAAGCTAGTCAAACACATCCAAAAAGATCCCTATGCAGTTTGGATTGGTGGAGGAGATTACGCCGATGCTGTTATCTTGAATGATGCAGCCAGGTTCGACGTAAATACTTTGCCTAACTGGATGCTGACTGGAAATCCGCAAACCATCAAGGAGCGGATAGGAGACATTCTCTTTGCCCAACGGCAGAGGTTTGTAGATATCGTGAGTCCTATTCGTGACAAATGTTTAGGTCTCATAGAGGGTAACCACGAGTTTGCCATCTTCAAGCATCACAATAGAGATCATATGTCCGAACTATGCCGAATGCTTGATGTTCCAAACTTGACAGACTGTGCATTTCTGCGGCTAAAATTTTCCAGAAATGTAGCCTATTGCAAGAAGCAATCAGTCCGAAAACACGGGTATCCTACATCAACGTGTACAGTATTCATTTGTCATGGTCATGGCGGTGGACGAACGGCTGGAGCCGAGCCCACCAAACTGCAACGTTTGGCTATGGACAAAGATGCCGATATAATCCTGACAGGGCATTCGCATACTTATCACATCCTTCCGCCTATTGTGCAATTAGCTGTTCCTCATTCAGGCAAATTGCCTGAGGATCCTATTGTGCACGAAAAGCACGTGGCAAATTGGGGAAGCTTCCTGTATACATATAAGACAGGAGCTAGTACATATTCTAGCCGGGAGAATTACCCGGTGCGTCCCATGTATACAGTGGAAACAGTGATTTCTCCGTGGCATACCAATCGTACCCAGGAATTTGTTCGCATACAAATGAACGGTATAAAACTATGAACAGTGCACCCAAGCCAAAGAAGCAATTCGATAGGGACAAATCCCCATTTCATTTATTGTTTGTCATGGATAGCAAATTCATGACAAGAGAGTTTCCCCAACTCGAAGAACTAGCCAAATTTGTCAAACAACTATCGTTGGGCTGGGCCGACTACGGCATCATCCACGGCGAAACAGTGAAAGAACTTCCCCAAAAAGAATTGGACGAAGATATACCCGATGAAGATCTGGACCAGCCCGAATCTGGCATCGAAGCATTGTCGGACGAAGATGCGAAAGAATTGCTGGATACTGATAACAGTATGATATGATTTTGGACGGGCTGCACCTCTTTCTTTTCAGCAGAAATGCTGGATTCCTTTCAAGGTGTGGCCCGTCTTCATTTGGAGAACATATGACAAAGAAACAGAAACATAGAATTGTGGATTGCATTGTTTGCCAAGCAGCTGAAGCCGATGTGAAGTTGCACTTCCTGGGATCCGATCCTACGGAGTTTGCTGAGGCCATTATTGGCGTAACCTTTTCGATGAACAAACCCCATGTTGTGTACGATTACGAGAAGACCCTGAAGGTCTTCATGCGGAACAACAAGTGGACACAGGAAGAGGCAATCGAATGGTTCGACTACAATGTTGAACGTGGACTGCCTTATTACAAGAATCCCCCAATCTTTGTGGAGGTAAGCCCATGACGGATAGAGCACTTTGCATTGAAGTTGCAGAACTGTGTGGATGGAAAGATATGGAAGATCGAAAAGGTTTCGGGATCTGGTACGGCAGAAAACCGCCAGAGTATAATGGGTATTCTATACTCCCCGATTACTCCAACGATCTAAATGCCATGCACGAAGCGGAAGAACGTATTCTCCACAAGGATCTGATTGGAACCGGAACGTATCAAAGATACCTGGCTAATTTGGAGTCTGTATGTGCTCCACGTAATCCCATATTTGCGACTGCCAGACAACGAGCAGAAGCGTTTGTTGCAACTATGCAGGAACTGAAATGAACATCACTAGATCAACGTTCTGCTTGCGTTGTGGACAAACCACATCAATGGCAGCTGCATGTAAACTGAAAAAACGCAGATGCCCAGAATGCGGTACCATTCATTACGGGTTGCCGGATAAAGCCGGCCGAACAAGAGCATGTACATCGTGTGAACGAATATACGATGAAACGTGGAAGGAAATGCCATGGGAAGACTGGGAGTGCATCCCATCCAAGAAGCCCTGTCCAACATGCCAAGCCGAATTGAACATGATGGAAACAGTAGTGAAGGCGGGAGGCATATATTGGCGATGCAACAACTGTAGGCGCTCTGGAGTTATAGGCGCCGATAGTGAGTTGGCAAAAAGTATAAGATTGACTTCGAAAACTCCGGCGCCGGAGCCGATAGGTATAGATTTTAATCCGGAACAGTGTCCAGTGTGCAGTGGAAAAGTTAAACCGAAAGAAGGCATAGATGAACTTACCTGATGATTACACGGTAGTAGGTCCGGACGGTCAGTGTATGAACTTTGATTCGTTGGACGAAATCATGAAGAACCCAATGATGGCGGATAGCATTCTCCATATGGCAGGTATTGCCGTGGAAAAGAAATGGCAGATCTTTGAACGTACTACTACAGATCTGGTATTTTCCCTGAGAGCACACGGAAATATCAGCAACGTGGAAGATGTGGTTGTCGTTTTCATCGATGAACTATTCAAGGCTTTAACACCCTTCCATCAGTTGTATGCCAAGGTGTTTGAGCACAATCCAATAGATTATTCAGCCGTTACCAATATGCGAACTGAAATTGCTCAAATGCAGAACAAGTTTCTGCCGGGACTTCCTCTGGAAGGAATGCTATCCGCATTTGTGTCTGTTGTACCCAATACTGTTGGGATCAACATAGTGGACATTGGTATGGCCTATCAGTCTCTTATGTTTTTCCACGATAAAGTACAGGCAGCCAAAACATTCCCGCCTGAAACTATCGAGGCAAGTCGAGAGCATTTTGTACGTATGAGTCATGAAGGTTGGACAAACCTTTTGACCTCAGTGTCACAGACCTGCAAGGCAGAACTTCCAACAGAAGTTGTCCCACGTGCGATCCGGGAAGCCCGGGAGTACCGCCGATTGGTACGGGAAGGTCTAGATCGGAATAAAGCCTGTGACGAGGCATTCAAGGTAATCCGTCAGGCCGGATCCAAGGAAGCCTTCTATGCCTGGTTTGACAAAGAGTTCAATATTGACTCTGAGCAGGCAGCAGAATAGACTATAGCTGTAACAGAAATGCCAGTTCCCGAACACCACAAAGCACGGCTCTACGGGGCTGTGTATAGGGGACCCAGGGGGCTGCGACGTTCTGTGAGTAAATATCAAAGGGTCCCCTAATGGACTTGTAGCTCAATTTGGCTAGAGCATCGGACTGTCGATTCGAAGGTTGCGAGTTCGAGCCTCGCCAAGTCCGCCAGTTTGTCGAATATTTGTGTTGATTCGACAGCATATTTTGATATACTATAAGAATGAAGTGCATTACTTGCAAAAAAGACAAACCCGAAGAAGAATTCATTTGGGCCGATAGAAAATTAGAATTACGTGGAGCGAGATGTAGGCTTTGCCAAAATGCATATTCGAAGCAACACTATAGGTTGCATAAGCAAGACTATTTGAAACGCAATAGGTTGCGTAGAAACGAAAATAGAACCAAGCTTGCCCAATTGAAAAGTTCTACGCCGTGTGCGGATTGTCATCAAAAATATCCTAGTTGTGCAATGGATTTTCATCATCTTCGCAATAAGCGTTTACGTATACAACCATCACAACAATGGGAAACATTGGTCAAAGAGATAAAGAAATGTGTATTGCTTTGTGCCAATTGTCATAGAATACGTACACACGCCTAAGCAAATGTGGTGTTCAACAGCAGCATAATAACCTGCCACAAGCGAGCGTAGCCTAGCGGTCAGGCACAATCTTGCCATGATTGACCAGATGGGTTCGACCCCCATCGCTCGCTCCAACCCCTTCAAGGAGATCCATGAAGCTGAACAAAGAACAGAAACAGATTGCCAAGAAGTATGGCAAGTACTTCAACAACACAGGCGGTAACGAGATTGTAGAATTTGCCAATCGTGAGGATATAAGCTTTTTCAACAACTGTATTGCAGCTGCCATGCAGAGTTGTATATGGTCACAGATAAGTTTGATACAGACGCTCACCAGGGAAGGACTGTTGAAATGAACGTCGGAGAAGCACTCGTTGAGGCGGTACATGAGATAGGTAAATTACATGACCAAGTAAGGGAGTTGGAGGGACAGCTTAGAGTTGCCAACGCAATAGGTGATACGTTTTGGGAAGCCTTAAAAGCCTTACACCTTACGCATATAGATGTTAACAATCCTGGCCGGGTCGTTACTGAAGTCATTAACGAACGGGACCAATTAAGAAAGCAATACATGGAATTGATAATGGCTGTTGGCAAAAAGTACCACGGTGAGACTCGTCATCAAACAGCTCTTCGATATATCAAAGACTCAGAGGATACGTGTTTTGAAGAAGGTCCGAAAAGGGCAAGATATGATGACAGCTCTGATGACAGCTCTTTCGATTGGATGGGACATTAGGAGAAAACATGAACAGTGAATCCTGTTTGGACTGTACACACAAGCACCTCTGTCAAGCCATGATCATCCACGAGGAAGAGGTGCCTTTGGGTTATCCCGATGACATCAAGCGTGTGATCGGCCACCTGGCTGAAGCCACCCGACACGCCTTGGGAAAACATCCTGGACTAGCCCTCTTACTGAGGCTGTGGCGCAAGACCGTACGTCAGACTAACTCGGTACCACCCTATGCTAAGATCATAGATTTTGTGGAAGTCCTGATTGCCTGTGAAAAGCAGAACCTGCCCTTTCCGGACCTGCCTGAAGGCCTGGGAAGCACCACTGATCCGACCCCTAAATAGGGGGTCGTAATCGGTTATAACTACATGCCACAGAATAAGTCTTTCATTGGGACGGTTAACGTGACCGTCAGAACGAGAGGCTTTTTCTTTACTAACCGTAATAATGCCCTTCGGGGCAGGAAAGGAGACCCAAATGGAATCAACCCCATTCGGGCCAAATGTTGGAGCGACGATTACAGGACTGCAGCTACAGGAGGAGGAACGGCCGAAAATTCCGGAAATAACCCCTCCGGCGCCTGCAGTATTGGAACCCGCTCCGGCAAAGCCGATCGTTGACGAACTGCGTTTCTGCGCCATCTACATGATTGGAATAACCCCGGGTATGACCGGCAGAGTTATTCCGCCAGAGCGTTCGAAGAAGGGAGAAGATGTCGGCTGGGTAAATCCCAGAGGTTGGTTGGTAGTGGGCCCGTCAAATCAGGTGCAGGATGCCTCCTATAAGGAATTCCTGAACAGCCTTCAGGGATACCGGTGGTGGTTGAATGCCGGCAAGCTGTACCACACGAAAGAACGGAAGATCGTGTGGCAGAATCCATCCATCGTTGAAGATTACATCGAGGAATGCACCTGCAGCAAGTGTAGCTGGAAGGACACCAAAACCTACCAGGAAACGTGCGTTATGGCCGAAGCGAAGCAATTCTGTTGTCCCAGTTGCGGAAGCAGAGTTCTGACACGGAGGTCGTTTACGTCCGTATTTCCTGGCAAGCCAAATCAACGGGAGATTTTCAAGACGCCCGAAGACGACGTCCTGCAGCAGATGCACATTCGAATGTGCGAAGAGGATATTGTTCCGTCTGAGCTGCTGCCGAGAATCTGGGCGTTGTATCCCATCGGAGATACACCCTTTGATTGGGCGCCACAAGACGAGAAAGCGAAAGCCCTGGATCAGAAGTTCAAGGCTTTTGGCAAAACCATACGACCGTTCAAGACGGCCCGAACGGTAAACTTCTCGAAAGGCGCACATCATCGTATCTATCGGTGGGCCATGGAAGTACATTCCGAACTACAGTTCGGATGGGTGAAGGTAACCGATTTGTGTACCCAGTCGATTGATGGACCGACCGGTTACACGAGGAGATTTGGGTTCGAACCCAAACTGACCGGAGTATGATTATTTCGTGGCGGTTCCTGGGTGCAATCCCTGGGAGCCGCCATAGATAATTGAATACTAAGAAGCTAGTCTTTAATTATTGCAGACTATAAAACAGTATGCAAATTTGTATTTACTAAAGTTTGCAGTCTGGAGAACAGTCTGCAAACGTTAGTGTTTCAAATGTCTCATTAAGCAAAAACTGATCGGAAGTGCCGATGTAAGTATTTCCGTATCAATGAGTAGCTACAAAATCAAAAGACTGAGTCTGGATTCTCAGACGACCTATTTCTAAAAAGGTTCTCGACGTGCTTTTGGGCCGAAAACGTGTGATTTCTGCGCCGTAGGCTATATACGAAGTATATAGCCCACTGCCGTACTGATATCCCAGTTACGTCCGAAAACCACTTCTCTCCAAAAAGTAGAATTTTCAATTTTTCCAAGCCGAAAGAAACAAACCCGAAAAATGCTAACAGGAGAAACCTATGGAATCGTTCGAACTGTTGCTGAACCTACTACACGAAGTTGCTATCAAGTGTGGAAACCCGTCTGAGTTTGAGGCCCACGTTACATGTATGGGTCTGAGAAACGATAAGGCTCTAGGGCCTATCAATTACCTCATTACAATACTTGAGACCGTGGATAGTCACGAGATATGCAGTGGCGGGGGATCGAGCCTTGCAGACGCCTCTGAGGCCATTCTTGACGGGCTTGATTCAAACCTGAAGTATTGGCAGTACACAATTCCTAAGGCCACGCTAAAACGGTTGCACTCATCCAAGAAAAAAGGGTAGTATATTCACATGTACGAACAATATGAACATAATGGTCGTAGGGTCTGGGTGAGATCGGATCTTAAAGAGATGTATCCGTGTTATCATCTCTGTCTCAAATGCCAGGAGTACAAGCCTGAACGCAGTCGAGAACAAAACTGCAAGATTGCCAACGCAGTCTCTGACATTTGTGATCAGTATGGTATTGTTATGCCGGTGTTCGAATGTCCGGCATTCAAGTCTTCCGTGTAAGTGATTCTCTCCGATCCGCAGCCCGGCCAGGCCCTTCCCTCTCCGACGAAAATCGGATGCCCGCTTGTCGGGTTGCCTGGTTCGGGCTGCCTCTTTTTCAGCCGCCATTTTGACTGGCGGCTTGCCTTCAAAAAAGTTTCATTTAGCAGTTGCACCAGATCTGCCTCGGTGGTACTGTATTCATGCCGCTTAGAAAAGTGGCCTCGGGCAAATTCGAAATACAATACGTGCTACTGCTATGCCCACGTTTGGGCAGGAGAAGGATATGTTGACAATCAGAATATCGGAGTCGGTGATCGAAGAAAAAGTTCGTAGTCTGGCAAGGGCTCATGGAAAGAGCGCAGACGACATCGTGATGGGGGCGCTCGCCAACAGCCTGGGTGCTCCAGAGGTTCTAGCAACACTGCAATTCCCGTTAGCGTTCGAATTTGACGAATATGCGCCTGTGCCCATGGTGGCGATGGCGTGAAAGGAGTTCGATGAAGAAGAGTATGATGCTGTTGGTAGTGTGTATGTTGTTTGCCGGATGCGCATCGACCAAGGGTCGTTTCGTTCTGGCAGACATCAATGGATGGGAGCCGCCTCAAATGACGGCGAGTACTCCGGAAGATATCAGCGTGTACAAGTGTGATACACCAACAAATATGATGATGGCGCCAGCACCCGGGATGCTTACACCATTCTATGAGTTCATTGCTGACATCATCAAGGCAGTGAAGGGAATACGTATTCGAGTGCTTAACGTAGAGTGGAACGAATGTAAATGAGAGGTTGGTTGGTGGGAGTGGGCCGGTCTGGGTAACACCAGGCCGGCCCTTCTTTTTGGAGAAATTATGACAGAACATAAATCGCTCGGAGTTATGCAGTATCCTTGTGCTGCTGTCAGCAGTTTTAGCGGCAGTACAAGTGAAGCAGAAATCACATTGACGGGTTCTGGGAAAAAACTCAAGGTGAAGTTAGGTATAAGCTGTGTAAGCACGTTGGTCAAGCTAGCACAAGACATTACAGGTCGTCAGCGTGAATACGCTATGCGGGAGTGGAACGAATATTTGCACATGAAGAAAGTTACTGGGTACGTTCCTACGAGTGGAGATTAAGGAGAACAGATGAGCTTAAGCAAAGAGATAGAAGAGAAATTCGGCCGAGCCCTTGCCATCGCTGGTGGAAGCATATCACCGGCCGGTGCTATATTGGTACTGGCTGACGTTATAGCATCTAGGATGGATGCTGCAAAGTTGCCGTCTGAAGCGGACGTAATTCGTGAAGCGGAAAAAGCCAAAGAAGACGTTCACATTATCAAAACCAAAGGCGATCTTTGGCAGTATTTGTTTCGTGTAGCCAAGGATTACGTAAGGCAGGGCGTACAGGCCAGCTTGGTTCGGAACAACCATATGCATAAGGCACCAACCACTAAAAAAGAGGTGATAGGTTATTCCACGGATATTGCCGAGGCCATTCTGGTGGACTTCATCAACAAGGTTGGTATGGATCAAGGTTTGGATGTGGGTCTATATACGAAGCATCTGCACGAGGATGAACTATGAGTGACGTACTATATCATTACATGGTGGGTGAGCCGGCCGCACCAGAGAAGCGTGGCTTTGATAAATGGGGTCGTGTTCACTGCTTGTCTTGGGGTATGATCTACAAAAAGGGAAAGTTCTTCGCACCTCCAAACATGCACACCGTGGGTTTCAGTGGCTGCGGAATTGGACAGGCCAAGTCTATTGCAGAAGGCCGTAAACGGTTGCATGAATACATTCGTGCCAGGCTAACAGACGAGTTGAAAAAGTCCCAAGACGAAGTTCGTCGGATCAAAGCAGCACTGACAAAATTAGGCGACGATCCAAAAAATCTGGAACGTTTTCGTGTGAAGGATACTCGAAAGGATTAGGTATGACACGTAAGATAATCAAGGAGGATTTTGAACGCTGGAAGGACCACAGGGGTGACTTTGAAACTTGTCCTAGTTGTGGTAAAAAACGTGGAATAGAGTTTTGGAAGAACTCGGCACATACTCTATGTTTGAAACCGCAACACGGTAAGGCGGATTCAGTTATGGTTATTTCCAGTTGTAATACCTGCAGCGAAGATTCGTGGGTACACGAACCCATGTCTTCGTTTCACGATTATTGTGACTACTGGCCTAAAAAGTGGAAGGCGGCAGTTCAAAAATATGAGGCTCAGGTAATGTTGGAAGCATTGCGAGATTGGTGCCGATCGGTATGCGGTATCTGTGCTAGGCTTACAAGCGGTACTGTGAAATATCATGCCTGGCGCCATTGCGAGATTGGCAGTGGCCCAGCTGAGATCTACTGCGAGAAATTCAAGGAACTGAAGCGCAAGAAGGGGTGATCATGGATTATATCGAAGAGGCAAATAGAACGAAGAGTGCCATGCACTGTGCTGTTGACGTGGATACAGAGCATGGCATTTTGGGTATTGCCACAGAGGCAGGTGAACTGTTGGATGCTTTGAAGAAAGCCATCTTCTACGGCAAACCGCTAGATCTGGTAAACATCAAAGAAGAGATTGGCGATGCGATGTGGTATATTGCATTGATCTGCAAGGCCAATGGGTGGACCTTTGAAGAAATCCAGCAACAGAACATTGCCAAACTGAAGGCACGCTACCCGGACAAGTTCACGCAGGACAAGGCCCTAAATCGTGATTTGCCCAAAGAGCGGGAAGTTCTGGAGAGCGAAACCGATGAGCGGCATTTTATTGTTTACTGGGAGATTGATGCCGATGCTGCTACTCCCAAAGCAGCAGCTGAATATGCCTTGAAAGTACAACGTAATCCAGAATCGATTGCAACTGTCTTTGATGTGTTTGAAGACAATCACTTTAAGGCCCGTGTGGATCTGACAGAAGGAACGGTGACACAATGAGCAGCTTTAGTTTGTGTGGGGGATCAGACCTTAAATGCCCGCAATGCGGGCATGGCTTCGATATTGAATGGGACACAGAATATGGAGATCCACAAGTTGGAGAACATGAGGTGGAATGCTGCTCCAACTGTGGTAGATCGTTTTCGTTCGAATGTCACTACGTATACAATATACTGCCAGAAAAAACGGACGTAGCCGTAGAAAAGTTGGCAACAGCTGTTGCTGTTGGACTCAAAGAGCACTTCCACCTTTTGGATGGAATCGTGAGTGTTGCCGAATATACCAAGTATCTGATTCGAACTTGGAAAGGATAAACTGTATGAGTTTGGCAGAAGATGGGCTTCAAATATGCTCCTGGTGTGAAGGAGATGGTGTTATCTCTGTGGGCGGCGATAAACCTGTCAGAAGTAGTCTATTCAACAAGCTGGTGGAAGAACTCAATAAAGCACAACTCTCGTTGGACGTATTGGCAGAGGATGCCGAAGAGGCTGGTTATCCGAATCGAGCTTTGGAAGCCGAGAGCCACGCCGCCAGCATACGAGCACTTCTACTATCGATAAAGAATGTACTATGAAAATAAAACTGATAACAGCCTGCGGATGTCATAGATACATTGATGGGATGCGTAGGTATGGCGGAGTTATTCGTCTTCTTCTACCTAATTATTTTGCGAAGTCGAAAAAATTAGAGGAGTTATATCCTGTCGGAAGTCGGGAGTTTAAGTGCACTGCAAGATATGAAAAAGGCGGGGAGGTCCCCATCTATAGAGAAGTACTTATTCCACGAACAAGAAAGGTTAAGCGATGAAAAAAGGGAAGAAGTTCAAGGCACCCAAGTTCAAAAAGCATTGTACGATCGGTGAGGTTTACGGGCCAGCTATGAAGATCACAGATCCCGAAGAAGCAAAAGTTTACTTCGAGGCTCTTGTAAAGCATATACTGGCTATGAAACCTGAAAATGAACCCCGAATCACATCCAGGGACAAAGCTGAGGAAATCGTACGTAAGAATCTGGGTTACTATTCGGGCTATTATGATCACGAGACTATGAAGCGAGTCTTCAAGCTGTTCGACTGTGCCCATCCCATCTTTGGGACGACAATTCCTACCCCGGAGGCAGCATTTGAGGCCGGCAAGAAAATGGGGGAAGCTGCAAAGAAATCCAAAAAATTGAATTGGGACGGCGGTGGTTCAGGTGACTGTGATTAACCCAAGGAGCTAGCACGAATGACAAAAGCAGACTTCGTGGATAAGATCGTACGTTACGAAAGCGGAGAAATGCCCGAGGACGAGGAAATCAAGTTCTTCCAGGAACTCATTAACAGTGGTGATGCCTGGAAGCTGCAAGGACATTACGGCCGTACGGCTATGATGTATATTAACGCTGGACTTTGTCATAAGCCCGGAGCGAAACCCAAGAAAAGGAGATAAGTATGCGGGGAAGAAACGACACGGCGTGGAGTTGGCCTAAGGACATCTATGTATATGTTTGTGACAGAGAAGAAGATGGAGATCCTATTTTGGCTGTAGCCAAATATCCAGACGAAATTCCGACAAATATTGACGGTGAAGAGGTTGGTCTTTACCAATTTACAGGTAAGGGTAAATTCAAAGTGAATCCTACCGTTGTGAAGGAAGGCCGGTAATGGGGGCTTACAATCCGATTGGGCTTCGAATCTGCTCGGATGGTGTAACCCGGGACAAGTACGGCCGGGAGTTCACTTTCTGCGAGCGCACCTTCAGGAAGCGCCGCAAGAACTCGGCAACTCCGGCCTACCACGCACACAAGGTAAAGGGGTAAAATATGGAATCCGATACCATTGAGGAACTGTTGAAGAAAATGAAGGCCGCATCACTACCGCCAACTGCTGTACAGGATATGGAACTGGTCTTAACTCTCAGAAAAAATATTATGTCTTTAGGATTGGATCCAATGCCTTTGAGTACGCTTGTTGAGGGTATTACAGACATAATAAAGCGCTTGATGACATTGAGCAACGCTTTGAGTTCCATGATTGGTATTGTTATGGGACAAGCCGAAGATAAGAAAAAGGCCAAGGCGACTGTCAAATTGGTGTTGGACACGGTTGATGTATTGATGAAGGACTTGTTGACTAAGACAGCTGAGCAGCTAAACGATTCCAAGCAGTTGGAATTGATTACACTGCCTTCCAATGTTGTATTCGAAGTGGAGAAATTGGTTGAGAGCGGTATGAGCCACTCGGAAGCAGCAGAGGCAGCTGTTAACAAATATGTGTCCGATCCTGGAAAACATTTTGATGCTCTGATGGGATATTACAAGAGCAAGTACATGAGTAAGATCACCGAACGTGCCAACGAGTTAGGGAGTAAGCAAAGCCTTCCGCAGGATGCGGCACTTCTGCAAGCCATTGATGAAATCATCGACAATTCTGCAGTGCGGATCCGGCTGAAGGAGAAAGTGTATCTCATAGGCCTGGCCCAGCAAAGCGGAATACCTCCAGGGCTGATCCAAGGCATATTGGGGATGAAGCGGTAGCTGATCCCCCGTGAAGTAATTGTGTGGTGTTGTCCTTTGGAGTTCAGGTTTGGTACAGTATGGTCAGATGCGGTATGGGTTTGGTAAGGTAATGCTCAGCACGGTATCGGTTACGTAACACATGGTACCCTGTGGTATCGTTATGGTTTTGCTTGCCAATGGCATGCCCCATCTGTTAGAGTGCTGGCAGATGGGGCACCATTGCCCCGTAGTGTATTAGCTGCACGAGACTCTCTGAAAGTCTTTGAGTTGGTGCAAATCCAGCCGGGGCAACCACGGAGCTGTAGTGTAATGGCAGCACAAGACCCTTTGGCGGTCTTGGTCTGGGTTCAAATCCTGGCAGCTCTACCATCACTTCAAAGCTTGACTGTGCAACCATCAATTTGATAATCTTCTTATATGAAGACTAAAAATATTGATGGTAGGAATTTTGTGCAAACAAGATGTTCAGTATGTGACAAGAAAATTTGGCGTCGTCGGTGGTTCTTGCAACATACAGAACAGAGGGTATGCGGGCCAATCTGTAAACATAAATTACAACAAACCGGGAAAAAGGTTCAATGTAAGTTGTGCAAAACTCTTGTATACAGGCCTGCAGCACAACTGGCTAAGAGCAAATACTATTTTTGTAGTGCTAGTTGCAGAGCCAAATATTACAACGCCAAACGTACAGGTTGTTTGCATCCCGCCTATACCACAGGTGCGTGTACATTCAGACGGGAACTGCTACGCAAACAGGCTGGTACTTGTGGAAATACCAGATGTCCTATCATGAAAGCCGGAATACATATTCCAAGATTTTTGCTAGAAGCACATCATTTGGATTCTGATCGAACAAATAACAATCTTAGCAATGGACGAGCATACTGTACGTGGTGTCATAAACATTTAACTATAACTGGTAACTTGCCTACTTGACAACCTATCGTTGTGTTGTTAGGTTGTTTATCTCGACTGCGGGTGGGCCAGTGCTCATCTGAGGCTCATAACCTTGGTCGCTCGGGGCAGCACCGAGACCCGCTACCAACCCCCTTCAAAAACTAACGAAAGGACGAAGTATGTCTGATTTAAGTGAGTACTATATTGACGTATCAGGAACAGTACATATCGACGTGGGTGGTCAAACATTCACGGCCGATCACGATATAGAATTAACGTTGAGTGATTTGATCGACGATTTCAGAGATCAAATAGAGCTTGATGTCATTCACGATTTCATCGAAGAACTAGATAATGCACAAAGTGATATGGACTTCAGTGTAAAGCTCTTCAAAACCATTGCCAAGGGCATCATTACAGAATTTCCCGAGAAAGCTGACGAGCTTAATCACCTAATCGATCGCTTTGACGAAATTGTAAAGGTAGAACTACATGAGGAACCTGAAAGCGATGAACAAACTGATAATCCGTTAAATACGGAAGATCCCATCGTTGACGACATACCTAAAAAATCCGACGCTGTCGAGAGCGATGGTGTGATAACTCCAACCGTTCTCAGACCGGTAGGTTTTTAGTTTTAACAGTAAGTGAAAGGAGTGATATGGCATTGGTTATCTATCCAGACGGCAAACAACAATTTGTGGAGCTGTCGAATGAACAAAACCTTCGAGTAACAGAGCTAGCAAAGTTATTCGAGGGGGAAGCGCCACAAGTAGCAGGAACAACGGGAGACGGTAAAAAGATATCTCCTACTTCTATGGCCTATCGCTTGAAATTTGTTCAGGCAGTATATATGGAAACGGGGTCAGGCAAAGCTATGAACAAAGCCGCAGAAAAATTCTGTGGAATACCAAACTACAAAGGCCAAATGGCCTTTTTGAGAAAGGAAGAAGTCATATAATGGCTAAGTTAATAATGTCAGATGGGTTGGCAAGCGATCTGGCTATACCTGCAGATTATCCTGGAACAGTGTTGGAAAAAGCAATAGGTGGGCACGGATATATTGTTGCCGTGATGCCTGCATCGTTAGCGGAAAAATCGGGATATGTCTATGCTTGCTTTCTTACGGCAGCGCATGATAAGCCCAAAAATCTGCGGGCTGACATTTGGATGGGCCATGGAACAGTAAATGGCCCAGTAGTTTTCCTTGCAGAATCCGAACTGTACGGATTGGTTGGGGAAAAGAAGGTCGAACTTATCGAAAAGTTGTTGGAAAAGAATAGAAACGGTTAGTTAACAAACAGTAAGCGAAGGAGTAAGCAAGTGAGTAAGAACGTGTTCCCGGTAGATATCTTCCAGCATTACTACCTGCATGACAAAGCAGGTCAGCCGCTGGCAGTGGTTGCAATTGGTGTCGGATCCGAAGCCGGCAAAATAGTCCGAGGCATTTCCATTCGCTCTGATATGGATGCTTGGGATCGTGTGAAAGGCCGCAAACGAGCCGTAGGTCGCTGCCGCAAGGCGTTGGCCACGAAGAAGTGCGCTGATCCGATAAACCTGGCGAGGAAGCGGGTTGTGCCGTCCATAGAGGCATTTATTGCACTCTACGGAGATGAGTACTTCGTGGTGGCAGCCGAAATCGGATATAATGCAGTCGTTAAGACCGGCTACGATGTCCCTCCGACGGACAGAGAAGAAAAGATCCTGGCCATGCTAGTAAAGCGATTGACACCAAAACCCGAGCCTGTGCAGGTGGTGGACGATCTCGATAGCAGCGGCGAACCGAAGCATGCATGAACCTTAAAGAGGCGATTGATCGCCAGGTCAAGGAATACAAGGCTATTCGTGGATGCGATCCTGACGTGCTGTATATGACCGAAACTGCGTTCCTGTATCTGCTCATGCAGCTACACGACGAATTCAAAGACGGTCCGCATTGTACCCTGATCAACGATGCCGTTCGGCAGGGTGCAGTGCATACAGCACGGCGGGTGCGTTTCATGAATATGAGAATCTCCATCAAGGAAGAGTCCTCGAAGAGTTTCTATGTTCGGCAGAATGCTGAACTGGATGACGGAAAAGGACTTGAACTGTCGAAGAAGAGCAAATCGCTTTTTGGTGAAATATTTGGACGTGGAGGCCTATTCGACAAAATTTTCGGGGGTGGAAAATATGAGTAGGCTATTGGCAATTGGAGTGGCTGCTCAGAGTTGGTTTGGCAACAACTTGCGGCAAATCAATGAATGTTTTGATCAAGGCTGTCCTCATGGTGGGGTAACTGATCTACGTAAGTCTTTGAGTTATTGCCTCCAGAGTGCAGAGCCCGGTTTGACCAAGACTGAATTGGACATGCTGATAAAGATCGAACTATCGGAGTCCTCTGATGATTAAAGAAAAAACAGAAATATTTGTCGTACAACGATATCGAAGTATGGATCATCGTTGGCTTTATGTGATAGCAAGTTGGGGGTTGCCTGGGGCCACAAGAGTCTGTCGCAAGCTTCAACAGGGAAATCCAGTACCGTTACTGAGAATAGTCAGGTATGTAAAATCTGTTGTTATTGAATATCCAACCCGAAAAGAAGCGAGGCACTGCAAATCATGCAAACAGAAGTGTCAATGCACCCCTGCGAACCGAAGCTCTCGGAACTGCTGAAGATCCAGCGTGAACTGTTCGTGGAGCCCAGCACCGACGAGAACATGAAGAAACTCCAGGCAATCAAAGGCCAGATCGAACGGCACGTTGCGGCCGGCGAGAAGATGGAATCCGTATAAACGTCAATGGTGGATCGTTCAGCCGTTGGCCCGGCCGGTACCACGGCTGAAAGGTGAGGGTTTAGAGCCACTCACCAACTCTACTAACGTGGGGATGGTTTAAGGATTGCTTCTGATTGCCAAGTGTGGTTGAATATTTGTGGACAGATTCGGGAGTCGCCTAATGGTCTGGCAGCGGCCTGTTAAGCCGCCGCTGCGGAAGCAGCCTGCAGGTTCGAATCCTGCCTCCCGAGCCACGTCCCCATAGACTAGCGGTTAGGTCATCGCCCTTTCACGGCGATCGGGGGAGTTCGAATCTCCCTGGGGACACCAGTTTCGAAGGAGCATTATGGTTGGTCAAGGCACGCAATCAGCATCGCATGAATACGTCGTGGGTCCCGATACAAGTACGGCGCCTACAGTTGATGGATGTACAATAACGTTTACGATCGATCCGGTAAAGCTATCGGTGGACAAAGCCGAAGCTGAAGCAAAGCGGCGCCAAGAAAACATAGAGCACGAACGCAAGGTTTGGCAGGAGCGGCGAAAAGCACTTCGAAAACTCTCGAAGATTTCATGATCGAAAGTTAGCAAACATGTATATTAACGTCAACGGTGGATCGTTCAGCCGTTGGCCCAGCCAGTACCTTGGCTGAAAGGTGAGGGTTTAGAGCCACTCACCAACTCTACTAACGTGGGGATGGTTTACATGTATAGTTACTGTTATGGAACAGCACATACATTGCTTTGAGCACGTCTTCGGCCGGTGTGATCGTTGTCGGTCGAACAAGGACACTGATTTCAAGAATCAGGATTGTTCGAATTTTAAGCCTGTGCTTGTTGTCGATAAATCAGAGAACCGCTATGCTGTCGTTACTTACAATACTGATCATACTGTGTCTAATTCTCCTGTTCAATAATCCCAACACACCGAAACAATCTTGAATGGGGGCGTAACTCAACTGGTTAGAGTGCCACTCTGATACGGTGGATGTTATAGGTTCAACTCCTGTCGCCCCTACCATTTCCCTGTGGCTGAGCCAGGACGAGCAGGCGATTGTAGTGCCACGGGGTACGGGGCAGCTCGACCCCGTCTATTGGAGGGTTGTATGCTTTACATTGCAACCGTGCATCACCATAGCCAGGTATGGGTTGGATTGCAGCTACGTTTTCTTCTGGCCAATACCCATGTGCCTTTCAAGATCTTTGCTGTCTGTAACGGAGTAGAACCCGGGTTGATGGTAAAGTTTGGTATGGTTTATCGTACAAAGTTTCGAAGCACGGGTTCCCAGAATCACGCCGAGAATCTAAACTTCTTGGGTCGTGAGATCCTGCGGGAAGCCAAGCCGGACGATCGCATTATTTTTATGGATAGTGATGCTTTTCCCGTCAGTCCGGAATGGTTGGCTAAGTTGGATAAGTGGTTAACTGAGACGCCGCTTGCGGCAGCCAGACGTGACCAAGGACCCAGCCCAATGATACCTCATCCTTCGTTTTGTGCTACAACGGCTGCATTCTGGAAAAAGCTTCCAGGTGATTGGTTACCCTCACCGCATAAGCTAATCGATGGCACCTTAGTTGATGATACTGGAAGCAAGCTCTACAGACGTTTGGTTGAGCATTCCATATCGTGGCGAGCGATACGTAAAACCAATCATGTATTTGATCCACACCCAACAAAATTCTCGCTATATGGGGATGTAATTTACCACGACGGCGCCGGATCCAGAACCGGATATCCAGACATGAATTCTGGTGGAAGTATGAGCTTGTATGTCCGTTTGCTTTCCGATATCATGTTGCGGTTAATGGATGACCATAGCGATTTCTATCAACTATTTACGAACGGAAAATACCTGGACGCAGTAAGGCAAGCTGCACACAAAAAAGGAATACCCGATGAGCTTTTTAGGACCTATGTCAAAAAAGAGACTACTGAAGGGCCTCGATGAGCAGATCGAGAACAGGAAGTACGATCTGACGGATACCATGCTGTCTCACGAGCCACTTCTGGATAGAGAGGCTGTGATTAAAACCCTGAAATCCGAGATCGCCCAGATGCGACAATTGAGAGACAGCCTGGAACCGCTTCTTGAATGAGGGCGGGTAGCTCAACGGTAAGAGCAGGGTGCTTATAACGCCAAGGTCGAAGGTTCAACTCCTTCTCCGCCTACCAGCTTACGAAAGGACAAAGCTATGTCTAAAACGGTTATTAAGATACATCCCATATCGCAAGGTATATCGTTTGGAGCTGCATTGGCTTTGGTGTTGAGCTATACAACACACCATTCCATTTTGTGGGCCATCGTGAACGGCTTTTTCGGATGGTTCTACGTTATCTACTGGGCGCTTAAATTTGGATGAAAACAGGAAGGTGCTTCGGCAACGAGCACACAGGGTGAATCAACACCGTCATGCGCCGGCGAGTCTGCTCTCTTGGGTCCGGCGCCATAATAGAGGGCAGGCTTCCTGTGCCTTTGGGGGTGTGACGCAATGGGCAGCGTACCAGGTTTTTACCCTGGGAGTTAAGAGTTCGAGTCTCTTCGCCCCTACCAACAACGGAGGTATAGATGAAGTTCGACAAGATCAAGGACATTCTTCACCCGAACGATCCCACAGGAAAAGAATTCCTGTCGTGGTACCCGGAGTACTACGGGGTCAAACAAGAGATTGTTCAGCAATGCAAACCCAATATCATTTGCGAGATTGGGATTCGTGCTGGCTATTCTGCTATGGCTTTCCTGGATGCCTGTCCAGATGCTATCTACTTTGGGTTCGATGCTGATAACGGCAGTCATGGTGGTCACGTAGGGTTTACTGATTGGGCCCGCAGTTTGCTGAAGAAGGCAGGTTATGCCCATAAGATCTGGGCACCCTTCAATACGCAGGAAGTACTTTGCTTGCCTGTACGAGCAGACTTCTACCACGTTGATGGAGACCATACGACAGATGGTTGCTACCACGACATCAAAATGTGCTTTGAAGATGCAATGCCTGGGGCCTATATCTTGGTGGACGATTTTGACTTCTTGGGTGATGTACGTCGAGCGGTGAATAGCTTCATCAACGCATATACGAATGCAATCATTCCCCGGTACATTAAGTCCAAGCGAGGCGAAATGCTTATCAGGAAACTGTAGACAGCCGTCCTGGATTGTGGTAGGGTATTGTCGAATATGGAGTCCAATATGGCCACGAGAACCATGCATGAAGTCGAAGCTGATTGCCGGCAAAGTCTGGAAGAGCTGAAGTCTTTGCTGGAAGGCAAACCTACTGCCAAGATGTCAGAGGAACAGCTTCGGGAAGCCATGCCGTTTTTTGAGGACCTGTTTGGATTCAAATCGGTACCGAAAAAGCCCGCCGAGAACTATTGAGTTTGATACATGTTTTTGGCGGGGTGGCCGAATTGGTGAAAGCGCCAGACTGTAGATCTGGTCCCACTGGGTAAACTTAGGGGTTCGAATCCTCTCCCCGCCACCAATTTCGAAAGGAGAAACACGAAATGGCAATGTCACTGGGAACTAAAGGATACAACGGCGTAAGCCTGGTACGTGACACGAAGAAGTTCAAACAGAATTTCGACGATATTGATTTTAGTAAGGCACCACAGAGGATGCCAGTTCGTATGCGAGGGGGAAAGAAGACCTATGCATACGGCAAGGCAGGAGTAAAAGAATGAACAGTCAAGCAATTCGCAAGGTACTAAAGGGCAAGGCGGACAAAGAAGGTAAAACTCCGGCCGACGTCGATCAGAAACAGTTGGCTCGGGGTGTTCAGGTCGAAAAGGAACATACGCCAAAGCCTCAGATTGCCAAACGAATTGCAACGGACCATCTGGTAGAGATACCAGATTACTATACGAGGTTAGACAAAATGGAATCACAAGCCAAGAAAGCGTGTGGACATATGAGTTCTGATCAACCTGCTCCGGGTGAATCCCAACACGATATCGAAACCAAAGGCAAGAAAGCAAAGGTTTCGTTGAGTGGTGACAAGATTGAACCTCGGAAAGTGGGTCCGTGGGACACGGAAGGTTCGCCGGAGAACGTAGGGGAAACCTACAAAGACCTGGCGACCAAGGAAGCCTATTGGATAGGCTTTTCTCTGCGCTGCACATCACACGGCACAACTCCGGAAGTGATATTTGCGGCCGGCACCAAGATGGCTATGGAACACGCTATGGCGGCGCCCAATTCGGTTGCCTTCAAGGACAGCAAGATTCCTGTGAAATATAGCAGGAAAGACGTTGTGGATCACAACGAGCGCAAGGAAGATGCTGATACTGATACAGTACGGCGTGAGACCCAAGGTAAGAAAGAAGAGTCCAAAGACATTTTGACATCCCCTGTAAAGGGTAATCAGTTGGAACGCAGTAACGGTTAACATGAATTCTCTCAAGACAGTACAGCACCTGAGACTACCGGCACATCCATTGTGTCCCGTAGCGGGATAGCTGTCTGTCGCCCCCTCAACCCGGAATCAGGCAGCTCTCTAGGCTGCCTGATTTTTTTATGGAAAGGAAACTATGACAGTAGGACTCAGATATCAATACAGAGACCTAGAACCCGGTGACATCGTCAATGCGGTTGTATTGTATTTCTACAATGTCGATCCAGGGAAACAACTTGAGGCCTTGTTTAGCGGAGCAAATGAAGCGTACTTGGAAAACTGGTTAGTAACGTACCATGCAGGCTTTACTGAATTTTGGGGCAGACTCGATTCCGAAAAGAAGGATCAATATGTAGAAGCTGCTCTCACTAAGTATGCAGACGAAGTAAGGAAGAATCGCAAGGAAATTGAACGACATACGTAGGGTAGCTGAACGGTAAGGCGGTTGCCTGCAGAGCAACAAACAGTGGGTTCAACTCCCACCCCTACGTCCACGGGAGCGTGGTGGAATTCGCAGACACGTAAGATTTAGGATCTTATGCCGAAAGGCTTTCGGGTTCAAGTCCCGACGCTCCTACCATCAACTATATTGCGAATGATTGTAAGAAACTTTATAGCTTTACATTCTTTGAAATACGTCAATCCAGATACATCAATGATACAAAGTTCGATGCCATGTTCAGCACAAGCCAGCATCTTTCTATGATCGTTGGTTTTGATAGAAGCTAATTTATTTGGGCCGTAGATGGGTTCGTAATGAAAGATACCGTTTAACTCAAAGGCTAGTTTCAAAGTTGGAATGTAAATATCAAGTTCGCCATTGATGGCATCCTTTCGGTTGAAATGAAATTCAAGTTTAGGGTATAACTTGAGTAATTCTGTAGCTAACCAAGCCTCAAGTTTGGACACACGGGTACCTTTGGTCTTATGAGTGTTGTTCCAAGTTGCAGCACATGATTGTGAACAGAAATGATGCTTAGTTTTTCTTATCTGACCGGCACGTTTGTAAAAAAGTTTTTGGCACTGTTGACAGTTCATTTTAATACGTGGGTGCTGATAACGATCTTGGCAAGATGTAGAACAAAATTCACCTGTTGAATGCTTATTGGTTTTGTTCAAAATAGCTTTTATTTCATGCTTGGTCCGATATGCGGTTTTATTGCAGTATTTACATCGCAGCGGAACTAGTTGTAGCGACTTATATGTGGCAAATTCTTTATCTGTACATAGCAATTTCATAGATGCTATACTAAACCAAAAGATTGCCGATTGCAACAAATATTGTTTTCAAATCCCTCCCGGCCTACCAATTTAAGGAGAAGCAAATGAGTTGTTGTCCGTGTCGAGTAATAGGTCCCGGAACGTTTCCTCCGGACGATCCAGACGGATCAAAAGCCAGAGCACAAGTAATAGGGCATGCTTTAGATCATGCAGCTTACGGATGGGCAAAAGGGTTACCAGTACGAAATGATCGGCGTGATTGGACACTTGAAGAAATTGAGCTTTACAATAAAACCTACGATAAAGCAATGGCAGATATATGAATATATTAATTTTGGAAGACGACACCACCCGACATGAGAAGTTCAAGCAGAATACTGTTGGACACGCACGGGTCATTGTGGATCAGGCGCAGGCTTGTATTGGCGCCTTGACAGCGGCCGTAGAGCTGGATAAACCCATTGACGTGCTTTTCCTGGACCACGACTTGGGTGGTCACATCATGCAGGAATCTGGACCCGGGACGGGGTACGAGGTAGCCTGTTGGTTGGAGAAGCACCCACGGTATCAACCTAAGCATATTGTGATACACAGTTTCAATCCTGACGGCGCCATGCGAATGCAGGCTGCCTTGCCTAAGGCGGTACGGATGCCTGGAGCATGGGATCTGGACATTTACGCAATCATCAAGTATTTGGAGGAACAATGTACAACAACGTAGCATTATTGATTGGGCATTTGATAGGAGACTATCTGTTTCAGAATGACGGCATGGCGGTAAATAAGTCAAAGCCTAGTTTTATGGGAAGTTTGTGGTGCCACTTGCATTGTATGATCTATGCTATATGCGTAGGTCTATGCGTTTGGCTGGGAGGGTGGCGTTTTCACTGGCAACCCGATCTTAGTTATATGATGGCATTCTTGATTGCCTGGGTAACGCATTTTCCAATCGATCGCTGGGGCTTAGGTTGGAAGTGGATGAAGTTCTTCAAAATGTCCGAGTTTAAGGATATTGATGGTGCTGTTGGTCCAGGCGAAAAGATCAGTATTCCTTATGTTGCTGTAAAGATAGACAAGCGGCAGTACTTCATTGCGCCAGTGTACATCGCTGTGGACAATACACTGCACCTGGTGCTGATGTGGATACTTTTGAGTTTGTGTGGAAAGTGAGGAAAGAATGCCCGAGCTACGAACGTGTGCTAGTTGTGGTGAGAAGGCCGAGTTGTGTGGTAGTTGTAGTTCCGATGGTATACAACAGCCTAAAATGTGTAAGAAGTGTTTGATAGAAGCCATGGGCACTGACTTCGAAAATCAGAAGATAAATGATGTCTACTATCTGCGTCAGCTGGCAGAGGCCGACGACAAGCAATCCTTCGATGGTTTGATCAAGGGCTTCTCGGAGGACGAGCGAACGAAGTTGGGTTTGCTTTACAAACTCTGGAGAGACAAAGATGAGAAAGCGTTTGAAGCTGAAAAAGCGAAGTTGTTCGATGTGCAAGGCGCACAAGATGCACGGGTCGAACCGGTGGAAGCCAAAAGAGTTGGATGCACTAAAAAGATTCGAAAGGGAAAGTAAGGAACTATGAAGAAAGTATTGGAAGAGCAGCTGATTAAGAAGTATCCCAGTATCTTTGGGACTTTGTTGAATAAGCCAAAGGTAGTAAAATTCATTCTGCCCATCTACTTCGGCGTGGATACCGGGGACGGTTGGTATGACTTGCTGTACGAGCTATGCGGCCGGCTGGTACAGATAGAGAAGAACTTTGGCATCATTACGATTGCCGACCAGATCAAGGAAAAGTTTGGTGGGTTGCGCTTCTATCATCACTGTGATCTGAATCGTGAGAAGATGAAGAGTTACAAGCGTAATGGTACGTGGCACTATACCTGGGTCATGAATGGCGACGTCAAATTGAGCAAGCCGGAGAAAGAGTTTAAGATCGAGAAGATTTGGGGTGAAATCGACGGCTTGGTATCAATGGCTGAAGCCATGAGCTATCGTATCTGTGAGCAGTGCGGATTGCCCGGAAAGCCCAACGATGCAGGTTGGATCACCACGCTGTGTGATAACTGTCGTAATGCTAAAGAGCAGGAACGAGCTGAAGGCTTAAAGCAGATACGGAAAGCAAAACGGGCATTCAAAAAGCGTGACTTGGGTACTCAAGTAGAATCAGTGTTGTTCGGAGAAGAACAAGGTGAAAGATCCAGAAAACAGAAGCTTTTGGATGCGGCCACAAAACCCTGGCCTCGTGGAAAGATGATACGAGAAACTATCATAGCCAGATCCAAAGCTTGTATGAAAGCACTGCATGGTGGTGTATCCGGTAACGAATTGATCGAAGGAAAGTTGGATACGTAGCCGGCGTATCCGAATTGGTAGCAGGAGGCAGACTCAAAATCTGCTGGAGCAATCCCATGCGGGTTCGACTCCCGCCGCCGGCACCAATCGGAGCGTAGCCCAGTTGGCTAGGGCGTCTGGCCTGGGACCAGAAGGTCGGCAGTTCGAGTCTGCCCGCTCCGACTACTCTAGGAGGTTATGAAAGCAGTATGACATTAAAGCCATCAGAAGCGTTTGAAGATCCCGTCCGCTTTAAGAAGCTTACCGATCGATGGAATCGGATTACCAATATCGGTGGGGTAACTGTAAACAAAGACGTTTCAGTTTCTGAGGTAGAAAAGCGGTACCTCAGAGTATTCGATGTCTATAAACAGTTCTACACCAAACGCTGGCGTCCGGCCTTTGATGCAGTTGTCAAAGCAAAGCAGGCCCACGCCAAGCCATCGCACAAACATACGTGTATGGGCAAGATCGAACCGGACGGTACGGTTTGTGAATGTTGGTGGTTGTATAAGGGTTACATCAACGATTGGGGTACATCAATTGGATTTGACTGGGTAGCAAAACCTAAGAAGCCAAAGAATTTGAAAGTTGGCCAGGCATACTACGATGTGGATCAACGTTCGAATATTGTGCATGGGCGTAAGCTTAGGTTTGGTGCTGTACTTGACAGCATGATCATTGGCGAACTGTACAAGCAATTACCACATCCGAATAAGTCTGGACCAAAGATCGTCAGGGTCATCGTCAACGATCGTGTTTACTGGTATCAGACGATATCCTACCATCATGGTGGATTGATATGGTCAAGATTGGCCTGGCCGGAAGACGAATTGCAAGGAGTTGTATTGAAGTAAGAATGCCCACGACTCCTCTTGATCCGTAGGAGCTTTGAAAAGGGTGAAATAAACGGATCCCTCTTCCCTTGCTCGGCCGCTGACAGGTCGGAGCACTTGGTCCCGTCGTGCAGTCCAAGTCAGAAAAAGCACGATCCCTGGTGGAGAGATCCCACCTGACAGCCGGGAACAGACCGGCCTATCGACGCAGTTGTTGGTGCAGAGGTTAGCACGTCAGGCTGTGATCCTGAAAACATGGATTCGAATTCCATACAACTGACCATTTCAAGGAGGAACTATGGCTAAAGCAACGTCATGTGGGGTAAAGAAAAGACATTTCAATTCAAACGGCGACTACCATCCTTTCATATGCGGGCGGTTGAAAGGGCATACTAACAAGCACGAATGTCATTGTGGCTGCGGACATCAATGGGGCACAAACAAGCAGGGGAAGAACGTAAGACTCAGCAACAAAGAAAAGTGTATTATTGCATTTGTACAGGGAGCTCAATGGTGGGAGTTTTACAAAACAAAATTTACTATGTGGCAAAGTGATCGTAATTTGGCTTTAGCGGAAGCTACAAGGCGGGCAAAGGGCGGGTTGCTTGGAATAGTACCCATTGTTGAAAGAATTCATCGAAATCGAAAGGAAGTATAGCTATGACCATATGGAAATATATCTTGAAGCCGACCTGTGAAATAGAGATGCCAACGGGTGCGCAGATTCTGAGTGTACACGCACAACCTAACAAAGCACCACCGTTCAAACTTGACGGAGAAGAGATTTGTATTTGGGCGAAAGTGGAACCCGCAAATCCCAAAGAGACACGTAAGTTCGTTGTATTTGGGACAGGTCATCCTGTACCGTGTGAATTGCATATGCAGTTTTTGGGTACGGCATTGTTGCACGGCGGGCTATTTACCTATCACGTATTCGAGGTGTTGCCATGACCGAAAAAGAGATAGAGCAAGACAAGTATGCAGAGCTTATAATTTCTATGTGTACAGACTTCCTACTGAAGAAGCTGACGTGGGAAACTGTAGTGAGCAACTTGAAGCTGATCATAACACAGATAGGTAAGCTATGAAAACTGTACCAAATGATTGGGGACATCCCTGGATGGATTGGCCAGATTGGAAACATCGTGCTTGGATGAAACTACATCTTTACATTTTGGTTGAGGGTATTAAAGGTGGGGCAGGATTGACGGCCGAACAAAAAGGTTGTAAAGAAAGGGAAGCATTACGAACTGGAAGACCTCAATATGATGTAGCTCATTGTAATGAGTTAATCAGACGAGCCGATTCTATCGTTATATAGGTATAATTATGAACCGCAAACAGGTTACACAGGGATCATTAGCAGAGGCAGAGCGCCTGGTTCGTCTCAACATGGAGACACAGCTGCGGCTTAAGGGATATGGAACGTTTGCTTCCAGGCATGAAATCCTGGGATCTGTAACGGAAGAATACCACGAACTTGTTGATGCAGTACACCGCAACGACATGTTCGATTGTGAAAAAGAGTTGGCAGATGTCGCCGTAGCTGCTATATTCGGGCTGGCATGTATTAAGGAAAAATCTTTGGATTGGTAGGAGAATGATTATGAACTTCCGGAGGAACGCAGTCTTCTGATATACTAACATCAGGAGGCTGTATGAGCAGAACGTATAGAGACGGTGTAGAGTGGCTGTACAAGTTGCACGGCCATTACTACGAACAACCCCCAGCTGGGACGTCATGGCAAGACTGGGAGTCCTGGCGTGGGGTCCATCTGGCACGTATTGAGAACAGTCGGTGTCGGGATGGCAAGTTCAAGAACGGGCTAATGACCAGTCCTTCGGCGCCGTGGTTCAAAGTCATACGCCGGCGTGAGCGTCGGCATGCAGAGAACCAGGCGGTGTACCTGGGAAAAGAGCCGCCACGCTTCAAAAAGACCGATCGTTGGGAGTGGTGGTAAAAGCCTTAATTCCTTAAGGAATTAGGGTATAACTAATGTAGAGAATTTCATATGGGGCTGTCACGGTGTCGACTCAGGGATGAGCGAACCAGTAGCATGCCGTGCAATGCACAGTTGGGCACGTTAAAATCATCCTGTGTACAAGTAAGTGGTAACACACTGAAACTCGCTGCCTAGCAATAGGCAACTAGGAAACCGGGCGACTCCGATAGCCCGGGAGTACGACTATTCATCGGAAACCACAGGTGAGGCTGGACCCTGAGAATAATCCAGACCAGGTTGTCTGACCTGGTTGAAAAAACAGACTGGTGGACGTGCTAGGAAACTGGCGCCCCCTCGGTTGCTGGACCTAAACCAGATAAGCATGTAGTTGCTGTTAGCAAACTCTGAACACGGGAGTTCAACTCTCCCCAGCTCCACCATTTTTTGAGGACAGTATTCGGTGAATGGATACCGATATAACTTGGGGTATCAATCCTGTGACAAGTATCATTGTGGTTCTAGGTGCGTGTTTGTAGGATTCATGCCAAGCTATCCTGCATCATGTGGACTTAACTGCATTAGAGAAAGGACACAGTTAGGAAAGCCAAGTTGAACAATGTTATACGCCTTCAGGTAGGCGCTGGATAGGGTTATAAATAAGCAGGCACCGAATCCAGAAGCCACTGCGCAACGGATTTCCAATCCTCAGCGTTGTTGACACCCGAAAGTTCCAGGTTCGATTCCTGGCTGTCCTCATTTCTCTTTTCAATCAACAGTGTAACAGTGATTGTCGGCGGCGTAAGGAAGACGGTTGTCAGGCTCAAAGAGCACAACACCGGTGTTGTAAAGACTACCACCCTTACGCCGCCGTTCGTTTTCAACAATCAACAAAGGAGGCTAAAATCAACAAAAACGACAAGCAGCACTTAAACTCACTCGGTGTTGCTTTTTCGTAATACTTAAGTAGTGAGTATGCAGATCAAGTGCTCAATGACGCTAATATACATGCGTCTAGGAGTTACGGATGCAAACAGAATACGAAAAGACAATAGTATGCAAAACGGAAGACGGAAAGAAAACGCTGCGGGGCGGAGAAGCTATTCTTCGTCATTTGGGTGCTCTACCTGTATCGGAGTACACTCGGAAGGAACTGCTTGAGATGAAACCTGAGATTCCTCAGGGGATTCTCGATCAGCTCCAGATACGGCGTGACGAACCGGACTTCGTATTGTACTGGGTGTTCCCTCCAGATGTTGCTCGAAAGGTTGTTGATCATTATCATGGGAACAACCGGAAGATAAGTGCAGTAACGACTAAGGAAATCGAAAAAGCAATCCTCAAGGATTTGTTTTTCATCGATTCGTCGGACGCTCTGCGCTTCACAGTTGAAGGTCCGTTGGATGATGGACAGAATCGACTAACGGGTGCAGCAAATAGTGGTAAGACCGTAGTGCTGCCCTGCGTGTTTAACGTGCCAACATGGCACTTGGGCGCTCAGGTTGGCAAGCGAAGGGATACTGTCGAACAGTTCATATGCCGAATTCTTGCTCCACAGCTGAAGCAGGACCTGGGAGGCGATGGTCGTATCTACCAGTTCGTCAGTGCGTTGCGGGTGGCTTTCCATCCGTTTCGGCCTAGGCGTTCCGAAGTAATTGCCGATGCATATCGCTCGGTCGAGTTAGCACAGGCGTTGATTCGGGAGTTTGCTCAGGCAATTTGCAATTTGCCTAGGGTAAAAGCAAGACGGTCACCGTTCGGAAAAGCGGTAATTACGTTTCCGTTCTTCCTTGCGTCATACACGATGGATACGGAGTTGCTGCTTGGCAGCTCTCGAACTCTCGTGGACCTGAATAACTGCGCCGTGCCTTATCGGCCGATTGCAGCATTCAGAGGCTATGCGATGCCTTTGCTCAGTAGTCAGTCGGCAGAGGCGGAGGATATCAGCCTGAAGGTCATGATGAACCTTCTTTGGGCCTTGAATGCTGTACATGAGGGGAATACCAAATGGGTGCCCAACCTGAAGTTTTCTGGCACGATTGTTGAAGCTCGTGCCTGGGGCATTCCGTTCAAATGGCCCAAGAAGCTTCTAGACCTGGTGCCTGAATTACAGGTGTGTTAGTAATCTGGGTGGGCCCACAGGAAATACCTGTGGGCCCATCTGCTTTGTTCTGCTTGGGGGCGTTCTGTTTAGCTATCGGTTAGGCATGAATTAGATGGTTGTGCCAAACTGCATAAGCAGACAGTTGTCGCTGACAGACATATGGGTTCACGCCCAGTTCTTGGTGGAGTATTCCAAACGGAAGCTTCAATTGACAGTGTAACAATGTATTAAGATCCAACGAAGGAGTTAAACAGTGTCTGAAGATCTTGAAAGAATGAGCCGGCCGCAACTGGTAAAAGTCATCAAAGATATGCAGACGGAGCTGGATCAGATATCCAGTGACGTCTCAGTAAAGCGGGGAACGTCAGATATCGTCCTTCCGAACAATATGAGCTACGATGAGGCCATCGAATGGCTCTATCGGAAGAAGGAAGAAGACGAGACTGTCGTGGACCTGCAGCACCAAATCCAATGTCACCCGCTGGACGGGGCATATGCCTTATTGAAGGCTATTCAGAAACGCTTTGGCTGGGCCAACATGATTCCCACTCCGGGATTCTTTGGTCCGACGCCACCGAGTATGATCACAATGCGTGTGGGTCCTGAAGAGAGTGATACGGTTATGGTGCCCTGGGGGCACATGCAGATTCCCGGTTTTGCCGGCATCATCTACGTTGACTACCAGGCGGTTGATTCAATACCGGCATTTGTTATCGGCGCCAGCACCAAGAAGAAGGATCAGGCCAAGTTCTATGAACTGGCCAAGCTGGCACAGCACTTCGTGGAGACGGAATCCGTCTACCACCGCAAAGCCCTGAGCATGAAGCTCGACTGGGTCAGGGAAGGACGCAAGTTCGATCCCAGAGTCGATGGATTCAAGTTCATCAATTTGAGTGGGGTCAAAGAGGATCAGCTGATCTTCGATAAAACGACCACTGACATCCTGGAAGCCACACTGTTCTCGTTCATCGAGAACGTGGAGACATGCCGGAAGCTGCATATCCCGTTGAAGCGTGGTGTATTGCTGGAAGGACCCTATGGCGTTGGCAAGACGTTGACAGCGTACATTACGGCCAAGAAGGCAATTGACAACGGATTCACGTTTATCCTCATTGAGGATTCCCGTGATCTGGACAAGATCATCACCATGGCTCGGCGCTATCAGCCGTGTGTTCTCTTCTGTGAGGACATCGACCGCATAGTATCGGGACAGCGTGACATTACCGTTGACAGCCTGCTCAATACCATTGACGGGTTGCAGTCGAAGGGTGGTGAGATGATCCTGGTGCTTACCAGCAACAACGTGGAGAACATCAATCAGGCCATGCTGCGGCCGGGCCGGCTCGACGCCGTGATTCGGCTGGAGTCTCCTGATGCAGAGGCCGTGGAACGTTTGATCCGGTATTATGCTGGGTCGTTGTTGTCGCCCACTTCCAACATCAGTTCGGCAGCAGCCAAGCTGCAGGGTAACATTCCGGCTACAATCCGGGAGGTTATCGAGCGTGCCAAGATGATAAGTATGACCAAGGGTCGTATGGGCGATGGGTCCATTACCGGTGACGACCTGGACATATCGGCCGAATCCATGAAGCGTCAACTGCAACTGTTGATTCCGAAGCCTCAGGTGCAGGACAGACTTCAGCTCTTTGGAGCGGTGGTTGGCGAGCACATCGCCGAAGCCATCACAAACTTCAAGGAATAATTTACGGTATTCGTTGCCGTTACCCCGTGGCAACTGAAATATAACGGGGTGGCTATTTTAGGAGTAAGTCATGGGCAAAGTTCAAAAGTATTTCTACTATGCTCGTCTGATGAACTGTGGAACATCACACGATAGGTTTGGCTATTCCACACTGAAGGATGCTAGTGCCGTATGCTTGGCTGTGCGTATATTGGAGCAGTTCAGTTCAGCTGTAGTAAAGAAGGCAAAAAAGGGAATGTTCATGTACGATTTGGCCTGCCTTATTTTACGCCATCTGAATATAGATTTGAAGAAGCTGCCGGAGGACATTCAGACAGCTGAACGCAGAACCCATTATTGGTGCCATTCCAGAAAACGAAATGAAATAGTATTGCATGCAGATACAAACCTGGTTTGGCTTGAACCTGAAAAACCGTCAACGAGGATTATGCCCAATGTCAAGAATACTCGATGATGCAGAACTTCGGAGAATTCACCTGGCCGAGCACAATGGGTTGCCTCTCCACGAGTTGGCCAAAATGTATCGTGTGCATCAAACCAAATTGAGGCGGCAGTTGGATGCTTGGCGCCAGGCAAGAAATCTGTTGGGCGTAGTCAAAGTCACACAGGCACAATTGTGTGAAGCAGCCGATCGTGTAATAGAATCCGACCTATCCTCCCGGGATACAAATCGGAACTGGTTGTTTGCAAAATGAAAACCAAGACCAAAAAGAACACTCTAACAAAGATCCAGAAGACGCTTAAAAAATGGCGACGTAGGGGCTGTACTGGTTTGACTGCATACCCATATTACGAAGACGCCCAATATGCCTGTAGAGGCACCAAGGGTGCTGTTTCCTATATGTGCCATCGTTGCTATAAGTGGCATATAGGGGTATGCGTATAATCATGCTTGCAATCTGACTGTTGTTATGTTTCAATATGGACATGATAACAGAGGCAGTTACAGCTAAGTCGTTAAGTAAGCGCTTCGGCGTAGCCGGATCAGTGTGGTCCGGAATGACCTAGCTGTCTGCCTAAACCATTTGATAGACAGGCAGCTCCCTGAAAAGGAAGCTGCTTTTTTGTTTGGCGACTTAGCTCAGTTGGTAGAGCAGCAGACTGAAAATCTGCGTGTCTCCAGTTCGATTCTGGAAGTCGCCACCAGGATCTTTGACAATTGAATTAGGTGAAGCGTGGTTGGCCTAATGGTTGGGTCCCAGCCTTCCAAGCTGGCTACGTGAGTTCGATCCTCACACCACGCTCCATTGTTCGGGGTGGTAGCCTAATGGACAGGGCAACAGTCCTCTAAACTGTTTTGTGCGGGTTCGACGGAACGATCGTGAAATCCCTGTTTTGCAGGATAGACAACGTACTGTAAGTGTCAACGGTTGCATACCCAGACGGCCGGCATGTCTAGGTGGAGTGGTTCGATTCCACAGGTACACGGAACGTTCGTGAAATCCCTGCTTTATTCGTTTTTGACATGCGACGTGCGTATTGTTCGCACTATGACTTGGTGAACGTGCTAGCCAACGTTCCCGTATGTGTACTGCCTACAGGCCAATAACCTGTTGAACCAGCAGAGCCAGCTCTGACAACCTGGCCGCATGTCTCTATGGAGGTGTAGCTCAGTTGATAGAGCAGCCGGCTCTTAACCGGCGGGTCGTGGGTTTGAATCCCTCCACCTCTACCATTTCGTTAACGTCAACAAAAAGGAAAAGTATGAGTCCGTTTAGCTATTATTTGATTACGTTGTTGAGTGAGGCAACACTCATTCGAGTGGCGTTGAAGACAGACGTAGACGTTGAGTTTTACATGGAACCGGAAGGTATAGCACAGCTTTTGGCTTTGCTTCCTCCACACGTACGAAGCATTGGTCCAATTGTAGACGTTGAAGAGATATTTGACGTCGTAGACGCAACAGTGAAGTAAATACAGTGAAACAGTAGAAAGGATAGTGTTGGTATGAAGAAAGAATCGAAAGATATTATGATCTCGTTCGACACGACAGGGAGCATGTACCCCTGTCTGACCCAAGTGCGGCGCAACGTATCCGCCTTGGTAACCCGGTTGTTCAAGGACATTCCGGACCTGCGAATCGGTATTATTGCTCACGGTGACTACTGTGACAAGAATCTGACGTACATTACGAAGATGCTGGATCTGACCAACGACAAGGATAAGATCGTCCATTTCGTAAACAACGTGGAAGCTACAGGGGGTGGAGATTCCCCGGAGTGCTACGAGTTTGTGTTGAACCAGGTACGTACGCTGGCTTCCTGGTCAAGTGGCAAGTCGAAGATCCTGATCATGATTGGTGACGATGTGGCGCATAGCCCAAGGGAAACGCAGAACTTCAAGAAGCTGGAATGGCAGAACGAGATCGGCCTGATCAAAGAAGCAGGTATCAAGGTCTATGCCGTGCAGGCGCTGGGACGCAGCCATGCAACCAGTTTCTGGCGTACAATGGCATTTAAGTCGAACGGCTACTACATCACGCTGAATCAGTTTGCGGACATTCAGCACATGATCACAGCGGCTGGCTACAAGCAGCGGGGTGACAGTTTCCTGCAGGACTATGAAAAGGAACTGATTACCAATGGTGTGATGAACCGGGACCTGGATTCAGCGATCGGTACCATGTTGGGACGAGAAACAAGTTCCAGGTTCAAGGTCAGTCGTACTCGCTTGGGTGCTGTGGACAGTGGACGTTTTCAGGTTATGGAAGTGGACGAAAGATGTCCCATCAAGGAATTTGTGGAAGCACAAGGTGTTACATTCAAGGTAGGACGTGGATTCTATGAGTTCACGAAGTCATCGGTTATTCAGCACTATAAGGAAGTAATCCTGATGGATAACCGGACTGGTGACCTGTTCAGTGGAGACAAAGCCCGGGAGCTGGCTAACATTCCGATCGGGGTAACAGCCAAGCTGGGCCCGACACTGGTACCTGGCTACACAGTATTTGTGCAGTCAACATCATATAACCGGGCGCTCATGCCAGGAACGAAGTTCCTGTACGAGATTCCGGATTGGGAACGAGTTTAGATTATGACACTTGACGAGATGAAGGCTTTGTTTGAAAAATACAGTAGTGGTGAAAGCATCGAATACGTAGCATTCAAACGAGTTAAGAATCCGAAGTGTAAACGTCCTGATATTTGTGCGTTTATTCGTTTGGACGAACTCGTTTCGGGAAAAGCGTACATGGTGTCAGCAGCCGAACACGACGAAATCTTTTTAGACGTAGACGTGGAAGAGTTGGCTGCCGTAGTTACAGAAGAGGACATTGTCATGCTGCTACGTTGTGGAGTACGCTATGACAGTAGCGTGGACTCGTTGGCTATGTTCGTATGATTTGAATTTGTGGCCTGGGGACATCCCACGCAAAGTGACGTCCGAGTGTGGCCGGTTGAATAGCCGGCGTGAAGCCTACGGATACGTATGGGTTCATTGGCACTAACCTGGGCCTTATACAACAACCGAAGAAGAAAGAGGAAACGAAAATGAGCAAAGGATCGATAGTTAGTTTGGGTATCGTGGGTGTTATTGTTTTGCTGCTAATCTGTATCATCTCCTGGTTCATCGGTGTGAAGAATGGAGAAATTACGTTGGCTAATCGGTATGAGGCACAGTTCAACGTGGTGGAAACCACACTGGATACCATGCGCAAAACGATCATGAATCAGACCAAGTGTACCCGGGAATGGGCAGAGAAGTTCATTGCCGTGGTCATGGCACAGGCAGCTGGCAGATCCGGTGTAGTAGCCGGTGGTGCTGAAGCAGGCCCAAATGCCAAGAATGCGGCTGTAGCGGCCGCTGTAGGGTCAGGGGGTCTAGGTATCAACGTCAGCAGGGAATCGGAGGCGCTAGGCCTAACGCCGGCCCTCTATCAGCAGCTGGCTAATAGCATCGAAGGGAAACTGGCCGAATTCAAACGGTCCCAGGACACCCTTACGGACATATGGCAGACGCATAAGACGTTCTGTCAGAAGTTCCCGGCCAGCCTGGTAGTAGGCGACAAAGTGAAGCCCAAGCCCAGGATGATTACATCCGAGGATACGAAGGCTGCAGTGGCCACGGGAGTCATCAGCGACGATCTGATGAAATGATATGTTTCTAGCAATTACAACATTGCTTCCGGCAATCGCCATAGTGGGGATCCTGGCATCCCCACTATGGTGTGTTACTATAGGCCGAGACATGGATCAGTATTTGGCTCGGAAGAAATTGCTGATCTTCAGCTTGGCTTCGTTTGTTATGTCCGCTTGCGTGTCCGGAGCGCTTTATGGCTTTGCAGCCATGAGCATCATGGATAAGGAAGTATGGCACTTCAAGATCTTTACGATCCGACACGAAGAAGAATGGACGACGCACGAGACTCGGACGGAAACATATACCACAGGCAGCGGTAAGCATCAAACCACGCATACAAAGACAGTGCACTATACAGAAAACCACGGACCATATTGGACAGCTATAGACGAGCGTAGTAGCGAACATAGGATTGACTCGTCCGAGTACGATAAGTGGTCCAAGGTATGGGGAAATCAGCTTCAAACGGGCGTGCACAAAGGCAGTTCAGCAGGCTGGGATCGTTCGATAACTGGCAAGATCTTTGAATGCAAGTGGACCAGAGACTTTGAACGGATTTATCCGTGGGACGAGATACATCACTACAAGAACAAGGTGCGGCATTGCAGTTCTGTTCTGAAGTACAGGGAACCTACCAAGGAACTAGAAAAGCTGTATCCACGGCCGGCTGAGTCGGGTGACTGTTCACCCGTGTTGTGTTACGGTGCTTCCCTTGGAGCAGCTGATATACAGCGATTGCGACAGGTTAACGCAGAGTTGGGTCCCAAGTACCTGGTGCATACGCTTTTAGTATTGTTCGGAAAGGATGCAGATCGTTCGAAGATTGACGATATCCTGAGTGCTTGGAGGAGCGTCAACAAGAATGAATTGGTAACCTTCTTGGCTCTGGATGGTGGATCCACCGTAAGATGGTGTGAGGTCCAAAGTTGGATGGACGATACTACGATCCATGCTACGTTAAGGGATGCCTTGGTAGCTGAACCGTTTACGGCCAGGCGATATTCCGACCTGTTGATGCAGTACGTGCCGAAGCAGTGGAAGAAAAAGAACTTCCACGATTTCGACTATCTGCGGGTTGAAATACCGATAGGATGGAAGGTGATAGCAATACTGGTCGTGATTGGTGGATTGGTAGGCATCTTTGTTGTTGTAGACCAAAAAGTAACGTTGTCATGGTAAGGAGGCGTATGTTCGCACGTAGTCAGTCTATCAAAAGGTATGTGGCAGAACACTCTCCGAAGAGTTTTGCCAGGCGGATTGAAAGCCGCAATCGAAAACTTCTGAATGCGTTGTTGAAAATAGGTCCGAAAGTGACGACCTATACGCATGTGTGGATAAACAACGGATGTCCTCATTGCAATGAGTACAATTGCCAAAGATGCCTGTGGACAACTGCTGCAGAGAAATTTGCACTTGACGAGACAACAGGCTGTTCAGATTGTTGTGACACGGAATTTGGTGGAGTATCTTATTGTGATGTGACTGGGGAAGATACTCAATATTATTGGGTTGAGTATAAGGATTGCGGAGCATCCTTGCATACAAGAGATACTCGTGACCTGCGGCAAGGTTGCCCAACTCCAAAAGAGGAATACGACAATCTTGTGGCCTTTTTGAAAGGGCATATTGCCTGGGCACAATGGGAATGCTGGGGAAAGAAATACAAATAGGCGGTTAACTCAGTTGGTAGAGTGTCAGATCTACACTCTGAATGTCACAGGTTCAAGTCCTGTACCGCCTACCATGTGCCTGTAGCTCAATTGGACAGAGCATCTGACTACGGATCAGAAGGTTGCAGGTTCGATTCCTGCCAGGCACGCCATTAGGAGTAAGTATGAAGTTTGTTGAAGTTGCAGAAAGCATAGCCCGAGTGGCTCACGAAGGCCAGGTTCGAAAACTGGGCGAGGAAAAGGGTAAACCTTACATTGTTCATCCAGAACGGATAGCAGCAAAGGTTGAAGGAGATACGTTGAAGTCGATAGCCTGGCTTCACGATGTGTTGGAAGATTGCCCCGCTTACACGTCTCTAACGTTGGCTGTGGCCGGCATACCTGAAGACGTGATCGATGTGGTTAAGTTGTTGACCCGTCGTCCGGGGGTTCCTTATCTGGAATATTTGTTGGGCGTAGTCACTAACGACTATGCAATTGAAGTCAAACTGATGGATCTCGAAGATAATCTTCGGACGTGTCCACCCGGCAATATGAGGGACAAGTACGAGTTGGCTAAGTACATACTGGAGAATTACTAGTATGGCTGATTTTTGCACAAACTGTGTACGAGAAATGTTTGGCGCCAAAGATGACCAGGGGCTCAAACCAGACATTGACGTGAAGAAGATCTTCAAGAAGCTGAAGAAGGACCACTATGCCGAGGTACTTTGTGAAGGATGTGGCATGGTAGCTATAGGGAACATGGATGGAAAATTGAAGGTGCGTTATATCAACAGTTGTGAATGGCACGACTATGGGAGGCAATTACGAAAGTCCAAGTAACATTTAAGCATCCTGATGTCACATTCGATGCACTCGAAGCTGTAAAGAACGAAGACGATCATGATAAGCTGGAACGTGTGTTCATGAAGTTCATCGAATTCGGAGAATACCTTAGAGTTGAGTTTGACACAGAAGCCCAAACGGCAACTGTGATTACTTGTAAATAGGCGGGGTAGGCTAATAGCGGAAGTCAACAGTCTTGAAAACTGTCGGTCCTCGAAAGAGGCCATGGGGGTTCGAATCCCTCTCCCGCCGCCACGGAAGTGTGTGCCGAACAGTAAGGCAGCAGGCTGCTATCCTGCCTCCCGCAAGGGAATTGCACGTGCAAATCGTGCCGCTTCCGCCACTTTGAGAAGGAGTAGTTATGTATCTTATTTTTTGTGAGTACGACGAATACTGTCAAGGTTGGGAGGCAACCTCTGGCTACTTTCTGGTGTATGCTGATAGTTTTGAGGCAGCCTGTAATAAGTTAAGTCAATGTTATAGCCCGCTTGATTACACGGCCTTTCGAAACTTCAAGGACTGTACGATCAAATAGGAGGTTTTGTGGACAAGAAGAAGTTTGTTGAATGTGTGAACGCAAAGATGGAAAAAGACCTGGTCGAATGGGCCGGCACAACGGTGATAAAAGAATTGGGTAGGCGTAAGAAGCTCATTGAGAAAATGAGCAAAGAATATCTGGAATCTCCGGAAGGTCAAAAGTATCTACACCGGCGTGTGCTGGAGACTGTGCGTTCCTACATCGACGATGTAGGAGACGTTTTCGATTACAGCTTTTGGGATAAGTTAATACGCCATGCGGTTACGTCTTCGTTCAAACCTGAAATTCTAAAACTCGTCTTGAAAAACAAGAGGTAGAAGAAATGGCGTACAAGTTCAATAATGGAACAGGCGCTGTGATTTGTGATCACTGCGGCATTACGATTGACGAAGGTCTTAGCTACACGGAATACGAAGAATGTTATGGAAGCGAGCAGAAGAAGGACTACTGCACCAGATGCTTCCACCCGGCAAACCGACAGAAAGTTAAGGAGGAATCCGATGGCGAGCGATTTGATAGTGCCCGTTGTGAAGCTTGAACAGTTGAGACCTCACCCCAATGCTGACAAGTTGGAGTTGGTCAACGTATTGGGATACCAGATGTGTGTGCCCAAAGGATTGCACAAGGATGGCGACGTCATGGTGTACTTCCCTGCGGATACACTTATTCCGGCTACGTGGGCGGATTCTTTTGGCGTACGCAAGTACCTGAAGGGTAAGGATCAGGATCGTGTCGGCCGAATCAAGCTGCGGGGTGAGCCTTCGTTTGGACTGGTAGTCCAGCCGCCTAAGCTACCTGCTGATGTAAAATTCAATGTTGGCGACAATGTGGCTGACTACTATGGTGCCAAGAAGTACGAGCCGCCGGTTCGTGCTACTGCCGGCGATGCTGCTGCCCGGGATCCTTTGATCGATCCATTCTTTGAGCAGTTCACGGACGTGCAGAACGGACGTATGTTTACGGATATCTTCGTTGATGGCGAGGAAGTCATCTGCACGGAGAAGATCCACGGTACCAACTGCAAGGTTGGATGTATTGATGGTAAGCCTGTGGCTGGATCTATGGGCGTACGCAGAAAGCGTCCAACAAAATTATTTGAAGGTCAGGAAATTCCTTGTAAACTAACTGATGATGCAATTGCTACAAACACCTATTGGTTTCCGTTTAGCCTTCCTGGTGTTAGAAGCCTCATGTCTGACTTTGCAGAACAGGAAATCAAAGAGCCTGTACTGCTCTACGGAGAAGTATATGGTGGTAGTATACAGAGTCTGGACTACGGTATACCTAAAGGTAAGGGCTTGGGCTTTCGAGCATTTGGACTCAAAGTCAATGGTAGGTTTTTGGACTGGGACGTTTTCGCAGATACATGTATAAAATATGGTGTTAAGATGGTTCCAGTTCTTGGGCGTGGCCCTTTCAGTATGGAGAAGGCCAAACACTATGCAGACGGAACATCTGTTCTTTGGACCGATGCGGGAGTTAAGGTAGAACATATGCGTGAAGGTTGTGTAATCTATCCGGTCAAGGAACGTGAACACCCGAAGATCGGGCGGGTCATCCTAAAGTATATCGGAACCGAGTATGAGCTTAGCAAACACAAAGAACAAGACACAAAGGACGTTTGATTATGGGTACAAAGAAAGCCAAGATAGTGGAGAAGACCAATAGCACAAAACGTTTGGAGGCCGTCAAGCGGGCACAAAAAGTTGTTGCCTGTTTGATGCGTGATCTCGATCGCTTTGACAAGGAAATCGACAAGCTGGCCAAAGAGGTTAACATCATTGAAAACGGACCAACCAAAAACTGACGGACTGTTCAAAAGGTGTCCCGGATACAAGACCAATTTTGATACGCTGTGCGGGGCGATCAAAAACGAGGATGTCTGCATTGCAGCTTGTACCGACAAAGCCACAGGAAAAGAGGTGGCTGTTATATGCGCCGTTATGCGCAAAGTCGGCGGAGATTACGTACTAATCCCGATGGCCAAAATGTTTGACGGTAATCCATACGAAGAGGTAAATCCACCAGGGAAGGAAGAAGAACATGGCAAAAGCAAAGCCGAGTCTGTATGCGCCACCAATTGAGGCATCAGATCTGAAGAGGGGCAAGTATGCCGGTTATTGCAAAGGCTGCAGTGGTCTTCTTTGCGAATTGGACAAAGTCGACGACGGATATAAATGTCCACGTTGTGGTACAACGGTAAAAACCCCCGAGAAGACCAAGAAGGAAAGTACAACGTGGTCATGAGAGATTTGAATGAAGATCTGTTGTACTTAGTGGTCTTGGATGACCAGACGTTTGTACGCAAGATGCGGTGGGACCAGATGTGGCATCTGGTGAACGGTAATCCTGCCATGCCTTTCCTCAAGGCGGGATACAAACGCATTAGCTCACGCAGAGCCAGGGCGTTAATTCGACGTAAGGAAAAGTCCGGATTCTAGTACGGCAGTGGTATACAGGCTGTGCCCAGCTCTCCAAAAGCTGTGAAGTAGGTTCAACTCCTACCTGCCGTGCCAGTGGGCCCGTGATGCAACGGCAGACAGGGCAGACTTAAAATCTGTTTCTTGTGGGTTCGAATCCCACCGGGCCTACCAATTTAGGAGCCAATTGTGACTGAAAAGAAGCTTACCAGAGGTGAGAAAAACAAAAAGCGGCATCGACTACAGCTTTTGCTCCGGCCAAAAACCCAGCGATGCGAACTATGTGGGGGACAGATGGCGTGGTGTACTACTTGTCAAACATGGACCCGCATATGTTGCGTAGACTACGGGACTTGCATGTGCAGCTAACCTTTGTGGGTGCGTAGCTCAGTGGTAGAGCCATGGAAACCGTGGGTTCGAATCCCGCCGCATCCACCGATCTTTGAAGGAAACCCGAATGAACAAAGGAACATATGAGCAGAATAACATTAGGAATAGGGGCTATAAACTTTTTCGCACTTAGTTTTATAATGCCAGACAGTGAACAGCATATATGTCTGATGTTTGCACTGTTGTGTGCAATACTAGCTACAAGTGTTAGGAACCCTAAATGACCAAAGAAGAGATGATACAGTGGATTGATAATGCTAGCTATGAAGACTTGCTTAGGAAGTGGCGGTTTGCTGATGTGGCAAATCCCTTCTTCTGCGCTGAAGTAGGTGCACATTACAAAGAGGTTATGTTCAAGCGCCGTGATGAAGTGGGACCTGAAGCAGCCGTGGCAGCAAGCAAGTCCGTAGGATGGGATAACTAGATGACACAAGAACAAGAGCTGAAAGTAGTAGAACTTTGCAAGCAGTTTATGATGGTGGCGGAAGAGGTCAACTTGACCTTCATTGATCTGTGTAAGATCAGGGACAAGTACTTCCCAATCATCAATGGGCGTCGGGTACAAAACCCCGCCGACATAGCAAAGAGCATTCAGATACTGGACGAACACAAGAAGAACCTGCAGGCCGTACTGACTGATACAATGGGTGTAAAATTCGAAGGGGAACTGGTAACCGGGCATAAGTCTGATGCTAAAATACAGGCAGCTAAGCCTGTTGCAGCACTTCCGGCAGCGCCTTTGGAAGTACCCCAGGATGCAGTGATTTTGGATCAGTTCATCCTTGACTACAAAATGGGTGGTCCCAAGACCAAGTGGAAGGTGCGTCAGGTAATAGCCGAAGCACGAAAGACAGGATCCATATCCAAAAAGAACGTAGAGTATTTGAAGAAGGTTGCCAAAGGCGAACCTACAGATAAGTTCATTGCTACGCTGAAGGTAGAGTAATTCTATGATCATTGTTGCTGGAGATATACACGGGGATTTTGGAAGCTTGAATGCCATGATAAACAAGCAGAATCCAGAGATCATTTTGCAATGTGGAGATTTCGGATTTTGGCCCGCTATGCGTCCACAGGACTTCTACGGACCTACCGGCCACAAAAATGCCAAGCTTCCAATTCCCAGGGTGGGTAAGACCAAGGTATACTGGTGCGATGGAAACCACGAGGATCATCATTCGTTGATTGCACGTAAGACCAACGAGTTGTGGCCTAACGTATTCTATCAGCCTAGGGCTTCCACACTGCAACTGCCGGACGGTCGCACAGTGTTGTTTATGGGTGGCGCCGATTCCTACGACAAACCGTATCGGACTCCGAACATAGATTGGTTCCAGGAAGAACTGATTACTCAGGCCGATATGGATCGGTTGCCCAAGTGCAAAGTGGACATCGTTATAAGTCATACCTGCCCTTGTGAGTTTGTAATGGGAATGGGGCTTGGTTTTGATCTACGGCTTAACGATCCATGCCGGCACGCATTGTCTATGATTCTACACGAATACAAGCCAGCGCTCTGGTACTTTGGGCATTGGCACAAAAACATAACATATTACGATAGCGAATGGGGTTGTCGGTGGACGGCATTAAGCCATACAACCGGCGGAGGGTCTGGCCGCTGGTGGGAGGAACTACGAACATGATAACTGAAGTAGAAAGTCAAGCTGAACTGAAGTCAATTGTCCGTTTGATTGGAGCAGCAGTACGCCATTCTTGGGAGAGATACGAGGCTACGGAAGACTCCGAAATGTTGGCGATCCTTTCAGATTTGGATAAAGCCAAAAATGCAATTACATCTCACATTAAGATGTTTCAGGTCTTATCGAAAGATCTCAAGGAACACCAAACATGAAAGTCTATAAGCTTGAAGTAATGGTGATCGATCACGACGAATTAGGCCCGGATGGAATTCGTGAAGAGCTTGAAAATGCAGACTTCGCAAATCATTGTATTCATCCTGCAGTGAAGAAAGTTGAATGTCGAGATATAGGTGAGTGGAGCGACGATCATCCGCTCAATATAGGCAGTGCCTGCGAAGAAGAATATAGGCGTTTGTTCGAAGAGCCTTCACCGGAGGACTTTGTGCCACCTACGTGTGGACGGTGCTATGCCGAAAACGTTGAACTGTTTCCCGCTACGTGCAACGAGAAGCCGGAGGAGCGTCGGGGTGAGCCTATTGGCATGTATCACTGCCCGGATTGTGGTGCCATGCTGATAGCAGGACTTCCCCATCCCACGGTGTGTGCGCTTTGTCGGGACCACAAGCATCCCGGGTTTGATGAACTAAATATGGGGCGATAAGGCGCAATATATTGTGCATTAACCCGATTTTGGATCGATAAAGCGTACAATAATGCGCCTACAAAGGAGTCAAAGTGATAATCAACGAACTGATTCGGATGTGTAACAAATATTACGACGATGGATACCTGGCGTTGTATTGGAACTTCAAGAAGTCCAAGCCCGTGGATACAAATTCCGGGGATACGTTGGCGCTGTTCATCGTGCGTGAAATCAACGATACCTTTCAGCCCAGACTGTCGGATAAGAAGCAGTTGATAGAGGCTAAGCGATGTATGCGTAGTGCCTGTGTACAACTGGCGAATATGATAATAGGGATAGACAACGAATACGATCGTCTACCGAGGAGAAAGAAATGTCATTCGAAGCAGGTCCCTTTGGCATGATCGCTGAAATGTGTCAGAGAAAATTGGACAAGACACCTTTACAGGAACCAGAGAAGAGTCCTTTCTTTTCCTGGTGGTGTGAAGTGCTTAGTGTTTACGACGAAGATGCCATGGACAGATTCTCACTAAGAGATATTGCGGACATGGCATTTGCAGCTGGTCAGAACTATCAGAAGGCGCTACAATACGAACCCAAAGTCAATAAAAAGGAGGCCCAAGATGCCACAGTTTGCGGTACTCACTGAAGATGGTGTTGACGATAAGCGGTATGATTCAATCGACGAAGCAACAGATGCAGCCAAAGCAGCCGTCGAGGATCCGGATACGGAAGTGGAGATTGTCCAGATATTGAGGAAGGTTTCTTCGACTCTGGAAATCACAGTAGAAGACGTGGCGTAGACAAGATTTGCATGCTTGACAAGTCTCAGTAACTCCACTAATATGGTGGCATGAAGATAAAGAGTATTGTTGCCAACGATGGACAAAAGCGAAAGCATGCACTAATACGTTGCCACTATTGCCATAAATATTTTTGGAAATCAATACACTTAATGAAACAGAGTATAAATCATTTCTGCTCTGTTGTGTGTAGTCGTTTAGGACACCGTAAGCGAAAGAAATTCAAATGTGCCTTTTGTGGCGAACAAGGTGAGAAGCCACTTCAAAAATTTTCTAAAAGTAAATCGAAGCTACATTTTTGTTCTCGGCGATGCAAGGATTTAGGCCAAAGTATAACTTATGGCTTAGAAAAAATGTGGCCTAAGCACTACAATAGAAATGGCGGGAGTGTAGATTTTTATCGTAGGCTTGCATGGCACAGTTATAAGCACTACTGCGCAGGTTGTGGCTATGATAAAATACCTGAAATTCTAGAGGTGCACCATATCGATCGAAATAGAAAAAATAATAAAGTAGAGAATCTAATACTCCTTTGTTCCACCTGTCATACGATAATTACACTCGGTTACGGTAAACTGGTAAATCGTAAACTTGTTATGGGGCAGTAGCCAAATGGCCACGGCGACAGACCTGCAATCTGTTTTTTCGGAGTTCGATTCTCCGCTGCTCCACCAACTTTCAAACAAAAGCCAAAACAAGGAGATGCGGTATGGGTAAGTTATGCGAAGTGTTAGCGGTAGAAGGTGAATTGGACTCGACCTGCAAGGCAGTCCTGGAAGAAGCGACGAAGACGTTCAAAGATAAGGCTGCTCACTTTGTGGGTCAGACTAAAACCTACGAACCCTTCGAAGAAGGTACGCCAGGGTTGCCCGAAGAACACCTGGCCATGGTCACAACGGTAAACGAGAAGCTGGCCTACGTGTTTGAACACCTGGTCAAGCTGATTGATGCCAAGGCCCAGAAGGACGCTACAAATCAGGTAGCCAAGGCCGACATCGTGACGGATAGCGGAACGTTGGCTACGGGTGTGCCGGCCACGACATTGTTGGGGTTGGAAGCAACCCTGCGTCAGGTGAAGGCATTGGCGCTGGAAGTGCCCACGTTGCCTCCAGGCATCGAATGGAAGAAGGATCCTGCCTTGGGCAAGGACATCTATCATCGGGTACATCCCGCCGTGACGTTCAAGACCCGTAAGACCTTCCGACACAAAGTGCTGGTGGAGCCCACCAAGGAACACCCTGCTCAGATCGAAAAGTGGAGCGAGGACGAGAACATCGGCAAGTTTATCACAGATGCATGGTCAGGCATGTTGACGCCGGCCGAGAAGAGTGATATGATTGGCCGCATTGATACGTTGGCTCGGGCTGTGAAAGAGGCCCGGCAGCGTGCCAATACAACCGAAGTTGTGAAGATCAAGCTGGCGAAGAGTCTGATGGACTACATTCTGCCGGCATAATGCTTTTGGGTAGACTTATCCTTATCGTTATGTTCTGATCGTGCTCCCGACTAAGTCTCGGAAAGAGCGATCAGATATCATCGTTATCGTTATAGTTTTGCCCAAGCAACCTCAGGCGGATGCGTCATCCGACAAGGCGGGTGCAGGTTCTAATTTAATGTGCGTCGTGGGTTCAATTCCCACTCCGGTCTCCTTCGTACACAAGCCGGGTATTGTGTTCGAAGAGACCGGGTAGCTCAGTGGTAGAGCACACAGATTCAACATGAAGCCTGCAATTCCAGCTCAAGGAGACGAGGAGCCAAATGGATTGTATCCTATGAAGCCTTCGGGCTGATTAGAAAACATGAAATATCATTGGGGGCCCAGATTGGGAATTGATCTGGGCCCCTATTTTACACTGCCGGAGTGCCTCAGTGGCGACAGGACGGGTTTTGTAAACCCGCACATAAGAAACATCGGGAGTTCGAGTCTCTCCTCCGGCTCCATTAATGGTAGAGCATTTACCGTTTGACAATAGGTCTACCTTATGCAATAGTATTGACATGAGTAGATCATCACGTTTTAGAATCTGTTCTGTATGCCACAAATCTTATCATGCGTGGGCTAAGGTAGCACTATACTGTTCAAATGCATGTCAATGGGAACAAGATTACCAAAAACGAATTTTGATTGTTCGAAAGACGCATAATTGGTTTGATGGTTGGCAGAGCTGCACGTCTATTCGAAATGCTTTACATAGAGAACGAGGTATACGTTGTGAGATTTGCGGTGGTACAAAGTGGCAGGGAAAACCAATGCCAGTAGTGATGGACCATATTGATGGAAATTCGGACAATTGGGTAGATTCTAACTTGCGGCTCGTATGCGGGAACTGTGATATGCAATTGCCTACGTATAAAAATAAGAACAAGGGCAAGGGTCGACATAGTCGACGTTTACGCTATCAGCAAGGAAAGTCTTACTAGCTTACCGTTGTAGTTTACAGTGATACGAATTCATAATCCACGAGCACAAATACCATTCCACGATAAGTTGGATCACTGGTTGGGTAGATAAAAGTTTGTGTATGAATTCGTTAGAGTTTAATTACCTTAATTGGCTCCAGTTTACAACATAGCCTGTGGTGAAAGATCCGTTACGAGGTGGACGGGCATGAAAACTTAGGAGTAACCACAGGTTATAAAATCAACAAGGAAGGTCCTACTTATGAGTGAACCTAAAACGATACATATGGAAGATGTACATTCCATCAGCTTGGAAGCAATGAGTATTGTGGAAACCAGGCTGCGTGAATTCGGCATCACATTGACACCTGAGCAAGACGACGAAATTTACATACCACTGGATAACACCATAGAAAAATTCGCCGGATATCCGGACTTTGCCCACGAACACTAAACCTCAAAACGAAGGAACGAAAATGGCCGAGAATACAGACGTGACGAAGAACATCGAACTGAAGGCAAATCTGACATTGACGAAGGACGAGATCATCGAACGGATCGTCGATGCGGAGTTGGAACCGTTGCAGGCAGCAGCAGACAAACTACGTTTGGCGATCGATATTACTCATGCAAAGGTGTGTAAGGCAGAACACATCTTTTGTGAAAATCATGACAAGATGGTAAGACCTGATCCTCGGAGCTTTTTGAGTGACGAGCAGCAAAAGGCATACGATGCTTTTGTTAAGGCATTCGGCGGACTAGGTAAAGTCACATACGCACTCGGACTGCCTACATATGAGGTTTGTAATGGAAAACTGCACATAGTGGTGTCAATGCATAATTACAAAACTAGTTGTGTGGATATATTGGTAGATTTATGGTGCGGTCTACCGGCTGACCTAAAAGAATCTTATGACAACATGCAGAAGGCCAGAGAGGATGCCCAGGTAGCAAATCTTGAATACCAGTGTGCAGCTTCCAAATGTGACAGGGAAGGCAAAGCCCGACTTCACAAGGCGATTAAGAATCGCATGATCGACAATCTCTTCAAAGAGATCAATGGTTCGCTGAAGAAGCTTCTGGCCCTGCCGGAAGATACAGAGAAGCCGGCGTAGCTCAATCGGAAGAGCAGCTGATCCGTAATCAGCCGGTTGTCGGTTCGACCCCGGCCGCCGGCTCCAAACAAGGTGAAGTATGGACAATTGTTTAGACTGTTCCGTACCTGCAGAGTTTGAACCGTTTACTACTGGAGCCCAATGCCCAATGTGTGGCAGTCAAAATCTTCAAAAAACATATTGCCAAGGACGACTTGGCTCGGCTGCATCAGAGGAGCCTGTAGAATGGCTCAGGATTCATTGCGATGAGTGTGGATACGTATACAACATGCAAACAAGGAAACATAAGGAGACAGCATGATTAGTGATGGTTCAGCTGCGGGGTGTAAGGTTGCACAACCAAAAGATATTCAACGAGCATTTGAGCTGCTGAATAGTAACTTGTCTGTCTTGGACAAGGCAATATCTGAATTAGTTGACCGTATAACATCGATTCGATCTCCGGGGGCACAATCCCTAGATCCCGAGACAAAATCGCCGGCATTTGCGGCGCCAATGGCAAATGTGGTTGCTGCACTAACAATCAGAGTATTGAAAATGATAGCTTTTGTTCAACATACAAACAACCAAATTGAACTGTAACACCCCGATCTGCCTGAAGATCAGCGTCCGGAAAAGGTAGCCTTTGTCATCCTAACAGATGGCGAAGAGAATTCCAGCAAGGAGTTTCAACAGGCAAAGGTGCTGGAAATGATCAAGCACCAGCAGGAAGTCTATAGCTGGCAGTTCATGTTCCTCGGTGCGAATATTGACGCCATCAAGGTTGCCGCAAGCATCGGCATCAACGTAAAGTCAGCCATGACGTTTGCAGCCAATCATGTCGGCACGTCATCAGCTTATGCTGGCGTATCCCGCTGCCTGACCTCCTACCGTTCGGGTGATATGCAGAATCTGGAGTTTGACAAGCAAAGCTACGATGATCAAGCGAATGCTGGCGCCAATGCTAAACTCAAAGGCAAGAAAACAACAGCATGAGTGATATCCAAATACGAGGATCGAGTTGGCAGGAAGTGCCGGACAAAGATGTCCGGCACGTCTGGCAGTGTCGCAATGACGATTGCGACGAACAACCCAGCGTAAACGTTATGCCTGACTATTACCAGGAAAGCGGTACGCCAATGTGCACAGAGTGTAACAAGCATATGCAATACGTTCGAACAGAAGTACGGAGGAAAGTATGACCAGTTGGGAACGACTCGTATCACAGACAACGTCAGGTCGGTGGTTGCTCACAATTACAGCGGGCATATGCTTGCTGGCGATGACAGCAGCTGATTGCTGGTATGTATGGGTAGGCAAGTTTGCTGCAAACAGTCCCCTGCCCTTCAGCGTTGAAGCCCTGTTGACCATTATCACGGCCGTCTTCATGGCCTACTTCGGCAAGGAAGGCCAAGCTGGATCTACCAGCAGTAATGGGAATAGCAACGGCAATGGGAATGGCAATGGGAACGGGGATCCCAAACTTCTGACCCAGCACCAGCCATGAAAGCCTATCTGGCGATCGGTAACAACGAGCTTGAGCATATGCCTAAGCTAAAGAAGACCGAGGAATGTCCATCCTGTGGTAAGAGCCACAGGGTGGATTTCGGTAAAGACAAGGATGGCGACCCGACCGACCTAGGTTTTGTAAAGTGTCCCAAAAGCAAGAAAGCATACTTGGTCGCTATTGCCGGGAAACGTATTCCGAACAAGAAGGGCAAGCTGTGAGCGAAAAGCCCTTTTGCATCCACTTTAACGATCGTCGAAAGGTCCTTGAACGTTTGCCTAAAGACGCCATAGTCTTGGACAATCGCAGGGATTCCTGGATGATCGTACGCTTGCCCGGGATGACATGGGATCAAGCCCGGGACTATTTCAAAGATGATGCCTTGATTGGTATCTGCGAACAGAAGGAGTATTTGGCAAATGAAAAAGCAGAAGTCGAAGTCGAACCCCACAAAGTCGACGCCGTGTTGGATGCCCATGGGGGCGGAGATAAAGGACCATGCGGAAAACGTGGCTGTGTCGTATGATGTTTTCCGTGGCTTCTATTCCCGGTTTCGCAGGAAAGCTGGACTTCCTCCAGCACGCAAGGATGCCTATGAAATGACTACCGCCCTGGCCGATAAGCTGGGACGGCTTTGTCGAATCGTCAAGCATCTGGAGCGCAAAGATCCACTCAAGAATTCCACAGCGATGATGGAAGAATGCGTGGCTGGAATGGTTGTCTATCTGGAGATGTTGGCCCAGCGGTACAAGCTCGACTTGATGTCAGGGTTTGCCCGTGAGCTGATGAAGGCCGTAGTCCAGCACGGAAATAAATAAACATTGGCAGGGTAGCTCAGTTGGTAGAGCACGTAATCGTACAGTTTGTATGAACTGGCTACAGCAACCAAAATTACCCTTATAAGGTCGTGGTCGTGGGTTCGAATCCCACCCCTGCCACCAATCGGATCGGAGTGTAACGGTAGCACAGCGGTAAATATGTACAGATTGTATAATCTGTCTACAGCCATCAAAATGGAACCGCAGGACCAGGTTCAATTCCTGGCGATCCGACCATTCTTAATTTCAGGTGCAAGTGCGTTATAATACATGTAGGAAATAATACTCTCGCCGACCCGGCAGATGAAATCACAAATACAGCTGCCACGGTTTTCGGCAGAGCATCCTACAGAAGAACAGCCGATAGGCGTTCTTCTTTCCTATTGACTATCCTAGTACCTACGTGGTACTGTTTCTCCTCAAAGGCTGTCTACAGCAGACAATCTACACGTAAGTATAGAGTGTACAGCCTGTTCTCCGATTTTGATGCGTAAGGGTGGATACTGCAAACAAATATCTGGGTAACCAGAATAAATGAAACATGACCGGTGCTTGAAACACTGGTCCACCCGAGGGTACCTCCGGGTGAGTGGGTACCTCCTGGCCACAGCCATAGGCAATCCTGTGGGACCACTCTGTGCATCGATACTTTTAAGGGTGTCTGCAGCAACCAATATAGCCTGAAAAGCTAACCATCTGTACACCCTGTTTATGAGCGTAAGGATAACTACCGCAACCTAAAAAATTTGCCTTCAACGCAAACCAATGCGTATCCTGTGCTCACCCTCTATTTTTCATTTTAAGGCTGTCTGCAGCAACTCAAAATATCATACCATTCGCATGATATGTACAGCCTGTTTATTTTGTCCACAATACATCAACCTAAACCTAAGGAAGGAGTTGGCCGATGATCAGAGGACACAATAAGGATGTGCTCTACGAGCACACGTTAGACCATGCCCTGGAATTCTTCAGCAAGGCCGGCAGCTTATACGTCATGGGACCACGGGGTCGTAAGCCCTTTGAGCCCTATGGCGGCGAGCATGCTGAAACGTCTGCGCTGGCATTGTTCCAGGCCGTTTGGGCCGTCAACTACAGGGAAGCACACCTCGATGCTATGCGGCTGTTGTTCTGGCTGCGTGACTGTCGGGGAGGGGCGGGTAACCGTTCCGGCTTCCGTTCTTGTCTTCACTGGCTGGCAACCGATGCCGGTCCGGAGGCCAGGGAGTGGTTGAAGCTAAACCTGTCTCGGATTCCCGAGCATGGTCGTATGGATGATCTTGAATGCCTGTTTGGTACGCCTCTGGAACCGGAGGCTGCCAAGCTATGGGCAGCAGGCATCAAAGCAGCCGATCACTACGCCTTGAAATGGGCCAAGCGGAACATGCGTCCGCTGCAGAAGGTCCTGGGCGTGAACGAAGCCGGTCTGAGAAAGCTTTTGTCAAAGCCGGAGAGAAAGACAGTTGAGCAGCACATGTGCTCCAACTTGTCCATTTGTCCACATTGCAAGAAACTGACCCACTGGTCAAAGCCATCAACAAAGAACACAGGTAACCCGTGGGATCGAGCAGGTGAAGGCACGTTGGCTACCGATCTTTATGCGTGTTCCGAATGCGGGACTATGCAACGAGGGCCAATCAAGTGGGAGCCGATCGAGTACAAAGCTGTGCCGTCCAAGGCCATGAAGGCATATGCAAAAGCATTTGCCAAGCACGACCCGGAAGGATTTACAGGCTTCAAGGATAAGCTGAAGAAGGGTGAGACCAAGGTTAATGCTTCAGTCCTGTTTCCACACGACTGCAAGCATGGGGTTGACAACGGTGATCCCGAAATCGCCGATGCCCAGTTCGATGCTTTGCCCGACTACATGGGCAAGACCAACCAGCGCATCATGTGCCTGGTGGATACTTCAGGCAGTATGAGCGCTGCCGTCGCAGGCGGTACAGTCATGCGGATCGACGTGTCGGTTTCGCTTGGCTTGTATTGCAGTGACCGATTGGGCAAAGAGAATCCACTGTACCGGAAGTATATGGAGTTCTCCTCCAATCCATCCTTCAAGGATTGGAAAGGCAAGAAGTTCTCTGAAGCTTGTCAGGACCAGGATGGGTGGTGTGGCTCGACTAACATCGAAGCCGCATTGGACTTCCTTCTGGCCTTCGCCAAGAAGCAGAAGATTCAGCCGGAATATATGATCAATACACTGTTGATCCTATCAGATATGCAATTCGATCAGGGTACGGGAGCAGGCAATACCAATCGAACCGTGGTAGAGAATTGCATGATACGTTGGGCAGACGCAGGTTACGACATACCTAAAATTGTTTACTGGAACCTCGCTGGGTACGCCGGACAGCCGGCAACTTCCCAGTCTGAGAATATCGGACTCGTGTCTGGTTTCTCGCCTTCTGTTCTGAAGGCGATCTTGGCCGGTGATGATTTTAGTCCTGTCGCTATCATGCGCCGAGCCCTGGATAAATACCAGGTAACGGCTCCCGCAAATAAGAGCCGATGATTTGAACCTACCGTGTGGCTGGGGGTTTTCCCCAGCCACACTTACTTTGCTATTGCATTTTTATGGGTTGCAACCCACCAGCAGCAAGCTGGGTTCCTTTGAGTAGAACATCGAACCGTGCCATAATTACAAGGCACAATGAGGTGAACAGTGAGTAAGGAAAGCAAGTTGAGTAGTTTGACGAAGTGGGTAAAGGTCCGGTTGACGTTCATAGAAGACACGTTGGCCACGAATCCGGAAGACAAAGAACTCCACGATCGGTTCATTTCCAGCAAGGCGCCGGACGGTTCCGAGCGCAAGCTGGAGAACGACAGTCTGGAAGTTCGGGAGAAGATGGGCACAACCATCTTCCTGCGGGATCCCAAGACCGGTCAGTTCTGGATGGGAAACCATATGCTTAAGGGTTTCCTGAAAGCAGCCGGCGAAGTCTTCCGGGTCACCGAAGAAGAACCGGAAGTCGCCGAAGAGAAGAAGCCTGAGGAAAATGGGAAGGACAAGAAGCCCAAGAAGGTGTCCAAGCAATGGGGCAACATCACGGGCAAGATCAACCAATTGGTGAAAGTATACCCCAAGCAGATGTTCATCAATAGTCCGGGCGACAAACCCACCACGGCGCCGGATAGCATCTTGCAGAGAAGTCTGCGTGCTCAAACCCAACAGGGACCCAGAGTAGCCCTGGCAAAATCCGAAGCCGTCCAAGCGGGATCGTATCTGGACGCCACAATCATGCTCATCGGCGACAAGCCGGTGACCATGGCCATGATCAAGGAATGCCTTGACTATGGGCTGGTCCACGGTCTTGGACAGTGGAGAAATGCCGGCTACGGCGCCTTCACATACGAGATCCTGGAGGAAGGTGAAGGTCTTCCCGAGGAAGCCAGAGCTTTCTTGAAAGCGTAACGCTACAATGGGAATAGGGCCAGTCGCCTAGCGTTTGAGCCCTATTCCCTACTCTCCTTGTGCAGTAAAGCCAATTAAGCGAGAGTTGTGTACGGTGAGGTTTGGTGATGGTGACGTTGGGTGGCGTTTGGTGCGGTGATGTCCGGTGTCGGTAAAGTGGGGTAACGTCACGTGCTGTATGAGTAGTGTTCGGTCTTGTCCTGCCACGTCTAGTAACAGTGTTGCGCTGCGTGGTTCGGTCTAGTTACAGTGGTGTGGGGCGCTCTGTAGTCCAGTACTGTCATGGTTATGTGAAATACTGTCTAGTTAAGGTGGAGTAAAGTCCTGTATCGTCAGGTTCTGGTGATGTGGAGTTTAGTCCCATATCGTCAGGGTGAGGTATTGCCGAGTGATGTGCGGTGACGTAGTGTCCGGTTTCGTGATGCGTAGGTAATGTCTAGCCCGGCATTGTCGAGCAATAGTGTTGTGTGGTCCGGTACTGCGTGGTCCGGTATAGGTAATGTATAGCACAGTGATGTGATGCATAGTTTTGGTGGTGTTTGCTAAAGCTATGTGCAGTAATGGTGGAGTGCGGTCCAGCCATGTTTCGTGTGGGTCAAGTCAAGCCTTGCCAAGTCTCGTTTCGGTTCCTCATATGTGTAGTGATGCGGCGTTACGGTGGCGTCATGCCATGCGAGGTGATGTGATGGTAGCGTCAGGCAGCGTAAAGCTGAGTGTTGGTGTCGTAAAGTTCAGCCAAGTCCGTGTAGGGTTCTGTGCGGTCCTGTTGAGGTGTGGCAAAGCGCTGTTAGGCCATGGTTTGGTTGGGTCTAGTCGAGCGGTGTCACGGTCATGTGAAGCCAGGTCGACTACAGTGATGGTGTAGTTGAGTCAAGTGTTGCGCCGTGGTGCTTCGGGCTCCCTGCTGTCGGGGAGCCCTTTCTTTTCAAACATTCAACAATTGGTTTTTAACTTAGAAAGGAACAGCATGAAGAAAGGATATACGTTGGTTGAAGTAATGATTGCTGTTGTTTTCCTGGCTATAGCGATTGCTGTAGTAATGGGGGCAATACAATCAACCGGGTGTGGCCGGTTTATAGGAGATATGCTTCGATGATTATAATCCAGGATGGTGTATGGAAATCCGAATGTATAGCTGCAATAGATATGGAAGACTGTTATGTCCATATCTTTCCATTAAACTGTGCCAATGCTGTGCCCTATGCATTTGATACCAAAGATGAAACTGTAAAAGCATACAAGCAGGCAGTACAACAATGGAAGTTTGAGTTAGGATTAACCGAGAACTGAAGGAGTAAACGCTATAAAAACAGCCAAGCATAGCTTCTTGGATAGTAAGGGACGCTGCTGGACTGCCTGCTCCGAGTGTGAGCGTGGTGGTAATGGATCTGACACGGACAAGTGTATGTGTGGTTATCACATAAGAAGATTCAATAAACTCGGATGTTTTATTGGTATACTGTTAAAAGGAATAAAAGCAAAGGAGTGAAAGGTATGAATTCATCTAGTATTGCAGGTCAAAGGAAGATATGGCCAACTCTCTACAAGAAAACTTCTACTGGGGCTGATCAAGCGTGGACAGTTTCAGTAGTCGGGAACCAGATTATTACGAAGTACGGTCAGGTAGGTGGGAAGATACAAGAGACGCCTCCGACTACTTGTGAAGGCAAGAATATTGGCAAAGCCAACGAAACTACGGCCGAGGACCAGGCGTTGTCGGAAGCCCAGTCGCTGTGGGAGAAGAAGCTAAAGAAAGACTACAGTGAATCGTTGGACAAGGCTCGCAAAGGTGAAGCCAGTTCATTGATTGAGGGTGGTATCCTTCCCATGCTTGCGAAGCGCTATGACCAGGACGGTGAGAAGATCGTATGGCCCGCTGTCTGCCAACCAAAGTTGGATGGCCACAGATGTATTGCCATGGTAGACGACAAAGGCAAGTGCACGTTGTGGAGCCGTACTCGTAAGCCTATCAAGAGTATGCCTCATATTGTGGACGCTATTGAAAAACTGGGATGTGTTGGTATACTCGACGGTGAGCTGTACAACCACGATTATCACAACAAGTTTGAAGAACTATGTCACTTCATACGGTCATCTGAATCGGTTAAAGGATGTGAAATTGTACAGTATCATATATACGATACGATTCCGTTGCCAGCTAACCAGTCAACGGCAACATTTATTCGTCGTATGGGACAACGTGATATAGTACTACGTAAAGCCGATAAAGACATATTGGTGTCCGTGGAAACTATTAGGGTAGAAAACGAAGATGAACTTATGGTAGCCTTTGAAAAGTTTCGCAAGGACGGATATGAAGGCGCCATAATTCGTAACGCAGCCGGGTTGTACGTGAACAAGCGCTCTTATGATCTGCAAAAGGTCAAAGAGTTTGAGGATACTGAGTTCAAGGTAGTCGATGTTATCGAAGGCAAGGGTAAACTTGCTGGCCACGGCATCTTTGTTTGCGAAACCAAAACTGGTATGCAGTTCGAAGCTAAGATGATTGGTGAACTGGAAGCACTGAAGAAATTCTGGAAGGATCCCAAGCTCGCCATTGGCAAGATGCTGACGGTTCAGTTCCAGGGGTATACAACCAAGAACAAGGTGCCTCGATTCCCGGTGGCGCTTAGGTTCCGTGAGGACATATGAGCAAACAAAAGAAGATACGAGGTTGGCGTCCTTGGAAACCAGAGGAAGCTATAGGTAAACGTATACGTGAGACAGATACAGATTGCCTTCACGTAATTACTGATGCAGGTGTTGCAGGTTGCACAGTAGGTGGAGAGATTATTTCTTATACGGACATCTTGGACATGTACGAAAGATTAGACGGCACACGCTGTGGCGTCTATACGTGGATAAAGATACCTAAAGTAGAGCCTGGCTTGGGAGCCATGTGGTAAAGGAGTAAAGCATGGGTATGTATGATAACGTCAAGTATGAAGCTCCCTGCCCAAAGTGTGGGGAGAAGATCACGGCTTGGCAGAGCAAGGCTGGTCCTTGTTCGCTAGCTACCTTGGAGCCCTGGGAAGTGGCTAACTTCTATGCTCCTTGCCTCAAATGTCATGCATGGATAGATGCCAAGGTAAAAGCAGAGATAGAGCACGTTGTAAAACGCTGTGATGTAACACTGTCGGTGGATGAAGACTTCTACCTGAGGAAACAAAATGACCAAAGAACGTAGTAAACAGATATTGGACTACATGGCCAAGCATTCTTCGCCAAAAGATGCCAGGGAAATCATACGCCGTTGCCAACGGGCCCTGAACAAGCTCTATCAACTTAAAAAGAGATACGATAAGTCTGGTAGATGGAATGCAAAACGTATCGACATTCCTGGTGGTTGTCCACATTGTCAATATCCCTTTGGAGCAGCCTGTGATGCTTGTCTTTGGACTGTGGCAGTAAATACAATCACAGCTACAAGCACGCATGAACCTTGTACACGTATTAGGTTCGGAGGATATACTTGGCACGAGGTATTCAACCTAGTAGCACTGAAACCAGATGGCATTAGAATCAACGAAAATTACTTTGATAGATTTTTTCCAAAGGTGCTGTTTGGAAAAGCTGTGAAGTTCTTACGAGGCCACATCAGATGGGCCAATAGAAAGGATTGGGGAAGTAAACTATGATTGTATTCCACCACAACGACCTTGATGGAAGAATGTCTGCAGCGATCATTCATGGATGGGTTGGAATCAAAGATCCTCCTGAGATGGTACATGTAAATGAACACGGAAAAGCTATTCTAGGTGCTATGTTCATTGAAATGGACTACGCCAAGCCTATTCCTTGGGATAAGATCAAACCCAACGATCAAGTTTGGATCGTAGACTTCAGTTTCAGTCCGGAGAACATGAAGAAGCTGTTTGAAATTACCCAGGATGTAACCTGGATCGACCACCACGTAACGGCCATTGAAGAGTTCAAGAATTGGCCCGGTAAGATCCGTGGTATCAGACAAGGTGGAACAGCTGCCTGTGTGCTGACTTGGAAGTATATCCATTGGTGGACAGCCCGGGGAGAAGGCGAAGAGAACTTTGGCCTGGGTTGCAAGCCTGGTTTGGAAGTTCCTCGTGCGGTAGCCATGATTGGCGACTACGATGCCTGGCTACATCAAATACCAGATTCAACTGCGTTCTACGAAGGATGCAAACTGCTCGACAGTACTCCAGGCAGCACTGATATGTGGGAACTGCTGACCGGAGAAGCAGAAGGTGTATTCGGTGATGGAACTCCGCTTCCCAAGCGAGACGTATGCGGTCCTATCATTGAAAAGGGCAAAGCTGCTATTGCATATCGAGATGCATACTGCAAAGACATGTGCGATTCATATGGCTTTGAATCCGAGATCGACGGTATAAAGTGCTGGTTCACGAACATTTACAAGTTCGGATCATTTGGCTTCGCAGACAGGATGAAGAAGTATCCCATCTGTGCGGCCGGCGTATACAATGGGGAGAGGTGGACCATATCGCTTTACTCAACGACTGTAGACGTATCGGTGGTCTGCAAGAACCACGGCGGTGGAGGCCATACTGGCGCCGCCGGCTTTGTAACAAAGGACTTTCCCTTTGTAAAGAGTACGTTTGAATGCCTGTAATGAACATATGGGCCCGGGGATGCTTAACTGTATCCTCGGGCCCTTAATACAGAATTGAGGAGCAATACAATGACTGTAGCTGAATTGAAAGATGAACTGGATGCATACCCAGGAGACTGGAAAGTCTTTATAGACTCCAGTGGATCGGTTGCAACACTCAAGGTAGAAAATACAAAAAAGCCAGGTGATAAAAACGATATCATCATGGAAGAAGATGACGAAGTATGAAAAAGAAAGCTATGTGGCGGGACCCACAAAAGAAGATCGTGCCAAATCCAGGAAGCGATGAAGCTCTGGGAAAAGGTTGCAAGTGTCCAGTAATGGACAATGAACATGGAAAAGGATGGATGGGTCAACGAAATCTATTCGTCATGTCTGGTGATTGTCCACTTCACGGCAAGTTGATGGCTAAAGCCAAGCCAGTACGGAGGAATTAGACGATGTGTAGAGCACACTATTCAGGACCAGGATTGGTTGAGATAAAGCCATACAAGGAAAGGCTCAAACCCAACGGCAGACCGAATGGAACCTTTGTCATTTCCATTGACGATGGTTATGTCGAGTACTCCTACGACCTGCGTCTTCGCAGCGAAAAGTATAGTATAGACTATGAAAAGATTTTCTTCAATGTCAGGGACAAGGACGGCCGGTTGCACGAATCCAGTTTCATTAGGATGAATTTTGAATCAGATACGCTTTCGTTTGGAAGCTTAGCCCCCAAAGACCTTAATATTCACCCATACCCGGCTATAATACATGTAGGTATTATATCTGTACAACTAACAACCAAAAGGAGACAGTGTTATGAAGATCATCGTTTCTAACATGACAGCAGCAGCTTCGGCATTCTCGGCTCAGACGATTGGGTTGCGGACTACAATGCAAAGTACTGCACGGTTGCCGACGTTCCCGTGGAACCGGTTCCCGTGGTCTAAACGTTAGGGTTGGAGGTGAAGGAACGTCCGGGGACTACAACCCGGGCGTTCTTTTCGCTATCGTAAGTTCAGTAAAGAAAGGAAGGATACTATGAAGGAAAAGATCAGGCAGCGGTGTTTGGAGCAGGTCGTCAAAACGTGTCAGAGGTTGCGGCCCACAGAACTCTTCGAGAACAAGCAAGAGTTCGAGTTGGCCACGGCCGAACGAAACATGGCGCTTGAGGCTTGTTTCCCGCACATCACAGTTGAGGCTGTGGCCCGGGCGATCATTCGGGGTGAGCACAGTGTCTGTACAAGCTTGGCCGACCACGGTCAATATCGGGATCTGTACGGTACAACGATGATGGTGCTGGAGAACATCTGGCGCAAAGCAACAGACCAGTTTCAAGTGCGTCGGAAGCTGTTCCTTGAGGAACGTCTAAGGCGCATCAATGCTGCTGAACAGAAGGCCAAGGAAGAAGAGGCTCTTGCAGTGGCAAAGGCCGCCGAAGCTTCCCTGGTAAAGCTGGTACCTGAAGTGCGGGTGGAGACGCCTGAGGTACTGCCTCCGGAGACAGACAGCGGACTGGGCACCTTGAAGAAGATGTTCAGCTGGATGAGACTGCTGTAGGAGGGGCATATGTGGAAGAGATGCCCAAAGTGTGGTGGACAGCATTGCAACTATGTTGCATGGTGCGCAACATGCATAGAACAAGAAGGGATAAAGGCACGTAAGCAGAGAGTAAGTACTAGCCTTAGCAAATTCGCTAAGGCTAGACGTGGACTCTTCAATGCCGATATCGAATTGGCTAAGTACGAAAAGGAAAAGGAAAAAGAGGCGATGGTACGTTACGTTCCAACGTATTCTGGAAACTGAAAGGAGTCAATGCAGATGAAGACGGGAAAGCCCCAGCACGGTTCAGGAAAGACCCGGGGAAACCGGATTAAGCGGCCAGGCCAGTCGTGGCTGGACGCAATAGGGAAGGGGTATAGCAAACCCCAACCGCCGGCCGAACCTGTGGAAGAAGTCATAGTGGAGGTCGTGGAACTGCAGAAGGTCATCGAACTTCCGAAACAAGAAGGAACATAAACGATGTCGGTTCCCGGTTGTCGAGGCAAACCGCCAGTGGCCGTGGATGGGTTCACTCCCATCTGCCCGCCCAAGAAAATAACTGGACTAGTATGCAAAGAGGGACTCCAAATCTTTTCTTTGTGCTGTCTTTAGTAACCGCCTCACTCATTTCAAGGAGGACAATGAAATTGCCGGAGAAGTACCAGAGAGTCATGGTGACAGGTTTGTTTGCGGGTATCTTTTCGTCTCACGTCTGTGTAGTCAAGGACGCCACGGACGAGGAGATATTGAGGGCTTGCAACAGAGAGGATCCCCGGGCAGCCGGGTTTTCCTGGACCAAAGTAATACGTACGAAGAAGGACATTCAGGATTTGAAGTTGAACGTGGCCAAAGGATTTCAAGGTATTCCGGTGCCTTGCGTGGAGTGTCCCGATCGGATACACATGGTTGTAAGGTAGGCATTGAACGAGGTGGAGCGGCGGCTGCAGCGGCAACGTAACAGGGATCGATGTCAATAAGATCCTTTAACAAATACAATGCCGCTGTGGTCGTTCGCACAAGGAGGAAACAATGACAACAGAAGAGAAGATCCTAGCGCTTGTTGCACACTGGTATGATGTCAAGCAGAGGCAACGTCGTTTGCATACCGTAGACATACCCGCACTAATGCAGCGTATATCAGAATTGAAGCGTTCAGAGGGCGAATACCGGCATCAGTTAAAGGGCCAACTGAAGTCTGTGAAGGAAGATTATCGGCAGTTGCTTGAGTTGGAAGCGGACATACTGGTGCGGCTGGCAACGGTGATGGAGTTGGGGAAGGAAATCGAAAAGCTATGAAAAGACTCACGTTAACAAGAGAACAACGTAATGCCAAGGTGCTACGCTATGTGGCCGAGCACAGTCCAAAGACGTGGGCTACAGCTATACGTAAGCGCTTCGAAACCGTGCTTAAAGCGCTGCGTCGGTACGAAGTTGAGCTCAACTCAATCTGCATAACTTTGTTGGGAAACGTTCGGACTAATCCGAACGGAAAGTACTATGATCAGGATCACTTTAGTTTGGGATGCCCACACTGCAATGACTTTCAGTGTCAGAGTGAAAATGGCAACTGCTTGTATGTTAAGGCGTGCAAGTTATATGGTATACGCTGTTATACCTACGACTGTGCGTCGATTAGGTTTGGCGGGTTTACGTTGGATGATGTATCTGGTAGCGATGTTTCAGTTACATTGGCATCAGATGGTGTAAAAACAAGGGTCGCCGTATTGGGAACCGAAAGAACGACCCGTGTATTAAAGCAATTAGAGCAGTGCGTGGCGTTTTGCAAGGGTCACATTGCCTGGGCGAACAAACCTTACTGGGGGAGGAAGTACAAGAAATGAGAAGAATCACGATTAAGGAATACAAGGCCGAACTGAAGAAGCAAGGCGTATCACGCAACAACGTATGCTTCGTCTGTCCGGCCTGCGGCACGGTGCAGAGCGCCGACGACCTGATCAAGGCAGGCGCCGGCAAAAAGTTCGAGGACGTCAGGAAGTACCTGGGGTTCTCCTGCGTGGGAAGGTTCACCGGAATGAATCAACCTCCCAAGGTAAAGGGAACCCAGGTAGGGTGTGATTGGACCCTGGGAGGGTTGCTTGGCATTCACCAGTTGGTGGTGATAACTCCGGACGACGAATCGCATCCCTGCTTTGAGATAGCATCTCCGGAGCAGGCGCAGAAACACTTGGAGGCAAAAACGTGAACAGGTACAAGACAGACTGGAAGGTGTTGCGCTACATAGCAGAGCGGTCTCCGAAGCACTTTGCAACGCAGATTCGCAAGCGCAATCAGGGATTGCTGGATGCCTTGAACAAAAGACGGGATAGATTTATATCGTCCGTTGGATGTCCACACTGTGACGGTGATTGCTGTTCCTGCCTATGGTCGGAAGCGTATAAGCATTATCATTCTGATAGGTTGCATATCATCATGAACGCCTGCGTTCTCGTGAACTTTGGTGGGTTGCATATCATGAACGCCTGCGTTCTCGTGAACTTTGGTGGGTACAGCATACCCGATGTTCGGCAAGTCGTGAGTTATTGGAGTTTCCAGGAACAGGTTAAATCCATTCACGACAGCAACGTCCGGGAAATCATGAAAGCCAAGGCTTTCCTGAAAGCCCACATAGCGTGGACCAAAAAGCCCTACTGGGGCAGGAAGGTCAAGCATACATGAAGCGAAAGACGCACAAGACAGACTGGGCCGTACTTCGACGGGTAGCAGAGCGAAGCCCGAAGAGCTTTGCTCTGCGCATACGCAGGCGCAACGTTGGGCTATTGCGAGCCCTGGAGAAGCACAATTGGGTCTTCTCTTCCCACGTGGGATGTCCGCACTGTGTCGACTGCGAAACTTGCCTTTGGATAGAGGCAATGAAAGCAGTAAAGAACGTCAACGATGGATGTTGCGGAGTGCGTTTTGGTGGACTACCCCTACGTAGAATACATATGATTGCATATGATTCTACTTCAGAAAAGGTGTACTCACCAAACACCCTGCCCGGAGATCTGTTTCTACGATACTTCAACGACGCAGTACGCTTCGTGAAAGCCCACATAGCGTGGACCAAAAAGCCCTACTGGGGCAGGAAGCTCAATAAACCAAAAAGCCCTACTGGGGCAGGAAGCTCAATAAACCATGAAGAAACTCAACACACGTGATGCACCTCCAGGGTATATGCCGATCGAGGCAACAACCCAAGCTCAGCGGGACTGCAAAGGATGTGCATTTTCACGTAGTCGTCGATGTGGAATTGACATGCGCTGTATTGCCGGTGAGCGGAAGGACGGCCGCAGCGTCATTTTCAAAAGTAGGTCAAAGTGATTAAAGCAAGACACATAGCTATAGCCGTACTGTCGGCGATATACACGTCGGCCTGGTGGAGTCTGGCAATGTTTGGATTCCCCGGCAAGGAGCAGAATACTGGAATGATTCCGGTGATAGTCGTAGCGGTACTGGGATCAATAGGTATTCTGTTTTGTTTGGGTACTACGTTCACTATCGAGGGGGAGTAAACCAACAAAGTTTGCAGACTGATTCTCAGTCTAACAAATATTTCAGTCAATAGTCCAGACTGGCATATTTGTAGACCCTGCTTGTATAAGATGTAGGGCCTGAACAGGATATGAAACTACACGAAACATAAGCATTTGGGGGCCGGCGTGGGGCAAACCCGGGGTGAAACCTGGGTTCCACGCCCACCCTCATGCGTAAGGAGGATACATGACAATGATATCAGGGTTTATCACATTTGGACTGCTGATGTTCCTATGCAAAGCACTCAACGATCTGGTATATCACTTCGTTCATAAGCACCGTGCCAAGAACGGGATATACTGGATGCTGGCCCACGAACCCTGGGTTCGATGGAGCGTAGGCGGGGCTGTGGGATTCCTGGTGGCATTCATTGTGATGACAGAGTTTCTAAATGCCAGTGCACCAAGGAATTACGTAGTTCCGGAACCGACTGTGGTAACAAAACCTATCAATAACGCTGTGTTTTGTTACAGTAACATGGAGAATGTTACCCTGCAAGATAATGTTATCGAGCAGGATAAGGCAGAGGCCCGCAAATGGGCAGCATACGCCATATGGTACGAAGCCAGGGGTGAAGGACCACAGGGGCGCCTGGCGGTCGCCAGCGTGCTCTGGAACCGCTCTGGTGGCGAGCCTGGGAACATCCTGGGAGTGCTGCAGAACACCAATTGGCTGGGCCGGCCGGACCTGCTGGATCCATCCAAAGCCGATCCGGAATGTCCAATATACCAGGAATCCAAGGTATTGGCTCAAGATCTGATAGCTGGGACATTTCGGCCGATCGGAAGGTGGACCCACTTCTATGCACCGGCGAAGGCAGATCCTCCCTGGAAGTGGCAGTTGAAGGGTAAGAAACAGATTGGAAACCACGTGTTTGGAGTACTACCACAATGAGCAAGCTAGTTGAATATGTCATGACACATGCGGTGCGGGGAGCCTGCAATTGTGGGCGTTGCATTGATGCCCCAACCAATCCCAAGGAAGAACAACCTACCGGTCACGTGGTGGACCTGACGTTCTTCAAGGTAGCAGCAAGTGGGGGAGATAAAGAAAAGCTGCTGGAGTTGGTGAAAGATGAATACCCGCACTACCTGGATGGCAAAGAGCACGGCTACATGGAGATCGGCGCCGAGCTTGGTGACCAGGGTACGGCCCTGATGCTGATCGGGCTGGGGCACGTATTGGGAGCGTGGAGAGCCTTGTCCCCGGATACGATGATGCCCAAATTAGCAACAGAGTTGAAACAACAAATGGCTGGTACGGGGATGGTTGCCATGCGTACCAAAAACGTGTGACGAGGGTACTATGTACAAAGAACCGTTAGCATCAGCACGGACAAACCGTGCCATGGAGCAACGAATCAAACAGAAGATAGAAGCTACAGCAGAGAAGATTGCTAATCCGAACTTGAGCGACGAGAAGTTTAATGCAGCACTCTTGGATCTGTGTACGCTCAACAGAATGCGTGACAGTCACAAGGCTGAAGCGGAAACGAAGTAATTGCATGTTTCCTCCTGTTGTGTTGTGGGCCCTCCCGTGAGGGCCCATTCTTTAGCTATTGCCTTAATATTGGATCATATTCGGCTATAAATATATGTAGGAACCTACATTCATAACGATTGCAGGATAGACCTACAAGCCGATCGAAGGAGGACTGTTGATGGAAACGTTGTTTATGGGGAAGATCTTTTCGTGTCAGCGGTGTGGCAAGGTAAGCGTGCTGGCGCTCAAGCAAGAAGACGCCCTGTGCGTAGCCTGCAGGTACCGCAACGGTGGCAACATAGCCGAGGATCGGGAACCGTACACTCGGGACCTGATCAGCTCTATGTGCCGGCCGGATGGCACGAAGCTGATAGATGCTTTTGCGTGGCAACAAGGCCAGGCGGATCATCTTACAGCCAGAGACTGCAGCCAGGACAACTGACTGGGCTGCCGGGTTTGGCCAGCACCTGAGAACAGAAGCTGGATGCGAAACCAAAGGGGCGCCTGCCCCTTCTTTTAGCTATTGTCTTAATATCCATCCATACTCAGTTATAAGTATCTGTACAGTACAATATATTGTGTTTCATACACATTCCTGGGAGCCGACTATGAGACTTTGAATATGCTGATTGATATCTAACTAGTGTTTCCGGGGCAGCTGAAACTGCTTACACTGTTCAAACCGGAGTCGTCACCTGATGGTCTGGAAAACCAAGTGGTGAGCCTGAGGAAGCAGAGCCTCGATTGATTTGTGATGTCTAATAGTTAGGTTTGCTGTTGGCGAGCTATGGAACCGCTGCTGAGACCGGCCTGGTATATCTGCATGGCACATGCAGTAATCACTTGCCTACAAAGTAAGTGAGGACGCCACTGCTGTCGGGGGTAAGCATGGATACCGCTATGGATCATAGGACGTAGTGCCTAAACCGTTTGTAGCAATACGAACGAGGTACGCTGTACTGCTAATCCTATGAGTTGAAGTAGCAGGACCCGGCCTGGTGTGAATCCGGGGCAGCAAATCTTAAACATCTAAAGAAAGGAAAGAACGTATGAACGAGGAATTCAAACCTGTATTCACATGTCCCGTGTGTGAGAAACACAACCTGGAATATGAACACGATTACGTTGTTGTTATCCAGAAGAAGGAATCCGTATTTTGCAACTGTTATCGTAAAGAGAAGGTTGCTGCCACTCGCCAGGGTTCGTGCAGGGTTAAGGTATCCGAAAGCGGACACATCACGCCTACGCTGACATTGACCATGGACAAACGATCAAACGGGAAAGCTACAAAGATCGTATGGTCCAAACCCAAAGTCTTCTGTTCCTGCTTCGGAAAGGAAGAGAACCCCGATTGGACTCTTACGCAAGAAGTGCCTACCCAAGACGTAGCGAGCCAGTATTGGTGTGTGGGGTGTGCTGATTGCAAGGAGCAGATTCCGTTTGCCTGGGAATGTACTCCGAGCGACGGTCCTCGTCAGATTCGACTTCTGATCTAATTCCTAGTGTTTTAGCCCAAGCGGGGTGGGCGGGATGAGTAATCATCCGATCGGCTGGGGAGGCACGGCGGCCCCCTAACCCTGTACCGCCCGTGGGTGTAGAAAGGAGCGTCCATGAGCCAATGGACCAAAGAGCAAATCCTCAACCGTGTACGTTACGGTGGAGAAGACCCGGCCGAGCTGGGTCGTGCGGGTGGAAGGTCAACTGCCCGAAAGTGGAAGAAGGACCACCGCTATCGTTTGGTGGCGGAACGGCACAGCGATAAAGAAATACAGGGTATGCCCTGGAACAAGTAAGGAGTACGCATATGACGACGGAACAGAAAAAGAGTCTCGAAGAGCGGATAGCGGCACTCGAAGCGAAGACTGAGGCCATGCCGGACCTGAGCAACGAAACCTTCCTGCAGACATTGGACAGCCATCTGCGGGTAGCCGTTGCCGAGATGGTGCACAACCATATCGAGAAGATCACCGACAAGCAGGCCGAAAGCATCGTCCTTCGGGGTCTGAAGAGCCTGGGCAAGGAGATCGTGCTCCTGCCGTTCGAGATCGGTAAGCAGTTCTACCTGGGCTGCCGGGACCTCGTGACCAAGAAGGCGCCGAAGGTTCAGCCCACCGTCGAACCAGCAAAGGCGTAAGTGGAGTTCAAGCGATAAACGAGAAGACGTCCCATGTGGGCGTCTTCTTTAGATAGGAGCCGATGAAGCAACGAATTTATTTATCTGTGGATCTGGACTACTGGTGTGCTGGACTTGCTCTTTGGAGCGGTGCTATACGCACAATGCAGAAGCTGATAAAGCTTGGCAAGCCGATCATTATGGTGGCTGATCATGGAACCATGATAGAGCACATCAACAGTCATCCAGCCGATTGTCTGATTAACGTTGATGCTCACAGCGACATCTGGGGCTACGACAGTGTAAGAAGGATCGGAAACAGCGTTGATTGCAGCAACTGGGTCAATGCGGTATCGTGGCAAAAAGGCAAAGAGTATATCTGGTTTCATCCACACAAGACTGGCGTATGGGATGAGGGATTTTGCCATGGAGAAGATCCAAATCCGTTTAGGAAAAAGAACAGGCCTAAGTATGCGTGGAAAGAAGCGCACTATCAACGTGGATTTCCTACACAGAAACAAATTGATGCTGCAATTGCTGTAGGTATAGCCATTAGCGAGGATTGGTTGGACAACGCCGATCAGGTGGAAGCAGCCATAAGATTTGCCTTAAAGCACAACATTAAGTTGCCAGACCTGTACAACCTTGGCCGGTATGAACAGAATCTAAACCAAAAACTATTGGAGAAAGCGAAGGAGAAGCTATCGTGATAACAGACCAGGAGATATTGGACGAAGGAAAACGCATCTTTGAGGTGCTGGGACAGAAGGTAGGAACATACAAGGAGTTCCCATCTTCTATGATTTTATTCCGCCAGGGCGGAGAAAGAATTCGAGTTCCGATTGACCATTTTGCCGGCGAGTTTGGGCAAGATCCCGGGACCATTGTAAAGACATTGCTTCCGCTTCTGCGTAAGGACAAGCAGTTGATGGGAATGCTGTTCTTTTCAGAGGGCTGGTCTCTCAAAGGAAATATCAAGCAAGTGGTAGACATGTCATCGGAGGCGAAAGAAGACCTAGAAAAGGTTATGCGTGGAGAGATGAGCGTCTCGGACTCACAGTTCAAGCAAGAATGCCTGATGGTCAACGTCGAGACTCGCAGTGGACGAAGGCTCCATTTCATGCGTGAGATTGTTCACGATCAGAATGGAAAGCGTAGCATGGGTGAAGAACAGATATGTTTTTCTGAGAAAGACCATATGACAGGAAAAACAATTGGATTCTTTGAAGATCCGCCGCCCATGCCAACGAGGTTTGCATGACCGGTAAAATGTACCTGGTTCGGCGGACTGACACAGGGGAGTATTTTCGACAGTTATCTTCTGGTTATCTTAAGGACTGGGCTGTGGATGATCCTCGGCGTAAGAACTGGACGCTGGACATTGAGAAGGCCAAGCCATATTCCTTGAATGGTGCCATTAGCGTGGCGAGTAATCAGAGAAACGACTGCAGTGTTGAAGTCGTAAGGTTAAAGATAACCGTAGATGAGGTTGTCAGAACATGGAATAAAGGAATACAGAATGACAAAGTGGAAGCCAAGCAAAAGCGATAAGAAGTGGATGGAAGACGTTGCCGGATCGCTCCGTGACGGTGGCATGTGGGCGGTACCGGCAAACGGATCGTTGTGGTGTGTCCACAAGAATGATAAGGCGGTAAACGTCGTATGTCGTGGACTTGACGACGAACTGACGGAGAGAATTGTCGTGGCTTTCAAGGCCATTGGATATCAGGTGAAAGACTGTCCTCAACTACAAGAATCTTGAGAAGTCTTTAGGCGCCCCTTCGGAGGTGCCTTTTTTACCTATTGCAGGATTGACATACCTGGACGTATTAGGGTAACTTATACTGTGCTGTAGAGTAACTATTAAACAAGGAGCTTTGCCATGGAACTCATTCCTGCATCGGTCGATGAGATTGCTGTATTCAAACTTTCCGCCGTTGAAACCTACAAGAAGGCTGGTGTGGATCCCAAGAAAGCAGCTGCTCTGTTCGAGAAGACAATGGGCAAGCTGGCTGGGGAGCTTGGGTTGGTTACAGAAAAGAAAGCTATCGATCTTGCTCCGGTAGCATCTATAGCAGACGACGTAGCTACGCTTATTGCAACTCAGATGGGTAAGACCAGAAAGCAGGCCAAGGACAAAGTAGGCGGTCTTGCAGCTAAGATTGCTGAAGTAATCGCATCCAAGCGGGCCCAGGCCGCAACACCTCCGCAGCCGCCTACCGGGATTACAGCACCATCACAACAACCCATATCCAAACAAAATGTAATGGGCGGCACGGGCATCACTGCACCTGCAGCTCCAAAGGCGCCAGCAGCTGCAATGCCCAAGCAGCAGTAACCGAATACAAACAACGAACAACGCAGAGGACGGTATGCGAATAACAAACATCCTACCGTGTCCTTCGTACCTTTCCTATGCAGGAACAGGTCCTGGAGGGCGCACACTAAATCCTGGAGAGGCTAGTCCTGTACTTCCGTTCAAAACACTGTTAGTGGATCAGCTTTGGAAAGATCTACACAGCGACAAGATCCGGATTCGTCTGGACAAGGGCGACAAGGATTTTATATCGGATATGACAGCCGAGGACATTCGTCCTATTGTTGTGAAGAAGATCCCTGTTCCTCCACCCAAGCCAAAGCCACTACCTCGTCCGTCTAATCCGGCGCCGAAAGCTGCTCAGCCTAAGAATCAAGCAATCAAGAAAGCGTACAAGCCTATTGATGCTATTACAGCCGAAAAGATCAGAAGTGGAGAAGTAAGCATAAAGGATTTGCAGATGCAGAACGTTATCAATACCACACCGACGACATCGAGCATACCGTTGACTGATCCTGCGCAGAAAGCTACGCTTAAGGAAATACAAGCGCATATGCACGGGAGCATATAATGCCAAAAGTAAAAGCATTCAGATCTGGATACGCCAAAGATGTCATGCCCAGTCGTGTGGAAGCGGAAGAGCAGGCCGGGCTGGCGGTGCCTGTGGCATCCGAAAACGGAGCACAGGCGGGGATAGTATCCCCAACCCTGAGAATATACGGTAAAGCGAACTACAAAGCTGTAACTCTAAGAGAAGCGGAGATGAATATGGCAAAACGAACACGAGGCGAAATGCCCCCAATCAAGGGTGGCTTGGATGACGACGATACTATGAAGTTCCCCGAGAGCAAGCGGGGTCAGAATAAAATAACAGTGGGCAGGCCTGGGTTTGATCCATTGGGGGAAGTACCTGACCCTCAGCCTGGCGACCTGACAGCTGAGGAGCAAGCATTGGGTAGGGAACAACAGATGGTGGTAGGCAGGGTTGTGCCTTTGGTGCAGGATCCTGGTGTGGTTACGTCTGCAGGTCCGCTTCAGACGTTTGTGACGGAAACACCTGAGCAGATCTACCTGAGGCAGCGTGGCAGGGTTACGCTTGAGATGAATGATGGAACCATGTCCGTGGCTTGTATTGATGTGAAAGAGTCGCAGTATGGAATCACAATCTTATTGCCATTGGCTACTGAAGGTGCTACATTTATTCCCAAGCCTGGGTCCGAGATTACAGTGGCCAGCGGATCAAATCGCTGGAAATGTTACTTCCCCGGCACGTACTTCGAACTACCCGAACTATCACTGATTGGTCTGGTATTCGTAAAGGCCGAGGAGAAGTAACTATGGCTATACAAGATGACATCAGGTTTCTTGCCAAGGAACATGGCGCCGACAATCTCACCGACGAACAGGTGACAGAACTACAAAAGAAGCTCGGCTGTGCTATAATTGACCAGTGGCTTGACAACTCACAGTTGTCAAGTATGCCTCCAATTCAAACTCCGGAGAATTCCCATGATGGAAAAGCGAAACGTGGTTGAAGAACTTCGAACGCCCAAACAAGAACTGGAACGCCCTGATGAAGACTGGGACAAGCAGGCTGCTGACAAGTTTGTTCCCGTGATCAAGGTTGAGCCCAAACCAGTCGTACCTGAAACTCCGAAGGGAAGCGTGACAAATGGGTGATTCACAAAGTCTATTTCCTTTTCCATATGAAGCTCCATCGGGTAGTCGCTCAGGGGCAAACAAATACCCCGATCCCTTTTGCGACATTGCCAGCACGTACGTTCCCCGGGACCTGAACATCATCTTTGAATGGATGGAGTATTTGTATCTGACCATGGGTACCTTCCGCACGGCCGCTCGCCGTGTAGTCCGCTATTTCCTTACCGAGATAGTTCTGGAAGGAGAATCAGATGCAGAACGTGATAAGTACGAAAAGTTCCTTCACGACGACTTAAACCTCATGAACAGTCTTGCCAATATTGGCGACGACTACATGGTTTATGGCAACGTATTTGTATCCATTTACTTTCCCTTTGATCGTTGGCTGATCTGTCCGCATTGCGGCATGGAATACCACTGCAAGACAGTAGACTACAAGTTCAACCTGGCCGACGGCAAGTTCAGCGGTAACTGTATCAAGTGTCACAAGGAACAGGTAGAATTCAAGCGTGAGGATCGCCGCTCACCCGATCGCAGCCGTGTACGTATCATTCGTTGGAACCCAAAGTTTATGCGTCTGCGTCATCATCCGATCAGCGGCAAGATCGACTACTTCCTGGAAATGGAGCCGCTGTTCGTCAACCGCTTGCGTGCCGGCGAGAAGTTCTACATCGACGAGACACCGTGGTCCATGATCGAAGCCTGTCGCACCAGCGCCAAGGATGCAGGCCGTGTACTGTTCAAGTTCCGAGACGATGCCATATTCCACTTCCGTGATGCTACCCTGTCTGGTATGGCGCCTACAGGCCCTCGTGGATGGGCTATTCCGCCTATGATGCCCAACTTCCGCTTGGCCTACTACATTCAATTGTTGCGCCGGTACGATGAAGCTATTGCATTGGACTTCATCATGCCGTTCCGTGTGATCTACCCTGATCTGAACAAGGACAAGCAGGGAAGCGATCCGCTATCACTTATGAGCATGGGCAACTTCATTGGCCACATGACTCAGATGATCGAGAACAAGCGGCGCAACATTACGGATATTCAGATTGCGCCGTTTCCTATTGGCTACCAGATGTTGGGCGGCGAAGCCAAGGAGTTGGCGCCCAAGGATAGCATTGCCCAGGCTATTGACGAGCTTCTTAATGCCATGGGTTTCCCGGCTGAACTGTACCGGGGCAGCTTGTCCATACAGGCATTTCCAGTTGCGCTTCGACTGTTTGAAAAGAGCTGGGGCGCACTGGTGGATGGCATGAACGACTTCGTACGGTGGCTGCTTGAGCGTTTGTCCAGACACTTCATGTGGGGTCCGGTCACCGGGGAACTGCGCAGCGTAACGCTGGCAGATGACATTGAACGTAAGGCATTGGCTTTGCAGGCAGCAGCAGGAATGGATATCTCCAAGGCCACGGCTTACCGTCCGTTGGGTATCGACTATCTGGAAGAGCAGCGGCGTGTGGTCGAAGAGCAGGAAGAGATCATGAAGCTCCAGCAGGAAGCTATGGAGCGTCAACAGGCATCGCAGGGAGCGCCTCCAGGCGGTGGTGGCGGTGGACAGCCAGACCAAAGCGGTGGTGGTGGTGCTACTACGCAGCCTGGTGCAACTCCTGGCGACGTATACGAGCAGGGCAAGGCATTGGCACAGCAGCTATTGCTGCAGACTCCGCCTACAGCCCGTCGTGGCCAGTTGGTACAGATCAAGCATACAAACCCAACGCTGCATGCTATCGTGTTGCAGGAGATGAACAACATGCGTCAGCAGTTTGCTTCCCAAGGACAGCAGGCCATGATGCAGCAAGCCGGTGCCAAGATGGCATCAGCCATAGACAAGCAGCTTGACAAGGTGCCTAGCCCATTCCTGATTGGCATATTGATTAGTGATCAGATATGCGATTATACCCGTAAGGATTTGTCGAAGATAGCCATGGACGTAAAATATGGGGTGCCGTATGCCAAGGAAGCATTCCACTTCATATTCGAAAAAGTGAGAGGGCTGACGTGAACAAAATAGCAAGTTTTCGTTTAGATGCAGATTCTGCCTTGGTAAAGCTGTTAGACCAATTTTCGGCGAATCGGGCAGCGGCAAAAGCAAAGTCTGTCTATGACAATGTAATGAAAGCTAAGGCTGTTCAAGACGCTGCAAGACAAGCTAAGGCCATTGAATCATCAGCAAAATCTAGAGTTGCAATGATAGCTCGGGCTATTCGAGAGGCCAACGAAAAGCTTCATCCTCAGGGAAATATCGGTTCTCAGGAATTAACTAAAGCGGTACCTGCAGTGCTTCCTTCAGAGAGTTTAGAAAAAGAGCGTATTGCTGCATTGCGTCGGGCTTATGCTGCCAAGACTCCAAGGAAGGAATTCAAACCTATTCCGACAACGTATCCGGTGAATCATGTTGTGGATACTTTCAAGCATATTGTAGGTACGCCACCGACTCCCACCGTACAGTTACCACCGGGAAAGAAGCCGCCGTTGGGTGATCTGCAAAGTTTGTTGATTACACCTAAGCAGGGAAGTGTAACACCTTACGAACAAGGTTTCATTACTAAAACGGCTGCGCTTCCACCTGAGGTTCGCTCAAGGCTGATGGTTTGGTTGCGTAAGATGTTTGGAATGGATAATACATCGCAGGCGCCCGGGGCTACACCTTTGGGATTGCCTGACGTTTCATCCGGATACGATCGTGTGTCGGCTATGCCTGTAAAATAAGGAGCTTACCATGATAATGGTTCTTGGACAGAATCCGCTAGGACATGTGATCCACATGATATCTGGGCCTGAAACTGATTTGTTCCAGGACATCCATGGAGCAAAGATAATGGATCTGACGGAGCTTATCAAAAGCTTTCAATTAGCAGATCATCTGTTTATGAGCTATACTCGATGCAAGTCTGAGCCTATGACAGAGGCCATGCTCAAGGCAGCCAACATTCCATACACAAGTTCTTTCAGCGGTATATCTGAAGCTATGCAGGTTGTCGGTGAGCAAAAGAAAGCAGAATCCAAAATAGTTCACGAGACAAAGAGTAAGACCAAGTGCCAATACTGCAGTCGTGAAATTGAACTGTTGCCCGTACCGGGATTCAAGATTTGTGCCGTGTGCGCACAGATAGAATTGGGACAACTGAAGACCAAGAAAGTAAAGGATACTTCGCATGCATAAGCAGGGACAGTATGCTCCGGTACCGCTACCACCCAACCCATTGACCAATACTAATCCATTAACTACAGGGTTGCAGGTTGGAGCATTGGGTGCTGCGGCCGGTATGGGTTGGGCTGCCATCCATCGCTCTATTCGAATGAATGCAGGTAACAATACACCTGTTGCTGTGGTAAAACCACTTATCGTAGGTGCTTTAATAGGATCAGCACTTGGCACAGCTGCAGGGATGGCGGGAAGTGGACGAATCGGACCTACGAGGGAACCAACTTGGGAAGGCGTGGAAGAAGACATCATGAACAAAGCATCCAAATACTCCGGACTGAATACTATCGTTGAGAAGCGGGCAATGACCAAATATGGACTGGGGCCAATCGGTACAGCAGCAGACATTGGAACGTACTTCATTCCCGGTGTAGGTCAAGCACGTATGGGATGGGATGCCGTGCGTAGTTTTGGAGGATCTTTGGGTTCGTTGTTTAAGGGACAGTTTCGACAGGCAGGCGGCAAACTGCTATCTGGATTGGGTAGCACAGCCATGCTTGGTGCCTCATTGATTCCTGGTGGACAGCTGTTGACTGGTGCCGGTAAAGCATTGCGTGCAGGGAAAGCTGTAGCTGCAGCAGGCAAAGCAGCAAAACCAGCATTTGGATTAGCGGAGCGCATGGGCCGAGTATTTGGTCCACGTGTAGGCGAAGGAGCCATAAGTGGAATGGAACAAGCCGGCGAAGGCATGAAGAATCTGTTAACCAAGGGGCAGCGCACAGCTGCGGGTTGGGGTTCCGTGCCATTAGCAGTTGGTGGATCTTTGGCTGAAGGATCGCCGACGCAGCAAATGTCTTCTGTGCCTGGTGCTATGACTCAGGCCCTTGCTTCAAACCGTTGGGGTAGGCGTCCAATACAAATGCCGGAAATGGAAATGCCTGAGATCTTTCGAAAGCGCTCCCAAGACTACTCTTCGCTGATGTATAACCCGGCGATTGGAAGCCGTACGCTTACGGATTTGTACATGGCCATTAGGGCTGATGCTGGGTTGGAGCCTATGGACAAAGGCGAACTAGTAAACCAGATCAAGGCCATGACCGGATACGCCAACGAAAGTACTCCTTTGTCGGCCCTTATGATTAAGGGTCTTGGGGGCACGATTGGGTGGCTAATTTCAAAGTATTTTGGCATGGGGCCTGTTGGACAGGTTCTATCGGCAATTGGAGGATTCGGTTTGGGTACGGTGATAAATAACCAGTTGAACAAGCCGCCTGATCAATACCCGGGTTATCGGACGTTTGGAAATTAAGATAGGTAAACGTACCATCTTTGGCCAATAGGTGTTCAATATCATGACAGTTGGGACATACTACTTCGATGTTGTTTGGATCACTGTTTGCGTGGTTATGATCTTTGTGGTGGCGTTTCAATATTTCCGGATATTTATTGAATCCACAGCGTTCGCATTTAAGCATTTTACTTCTAGGCATGACATCGGAAGGACGAATTGGTTTTGGGGGTTCGTGCGCCCAGCGATACTGATCTGCACAACGCCTAGAGCAAAATTGTCTAGTTGGTTTGTGGCTTCGATTTACAAACGATTTTTGACATTGAATGCAAATCCATATTTTTATGGGTTTTTTAGGTTTGCAGGCGCAGGCTCTAGAACAGAACTTGGAAGTTGGAAGTCGTCCAATGAAAATCTTTCCACAACGCAGGCATGCCTTTGGCTTACGAGGTTGTTTCCAACAACTAAAAGAACAGTATTTGGAATGTTTTCTACCGATAAATTCAGATCCACACTTCAGGCATATTTTTACGTATTTAACTCGTGGTTTGGTTTTCGTGGTCATATTTGTAGACTTGCTATTTGAAAGATGTTTGTGCATACTATGTATCAAGTTACCGTTAAAAGAGTAGTATATTTCTGTTGACTAGTAAAGATAAAAGGGCGTAGTTATGCTACCGAACATGACAAACGAGGAAGCTTATATGCAGGGATTCAACCATCGGTGTGGTGGAATGGGCGTCGATCCACGTAAACTCCTGGCCAAGTACGGAGCCCTGGCGCCGATCGGAGATCCGGCACAGCAGCAGATAAGTGGAAATTCGTCGTTGTTGGCAGCCGGAGGTATTTCGAATGCCACACAGGAAGCTATGAAGCCCGAGCTGTTGAAGAAGCAGTTGCCTGAAATATATCCCCAAGTCAAGATGCCCAAGATTGCCGACCACATCGAGAAACTGAAGAGAGACAGGCTTCTCAAGGACAGAAAGCCGGAGAGTCAAACTCCTGCAAATTCTATTGCACGTAAATCAATTGGAATGGCCGCAGGGCCCTATGGAACGTAAGGAGATACCATGATCAAGTTAGCACAGTTGGAAGCTGCGTTGTCGAAGGTTAAGGGCGAAGTTAAAATCAAGAAGAGTTCAGCCAACTCTTTTTACCTGCAAGGTTTCATCCAGAAGTGTGCTGAAGCAGGTATGGATGCGGGACAGATCAAGCAGGCACTCGTTGACAAATTGATTAATGCGGGCCGACAGGTGGGAAAATATTTTGGTGGTTTGAAACATCAGTTTCGAGCAGGCAGGGATTATAACAAACTTTGGGGTAAAGATACTTGGGGAAAACAAGGTCCTTTCCGACCAAAAGATTTACCGGATGTAGCATACGGAGCTGGACACAAATATGACCAAATGCTTCAGAGTCCTGTCGGACAAGCTGTTGGATCAGCAGCCCACGGAGTCAGAGAAAATATGTCCCCACTGATCCAATGGATAAAGCAGCATCCTATCTATGCTGGAGGTGTTGGTGTAGGTACCGCTGGAGCCGGCGCTGGACTACAAGCAGGTATTGGTGAAATGGGGGAATAATGCCTCAGCCACCATCATATAGGAAAGCAGACGAACCCGGTAAGAACTGTGGTACGTGTAAGTACTTCTATCGGTTGGCCAACAATTGCCGCCGGTACAACTCTAAAGCGTTTGCCAGCATGGTATGCAGGACTTGGAAAGCAGGAATGCAGAAAGGTGCAGAGATGAAAGAATACTTTGAGACGTTGAGCAATACTGATCTTTCTTTCCAGGAAGGCTTCATTAAGGAATGCGTTGAGCGTGGAGTAGACCCGGAAGAGATGCTGAAAGTTGCACAGTTTTCTATAACACCATCTCCAGGTTGGACGACACCCGTTGGTTCAAATCGAGGTGCTTTAGCTAATGCAGGAAGTGCATGGACAGCTCCTGGCCGAGCTTTAGGCCGTGGATTTCAAAGAATGAATCCACTCGGTTCGATGCGTTCTCAAGCAGCCGTTTATAACCAACCTATGCCTGGAGCAGGCTTTTCACAAGCAGCGGGATCAACAGCTGCAGGAACCAGTTCAGCTGATTTAAGAGGTATTCGGCGTAACGTTCAAGCAGGGAAGGCATCTCAGCTGGAACGTGGAATGTATTCTAATGTTCAACGTCAGGCTCCCGCAGTACCCGGCAAAGCAGCGCCAGCTCCAATTAACCCAACTAATCCACGAGGGGGTATGACTGCTCCAACTGCTGTTGCAGCAAAATCTTTGTCGCCTACAGCCATACCTGCACCAGCCGTGGCAAAGACGCCAGCTCCAGTTGTTGCTCCAACGCCAGCTGCAGTACCTACGGCACAAGCAGCGCCGGCACAGCGAACTACAGGCGTATTCCAAGGTAATACTCCGTGGAGTCCTGGCCAATCGTTTACTCCGAAAAATTTGGGTACATCGCCAGCAGGTGGCGGCTACGCATATGGTACACGCCCAACTGCTGCACCGATGGCTGCACCACAACAACCTACCCAAACTCCTGCCGTTGCACAAGCAGCACAGCCAAAGCCAGGTCTGACGTACCCGGCCGGCCATCTGGTCAATCAAGGAAAGAGTTTTCGTAAGCTGAGTCAGACCCTTGACGTAGACTATCTACGTAAGACGGCCGAGAAGCTTTGGGGAAAGAAAGCACAGGCTATTGATCCTATAAGAAATGGTGTATACGCAAACCCAAAGGCTATGGCAGTGTGGGGACAAGTGCCTCCGCAGGAACAGCAAATGCAAAGCGCAAAGATGCCCGTAGAAGGAAAGCCCAATATGGTCGGTAGCGGAACAGCACCCGCACAGCAATTCAAAGCACAGCTTGCACAGGCAGGACAGAAGCCTACGCAACTTGACACCCCAACGTACTAAGGAGACAGCATGAAATTTGATAAGATGACAACTCGACAGTTGGACTACGTGGAAGGCTTCATTAAGAAGTGTGTTGCGCTGGGGGTGGACCCGGAAGTTGCAATAAAGAGTGCTGCTACCCCATACGATATCCCGGGTATGCCATGGGCAAACAATATGAGTGGCTCGTCTTCTTTGGAGACGGCACCAACATTTTCACAACAGCTGGGAAGAGGTTGGGGAAACGCAATGTCTTCATTGGGTAAAAGAATGGCCAAGCCGGATGTAAGCGGAAGCGTTGAAGGTTCTGGATGGGATCCACGTACCTGGGGAAGACGTTTGGGAAGAGGAATGTATAATTTATCCGAAGAGGGACGATTCCTGGAAGGTGCCAGAAATCCCACAGAACAGAAGAGCATGTTCAACATTGCTGGGCAGCAGGGTGCTGAATCTGGAACCCGGGCCGTAAGACAGATGTCAGATCTGGCAAGACGCCAGAAGGAATACGAGAGAACCACGGGCGGATTGTCCGGCCGTCAGTTCGTAAAAGGATCGCCCTATGCTCTTGGCCAGCCCAAGGCGCAATATGGTGGCAAATTGCAACAGTACGAACCGCCAAAGAGAGTTGAACCGCCCAAGCTGCCATCCAAGCGTACGCCTGGGGCGCCTGTAGCGTTTTAACCAAGGAGACACAAATGAAGTTAGCAGAAATGAGCAATATGGACCTGGCCTACATCGAAGGATTCATTGAGAAGTGTGCTGCACACAAAGTGGATCCAGAACTGTTCTTGGAAGCATTGATGAGAAAATCGGCACAGGTTGAAGTACAGAAGCCTATGCCTGGTGGATCAGATACAGGACCCGCACAGTCTCCAGCCAAAGATCCGTCTACATACGTGCCATCTAACAAAGGTATTGGACGGAAAGTCAGCAAAGTTATAACGCTTCCCAAGTTGGGCGCCGCCGAGGAAGACGGACCTGATTATGAAGGTAGACGTCGGAAGACAATCGTAGGACTTGGTGCCGGACTTGGTGCAATTCCGGGAGGAATGGCGGGTGCTGCAGCAGGCGGCCGTCATCCTGGAACTGGCGCACTTGTAGGTGCTGGAGTCGGAGCAGGATTGGGCGGAGGTGCAGCAATGATCTACAACGCAATCCGGAACTCTCTTGGATTCAGTGCTATGGGTATGCCAGTCACAGAACAGAAGAAGTAACTATGAACAAACCAGCATACATTTCATTGTTGACCCCCGAGGAACGTGCCGCATCTGTAAAGATGGGTGCTATGCTGAAGTGCTCTGAACTAGGCATCAAGCAATCGGCCGTATCAGACGTAATCAATCCCACTAATGCTATGAAAGCCGTGGCTGTTGCCAGTTTGCTTACTGGCGTGCCCTTGGGCGTTGCCGCTCACATTATCGGGCGTCGGCTTACCGGTGTTGAGAATCGTGAGAAAGAGATGCAAGAGAAAATCAAATACTATCGAAATGCAACACGTGGCCTGGAGACGGGTTTGGAAGCACCGGCCCGAGAAGATACGACTGAGAGCAGCGCTACGTAGTTCCGAACACGAAGAGGTGAACCATGCTCGCAGGAATGGGCGGTCCGTCAATGTTCGAAAACCTTATGCCGAATCTCGAACCTACGGCAAAGGACATGGAAGACCAGGCGAAAGAGATTCAGTATCAGCGTACGATAAAGCTGACTGGCGCATACGTAAAGACGTACGACACTGGTAACGCAGACGAGGCCAAGAAATATGCCAAACTTCTGGAGGAAATATTTCATGGTATTCAGGCTCGCACCCATGTTATCATTCATAATGATAGACAGTTTGTAAGCACCGACGGGAATCCTCGATGGATTGCCCACATCGAATGGTTGGAATTTGAACTGAAGGTAAAGCCAAACCCAGCGGTTGGCAAAGCCAAGGAGAATAGCGATGTATAAGCAGTCTGTAGATTGGCCAACTGTGGGACGTTATGCTACTGGCGGACTGGTGACAGGAGCTGGTACGGCAGCATTGTTGAATCTCATGCGTTACATCCACGAGATGTATAGGGAAAAGAAGGAGCAAGAGGTTCCTGCAGAAACCAGTGAGAATACGATCGTCGTAAATTTACCAAGGAAGGTTGCCGAAATTAACCCGAGCAAGACGACTACAATGACCAAGACGCTTACCGGGCTGGGAAAACCTGCAATGCAGCCACGCCGCCACTCAGGTCAGCTGGGACCCAGTACAGTTTCGAATACAAACAGTGCTATGAAGCTGGCAGCTGGATGGCCCACACTCACGTTGTCGGCTGTTGCTGCGCTTGGCGGTGGTACATTGGGCGCCATGCTGGTCAATAAGATCTATCAGAATCGTCGCATGAGTCAATTGGAAGATGAACTGAATGCAACACAACAGCAATACCTGTCCAGCCTGCCAATGAAAGGTGCTGAGTTCCTGGGAGGTATGTTCGATCTTCCCGCAAAGATGGCTGACAGCGATGGTAGTGTATTCGGCTTTGTAAACTATCCGTTGGCAACTATGGCCTTATTGGGTCTGCTGGGAACAGGTGGATCAGCCTACATCACCAAGCGTGTGCTGGATGAGAAACTGCGTGCGGCTTCGGAAGAGGGTTTGGAACTGCCTAAGGTCAAGCGTATTGTATTTCGATCACAACCGGGGACTGAACCGGCTAAGCAGGCTTCGGCCGAAGACATTGAGTGCGTAAAAGCAGCTGTAGGCGTCATGTTGGACCGGCTGGACAGTACGACAAAAGTACTGAATATGCCCTATGTCAAATTGGCTATGGACAAGGCCAATACCAGCGCCATGATGCTGATGAAGGAGGCTAGCGATATTGATACGCTGATGGCACACCTGCAAAGCAATCCAGAACTGCGCAAGATGATCATACGTGCGGGTATGGAATCGCATCCTATGCTTAAGCATTTCAAGTGGGCATATGGTCTTCCTGGGGTTCAGGGAATGGCTGACAAGGCGCTCTACGGTCGTGTTGGACAGGCACTCAATCCTCAAATGCAGAACAGTGCTAGAGCTATTGGTGGCAGCGAAGGCCATACCAACATGGCGGAAGCCCGGGCAGAGGGCAGTGAGAAGCAGGCCGACCTGGCTGGCAGTGCATTGGCAGGCATGGTGGGTTCAGCCATCTCCGGTCAGAATGCCCGCAAGGAACTGGTCAGTGCTTTAGCTGAAGCTGAAAAGTCCATTGAAACAGAACGTCAGCGAAAGAAGAGACTTCCGCCGGCGGAAACTGCCGCACAAGTACAACTTGAAGCCAAAGATCCTGCCGCACAGGCTTACCTGGATGCCAACAAGCAGAAGGTGATGAAGGTCCTCCAAGGTCTGGCAGCTGCCGGCAAGATATAGGGAGGATCCATGCCTCAGCTTCCGGAAAATCTCCGTGAGTTCGACGATACGGATAAGACCAGGGAACTCATTTACTCCAACGTAATGGATTCGCTGCAGAAGCGTTTTCCTATTGAGGACAACGAGTATCGTTTGGAACTATCCGGCCTGAAGTATTCTGGTCCTCAGCACTTTTCCCTTGACCAACAGAAACAAGCCCTGATGAAGGATCGGCACTTGCACACTCCGATTACAGGGAAGTGGCGCTTGATGGACAAGGCCAACAATGCTGTACTTGGCGAGAAGGAAGACGTTGTAATGAACGTCCCGTACTACACGCCACGGGGAACATTCATCTTCAATGGCAACGAGTACAGTACAGTCAATCAGTCCCGTTTGAAGCCTGGTGCCTATACTCGTAAGCGTAAGACGGGCGAAGTGGAAACGCAATTCAACGTACGGCCTGGGACCGGCCGGCCGTTCCATTTGCGTCTGGAACCAGAAACGGGTATCTTCCGCATCAGCGTTGAACAATCGAACATTCCTCTCTATACCCTGTTGAATACACTGGGCGTATCTGATAAGGAACTCATGCAGGCATGGGGTCCAGAGATGCTTGAAGCCAATATCAAGAAGCAAGATAAGCGGGCCCTTCCAAAGATGTACGAACGTTTTTCGGGGTATAAGTACGATCCCAATGCCCGGGAAGACCAGATGAAGCAGTACATCAACGAGGCTTTGGCAAAGTTTGAATTGGACCCGGACGTCATGGCTCGTACGCTTGGCATTCGTGACACGAAGAACGTTACGCCACAGGCTCTTATTAGAGCCACGCAGAAGATGTTGAATGTATCCAAAGGCACAGAGGAGCCAGACGATCGTGATGCTCCAATGTACAGCAACATCTACAGCGTTGAAGATTTACTTCAGGAGCGCATAGACAAGGATGCCGGAAGACTGGCCAAGACATTACTGTATAAAGCACGTCGTACAAAGAACTTAGACCATGTACGTCGTGGGGCACTAGATCCATACATCATGGGACAGAACGGGTTCCTTCTGGCCTCTCGATTGACAATGCCGTTGGAAGAAACCAATCCGCTGCATACGCTGGAGCAATCCGCCCGCATTACCAAGTTGGGACAGGGCGGTATAAGCTCTGCCGAATCCATTACTGATGCAGCCCGGGACGTGAACAATGGGCAGTTTGGATTCGTTGACCCGATCACTGGACCAGAGCACATCAACGTGGGTATTGACGTGCGTGCCGCTTACAAGAGTTTCAAGGGCAAAGACAAACAGATCTATGGGGAGTTCAGACATCCTGGAAGCGGAAAGATGTTCTACCTAAGACCTGAAGACGTAGCAGACAAAGCCGTGGCGTTTCCTGGCGAAATGAAGAAGCCAGGAGATACGGCTGTCGTTATGCAAAACGGGAAAATCAAACGAGTTGCGAAGCCAGAGGTTGACTTTGAGGTTCCATCCTTTGGTCACATGATGTCTTCGCATACGAACATGAATCCTATGCCAACAGCCGTCCTTCCTGGTCGGCAATTCTATGGCGCAAAATTCTGGAGTCAGTATCTGCCTATGGTAGACGGGGAAACCCCGTTGGTGGATTCTTTAACGCCAGAAGGCAAACAGACATTCGGTGAATACTACGGACGTAAGGTAGGAGCGCTGAATTCGAAGGTTGCGGGAACTGTAGCGAAAATCACAGATAACAGCATTACCGTTGTTGGTGATGATGGTCAAAAACACGTTACTGAATTGGTGAAGGACTTCCCGTTTAACCGACTGACCGGGATCAGTTATTTCCCGGCCGTGAAGCCTGGAGACAGGGTGAATGTAGGTGATATGGTAGCTCACTCCAACTTCACGGACTCCAAGACGGGAGGGATTAACATGGGCCGCAACCTGAAGACCCTGATGATGCCGGCCCGAGGTATGTCTTACGAAGATGCATATGTTATCAGCGAATCGGCCTCAAAGAAAATGACAACGGAGCGACTATATGGATTCGACCAGGAAAGCAGACAGGGCGTCGATATTGGAAAGAACAAGTTCATTTCAACCTTTGCCCAGAAATTCACCAAGGACCAGGTGTCCAACATTGACGACGAAGGCGTGGTCAAGCCCGGCACCGTTGTCAGCAAGGGCGATCCTCTCATCCTCGCTGTTGGACCTAAACTCCTTACCTCCGCCGACGCACAACTGGGCAAGCTGCATAAAGTGCTGCGAAACGCCTTTACCGACAAATCCGTGATATGGGAATCCAACTATCCTGGTACAGTTACAGATGTGGCTATGACCGGGCATGGTGCCCGTGTGAACGTAAAGAGCATTCCGCCCGTTCAAGTCGGCGACAAGTTGTCCACACGGTTTGGACTGAAGGGTGTGGTTGGCCGTATTCTACCGGACGATCAGATGCCCCGGGATCTGGTAACCAATGACCCCTATGATATGCTGCTCAATCCTATGGGCGTGCTGTCCCGTGTGGCGCCAAATCAGATCATTGAAATGAATCTGGCCAAGATTGCCAAGAAGACCGGCCAGCCTATTCGTTTACCCCAGGAGCCTCCTCCAGAAGGTTGGGCTGCTTGGGCCAAGAAGCAAATGGATGCAGCTGGCATCAAGGAAGACAATGACATCTTCGATCCAGTTACGGGAAAGACCATTAAGGGCGTATCAGATGGGTTTGTGTATACAGCGGCATTCCACCACTTGGCGGAAAAGAAGCTGTCTGCCCGTGGAGAGTCGGGTGCCTATACAATCGACGAACAGCCAGCCAAGGGTGGATTCGAAGGCGCCAAGCGATTCAGCCAGATGGACGTGAATGCTACGCTGGCACACGGTGCGCCCGAAGTCATTCGGGACGTACAGTTGATTCGTGGTACCAAGAATGAAGAGTTCTGGAAGGCCCTGAAGTTGGGCCGGCCACTACCCGAACCAACAGTTCCTTTTATCTATGACAAGTTCCTCAATACGCTTCGAGCAGGTGGCGTCAACGTGCAGGAAAAGGGGGACATAGTATCGCTCATGCCTATGACCGATGCTGACGTAGATAGCTTGTCTAAAGGCAAACTGGAGAGCAAGCGTCCATTCGATATGGTAACGCCTGACTTTGAACCTATACCTGGTGGGCTGTTCGACATGGGCAAGACAGGTGGCATGAACGGCAATCGCTGGACCCATATCGATCTTGTTGAACCTTTGCCCAACCCTGTGATGGAGGAGCCTATTCGCCGAATACTTGGCTTGAAGGTACAGGAACTCAGGGATGTAGTTTCCGGCAAAGCATCCATCAATGGCTTGGCCGGTGGACGTGGACTGCAGGAAGCCCTAAAGAATATAGACATTGATGCTGCCATTGAAGAGCACAAGGACAAGGTCAAGTCGCTGCGTGGATCCAACCGTGACAATTCCGTAAAGGTATTGGGATATTTGTCAGCAGCGAAGAAGCAGGGTGTGCATCCTTCAGCCTGGATGATCACCAAGGTACCCGTACTTCCACCTAAGTTTCGACCCGTATCACGTATGGGCGACGTTGCATTGATTACCGATCTAAATGAGCTATATGCCTCAGTCATGGAAGTAAACAATAACATCCGTGACATGCGCAAGGTATTGCCGGAGAGTGAGACAGCAGAACAGAAAGAGTTGCTATATGATGCAGTCTCGGCCGCATTTGGTTTGGGCGATCCCATTACTACAGAAGGTAAGTCCAAGCGTTTGAAGGGCGCCATTCGTCAGATTATTGGGGCCAGCCCAAAGTCTGGAATGTTCCAATCCCGGGTTATCTCTAAGACTGTAAGCGATGTAGGGCGTGGCGTAGTAACGCCCGATCCTAATCTGGATATGGACAGCATTGGCATTCCAGAGGATTCAGCGTGGAGTCTCTATAAAGACTTTGTAATGCGCCGACTGGTACGTCGGGGTTATCCGTCCGTACGATCGTTGGAACTGATTGAGAAGAAAGATCCAGTTGCCAAGGAAATGTTGGAAGCTGAAATGGCTAGCCGGCCTGTATTGGTGGACCGGGCCCCAACGTGGCACAAGTTCAATCTGTTGGCTATGTATCCACACATTTCGGACGGCAATACTATCCGTGTATCGCCACTGGTGACCAAGGGATTCAACATGGACTTCGACGGCGACCAGGCCAACTTCCACGTTCCCGTGAGCGATAAAGCTGTTGAACAAGCCAAGAACAAAATGCTACCATCACGCAATTTGTTCAGCTTGACCGATTTGAAATCGGTACGTCACTCTCCATCCATGGAGATGACATTGGGTCTATATTGGCTGACCCGGGAAAAGACAGGTAAGGCACCGTTGCGGTTTGCTTCGCTTACAGATGCTAAGAAAGCATACCACGAAGGCAAGATTGGGTTGAACGATCCGATCACAATAGGAGCATAACATGACGGTAAAGCAAGCATACTTGTGTGGGTTTATTGAGAAACTGGCTGCTCCCCTGCTTGGCCTGGGATCATCTGATCCCCGGTTGATAAAGCAGATTGCAGATCAGCTACGTACGCTTATGCGAACCAACCCGATTGTTCCTCGTCCGGCATTACATCCAGCATACGCACAATTGGAGAACAAATACAGACCCGTCAAACTTTCGGACAGGTAAGTGAAATTCATAACTACGAACATGTGCACGGCCCGGCAGTACTGCCTGGTGTGCCGGCAGAAAGACGAAGGACGTGAATGGCGGACGCTGATAGGTCGCATTTACGAAACGGAAGGTATTGACTTTCCTTGTCCAAATGGAATGCCGTGGATTGAACAAGGACAGACATTCGATCCGTTTGCCGTCGAGGTAAAGCCCCAGATTCAGTTGCCGATGGACTACGGAAACCTGGGTGACCTGGTTAGAAAACACGCAATCGAACTGAAAAAGCTGTTGCCTGATAGCCGGCTGAATGTAGCTTTGGATGAAGTCATAGCCTCCGAGAATAGTGGTACCTGTACCGGTTGCGTGAGGGGAAAGATGTTGCGGAAACTAGGTGAATTCGTGCGGACGTTGCCTGAAGAAGAGAAGTTGGTTATCAGCAAGATAGTTGCCTATAAACCATAATGAGGCATACAATGTGTAAGTGTGGCGTAAACAAGCTGTGCTTGGTGCCGATAGATGCCCGGGATTCACATATTAAGCTTGCGTATTGGACACTAAAGGGTATAGATGCCTGCATAGCCGATAAGGTGAATGCATTGAACAGAGCAGGCAAGCTTACACGGTGTTCCTGTTGTGGGCACGGAAAGGTATCCGGAAGTATAATGCTGCACGACAACACGGTCATCTCAACAGGTATGGCTAAAGTTTAGCCTTGTAGCTGAATATACGTTTGAAGTATAGTATTGTTGAAAAAGGAGAAGCTGAATGAATAATGTAAATCGTTTGGACCGAACTCTGCTGGAAGAAGTCAAGAAAGCTTTTGTATCTATGCCTGGCGGTGCTGATCCCTCCATGGGTGCTGGACCTGTAGCTGGTGGCGGAATGCTTACCCAGGCACAAGCTTCTCCAATGGGCGGAACTCCGCCTATGGATCCTTCCATGATGGGTGGTGCTGGCGGCGGTGGGGCACCTATGGACCCCTCAATGGCCGGCGGTGGAGCACCTATGGATCCTTCCATGATGGGTGGCGCTGGTGGACCTCCACCTGATGCTGGTGGTGGAATGCCTCCTCCAGATGCAGGAGCTATGCCGCCTGATGCAGGCGCAATGCCTCCTCCTCAAAGTCAGATCACAATGTCTGTTCCTGATCTCATTAGTTTGATACAAGCTCTGGGCCCGGCCGGAGCCAAAGCGAAAACACCCAAAGCCGAAGGCGGAGGCGCTGCCCCAGCCGCTGGTGGCGGTAATACATCAGGACTTGAAGCCAAGATCGATCAGTTGACTCAGATGTTGGCTGGACTTGGCGGACCTGCTGCTGGTGGATCTGCTGGTGGTGCTCCGGCACAATAATGTCCGAACTAGGAAAAAGCCGAATAGTCGTTCGTGGGTCGAATATTCTCAAGCCGCCGTTGTTAGAGACTTCGGATGCCAGCATCATAGAATTCTACGACGGCTACAACGAATTGATGGCACTATTGGTGCGGGTGCTTTCAACTAATGCTTGGGGATTGGTAACCAAGAACGATCCAGACTGGAACGAAACCAAGATCCGTTACGGCTACATGAACGTATCGAAACCCTTTGGTGAAGTTATACGCACAGGACTGTGAGGTAATACTTATGGACAACCCACAATTGGGATTTACCCAAAGGCTCGATGTTGAATTGAAATCTTGTAGTATGCCATCGCACGATCCTCGAAGAGGTTCAACGGAAGAATTGATTCGTGACATGCATAGGATCCTCACAGGCAACGGAGACTTCAACCACGGTTTGATCTTCAAGGTGGCGTCTGCCAATACCAACCTGGGAATGCTACAGGAAAGTGTAAATGGTATGTCAACCAAACTAGATGGTCAGATTACAAAATGTCTGGCGATACAGAATGCCCACGCACTTGAGGCGGCAGAGAGGACGACAGTAGCCAAGGTAGGAAGAGCCATATGGGAAAACAAGTCCTTGATTTTTGTGATTGTTCTTGGAGCTTTAGTATACTGGGGAACTATTACCAAACAGGCAGCGGCGGGCATTGGAGAAGAAAAGCTGGCGAAGTTGGTTGATGCTCGAATAGAGAAAATTCTTCCCGGCGGCACTTCGTTATTGCCATCCAAACAGCAACCCAATCCAACCAAACAAATCAAGACACCTTGATGAAGCCTACCACCCTCGGACAAATCCTAGTCAATGACGCTCTTCCAGAAAAGTTCAGGAACTATGATCGTGTCCTGACCAAGGCAGAAGCAGATACGTTATTGACACAGATAGCCAAGGAAGTTCCCGATCAGTACAAGCATATTTCGTGGGAACTTGTACAATTGGGAAAGGAAGCTGCTTTCACAGAAGGAAGCACACTCAAACTATCCGATCTACAGCCTGTATTCGACAAGACTGATCTACTCAAGCATGTTGAACAGCAGGAGAAAAAGATCAAAGCCAGCAAAAGCATGACCGAGGAAGAAAAGCAGCAAGCCCTGGAAACAGTTTATACAGAAGTGCAGAAACTTATCGTGGATCAAACATATGATTCGGCTTTAGCCAACAACAATCCGTTTGCCATTCAAGTAAAGTCAAAAGCTCGTGGTAACAAGTCGCAGTTGACGGCACTACTGTCAACCCCATCTGTCTATCAGGATGCACAGGAACGCACCATACCGGTATTCATTCGTCGGAGCTATTCCGAAGGACTCGATCCTCACGAATACTGGGCATCTACATATGGCGCCCGCAAGGCCATTATCGCCACCAAGTTTGCAACCCGGGATGCTGGTGCGTTGGGTAAGCAGCTGGGAGTAGCTGTATCCAACTTGGTTGTGACTCAAGACGATTGTGGTACACCAGCCGGCATTCCGGTACCTACGGACGATAAAGACAATGTCGGAGCAGTTTTGTCCAGGAATACTGGACGCTATCCAGCCGGAACTGTAATTACCAAAGAAGTCTTAGCCGATTTGAAGCAGAAGAAAATGGACGAGATTGTTGTGCGTTCACCTATGACCTGTAGTTTGGCGGAAGGCGTTTGCAAACGGTGTGCCGGCTTACGGGAAGATGGAAACTTCCCACCAATCGGTTATCATCTGGGATTGAATGCTTCATCGGCTTTAGCTGAACGTATTGCACAGGCATCTCTTAATCAGAAGCATACAGGTGGACAACGTGATCCCAAAGGACACATCGTTTATGCTGGATTCGATGTGATTAACAACCTGGCCCAGGTTCCAAAGAATTTCCCAAATCGTGCTACAGTTGCAGAACACGAAGGTACAGTCGATAAGATTGAGGAAGCGCCACAGGGTGGTTGGAACGTAATCATTGATAACAACGCCCACTACGTTCCGGCCGATCGGCCATTGCTTGTGAAGGAAGGTGACAAAGTAGAGCAAGGCGATACGCTTTCCGAAGGTATTGTCAATCCCGCTGATGCGGTACGTTTGAAGGGTATAGGAGAAGGCAGACGCTATTTTGCTGAGCGGTTTACCAAAGCTTTCAGGGAATCAGACTTTGAAGTCAACCGAAGAAACGTTGAAGCTGTAGCCAGGGCATCCATCGATCATGTAAGCGTAGACGATCCAGAAGGCGTCGGTGACTTCCTGCCCGGAGACATCATTTCGTATAGCGGGGTTGCACATTCTTATCGTCCTCGTGCAGATGCCCAGCAGTTGGATCCAGCCAAAGCCAAAGGTATGTATCTGGAACAGCCCGCATTACACTATACGATTGGTACACGGCTTACAGGTAAAATGGCTGAGGCATTAAAGAAGCACGGAGTGGGTAGTGTAATCGTACATCCACAGCCTGCAGGGTTCAGTTCTACCATGGTTGGTGTAACCAAGGTTCCGGCGTATACAGACGACTGGATGGCCAGATTGGGCTCTACATACTTGGAATCCCGCCTACTTGAAGATGTTCAACGTGGTGCAAAATCCAACGTGCACGGGCTAGAACCGTTGCCTGGTATTGCGAAAGGTGTTGAATTCGGTCAGCCGAAAGGTTCAAAATTTACTTACTAGTGCTTGCAAATGGCTAGAAGCTTATGATATAAATAGAGTTGGCATATAGCTTGGATCAGAACAAGGAGCACCGTAACATGTCAAAGTTTACTTCGTTGCTAGCGAATCTGCCCGTCGGACTTACCAAGAACGCCGATATTGAAAGTCCAGATGAGGTACAACTGGAACAAGATTTTGCACGTCTGGCCTATACATTCCTCAAGGACCGGGCTGCAGGTTTGATTCCATATCTGTTGGGATTTGAAGTCGTCGAACGTGAAGAGGACGGATCGAAGGCCGTAGGAATGTTTGGTTTCAAGATCGGTAAGGACTATTACTACGTGCCGGCTTTCTTCGTGAACAACCAGATCAAAGGCATGGATCTGCTATTTTCGAAGAGCACTAATATGTTCGTGCCGCTTCGTGAGCCGTGGATCAACCACATCATCAATCGGCAGACCATTCAGTTGGGCGGACCTATTTCTGAGCCAGAGCCTCTTCTTCGCCGGCAGTTTGAGCGTCCCCGTTTCGACTTCCTGGCCACACCACCTACGTTTCCTACAGGTATTCCAAAGGCATCAGAAGTCAAGTCAGCTGAAGCTATCCAAGCTGGGTTCAGTGCTTGGAATGACTTGCAGCAAGCTATTATAGATTCCGTCGAAAAAGATGCCGAGTTTCAGAAGGCGTGGGCAGGTGCTATTGCTCGTCTGGAGGGCACACCGCTACCGTTCGAAAAGACGGCCGAAGGAAGCCGGTTGATCGATTGGATTGAAAAGAAGGGTGGAGTAAAAGCCGTCAACGTATTGTTCAAGACGATCACAGAGAATCCAGGATTTGCCAAAGCAGCGTTGACGTTCTATCCCAATATTGAATCCTTGTTCGTAACGAAGTTTGCTGCTGAACTGGCGCCAGTGAAACAAGCTGCGAAGATTACAGTGATCACTGAAAAGACTGATTGGGTAGACGGTAAGGAAAAGAAACGCTTGGTGCGGGACGGGTTTACTATCCACGATACACGGGAACCTTCGGAGAAGTCCGAGACCTACGAGGTGGATTATGTCAAACGCTTCACAGCTCCAGATAAACCGGGTTTGTACAACGTGCTGCTACGTAACGGTGGGACGACACAGGCTTGGGTCTTCATGCCCTCTGCAGCGGCAAAGAACAAGTATTTGCTCGTTGTCGATACCGACGCCAAGAACTACTTCATGGCCGAACCCGGAGCACTATTTGTCCGAGATTCAGACATTATCGAAGGTCCCAATGCTTACTCAAAGGCCATAGATTTGTCTGATATGAAGATTGGGCACAAGTACATTATGATCAATGCCCACGGGGAAGCATCTGTGCCAGTTGAAATCCGAAGCATCGTTGCTGAAGACGGTAAACGCATAAAGATGCACGTATACCATTTGAGTGGACCAAAGTATGAACGCCCAACTTACGGGCACGACTTCTCCACGCTGAAGACACACAGCAATATGGAACTGCAGAACGGGCCTGGCATTTGTGATCGGGACTACATCCAGTTGGCTGACTATGAAGGCCGCAACTTGGCACAGGCTGGCCGTGATACAATCATTGTTCCAAGCAATTGGAAAGCATTGGAGATTCAGCCGGGCAACAAGGACATGGAAAGTTATGAGGCCAAGAACGTACAGGAAGACATGTTCCAGCCTGGCTCACAAACTGACGTAATGGATGCTTTGGCAAAGAACGCCTTCCACAAGGTTACGGTTGGATCCGATGACAAACTAGAGTATTACATCCAGATGGACGATAGCTTCGTGGACGGTAAGCCCATGAACTATAAGACAGCCATGGTTCGACTCGTATCCAAGTATGGCCTGGGTGTGGATGATTCAGAAACCATGCTCAAGGAAGCCAAGGATAACTTCAAGTCCAAGCGTCTCGTCAAGTTTGCACAGAGCCCAATGGTTGGTGTATACATGCCTCCAGAACAGCCTGTGACATATGGAATAGACGAGTTCAGTGGCGTAACAGAACAGCCGGCGCAGAATCAGTTTATGCATGGCCAGATGACCGGCGTAGTTCCTCCACAGAACACAATGCGTCCTGGGTTCAACATTGGTGGTGAAACAGCCATGGACCTACAGGCAGCAGGGTTAGGCCAGGAAGCCGCAGGCGCCGGGCAGAAACAAGTATTCGACCACTCTACAATCGGGGGGCTGTCCAAGGTCTACGATTCCGGTGCAGTGATTGATTCCTATGTTCCGGAACTGATGAAGTCCTTGGACCGTTTGGGACGTATCCTGTTCTTGTTCTATTGGAAGAACGAAGAGTTTACAGAACGCTATGGCAACGAAGACATGGCGGAAATGGAAGATACCATTCGGGGCGTGTTCAAGAGCTTTGGCGACCTGGTACTGCAGCTTCGTGAGAAGACCATTGGTTCCGAGGAATCAACGAACACGATCATATAATGGAAATAGGTACTAAAACCGACAATGTTGTGGTTTGGACCCCATACGATGCGCTGTATCCGCAATTCGATTCAAGTTGGCGACATGGCGTGGCAAAAGGCATGGTCGACCATTCGAATTGGATATGTGCACTCCCAGAAATTGGTAAAGATCCTTGGGTCAGGGATCTCAAGGACTATTTGGCTCAGTGTCGTAAATGGGGGCCTGATAGTTGTTTGGATAAAAGACTTTGGCCTTACCGCTATGTTATGGCCTGGCATGATCCAGGAAATTTGAATCAGATACGCTTTCGTTTGGAAGCGTTGTTGCTGACTGGAGCACCGTTCGATGTTATCAGCATGGACCTATCAGGTGGAGAATTGCCACCACAGCTATTTCAGCTCTATGAAAAGATTTTCTTCAATGTCAGGGACAAGGACGGCCGGTTGCACGAATCCAGTTTCATTAGGATGAATGCGGCGCTGCCTGGAGGCCAGGCGTTGGATCGGAATACCCCGGCTGATGTGCTGTGGAAGTACATTGGCATGCGTTACGGGTATACCGGGTTGGTGTGGTACTGGGGAATGCCCAATCCACACGGTAAATTGGAACACGATACGTTGATTATGGACGAGTTATGGCGTACAGCCCAGGCTATCATGATGGAAAGCGTGTTGCGACGAACCATAAATAACTTTGACCTGAACCACAATTTAGGCCAATATATAGATTATCAGCGTATGAGACACGAAACCGGAAAATCGACCGCAAAAGAAAATCAGGCCGAACTTGTTCTGTTGCAAGTCCTGCAGAAGTTTGCGCCCACTATGTTGGCAGCAAGCACCGAAATTGATAAGCAGCACGAGCGCACGGAGGCTATACGTAATCGACTGGCTGCCCAGGCGAATGTGGCGCAGCAGGTCATACCTGATTTTGGTAAGGATGTCGGGATGATTGGAATTGACAATTACATCAAACAGCACTTCAAAGAGGCTGATCCGCAGAAGTAAGGAGCAAACTCATGCCAGTACCAACGTTCAAAGAATCATTGATGAATGCACTGCATTCGTCGGTTCGTTATTTCAATGAAGGGGTAGATCCGAACCGGGCCGTTATCAAAGCGGCACAGGATTTTGATTTCAATCCTGATCAGACTACTCGTTTGGTGGAAACGTTCAACACAGCCCGTACGATCTATCATTATAAGAGTGCTGCCGATCGTACACTGCCATTCAGCATTGCTGACTCTGCAGTAGTAATTCCTGCCATTTTCGAGACGAAGAAAACAGCAGAAAAACCGTCTCAATCTACGCACGATTATTCGGGATATGAAATTCCTGAAGCCGATTATCGTGACAGTACGATGATCAAGGCTTCCGTTGGTGTGAATGATGTTGATATCCCTGCACCTCGTGAATATCTCGATACCAACCTGAACTCACAGGGCATTCGAGCCATGGAGATGATCCGGACACAGCGCAAACTGGCGGAAGCAGCCCGTGATGAATCTAGGGTCCATGCTACCAAGGCAGCCACAATTTTCACAGCCGTGGCTAATGAACTGTCCCGGGGCTACGAAGAACAATGCCAGGATAAGTACAACCGTCTGGTTGGCGGTTACCAGAAATATGCATCCAAAGACATGGTAGAGTTCTGGAACCCAGTATTGACCAAGCTGGGTGAATTCATGCCCAAGTGGATGGTCAAAGGCGCCGAGGCCGTAAAAGAGGAAACGGTATATGATGATCGTGATCTTACGGCGTATACGGACTTGTTGAAAGAAGCCAAGGGGCTTATGGAGATCGAAGCTGAAATGTTGGCCGTGGCCAGTGTCCTGGAAAAGGAAGCTTCTGATTTCGAACGGGAATGGATGGAAGCAATTGCTCCCGTTCTGCCAAAGGTGACTAAGAAGGAGGCCGCCTCCCTCACGGATTTTATTGATTCTCGTCTGCTGAAGGCGGCAGACGAGACTGTTTCTACCGAACGTGATACCCAAAGTTGGTTGACGGGTGAACCGGTCAAGATCAAGACGCAGAAGACGACAGGTAAGCCCAGTGATTCCGTGGTAGGCAAGGCAATGACTGAAGCTGTTACTGAACCTGTATCCGGTATGGTAGGCACGGGCATTGATTCTGCTTTGCGGAGTATAGTGATGGCGCCCTCCAAGAAACAGAATGTACAGTTGTCTGAACGTCTAAAGAACGTGCAGCGCCAGCTCATACTTGAAGATTTGATGACCAATGATCCAGTATTGAGCGAAGAGAATCCCGAGACCGTATCACAGGCGTATTCAGCTGTGCTGAACATGGCGCCGGAGCTGTCTGCCAATAAGGAAATTGTGCGGGCCATTCTTCGCCAGGCCGTTCATTCCGTGGCTATCAGCCCATTCGAAGCTGAGACCTGGACCAAGCTGGAACAGAATATTCGCAACATAGCCGGGAAGACAGATGTTCGTGGCCGGCCGATAGAAACTGGGGGAGAACGCAAATGAAGATTCGCACCTTTTACAGACTTGAAAACGATGTTTACTCCGTGAGTATCTATACTCAGGATTGGAGTGAGGGAGATAAGAATTTGATGCAGGAGTTTGGTGAACCTCAGATCGATCTTGGTGGTACCTTTGGTACAGGACCTAACACCTTCACATTACCCAATCGTTTGGCAAGTATTCTTACCAACAGCCCGTTTACCCAGAATTTTGATTCTCGTGATTATCCGACAACTCCGACAGCCGAGGATTGTGCTAATACGTGGGCGACAACAATTGCATCCAGATTAGCGTCTGCTGTTACAACTCTTCGTGCCAACGTTGACGACTATAGTCGGGAAACTGTGGAGACAGTCTGATGAAAGAAAAATCTGCTCAAGACTTCATGGAATCTATGCGCCGTGGCGTATCGCAGGTTCCTGGTATGGCTTCCCAGGCTGGCGGGGCCATAAAGGATTGGTACAAGAATTTGAATCCAGATGCCCGCAATGCTGTCATGCGTGGTTTGATGGGTGCTGGCATTGGTGCGGGGGTGACAGGCGGACTTTCTGCTTTGTCCCCACACGATCCCGAAGAAAAACGGCCTATAATGGGCCCGGCATTGATAGGTGCTTTGATGGGCGGCGGCGCCGCAGCCGGCATACCTTATGGCTTGAAACTACTGGCCAATAAGGCGCAGTTGCCTGGGGAAGAAAGCCGTCCGCTTGGGGCAAACATACTCGAAAAAGCAACAGGGCCTATTTTTACCCATCCTGCAACAACAGCCGGAGCCGCACTCGGAGGTGGAGCTCTTTATGCAGCCGGAAGAAAAGTCAAAGGTGAAAAACCAGGAACATACGTTCAGAGTGAATTGGGAAGAACGTGGGAATCAACTAAGGCACCTGTTGTTTCCAAACCTTCAATAGTCGAGTTGGCAAATAAGCTTAAGACTATGTATCACGGGGAAAAGGGGGAATTGGAAACTATGTGGGAATTGGCTTCTCGTTCCCCATCCGAATTGTTATCGTTGACTGTGCACGAAGATCCTACAATAAGAAATGTTGCCAAAACTATACTGTCGAATAAGGCTAAGCAATTGGCAAATCCTCAGACCTATACATCAGCGGCTAGGAAAGCACCCGGACAAATAACTCGGGGAGCGTTGGATTTGACTCGACGAATTAGGGATACCTGGAGGGCTAAGCCCGCAGGTAGAGCGTCCATGTTGGCGATTCCTGGAGGTATGGCCGCAGGAGCACTTCTGGATAGATATCTCAAAGGAGAATACTAATGATTAAGTTGATTTACTCATCGGCGTTTGACACAACCGTGGACGTTGGTATGCGGTTGATTGAGGATCCTAGACAACTTAGCAAGTCTGCTTCAACAGTGTTTGATTGTGACTATGATACGATAAAGCCCGATAAGGATCACCTGGGGATTCATTTGGTGGCCTTGGGTGACTTCGAGCACTATGGTATCAATCGCAATGGGGACGGATTCCCGAAAGCAGCATGCGCTAAGTATCACGATACGTTTGTAAAGAATGGCGCTCTTTTCCGTCATCACCGCAATAAGGATCGTGAAGCCCGTTTGGGACAAGTCGTAAAGTCAGCTTACAATGAGCCAATGGGACGCATCGAATTGTTCATTCATGCACATAAGGAAAAGGCTCGTGATGAATTGCAGAAGCTGGCGACTGAGGGTGATATCCCATTCAGCATGGCTTGCAAAGTAGCTTTTGATCGGTGTACAGTATGTAACACACTTCGGAAATCCTCAAAAGATCCAGATCAGTGCGAACACGTACTCATGAATTTAGGTAAGGTGGCCGACGACGGCAAAGTGACTGGCACCCAAAACGATGAACCTAACTTCTTTGACATCAGTTTCGTAACACGGCCGGCTGACCGGATTGCGTGGCATCTAAAGGCCGCATCCAACGAGATCATTGATTCAGTAAAACTGGCAGAAGCAGAAGGAATCTGGGTGCCAGATCACCTCGTCATTGTATCCCCGGAAGCACAGGACAAGTTGGAACTGTTGAAGAAGTTGGCTGAGGAAGAACTCCACTATAAAGGCAGGGTTTGTGGTTGGATTGGTGCCACTGCCCGTCAACGCTACGATTGGGAGCTTCGAAAGGCAGCATCAACTCCAATGGATGACAAGTTGATTGAGGAATTACGTAAGCATGAACCCAAAGACGTCTTTTACAAATTGGCGTCAAAGGGCATCATCATGGATGTACGTTCTTTCTTTAAGTATGCCATGGGTTTGGATTTTGGTGATATCGCCGGATATGTGGATCAGGTACAGAAGCGAGCAGGAGGCGTATATACCCGAATGGTTGAATCCGGCCGTTGTCAGGAAGCATGCAACGATCGATTATTCGATGTTGATGTTTCTACCGGCGGTAACGACGTGCCGTCTATTACGACCAAAATAGCAGAGGAACTTACATTAGTTGGTCCTTGTATGGAACAACGCATTATCGAAACAACGATTAAGTATGGTGAAGAATTCAAACCACAGATAGTGGTTGACACGAAACACGAAATAGAGTCTAATGATACTTTGACGGTAGATGCATTGGCTGAAAAATATGCTGCCTACAAATTGGCAGCCATTCAGGCCGTGCGAGCTATCAATAAGAATACTGATACGGATGCGCTGATTGCGATTGCGGCAGCGCAGAACTTGTTCACTAACTAACGGAGATAGATCCATGTCAACAATGCAGGAAATTCTCGCTTCTACACGTAAACTTATCGAAGTCAAGAAAGCAGAGTTCAATAGTACTCTGAAGAAGGCTGACGATAAGGCACTGAACAACACAGGGGCGGGCGATGATAGCCCAATCACTCGTGGTCATGCGTTGGATGCTACGCAGTCAGCGCTTGAACCTACAAAGAAGCCCTTGATTACTTCTGATGCTATGACAGCACAGCCTCCTTCGGACGGTAAAGGCACAAAGGCTGATCTGAAGGGCAAGAACGAAGGCAACGTGACAGACCGTGCTGACAAGTTGGAAGCCGGCGATGCCGTTCTGGAGCCTAAGAAAGAGCCCTTGATTACATCAGATGCAAAGGCCGATCCCGAAGCAGGAGCCTCGGGTCAGACAGCAAAGCAAGCCACAGCAAAGTTGGCCAATGAGATCCTGAAGGACATTCGGGAATATCAGCAGAAGCAAGCTGCGCCGAAGGCTAAGCAGGACGTGAAAGCGGATGCAAAAGTAGCTTCGACGAAGAAAGCTGATCCAGATCCGGACCCCGATCCAGATCCCGATCCAGATCCGGACCCTGATCCCGATCCAGATCCGGACCCTGATCCAGGCAAGGGAAAGAAAGGCAAGAAGGTTGTAAAAGAGGAAGATAAGAAGGAAGCTTCTGGTCCTCAGCTTGAGTTGACAACTGACGTGTTGGCCAAGATTGCCTCGATCGTACTTTCTTCTGAAGAAGGTGCACAGTTTGTGGAAGGCCAGCTTGCCAAGGCAGCCGGTGCAGAAGCTGCACAGGAGACTTTGGCTTTTTTGGCAGAACAGTCCGAACTGGCTGAAAAACAGGCTGCTTTCGAGCAGGGTCAGGCGGACGCCGAAGCATTGATTCAGCAAGCGCTGTATCAGGCCGGTCGGGAAGCGGGCCAAAAAGAAGCAGCGGCAGCTCAACAGAATAAGTTGATGGCGGGTCTGGGACAGAAAGTTGCCCAGGCAGGCATCGATGAAATGATGGGCGCTGGTGCTGCTCCTATGGAAGGTGGCGCTGGTGGAGCCGGCGGACCGGATGTTGGCGCCGCAGAACTAGCTGGTGGAGCTGGTGGAGCTGGTGGCGTTGGTGGAGCCGGCGAAGCTGGTGGGGAAATCACAGAAGAAGATCTGATGATGGCTCTTCAAGCATTGGTGCAGGAAGGCACAATTCAGCCCGAGGAAGCTCAGGCGGTTGTGGAGGCCTTGACGGGCGGCGGAGCGGGTGGTGAAGCGGCAGGAGCAGCTCCTGCAGCAGCCCCTGAGGCAGCTCCTGCGGAAGCACCAGCTGCAGTAGGTGGTGCAGAACACGAGGCATCTGAAACTCCTGAAAAGGAAAAGAAAGAAGAGAAGGAATCTTCTGAAAAGTCAGTTGAGAAGAAAGCCGCTGCTCTTCTGGATGCCATCCGTCAGGTCCGTGCAAGTCGTAAGTAATTGATAGGTCCTACTTAAAGGAGGGCCTAGCTATGGACCAGGATACAAAGGCCATTATGACAAAGGTAGCTGCGTACATCGAAAGTACGCAACCTTTGCTTGACAAACAGAACGAAACGAGAGACAATTTTCTTAAAAGGGCACACCAGGTAGCTGGTGTCCTGGCGAACAGGGGGCTAATCTCCCACGATGCCATCGAGGCATTCGTCGAGAAAGTAGCCTCTGACGAAGGTGAAAACGAGGTCTGGAAACTGGTGGAAGTGCTGGCCAGCGCAGTAAGACCCGACGAGTTCGGGGCAGTTGCAAAGGTAGCGGCTTCCGGTAAGATCACGGATCCTTTTGAGAGGCTTGTACTCTTTGGGGATGCGAGAGCTGAAACCAGAGTTTCAGGTATGGTAGACTAACAACTAAGGAGCAAAACCATGGGATGGTTTAATGTACTGAAGGGTGCGTATCCCACTTTGCAGCAGATCGACAAGACCTTGGATGTCGGTGCTCGCACGGTAGGAATTGTGCGTGGCTCTCTCATGTATCAAGCCTCCACCAACGTATGGGCGCTCGCCGGTGCGGGAGACGATTCGGATGCTGAAAAGTATCTGTATTTCGCTCTCCAAGCACAGACAGACCTGGTAGCAGGTATGGCGGGTACCATCGGACAGGGTGTGGCTGGTGGCGTAGCCCGGGTAACGGGCCTCGCAGTGGGAATGCCATTCGAGTTCGAAACAGATCAGTTCGTAATGCCGGCTTCGTATTACATCGGTCAGTTGCTGACCGTGGCGAATGGCGGCAAACTGGCCGATCACTCATCGGGGAAGAATTGCGTGGCGCAGGTCACGAAGGCTGTATTCTCCCGTTACGTCAACGATGCAGTGGCGGTTACAGGTTGGAGAACTGGTGCCAATGTAAACGTGCTTACAGCACGTACACTTTGGATTCCTAAATTGGTGGCGTAAGCCTCTAAAAGGAGTATAGATACAATGGATACACAGAATGTACCAGTATCAGTCATCAATGCGAGAATCCTGGAGCACCTGGATCGTGATGAGGTAAAGAAGGCTCAGGACGCTGCTACGGATTACACCCGTATGCAAGTCCGTGAAGAGTCTTTTGCCTTCAAGATTCTTCCGCCTGAAAAGGCGACAGACGACATGCTCGATAGAGATATCGACGAACGTCTGCGTATCATCTGGGAAAAAGAACCAGACAACCCACCTTCTAAGTGGGTGCCTCTGCAAACGATTCCGGACGGTGAATATATCACGGGAAGCCGTTATATCATTCCGTTCGCTCGTGTTCTGACTCCCAAGTTCGTAAAGGACATCGATGAGTTGCGTACTTATCGGTTGGACATCCGCAAGATTCTGACCGACAACTCGATCAAGGACGCTTTGGCCGAGATCGACAGCAAGTTCATCGCCACGGTCAACTCGATCGTACGGAATACGATGAGTGGTGGAGCTGGATCGCCTCAGAAAGAGACGAAAAAGGTCCAGTGGATCGACGTGACGGATCCGTTGAATCGTCAGTCCTTTGCGGAAGCAAAGAAAATGCTGCCTCGTGGCAACGCTAACGGCAAGTACCGTCTGCGCAACTACATCGCTCTGATGAACGATGTAACCGCACAGGACTGGCTGAAGCTTGACAGGTTGGCAGTCGGCGGTGATCTGGCCCAGGACTTCTTCAAGAACGGTCTGACAACAGATACGTTCTTCGGCGTGAAGGCAATCTTCACGATCAAGGATAACCTGGTTCCAGATAACTACGTGTACTTCTTCGCAGCACCGGAATTTCTGGGCAAGTGCTTCTACTTGACAGACTGGACGATGTTCATGAAGAAGGAAGCGTATTTCATCGAAATGTTCAGCTACTGGCTGGGCGGATTTGCATTCGGTAACATCGCAGGATGTGCCCTTTGCCGGTTCAATCAGTAAGTACTGGATTCGGTGAAGTTCAAACACGAATATATCGGGGAGCCAGGACAGCCTGGCTCCCCTTTTTAATCGAAAGCCATGCTTTGAACTTTCCATCCTTCGCTAGAAGGTGATCGATGCTATGACAGTTAGGGCAAACAACTTCTATGTTTATTGGATCGTTGTTGCTATGGTTTCGATCTTTATGATGTCGTTCCAAAATTTCAGGATATTTGTCAAAACCGCAACGGTCACATTCGATCATTTGTGTTCGAGGAACCGTTTTGGCAGGATCTGTTTTTCGAATATACCCTACGAACCGGTGAAGAGATCCACAACGCCGAGAACAGTATCTATGGGTTTTTCTGGAAGTTGTAAATATCTTATTACAGTATTCACACGTTTTTGTTATGAGTGGTTTTCGCAAGCGTTGAGTTCGGCATTCTTGACTACAACAGAATTGTTTCGAACTACTAGGAACAGTTGCGAATTGTTTACCACAAACAATACAGTTCTTTGTTATTTTCGTAAGTATCTTTCCACGTCTGGAAGCAAAACTTGGCCGGGCACAGGCAATAGAACAGAACTTGTTCTTAGATGTAAATTCCTTGTTGCATGTCGGACACCTTTTAGTTATGATGTTCTTGCGCTTGAAAAGGCCGGCGCACTTTCGTGAACAGGCTCGTTTGTGAGGATGCTTGGAATCCACAAACGGAAGATGACAGGTGATACATAGTTTAGTAGTTTTCATGATAGGAGATTACCAGTATGCCACTAACAAGTAAAGGTAAAAAGATACTTTCTGCTATGGAGCGCCCGGAATCTGAGGGCGGCTATGGTACTAAGAAGGGTAAGGAAGTATTCTACGCTTCGCAGAACAAGGGCACCATCGAAGGTACGCACAAGACCAGTGAAGTACACAGCCCACAATGGCTTGAAGGATTTACCAAAGCCGCCAACGATTTAGGTCTGACAGATCCGGATCAGGTTGTAGCACTATTGAAGACAGCACAGCGTTTGCACTTCATGCATACGCATCCTGATGCTTTTGACGCCGGCTATACAGCTGAGATGACAAAGAAGGGAATGAACAAAGAAGCCGGTCCTTGGGGTGCTATGAAGACTTTGGGTCTTTTGGGCGCCGGCGCAGCGGGCATGGTGGGAGCACAGGCCGCAGGACGTAACATGGGCATACGGCCATTCAATCGTCAGCTTTGGACAGTCGAAGATTTTCAAAATGCTGCAAAAGAATATCAGGACATTGCCGGCCGAGTACGTCCGCATACGAGTCCGTTTGGAATGATGGGGCAGCAGGGTATGTACGGTGGCCCGAATCGCATGGGTTATTTCTCTCCGACCGGCGGCTACTACACCAGTCCATACTAAGCTAAGGTGCAGTCATGGCAGAGCCAGTACCTCTCGGTAACAAGGGGTACATTACCGAGCTGGATATTCGAATCTGGCTTAGGGATAATGACCCCGATGCCAACAATCTAATCAAGGACTATGAATTTTCGCCCGAGGAAATTCGTACAGCAATGACCTTGGTTGTAGATCGTTGGAACGATACTCCGCCACACTTAGTCAATCACAACTTTACCATCAATACATTTCCCTATCGCAGTGCGTTTATTCGGGGTACTGCCGCCAATTTGTTGTTCATTGCTGCCAATCGCTTTCGTAGAAATTCACTGAAGTACAACGTGCCCGGGGGTGTAGTGGCTGATCAAGAGAAGTATCAGGAATACGATTCAGCCGGCGAAAGACTGTGGCAGGATTATACACAGTGGATATTCAGCGAAAAGCGGTCGATTAACATGGAAGAAGGATTTGCAGTGGTTCACTGATGAACGACGTGTTCACACAATTCCAAATCCTTCCGGGGTATGCTACCGGTTTTACGTTCACGTGGGCAATTACTCAGTCTCTTACCGATCCATTACCCTGGAAGTTCTACATTGACGAAGGTCCCTCAAGCGTGGGTCCATGGGACACTATTTCTCCTGCTTTAACCAATCTCTATTCCTGGTTCGACGGCAAGAAGAGAGTCGTCAACAAGGATCCTGTCCTGTACTTCAGGATAAGACTACAAACACCGAAAAACGAATACATATCCTTCATCAAAACACCGTACGCTGACGTGACCCGTCGTGAATACCTTATTGTTCAAGACATCATGCGGCGAGAACTTCTGCAACAAAAAGACATGGCGGCCGTTCCAGGTAAGCTATGGATCAGGGCGACGTTTGGTCCAAAGTGTCCGTACTGCAAAGATCCGGTGACTGGTGAGGTAACATCGTCGAACTGCAAGTATTGCTTGGGTGTGGGCCGGCTGCCGCCCTTTAATGGTCCTTATGACATGTGGGTTACATTCTCGCCCACACAACGAAACTTGGAATTGAAACCGGACGGCACCGGCCTTGCCCAACCTTACACCTGGTACCTGCGCATCATTGGAACTGTGCTTGCAAAAGATAATGACATCGTTATTGATACTCGATCCGATAAACGGTATATTGTTGATGGGGTAAATAACGAATTGGAGATTCGGCGTGTACCTGTGATTCAAATGGCACATGCACGAGAGTTACCGGTAAGTGATCCTCTGTATCGTTTGGGAACCTCTGCACAAAGCGAGGAAGGTTGCGTTTTAGATAATGTCTGATCCAACTGCCAGATTAGCATCCAATACCCCGTTGCCCGTCAAAGACGAACGGCTGATGCCAGAGGGTATTTCGGAAAAGGTAGATATGCTATGTCATATCCGGAAGACACCCGTTGTATTGTATGGTATCTTCCTAGAATTGACTCGACAGTTTTACTCCAATGCCGCTAATCTATCCAACGACGTTTGCGCTACCTGGGACCCCGATCCAGCCAAGACTCAAATATGGCTTGATACAGAATACAATTGGGACGAGGCGGTAGTAGAATTTCGTCCAGCAATCTATATCAAGTTGGGGCCTATAACCTATGCCTCGATTACCGGAAGGCATGACAGCCTTTACAGCATTGATCTTGAGCAAGGCGAATATCATTTTACACGAAGTGGAACAGGCACTGCCATGTGGGTTCACGTTGCCACAACTAAATCCGAAGCCGTAACGCTTTCAGGCACAACATTGGACTACTTGGATGCGTTTTCCAAAATCATCAAGGAAGATTTCAAATTTCAAACGTTTGAACTCGTCCAGATGGGTAGTTTGGAGACAGAAAAGGAGTCCAGAGAGAGATACAGAAGTACGGTAACAATGTCGTTTTCATTCCAAGATGCCTGGTCCTTGAAGCTGGAAAGTCCGAAGTTAAAGAGAATAGTCTTTAACGCTGGACAAGCTTTGTTGGATCGTGGTATATTGTGATGATTGAATGTTGAAAATTAACTCGTAAAGGAGTATTGAAATGCCATACGTTCTACCACAAGTTCAGGTATTCCAGGAATTCCGTGTTCTTCCCTCTGTCGTGGTGAGGAACCTTAACGCCTTTGTGTTTGGCCCGCACTATCAGCTGTTCCGCTATGAAGAAGCAGCTGAGAAAGCATTGATCGGCCTGGGGGCATACGACAAGAGCAACGACACGGATTATTCTTATCCAAATTTGCCAAGTGGATCAACCGTTGATCAAAGCTACGTAAAGCTCTACATGGAAAACGTGTGGGCGCAGTACGCAGCCATTTCGGCAAGCAGCGCCAATCCCCTTAACGTAGTCAGCACAGCTGAGCTGAACAAGCTGCGTGCTGCACCCGTAATCGGGGCATGCGTAGTTGGCACCAACGGCGGATCACCCATTGCGGGTGTAAATCCCGTTTCTGGTGGGTATCTTCGGGCTGGCGTCACAGCCGCAGAAGACTACTATATGTGGCCTTACGGAGGTTGGGATGGCGGAGCCAGTGCATGGTCGGCTTCCAAGTTGGTTATGGCTGTGGACAGTGCCGCTCAGCAAGGCCGCATGAAGTTCCTGACCAACACGGGCGCCAATGGCACATTCGTTGTTACAGGCAATGCTACGATGCCTCATTGGGATATTGGCCCGGCCGGCATTCGTCTTCAAATGGTAGCAGGTGTCGACAACGACATCCACGCTCCGGTTAAAGTCACTTTCGGTGATGGCGCCGGCAACGAATTGCTTGTTGAATTGGACGAGAGCAAGATGGCCACGCTAATTAACTGGGCCATCGATCTGCAGAAGCCAGTAAAGATCATAATCAACCTGGCAGCAGGAACAACGTCTATAGTTTGGGAAGCAGTTGCAGGCAGCAAAACGCTGACCGTTAATCTGAAGCCGGCAGACGCAACAACGTTGAACGGTTTGAAATCGGCGTTGGAAGGTATCAGCACTGTTGCTACCTACTTCAACATCACGTTGACTGGTTCAGGCACGGGTGTTGTTAGTACAGCTGTAGATCAGGTTGGTACGGACATTTCGGCCGCAACGACTACGTTACTGCGTGATTCGTTCCGTATTCACGTCACGCCGAATCCTTACGTGTTCAAGACGGCAAACGGAGTCAATCACTCCGTACAGTTCTTCAACCGTGATGTGCAGGTCGGCGATCGGGTACGCTATACAGTAACGGACGGCAGTTCGGTGGTTCATACCGGTACAACCAAGGTTGTAGGGTTTGAAGCCGATCCGGCACTGGCCTATCTGGGCGATCCTACTCCAAAAGATACGAATGCAGCATCACAGGCTGCTGACGATCTTTCTGCAGTGGTTGCTTCGCTCGTTCCAGCAGCAGGCAATGCCCGCACAATGGATAACACAGGTGCAGGCGTTATTGCATTGGATGGTACAATCCAGCAATACCCGGTCGATTTGAAGAACGGTGTATTGAGCGAGAGCGTTACGATCACGATTACCAAGGACGGTCTGAAGGACGTTGCTGAAGCCACGGTTGAAAGCGCCAGCGGAAACTATGTTCGTACAGGCGTAAAGATCGAAACTGGAGTCGGTGGCGATGATGGCGAAATCTACGTCGGACAGAATATGGTTGTGCGTTTCGTCCAGGGCGGAACCGATCCGGATGCAATATTCCAGGTTGGTGACGTCTATACGCTTGATCCCAAAGTCAAGGGCGGATACACGGTAATTGATAACCGCTTTGTGGTCAAAGGTGGCGCATATGCGGGTCCGATCGATACTACCTATGTAGTTGAAGTCGTTCGTGGTGGAGTATTCAACCGGACAGTCAACGTGATTAAGGGTCTGCAGGACCCCTATCCCGCTGTAGCGGTGCTCAGTGCCAGCGTAAACTGGGATGATTGGTTGGGTGGTGATGTGGACGACGAATACGTATTGGTCTGCACATCAGCCGGTGACATTGCCAGTGCACAGTTCCACCTTAGCTCGCAGTTGGGCGAGTTGGAATCTGGCATCGTATTCGGTGTAGCAGCGACGGACATTGCCTTGGGTGATAAAGGCTTGATGGCACAGTTCGATGTTGATGATACCTTTTCAGTAGGCGACTACTGGATCATCAAGGTAAACGGCTGCCGTCCCCAGGTTAAGATATTCGATACGGCCGGCGTGGACACTGGTGGTTATTTCACAGTGGAAGCCGGTGGTGTATTGGATCTGGGCGGATACGGCGGAACCATAACGTTCGAGGCAAACCTGAACGAATTGGGTGGTTTTGCTCCGGATGGTGGTCTGGTTGTCGGAGACGTATTCTACGTCGAAGCGGTTGCAGCAACTGACGGAGCAATCCGGACGTTGGTGCTTGCAGACGATCTGCCTTCAGAAGCAATCCCGGGTATCGACTCGGCAACAGATATGACCAATACAGCGCCCGATAAGTTTGGTTCGTGGTTGTATCTCGTACAGGCAACCACGGCGATCGAGTCTGAACGTATTCAGTCTCCGCCAGATTACAACTGGTTGGCTGATGCTGGTGGCATAACCGTCTATAAGAACCTGCAAGTTCAGGATTCTTCTTGGACGAATTTGCTTGGCGAGATGATGTGGATGAATGTCTACAGTGCTGATATGTACGTTGAGTACAGAGCATTGCTGTCAACCTACACAGATACGCTGCATTTCATTGCAGACATCGCCAACGTGCCAACAGAGTTGGGCACCGTATCTCCGGATAATCCGTTGTCACAGGGTGTGTATAACGCTCTAAGCAACAGCGGAAACCGTGGCGTATGGTACATGGGTGTTCCAAGCGTTGACCTGGCTGGTTTCAGCACGGTGCTGGATCGGGCCTCGTTGACTGATGAGGTTTATAACTTCGCTCCGTTAACACGAGATATGCAGATTCTCGATGCTGTAGAAGCGCACGTCAACGACATGAGTTCGGAATCGAACAAGCGTTGGCGTATTGCCTTCGTTGGTACAGATATGCCAACGATTCATGCGGTCTACAACAAAGCGGACAATCCGGTCAACAAGGAATTCTATGCTTTGGTCAGCGATGATCCAAGCGTTCCTGGTACCCAATACACAGTGGTAACGTTCGTTCCGGCTTCTGGTGAAAGTTCGCCTTACACGAACTGCTTGGCAGACGTGAAGGCTGGTGACAAGGTCCGGATCAACTTTGCTACCGATGCATGGGGTACAGCCAGCTATGAGGAATACACGGTGGCTTCAGTTTCGTCCAATACGCAACTGAAGTTGACAACGGGCCTCGCAGCCCCGGTGATCGTGGCAACAAAGATTGAAGTATGGCATCCATACAGCGTGGCTGAAATGGCTACAGCTGTGGCAGCCATCTCGTCTGGGTTTGCCAACCGCCGCATGTATCACGTCTTCCCGTCTCGCTTGGGCGCCTTTGGTGTCCAGGAGACAGCGGAATTCGGAGCAGCAGCAATTGCAGGGCTATGCAGTTCAGTGGCTCCGCAGCAGGGTCTAACGAATATCGAAGTAAACGGATTCGATGATCTGCCGATGGTGTACAGCATGTTCAATCGTGCTCAGCTTAATGAAATGGCTGGAGCAGGTACGTTGATTATCATGCAGGACATCGCTGGTGGTACAATCTACGTCCGTCATCAGGTGTCGACGAAGGCCGCAGATGAAGACCTGAATACGACAGAACTGAGCATAACAAAGAATCTGGACAGTATCAGTTACTTCTTTGACACTCGGTTGAAGCCGTATATCGGCCGGTTTAACATCACTCAGGCGTTGATCGATGTTATCGAAACAGAGATTAACGATGGTTTGATGTACCTCGGCTCGCTCACGAGCGTGGGCTTGCTTGGGCCGCAGATCGTTCTGAACGGCACGTCGATCAGAAGTATTCAACAGCATCCGGTGTTGCTGGATCACCTGATCGCATATGTGGACGTGGTACTGCCTTATCCGTTGAACGTGATGGAACTGCATTTGGTTGTATAATGATTTGTGGTGGCGGGGGTATATGCCTCCGCCACCCAATTAAGGAGAACTGAAATGGCTGGACTAGGAAATGATATCTTTGGATATAAGAGACAGCCGAAGCCTTCTGGCGTATTCTCGTCTGAAGACTCCGTGTTGATCATCGGCGGCGGTAATAACCAATCAACGGACGTGAGTGCCAAGAACAAGCTGGGCTACCTTGTACAGAACTGGAACGTCAGTTATGCACAACAGGTCCAGGAACTGTTTGAACTTGGTTCGAACACCTTGTATTGGGCAAAGGGTCGCCCGGTTGGACAGGGGGCCCTGGGACGTGTACTGGGAGGCCAGGACGCTGAAGGATCAGGCGAAACCGACAGAGCCGGATTCATGCCACAGGAAGCTTACGACATTTGCGACGGTGGTGCAACAATGACGTTGCAGGCTCGTGGCGGCGCTTGCGAAACACCGATCAAATCTACGGATGGTGTACCTGTAGTTCAGGGTGGCCTGAAGAAGGGTATTGAGATCACCATGTCGGGTGTAGTCGTAACAAGTATTGGATTCACGATGCAGGTTGGCGACGTCCGATTGTGGGAAAATATCACATGGCGTTTTGCCTTCATGAATCTCAAGAGCAAGAACAATCTGCATCCGCAGACTTAATGTTTGGCTGATTACAGCATAGCTGGGGCCGAAATACGAAATCGTCCGTTTGAGCACTAACCCCAGCCTGGATACTTTCTAGGCTGGGGTTTTTCTTTGGAGCCCGTATCGATGTGGTACGTAGATACATATCTTCGAGACTTAACTAATTCTCTGCCTCGTACTGCCCGTGGCGGCAACCAATCTGAAAATATTGCCGCCCAGTCACAACATGAAGTGCTTTCGACCTATCCGGGGCAGTTGTTTTCCGGCGTAGTTACCCGAGCAGGTGCCGGCACATACGACGTAGCAGTGATGGTTTCCAAAGATGGAAAACCGATTGGCTGCAACGTTGTTTGCAGTACGGTTTCATATCTGCAAGGCACCTCAGACTGTCATCTTCCAACTGAAGGTTCGGAAGTTATCGTATTCAAGAGTTTCGAGAATACGGGGTACGGTGTGATTATAGGTACTGTACCGCCATCAGATAAACTGTCACCTTTGAGCGCAGACAACAAGATGCCGCAAAGCTATGTGCATTTGTGGGATTGTGAACCGGGTGCCGGCGGAGGGACGGAAGCCGCATATGTTGTTCCGTTTCAAGATGCTAAGAATCCCGGATCTGTTAATGCCCACGCTGGACGGCCAAATGACATACTTCCAGGCAACCAGGCCTGGATTAACGAGCAGGGCGTGGGGATGGCCGTCCTGAACCTCATATTGAGCCTTAAAGGCTCCGACAGGGCCCGAATAGACCTGTCCTGCCTGGATGATACCATAAGGCTTATATCGGGCTATTATAGGCATATACACGCCCAGGGAGAGGACCAGGTCTATAATGACGGAGGCCGGCTGACCCGGGAAGTGTACGGAACGTCAAATCAGTGGGAAAAATACGGGCAATCCAGTTTGGGACCCAACCTGTGGGCATATCAGAAAGACGATCCGGCATTCCTCGGAACCGCCCGGGAAGCCGTATGGGAGTCGGTAGCAGCACAGCCTTTGGCGTCCAAAAAACGTTTCCAGATCTTTACAGGTTACTTAGGCGATCTAATCAACCTGTTTATAGCTACACCTGATCCTACCGTTAAGCAAGAGACCCAGGATAACGATTCTATGGATCAGGGCCTCATGCACACGCATATAGACGAGACAGGTAGAATGCAGGTTCGAAGTGCGTCTGGGATATCCATTGAGCGTTGCGATCGTATTCCGGTGCCCAAGAAAAAGCACGAACCGTGGGATCCGGAAGGCGACAAGATGGAGGATATAGATAAGGTTGAGGCAAAAGGTCCGTATGTCTTTACCAAGGATTATCCTGGGGCCCGGGCCTTACAAATGCAGAATGCCCGGGCCTGGCGCAACAAGCAGGCCTACCAGCGACTGCATGAGCAGGCACAATCTTCCGGTCGTAAGGATTTCTATTTGCCGGAAGAAAAGGAGATGCGAACTCCCGACGATCTGGTTGACGAGGCCAATCAGGTTACGGCCGACTTCAGTAAGAATGCCAATCGCAAGGCGTATATCAATGTCGAGGACGATGGCAGTATTATCATGCGGGATGCTTGGGGCTCTGAGATCATCATGGGCTATGGTGGTATTACCATCAACTGTGCCGGCAACATTATGATTCGAAGTGGACAGAGTACGGTAGTATTGGCCGGAAAAGACTTCATTGGCAAAGCTAAGAATTGCATGGACCTGTCAGCGACAGACAAGGATGTACGTATCAAGGCCGAGAACAATATGCAGATTCATGGCAAGGGTGTATTGGTGGAAAGTACAGCTACGGTTGAATCTGCAGCAGCTGACAACCCTACTGGAGTTATTTTGAAGGCCAAAGATTCTCGTATCCTGGCAATCGGTAAGAAGGTGCATCTTGCCGGTAAGGAATCTGTGCTTGTTGACGGGAAAGACGATCAAGGCAAGATGCAAGGTAATATGTATGTGGCAGTGAAAGAATTCAATGTCATAGCTACAGAGATGGCAAACGTTATAGCGGGCAAGGAAGCCGGGTTGCTTATGACGCCTCGTTCTGCCGCTCTCGCTGGCGGAGATGCTTCCCTTGTTGGTGGTGCCAACGTTGCCGTATTGCATGGTGCAAAGGCGTGGGTTCCTTTGTACGAAGCAGATATGACTAGTAATTTCTATGCGATCTTAGCACAATATTTCGTCACCATATACAACATCTATATCACAGGAAACGGCTGGCTTGATCCGTTCAATCCTAGTAACCGGTACAACGTGGAGTTTTTGTTCCGTTCATCTTCAGAATATGGTACATTACAAGCAATGACGTTGGAAGGCGCCAGTGAGTTTCATGTCTATCAGGCTACGTGGACTTGCTTGGCTAACCAACACCAATCGATGCTTTCAGGTGTTACGGTTGTACCATGGAAAGAAAATAGTGTGAACGATACATATCCGTGGCCGGGTGCGGATATCTATGACAGAGAATCAGGATATGTAAAAGTCGATCCTGAATCCAATAAGTCAAATATCGAGGATTTTCAAAACGAAATAGCAAAAATACGGAAGGAGGTTGTCAATCAGGTTGACAATCTCAAAGCAGTAGGATTCGACGAATACGAAGTCGCACAAACATAAGGAGCAGGTCATGGACCTAAAAGAAAAACTAGCAGAAAGACTGGCACAAGGTGGAGCAATTGGTTCAGCAGACGTGGCTGAATTTTCCACCCCTGCCAAAGATAAAAAAGAGGTTAGTGGTGATGTTAAAACGCCTCTAACCGAGAATGCCAAAAAGGATCCTATCCTGAAAGCATCAAATGATGGCGGAGTTGCCAGGGCGTTGGCGGATGAAGTTTCAACGTCTGCAATTTCCGAACCTGTGGTAATTTCGGACAAGGATAGAGAGGCGTTCTTGGATGCCTTGGTATCAGGCGCCCGGTTCGAATTGCCTTTCGAACTATTCAGAGGAAAAATCAAAGGACGTTTTCGTTCCCGTACTCAAGCTGAGACAGGGGCCGTTATATCCTATGTCAGCTATGAATGTAGGAAAGAAAAGGTCATCACAGGTATTGAATATTCCAATCGCCTGCGTAATATGCTGCTAGCAACACAGGTGAAGGAACTCAATGGTTTGGCATTTCTACCATTGAAGGATCCGCTCTTACGCACTATGGATGGCGAAAAGGCTATTGAACCTGGGTGGTTGGATCAGGTAACATATTGGGAAAAGCAGGGTGATGGTTTGGTCAACGCAATTTACAAGGAATTGCAAATATTTGAGCGGAAGTATTGGACAATGGTCGACAACGCCGGAGATCAAAATTTCTGGAATCCCGCAGGATCTACCTCCAAGTAGCGACTCTCCTGCGGGCAAGCCATGCTCCATTACAATTTGAGCATAGACACTCAGCATTGAGTATGCAGCTGAGAATGGACGTACACGAGTCGGTACTGTACCAGGAAGCCGGGCTAAGTTACATGATAGCCCTGGCGGCCTTGCATGCTCATGAAGATTCGAATTTTGCAAAGGCCGGGGCGTTAGTGAATAAGATGTATTTCGATGCTATGGGTGCCATCCCATACATGACGGAAGGCCGTTCCGGAGACGAGATGGCAAACGAAGAACGTAATAAGGCTATCGAACGGTTCGAAGAGTATCGGAAGGCTACGATAAAAGAAGGACCAAGAAGGTAACAGAACATGGCCTATGTACCCACAGATTTGTTGCAACGGATGCAAGGTGGTTCTACGACGCCCAGCTATGACCCAATAACCGGGCAACCTACGTATGCTCAACCGCAAGCGCCGGGGCTTCCGTTTATCTATGGGCAAGCACAGATGCCCGGCCCGCCCAATACGGGAAATCAATATGCCAACTTGGCTCTTGGCGTATTAGCACCAATTGCAGCCCAGATGATGGGTATGCAGAATCCGCAATTTCAACCACAGGCTGGTCCAGGCGTAACACCTTCCATGGCCTATTACATGAGGGATGTGCAAGCACCCATCTTCCAGGCGGCACAGCAGCAATATCTGTGGCAATGGGGTGGTATGATGGGCGGTGCTGTTGGAGCCATGACTGGCAATGCACAAATACAGCAGAACATGATCAATGCCGGTCAAAGCGATATTGGGCGTATGATAACACAGATGGTCATGAGTACACCCATAGCACAGAATATCATGGGTGGCGATCCCATGCGCATGCAGGAATCCATTTTTGCTGCTCGTGGTTCCTTTGCTGGTAACCAGTTGGTAGATCCCAGGAACCTTTCAGCACAAGTGGGTATGGCCCGCCAGACCAACGACTTCATAATGAATCTCACCGGCGCCATGTATGGACGTCCTGATGGCGGTATGGGAATCACACCTAACTTCTCTTTTACCAGAGGGTTCGGTGCCCAGGATATCGGTACGCTGGCGCAACAGATGGCGATCCGTGGCACGCCAGGGTTTGTTGGTTTGACCGAAACTGCGGGAATGGACCCAGGACAGGCCAGGGCTGTGGAAGGTGTACGGTCGACAGGTCGGGTGCAGCAATTAGGACAGATGCTAGGAACAGTATCGGCGCTCAGCGAATTGATGGGTGGCGGTACTATGAACGAACTTATTACTACATTGGATAGGTTGACAAATATGCGTTGGCCTACACTCAATGCTGCCAGATTGGAGCAGACATTTCGCCAGATGTCTGCGACGGCACAGGTGATCGGCGTAAGCGGACCAACAATGATGGCAACGGCGGAGAACTTCCAGCAGGGTATGAACATGGCGGCGGGCATTGGGCCGGCACAAGCGGCGCTGGGCGTTACGGCCGGTGGATATGCAGATTTGCCTGTTGCAGGGTACCTGACCAATCTGACTCTTGGTGGAGCAAAGGCCCGGGGTGTTCAAGGTGATCCTGTAGCCGTGGCCCGTATGGCTGCGCAACAGACGGCTTTGATGAACATTGGTTTCAACGCCCCATTTGGACGAGATGCCAGATTGATGGGATGGTTGGCAGAAACCGGGCAGATCGATGTAGGCACGTTCAATAACTTTGTACAGTCAACGAATCCAGAACAAGCCCAAGCTTTTGCAAACCAGGCTTTCACCAGTGCGTTTGGGACCAATGGGCCTGCTCGGGCCCGACGCATGATGTTGGATCCAGCCATGGCGTCCGTGGTTACACAAGGTACACAATACTTTGCTGGGCCGGTAACCGAAGGCATTGTCAATTTTCAGAATGTGGAGTTTGCCGAGCGTGCGCACCGTGGATTGATGCAGACTGAAGCTGGATTTGCCAGACGGTTGGCTACTGAAGCTGGAAGACTACCTGGCCTACCTGTACCGTTGGCAGCGCATGCACGTATGCAGGGAACGCTTGATTACTTGACTGCCGTAGCCCGGGAGCCCGGTTTGGCAGCTGATGTTCGACAAATATTCGATCAGGCAACAGGTGAAGGATTGCAGCCACAGCAGGCAATGGCAAGGGTTCAGCAGTTCATGACAGCTAATCCGGCTTTTGAACCCCATCGAATGGCTATCCGGCAAGCCCAACAGGAATCATTGATGGGTGAAGAGACAAACCGTATTGCCTTCTTAAGTCCTGAGTTGCAGGAAGATGCTATTACAAGAGCACAACGTCGGGTGTGGCGTACGGATCCATCTTTACGTCCACTCATTGGCGAAATTGATGGAATGTTTGCTCGGGCCAATCAGATGGAGAGAACAGGCGATCAGACCGGTGCAAGTAAACTTCGTGAAGATGCACGGCAAAAACAGATACACGAACTTGAAGGTCATATTCCTCCTCATTTGAAAGATGCAGGCGAGCATGTACGAGCATTCAAGTCAAAGCAACTTATGGATATTCGTGCTCGGTCGGGTGCCGCCAGACTAGCCGGCGAGGCCATTGATGCGGGTAGAAAAGTAGGTGCAGACATCGGTACGGTCGTTGATGAGCAAGCTGCTATTATGCGAATGTTCGAAGCCGTAAGAGGTGGACAAGATTATACGCCGATTCTGATGCAATTGCATGCCACGACAGATCCAGCAGAGTGGAGAGCAGGCGGACGCATGGGCAATATTGCGCTGGCGCTTAGAGAGGGTACAACGTCCACTAAGTTCCTCGAACAAGAGGCCGGCCAACGAGCAGTTTTGGGCGCTTTGCGTTTGCAATATGGAAGCACAGAGGCCGCACAAGGCGGGTTTGCTGGTACAGGTCAGGCAGTTTCAGATCGCATATTAGGCGCCATCGTTACTCGATCGGTGGCAGGTACTGCCCAGGAGTTGGCTCAAAGTAAGAAACTTTCTGATTTGAGACAGTCTGGTGCCTATAGAACATTTCAACAGAGAGTTACGGAAGGACTTACAGGTGAAATATCTCCAGCAGACGTTTTTGGATTGGAAGGCTTAAATGAACAACGCAAACTGTCTGCCCGTGATGAACGTTTGCAACAGGCTTTGGAAGACGTAGGTGTAGGAAGCACAGGTGCGGCATTTTTATTGGATGCCAAATTGTCATCGAAACAAAAAGAATCACTGGGAATAAAGAGCAAAGAAGATCTGATGATGGCAGCAGGAAGTAACGCCGAAGCTATCAAAAAATGGGATGTAAAGGCACGGCGAGCACTCGGTGAAGCAGCGTTGCAGGTTTCAGAAAAAGAGTCTAAAGAACGAGGCGAAGGCGACGGTAAAGATCTTGGTCGAGTCAGATTGACTGGCGAACTGGTTTTGAAGCAGAACGGTGTAACGATTGGAACGGTCCAACGTATGCATAGCAAATCATAGGAACTATACCATGTACGTATTTGGATACGATAACCGCATGGCCGGAACATTTACAGCTGTGGATTTGAACACTGAAAAGGGACACGGTGCGTTTTTGGAATTGGTCCAGGGTGCAAATCTTCCACAGGGTTTTTTGGATTCGATGATTGTAACCGGGATAAGCTTTTCCGAAAGAGAAAAGTTTCATATTGTAGATTGCTTTAACGACGTTGCTCATACATATGCTTTTGGTCACGATCCTACATCAAGTATGGTTTCGATCAGCTATGTCGGATTTTTGGTTTCACCGTGCACAAAAGGAGCAGGAGGAGAAGCAACATTTGATTCGTTAACTCGCATGTTAGAGGCATACTCATCCAACCGAATATCTAAAAATCCTGTGGCATTGAATGTGCATCTTGGAGCTACGTTGCTGAAGGGATTCCTCATTTCAATTCAATCCGGGACATCTAGTGTGGACTACAACCTTCAAAACTATTCCATGGAACTGCTTGCCGTGGATGTGATCGAGCCTAACTATGGTTAACCAAACACGTACAATTCTGCTTAATCGGCCGTCGCCATACTTCGATGGAGTTGTGGGTTCCGAATACATTTCGCCGGAGTTTTCGCCGGCCATCCTGGATACGGAAATGACCCGCATTCATGATCTATTATTTCCTCAAGGCATCGATAAGTTCACGGAAAACTACATCGTGGCTTTGTTGCTGCATATTTTGCATACACCTGAATTGTTGTCTTACACCCTTTATCCGGACGATCGAATTACTTATGACTTATCCCAGGACGCCACGGGACACATCACTAATGCTCCTGTCGTTATGACCTCGATTTTAGTCGGATCCAATGTGGTGCCATCCTATAAATTGAATGCGGACAACTATCCACAGAATCTGATTTACGCCGGCGAACATACCTGGGTTTGTACGAAGACCGGAGCAACTCAGTTAAGGATCGTGCATAACGAAATGACAGAAACGGTAAACATTGCAGCAGGAACTCGTAGTGAGTTGATCGAACTCCTTCCCGGATATCTCTATGCCTATTTTGATATGCCTTCACAGCAACTAACAGGTACAGTCCAGGTAACCTATACTACCAAAGTGGCGCCACCGTATAACATTGCTGCCAAGTTTGATGAACTATTACAGTTAGTGCATCAGGAGGGTATGCTGGCTGACTTGTTTGCACCGGCGCCGGGATATTCTGTACAGCTTCAGAATTTGAGGGATGCATTGAACAATAGCCCAGAGATTACACTTCGTTTTGGATCGTTGGTGTTGGCATTCGTATATCATTGTGCTTTGTTATCCAAGGTAACTTGACATGGCTGATAAGATTCCCAATATTGAAAACGTATACACCTTCAAGAATGTAAAGTTTACCACTACTGAAACGGAAGGTGGAAATTCGAAAGACTGGTGTGTCTCTTACATAGAAATTGTTTTGGTCGAAAACGGAATACCTAAGATTGAACTACACGTTGATCCTATGCATAAGCCAGACGATAGTACTGGTGCATCTAGCATTGAAGGGCTGAAAACGTTTGCTGCTTGGAATCTGGAAGTCCAAAGACTTGCATCAATAAAAGCAAATGCTTTACTGGAGTTTGAAGTATGGCGAGGGGATAAGAAAGATCAATCCTTTGCTATTGAAGATTGGATAGTTACTGAAGGTGGATTACTAACGGGCCACGGTAATTTTGAACTGGTCATAGTGATCCAACATCCTTTGGTATTGGCGAATTTCTTTAGTACAAGCATCAGTAATCTCGCTGTGCCGGAAACGCCTATGACAGATGCTATCTTAACTACAGATATGGTGGAAGCTATTGCCAGTACTTTGGAACTTTATGCAATATCTACATTCAATACTGTATCTACTGAACCGCCGTGTGCCAACATTGTCGCACAAGAGCCTGAAGTAGATATTGCCGCCCAATTTGCGTCTGAAATGTCTGAATTGACAAGTACCATACGTACCGAACTGAAATGGAATGGTGGATTCTACGATCTACCCGGCGGAACAACATATGCGTTTTGGCCAGTATGCAACGGAGAATTGACATCATCAGTGGAGTATATGGGAATTTCACTTGCCCACTATTTTTGGGGTTTGCGAGACACAAACGTGTGGGATATTATTGCACAGCAAATAGTTGGGCACTGGTGTGTTAGTATTCTTCCTACATATTGGAAAGCGTTAACGTTGACTCCGACTACACCGTGGGCAAAACCTTCGATCGTAATCGATGATACCAATATTTCAGAATCTCAATTTCCGGGCTACGAACGCAATATCATTGCTGGTGTGGTCCTATACATGCAAGGACCTAATTCAGGTGTGGGTTATACTGATTGGTTAGGCGGCGAAGCTGATGAAGAACAAATGACTGATGGTGTTGTTTATCGTCTGCCAAACAATGCCATAGGGGCGATTGAGGACCACAATGTTCCCGGTTGGTTAAGCAGTGTAATGATGGCCGCAGCTTCGGCGTCAGGTGAATACGGTGCAAGTAACCAGGCAAGCAGCAATATGGTGACACCGAGCAATACACCACAAGGGAATGCCCCAGACGCTACAACCGGAAATCTGTATTTACAGAGCGCCGAAGAGTTTCGATGCGCCCTTTATCACTGTGCACATCAGATATTTCTGACACAGTTCAAAAGCGGTACGCAGGCCAATGTCAGTATGCGTTTGATGCTTTCCCAAAAAACTGCAGCAGATAACCACGACGATGACATCATCCCGGGTAAAAGTTGTCGTATAACTTCGAAAGGTCAAGCTGTTTTGGACTTCTACATCACGATGGTTGTTCATCGTATTGACTTTGCTCACTCAGTAGCCGATACTACTTTGGCGGGTAAGTATGTGCGTCCTCCGAACGGATTTGAAAATTTGTTGGACACAACCTCTACGGTACCGAATCCAGCCTATGTTGAATTAGCAGGAGCAGGTTAATGACTATCCCTGAATATGATGTATGGAAAAAGGAACCTTCGCCGGAGAATATGGCCAAGGTGGTAACAGCGTTGGATCCTACAATCAACGCCGAGATCCAGCGGTATAACGGGCCGAAGCCCTTGCTGCGAAGCAAAGCCAAGCTGCTGGCGGTGAATGCTGTGCGAACGTATGATCCCAATAGGGGAGCCCATATTCGATCCTGGCTTGTGACGCAGCTTCAGCCACTAAGCCGGTATGGACAGCAACTGCGTCCTGTGCATGCTTCGGAGATGGCTATACGCCAGGCGGCAGAACTGAACCGCCTTGAAAAGGAGTACGGGGATAAGCACGGCCGGAATCCCACCTTACCGGAATTGGCAGACGAGGTTGGGATACCTGTGGCTCGCATCAATAAGATTCGTAAGCAGGTAAAACCTTCAATATCCGAATCTGCTTTCATGGAGGCAGATGACGACGAGGGGAAATCCATGCCCGGAACGCAAGCTCCAGATGTGCTAGGCATGGCTGAGGAAATAGTGTATGATTCTTTGAGTCCACGGGATCGGATGATTCACGATCTCAAAGTGGGGCGCCACGGTAAGCCTGTATTGCCCAATCAGGAAATAGCCAAACGGCTGGGCGTAACGCCGGCGCTGATCAGTCAGCGTAGTCAGCAGATTGCCATGCAGATACAGGATATAGCTTCGAAGAGGTAATATGTTTTCGGATGCCATCAAATATTTTGATAAGTATCGCCAGGACCGGGGCGAAGCTTTGAACAACCAAAAGCGTATGCGCTGGTCTACCAGCGATGTAAAAGATCTGAAGTCCTTGCAAGAGACATTTTCGTCGACCAAGGAGAATGCGGATTGGCAAAGCAGCTACGATAAGCTAAAGACGGCACAGAAAACCAAAAAAGCTGTACCGCAAGAAACGATTTCCAAGCGACAAGCACAGCAAATGAAGATCAGCTTTCTGGCGGGTTGTCGCCGGGATTTGAGAATTCTATTCATTTCCGGAACGAATGCTATGAGGACGCCGTTGGATTGGGACCGTTATGAATTCATGAAAGTAGAATTCCATCGGCAGAAGTTGGCATTGTTGGAACAGGCAATCCACGAACGTGAAGGCAAGCCGAGCGGAGGATAAGTATGCCCACATTCATGCCTTACACGGATGATTATACGAATAGACAGGTAGACATAGAGTTGCTGCAGTCTATTTCTCAACCTGTAGATTTGAAGCAGGTGTCGATTAGCTCAGTCACTTTGTCACCCAAGGCTGTTACTGGCATTCAGAAACTAGTTCAACGTTATGCATCTGCGTTGTTGGCATATCTAGGATCAGTACATTTTGCGCAGGATTATGGTACCAACTTGATATCAACTGTACTGGCAGGTGGAGTACAGAACATTGCTCAGCTTCAGGCTGCCTTTGCCAGTGCAAACAGTTTGGCTATAGGTTCGTTACGAGCAGACGATCGTAAGACAGTAATATTCGGGGCGCTTCCAGACGACGAAAATATAGCCTCTGCTCAGTTGCTGGACCAACAGATCGTTTATGAGACAGCAACGGTCAACCTGAAAGTATTGATAACAACGCTGGCTGGTGATAGCGTTACATTCGTTGTTCCAGCAACAACTTCGAGGTAAAATTATGCCAACATTGAACGACGTAACCCAAGCTCAATTTGATGCGGCTGAGGCGGTAGTGATTTCCTTGGTTCGAGCAGCATATCCTTCGTTGGATTTGCGCCGTGGAACAGTTCTTCGGGACATGCTGATTCGGCCGAATGCTGCTATCTATGCCAACAACGCAGATATGCTGGCAGAACTACAGACTCGTATGTCACTGGTGAACCTGGCTGCCAGTCCAACACCTGTTCCGGCAGAATGGGCAAACGCTATTCTGGCCAATTTCGGTGTTACACTGAATGCAGGTACCGCAGCTACCGGACTTGCCAAAGTTGTTGTAAACGGAGCCCGGACCTACAATCTTTCCATAGGGTTCCAGTTGACAACATTGAGTGGTTTGCTTTATGCAACTACGCAGAACTACACCGTTAAAGTTGAGGCTGATACGTCTACTGGGGAGATAGAACTGGTCCCAGTAGGTGATGGCAACTACTATTTTATTCTTCCTGTGACAGCCATAGCCACTGGGTCCCAATACGTTATTACGCAAGGTACAGCGTTGGATGACGTGACAACACTTTACAGCTTTGTTGCAGCAGAAGCCTATATAGATTTCAGTGGCGGAACATCAGCCGAAACCTTGGATGAAGCCCTAGTGCGTCTACCGGCAGCGGTTTCCTATAGGGCTTTGGAATCCAGAACCTCGATTTATACAAAACTGCATAACGCATTTCCGGTAATTCAGGCTTTGGGAATCCAAGGATACGGCGATCCGGCACAATTACGAGACAAACACAATCCTATGGGGTTTGCTGTGGGTAGTCGGGTAGACATCTATGCTCGTACGTTTACGATGCCGGCGACTGTGGTACTGACAAAGACAGCCACGCAAATCGGAGCCAACACGTTCCAGTTTACGATTGGGCGCACAGAGGCTCCTGGCTACTACATAATCAAATCGATCACCGAGACGGATTCGTCGGTTAGTCCTGGAAGTTCAGCAGTACCGATAGGTTCGTATACTTTTACTGAAGTACGGGAAGCAGACGGATTGCAGAATACTTTCCATGATATTGATCCAGCCAATGGTATGATCGAGACAGCTTACTCCATCTACCAGAAATCGACCGTGATCGTTACAGGTGTACCTGTTGTTGCAACCACGCACAGTTTCAAGGTTACGGTTTATGTGGCGCCATCCTTGACAGAAGTGCAGAACTATGTGGACAATGCAGATATCCGAAATCTGGAAGGCGATTATGTTATGCGTTGTCCGTTGATGTGTTTGGTAGAATTGACAGCGCCCGTGCACTACAAGGCCAAGACGCCTATTGATGTAGAAAAGATGCGTACAGATGTGTATAATTACATCAACGCACGCAATTTCGTGGGTCGTTTGACACGTTCCGAACTGGCTTCGATCTTAAGGGACGATGGGGCGGCCTGGGTCGACCTCGCACCAAACGGTATGATACTAAATGGTACAATAAGGGATGCCGCCGGCGCCATTCTGCATTTGACCGGCGATGCTTTGGATATCGAAACCGTTTATGATCCTCAAAAACTGGTGACGGCGGATACGGTGGTCTTTGCCACCGAACTATCCAACATAAACATCGTGGCCATACCCGAATGAAAACACTTGCTATACCGATTGAGAACTTCGTAAAGAACGGCAATACCCTTGTCGACTGGATGGGTACTTTCTGGACTCGAATCTACGAAAATTCCGACCTGGTCAAGAATGTACAGCAAGGGGGAGGATTGCTGCTTGCCCAACTTTACCTGGACTTCATGGAAAGTGTGTCGCTCATAAACCGAAACGAAGTTCCTGCATTTCATCGGGAACGTTGGATGCCTCTGGTCATACGCCTGTCTCAAGCCGGGACTGGAAAGGCTACGTTGATAAAAGCAGGTATGGTTCCAACGCCAGTGATTGGACCTCAGACAGGTTCGGAATTTGTGCCCGGAGAAGTCTTCAAGGTGGGTGGAAATGCCGAATATGCCGCTGCAATAAGTTATCCACTAAGCGTTGATATTGAAGATGTCATAACGTGCATTTCGGATAACATTCTATCACCAAAGGTGGTGCTTGTTCGTGACCAGGATTTCATTGTAGAAGAGAACACAATCGTATTCTTGAAACAGAACGATCCGTTCAAGATGAGTGCTTTTCCGCAGCGTGACCTGAATAATGACAAAGAGATACTCCTGTGGGCCTGTGATACGCTCGTGGATAAGGAATACGTTTACAAGTACTTAAGCTATGTATTGGGGATCGAGGCAACTTCAACGGAGTACTTCCAAAAGATGGTAAATGCGCTGTGGAATGCCTATAACTATGGCACTCCGATAGGCGTGTTCAAGAGCGCCGTGGGAGCCATTTTGGGTGAGCCTACGATAATACATGCAACTGAAACGGTACAGGCCATCATTGCCGGCAACGCCTATACCCAGGTGATTACGGATAAGGAAGTTTACAACGTGTCGAAAGCGTCGACACTCAGGGACGTATGTGTCGTTGGTGGAATCTTGCAGATGGGTGAATTTCTAACCGAAACCGTGCGCTTGTATGAAACCCTGGATCCGATGAAACTGATGGCCGTAAGCGAATTCGGAAACAGGTTCCGGAACGATGTTCGTAGTTTGTTTTTTGAAAAGGCGTTGCTTCGAAGTCCGTTGCATTTTGGCGTGGGCGCCAGCTATGATGAGTCAGATATCGTAGTAGCCGGATTGGATAGCCAAGGCAACCCACGGATGAAGTTTACGGTTTATGGAAATCCTGATGACATCTCGTTGTTTTGGCAGGACTTCTGGCAATATCTGGAAGACCACAATATTACAAGTGAGACTTGTTTTCAGGCATATCTTGATGATATAGTATTGCCTGTTGACGGTACTGTTGTCGGGCATGTTCCTCCGCTGGAATACTTTCTTCGATACTTCATGCGGGCTAATGCCATGGTCCTTGTGGTAGAAAGGAACAAGCTGGCAACTCCACCAGAAGGTATTGATCCGGTTGGACGTTTGCAGTTGTTGCGTCCTGTGCTTCCAGCCCATATCATGTTGATTACGGTAGAGCATCAGTATCCCGAAGCACAGGAATATGATTTGGATGATTTAGGCAGTAATCTTGAACAAATGCAGGCATTGACGGTAACAAGTTCAGCGGTGCCAGGTGGTCCGTCTACGGCAACGTTGACATATAAGGATCGTCCTCCGGTAATACGGTGGATCGCACAATGTGGGAGTTAACCATGCGAATGAACAGTAATATGCAAAATTGGGCTAGGGGTCAGGTTCGTGGATATTTCTTCAACCCTAAGACCCTCGAACAGTGGGGCCACTTCCACATTAAGAATGTAATCACCTACCGTGCTGCGGACATTATGGCACGCTTGCTTGGTGGAGACTCCAGCTACGTTCCGGGCTACATGGGTTTTGTCTATGGGGCATCAGCAACTCCAGGTGCTGCGTTGATTGAACCGCCAACAGACCGGGAACAGACATGGGATAATTTGGCCGTTGAATTGGGCGATCCGGGAGTAACCGGAAATGTATTGATTACGCCTTTGACTGCGGGGCCAAGCTATGTTGTGGATGGCGATGCAAACAAATACAATGGCAACTCTGTTAACCTAGTAGCGCATACGGGCTCCCGGTTGGAATATGGTTTTCCTACCAGTTCACCGTATGCCGGCGTGTTGGCTGATGGGAATTACTTTTATCACGCCATGCTAATCACTCGTCTGGTTTCTGGATCCACAATTACCTATTTACCTTTTGCCAGAGTTACATTGAAAGGTAGCAGTTATCCACAAAAGTCGGTCGGAAGTGAATTGGCGTTGTTTTGGAACGTTTCGTTTTTCTAATAATCACATGAACGTTATCTATTCTATAAGTAATTGTGTTGATGGGCAGACCTATATAGGCCAGTCATGCATAGGTTACAAAGAGCGTTGGAAGCGTCACCGTTTGCTGTTGAATGCTAATGCACACTTTAATACGCATTTGCAACGTGCATGGAATAAGTATGGAGCAGACAACTTTGAATTTAAGGTGTTATCACAGAATATTCCTGAATCATGGTTAGATCTTTCAGAGAGAGGTTGGATATTATTTCATAGACATACTTCTGGATGTTATAACCTTACTTCTGGCGGTAATACCCGAAAGCATTTTGCAGAAGAAACCAAATACAAAATTAGTGTTGCTACGCAGGGTCGGATACCTTGGAATCAGGGTAAACATACGTGCACTGAAGCACAAAGACAGATGTTGCGAGAACAGATGCTTGGCAATACACATGCTTGTGGTACAATACATTCAGCAGAGTTTTGTCGTCAAGTTAGTTTGCGTAGTTTGGGTAACAAGTTCTGGGCAGAACGTATCGGATATATGCATTCACCAGCGACCAAACAAAAAATGCAGTTAGCACACATTGGTTGCTGTCATTCAGAAGAGACCAAACAAAAACTCCGGGACGCTGCAAAACGTCGCTGGGCGAAGGAGTAGATAAAATGAGTCTTTGGGTTGCCGTACATGGCTTGGTTAATAACACGGATAAGTTGGATGCTGAAACTCTCAATCGGCCCATCTTCGAACTGACGGAACGCACGAACTATCTCTATAATAATCTGCAGTCGTTGATGGCAGCGGGTATTTTTGAATCAGTTCGGCTCCCCGATGCTTCCCTGATTACTGTAGGAGCCGCTGCACCGGCCGTAGGAGATTTTGTCTACCTGCATCCCGTGGAAGGGAAGTATGCCAAAGCACAGGCAGACGTTGATGTTGATACTTTGCTGGCTACTGACTCTTCACTGGCCGTTGGACTGCTGATCTACAAAAATGGCAGCACAGGCACAATCGTGCTATATGGAAAAGCTGAACTAACCGGACAGAACTACAGTACGATGTTGGAGTCTGGAGAATCATTCCGCAACGGTCCGTACTTTCTGTCGGCGTTGACAGCCGGCAAAATGACAGCGGCACCATCTGGCCCTTCGATCTACCTGGGCTATTTCATGCAAGATCCTTTGAACCCGGGCTATGGTGGATATGCACTCCTAAGCCCACAATACAAGGATGTAGACGAAGCCCACGTACATCGATCTTATCCATTGTTTGCGCAGCCTGCGGGTACCCAATTTGTATCAGGTCCGACACCGACTGATACGCATGCCGTTCTTGGTTTTGAACCCGTTATGCCGGCAGCAGGTGGGGACCATCTTTCTCGCACAGTCATAGCTGGTACCTGGGCGGGTTTGGAAGATGTTGACTATACGATCTGGTTGTCGGCTTCTTCGGATCCCAACGAGGTATTGGGTGCAACGACCAAACCAACTGATTTCAGCGATGCTTACCTGCATTGGTCTTCCAGCGATATCCTGGAAGGCAAAGGCGCCGTGCGTGTATGGTCATATGATACTGTGTATGCATTCGGTACAAAAGGAGCAACCATAGCTCTACAGAATCCAGATACTACGAGTTGGAATACTCCATATACGTCCGCATCGGACGATGAAGATAAGCGTACATGGATTGTCAATGTGCCAAGTCAAACGGCAGGGTGGCTTGCCCGTTATTCTCGATTGTACTTTGACGATCACCCAGCAGTAGACAATAAGTTTTCTTTCATCCTTCAGGGTGGGCCTGCCGACAACGGTGACAGCAGGGAATGGGACCAGGTTACAGTAAAGGCCGGAGAACTGCATCGGATTGTATATACTACCAATCCTTCAGCAGCGCAAACGGTGACCATAGGTACAACGGTATTTGAGTTCAATACGGTACTGACAGTCGGAACCGTTCTTGTTGGTATTGGTACAGATGCCGATGAGTCGTTCCAGAATCTGTTGAATGCGATCATCAATGCAGGTTTGACGGGTATTGATGCAGCATTGAACATAGACGATGGACATCTCATGGTTTGTACGCCAACTACGACAACCGTATCCACGACAGTAACAGGTGCATCAGCTAGTACAGTCTTTACTCCTGGTACTGGTAACCTGGCGTCAGGAACGGCAGCATTCTTGGTATATGATCAATATCACAAGGCATTGGTGGCCACAACATCCTATTGGGGTGCTGCAATATACTGGACACCCAAAGCACTCAAGAACAACCTTAGCATTATTCCAATTCCGTACGATAGCGATGGTGCCGCCGCAACGGCAGATACCGTTGCTGTAGGCGATTACTGGGATGCGGAATATTCAGACGAGGCGCCTGGAGCGTATTTTGTATACTCTATGGGTATGCATTCCAGCTTGAATGTATACTACCCACCGCTTCCGATAAGTGCTGCAGGTTTGATTCTGAACGGAGTGGAAATGGATTCCATGGACCAGTTCCCTCTCGATCCTACATATCGGACTGGTCGCAGCAGCATTTACTGGTATCCAGATTTGTTGGGTTCGGTGCCTTGGCCGAGAGATTGGGTTGATGTCAATAATCCAGGATCGTTGGCATATCAACAGCATTTGCTGTTCCGTTTCGTCACCATGTCAACCGGAGAAACCGGTTTGGTTACATCATGCCAGCCGGCACCAAATTCACCGATCAAGATTCTGCGTTGCGGAACAAACGAACCAGCAACATCGGGCGATCTTGCTTTCGATTTGAATCTGGAAATGTCCGAATCGAATGAGAACCTGGCAGGCTATCAGGTATTCAAACGGGCAACGGGTTCGAAGTTGCGTAAGGGGCCGGTGGTCGAAAAGGTTACATCCCGGGATGGGACGGTTGTAATCAGCTCCAGCAGCGGGGCGCCATCTGGTCAGGGCATAGTGGATCTAAGCGTAGGCTCCTTCCGCTACGAAGGCGACTTCGAAGAAGTGGCATTGCAGAATGCCAAACAGGAACTGATTGGCATGTTCCCGTATATTCGGCTGTTAGCTTCAACCAGCATACCATCCGGATTCGTGGCCAAGTTCCGTGTGCCACACACAGCGGGAGACGCTACATACAAGGTCATTGTGTACATGACAGTATTTGGGGAAACGAGCATCCCGTATGTTGGTGGAGGATCCAAGCAATATGCAGGCGTTGACTTCTCATACTCTATATTGCCGGATTACACCCCATCCACACCACCAGGCGATCCGACCAATTATCCAGCTTGGAACTCGTTGGATCAAAACCTATCTGTTACCGATCGGTTAGGAATCATGGCTACAGGTACTCCAATCCATGCGGATATCCCGATCGGTAAATTTGACATCACAGGCGCTACTCCAACCTATACGGCCTATGATCCTATGCTGATCCACAATAATCCGGCAGAACTGCCGGCTACCGATGAAGATCGTAAGATTGCCCAGGTATTGGGCAATCCGTTCCCGACAGCAGGAGACCTGGTATACTGGGATGTTGGCGCCTGGGGCGATCCAGACGTCCGGCCGGGCAGTCTGGTGGCTATCCGTATCCAGCGGTCAAATGCTGTGGCTACGCCGGCGTACACTGGTACTTTGGGATTCATAAGTATTCGGTGGCGTCTGGTAGCAGTATAGGAGGTTCATATGCGAGCGATTAGCTTACCCGCTTCATATGGTGTGAACTATACCCTTGGTGATATTGGTTTTCAATTCGTAGACAATAGCTTTCTATCGGAAGGTATTGTGTTTTTTACTGGATGGGAAGCCATGTCAGATATCAAAGTATCACACTCATTCGTGATAACCGGACAAAACGAATGCATCGAATCGTTGAGTAATGGTGTGGATCAATCCACACTAGCGGAACGATTTGCCAGTTCGCATACCCACGTAACTATTCGCCGTCCTGTAGATCTTACATTGCAGAGGGGTATGGATATTGTGAAGCGGGCGACATCGCTTTTGGGCACACCATATGATTTTCGATTGCTTGCTGGCATGATAGCAGCTAACAGTCGCCTGGTGAGATGGTTGCCAACAGTAATTTACATGGCCTATCGCCGCAAGGTTTGTTGGTACGCCCATACTGAAGGTCAGTTGATCTGCGATGGCTTGTGTGTGAAGGCTTTGAACGCAGTACCCGAATATGCAGCAGCGTTGCCAGAAGAGTATTATGTTTATGATCCGCAGATGCTTTTCGAGGACACAGTTGTATTCAAACCGTGGAAGAAGACTTTATGAGCAACATCAATGCTGAATGGCTCAACGAAAATTCTCTGCGCAACTACCCATTTCGGGAAGATGCCCGGCTGATGCCGGTCGACGGTAGCGGCACAGTAATCTCGGACATTCGTATTCCCAACTATCTGGTTGTGGATTTCGTAATGACGATGCCCAGCGACCTGCCACAACATGTCTACCTGTCTCAACTTTCCAAGGTGGGTAAGCTTTTGACATTTGTCATCGTCGATGGTCTCGGCACGGTTATTACTACGCTGGCAGTTACCTATCCAACACCTGGCGCAAACCAGGAATATGACTTGGTTGGAAGTTTTGATTACAGCGATGCACGAGGAAAAATTGTACTGGGCGATCTTTCCCGTATTGACGAGGACCTTCCTGAAGGAATCTACACGTTTCAATTGACCGATGCTGAGTTCGAATTTACCACAGTTCGGCCGGCCGTTCGTGGCGTTCGCACACTGCAATTGGACAATAATGGTACGCTATCAGGATACATTACTGGACACGTCAAGTTGCTGGCTGGCGACAATGTACGGCTGACGTACTTGCCAGCCTACAATGCCATTCGGATCGATGCAATCAGTAGCGGTGGCTTGAACGAGGAGTGCGATTGTGCCACAGTAATCGGGCGGCGAAACATTGTGCGTACAATCAACGGTATCGCTTTGGAAGACTTAACAATTACGGGTGATGGGCAATGCGTTACCGTGGAGACGGCAGATAACAAAGTGGTTATCAGCGATGTTTGCTCCACACCTTGCTGCGGATGTCCGGAGTTGGAATTTCTGACGCAACAGCTCAAGATACTGGATGCCACGTTGTCCAATTTACAGAGCTATGCCAATCAGCTCAACAATCAAATCACGACGTTCGTGAGTACGTTCGTCCTTACAATAGGCGCATAACATTTTACGGATAAATATTGACATAAAGCGTTTTATGTAATAGACTATGCTTATGAAGATAATAAATAAGGCCGCCCAAGCACTTGGTAGACTGGGAAAAGGTAGACCTAAAACGCTTTCAAAAGCAGAACGGAAACGCCGCTCTGATTGGATGATACATCTTAATGGAATTAGAAAATTACAATGATCGTCCGAACACTAAAACTTCGTTTGACAAAAGTGCAAGAAACCATACTCAATCAGTGGCTTTGGCATCTTACTGGAGTCTGGAATTGGGCCATTAAGAAGATTGAACACGATGCACACGATAAGATTTATCATTTCAAATTTAACTTTATTAACCTTGTAGCTAATCATAGTAAATGTATGGGAGTTCCCTCGCACGTTATGCAAGGCATTCTTAGCCAAGCATATTTATCGTGGCAACGTTGTTTCAAGAAATTGGGCGGAAAACCACACCTTAAAGGACAACGCAATAAGCTTAACTCCATCCCGTTTCCGGATCCAATCAAATTTCCCAAAGATGGCAAAATCGGTATTCTGGGAATCGGAAAGGTCAGATTTTACAAACAGGATCTTCCTGATGCTAAAATCAAATGTGGGCGTATTGTTCACAGAGCGTCAGGTTGGTACCTTTGTTTATGGTTTGATTGTGACCACAAGTTTTTTGTAAAGCAAACAGATAAAGCTGTTGGTATCGATCCTGGCTTCAAAACTTTGCTAACGCTTTCCGATGGCGTTAAAATTGAGAACCCGAGAGAACTTCATAGGGGTTCTGAACGTTTAGCACAAGCGCAACGAGGCAAACGTAAGCATCTTTCGGCTCGTTTGCAGGAACGTCAAGCCAATCGTCGGAGAGACCGAAACCACAAGATTTCCAGAAAGCTTGTTGAGAATTACAAGACTATATGCTATTCTGATGACAGTTTCAAAGGGATGGTAAAGCGTTTTGGAAAAAGCGTTAGCGAGGCAGGACTATCACAATTGGTACAAATGCTTGCGTACAAGTGCCGTACAGGCAGTCGTGAGCTAGTGCCAGTTGAATCTTTCAATACCACCAAGACCTGCTCGGTTTGCGGAGCCCTAACCGGCCCCACAGGACTTAGCGGGCTTGCGGTAAGGCAATGGACGTGCTCCGCTTGTGGGGCGGATTTGGACCGGGACATTAATGCGGCCCAAAACGTTTTGTTTGCCGGGCTCGGAGCGAGCCACTTGACAGAAATCCCCGGAGGTTAATATGGGGGGTGCTCAGTTTCTCACGTCTAATCTGCAGATAGCTTATCCTTTCCGGGAGAACGCTTCCGGATTGGCACGTACGGTTCCATCTACTCACGGCGGTGCCGCCTCTCTTCCGTTAGATTTCCTTGTCGATGCTTACTTCTCGATTCGAGCAGACGACAGCTTATTGTATCTAAAAGAAATAAGTGCACTTGGGGGTACACAATATTCACTTGTCTTTGCCAACGTAGGTGGTACTCTGCAAGCATCAGTAACGGTGGATGTGGCGGGTTGGTCGCCTTTGATATCCTACGATAGGGTCTCTGTTGAAGACGTATCCCACGGAGTTTATGGCAAACTGGTAATCTACATACCCTCAGCATTGGCTTATCTGGCAGGAACTGTCGGTACAGACAGCTTCGGCAATGGGTTGCCATTGGAGAATTCTGTAGCGGTACCACGCAATGCTTGTGTAGATACTTTTGAGTTATATGATGTGCTTCCACCTGTGCCCGATCCGGATACGCCTGGTCCCATCAACGGAAACGTACGATTGACCAGCGGATATAACGTTGTTACGGAACTTGAAGCTGTAGCAGCCCAGGATTTGACAAACATCAACCTTTCAGCATCGCCTAAAAACCAGGCTCCTTGCACGCACGAGGATTCAACATACGTCAAAGGACTTATGCAGTTGCTTCCGGACGAGAATGGTAACATACAGATTACCAGCGGCGATGACGGTTGCTATTCGATCGTCTTTGTATCGGCTACGGTAATGCAGATCCAAGGCACATGTACAGCTTGTTGTACGTGCGATGACTATAAGAACGTTGCAACCGCTTTGGAGAATTTGCTGATTAGGGCCAAGGCGGCTTTGGATATCTTGGACGATGCACACCACAACCCATTCCACGGATATTCGTACGGAGTCGAGTATTTCAACAGCGTGGTGGCGCCGGAACGCATAGTGCCCAAGTTGTTGGCAACTGGGCACGCAGGAGCGGCTTGGTCCCAGGATCCTACTCTCCGAAGTGGTTCGTTGCAGTTGGCCACAATAACGCTTATTGTTCGACACAACTGGCGCTACAAGTATATGTTGATTACAAACTATACGTTTGCTACGTCTGGCATGTCTGAAGTAGTTTCCTTGCGGGAATGGAGCACAACAAAGAATGGAACCGACAAGGTGATCTATAGGGGACCATTGACAAACCTGGTTGGATTCAATTACTCTGGTGTGTTTCCGGTACCTCCGCCTTATCCATGGAATGCACTGCAGCAGTTGGGCCGGGGAGAGGAAATCCAGCATCATCTGTTGATCGAAGTTCCGTACTATGATGCTTCACCTATTACCTGGCATGTTCAGATTTCAGCAACCGCACAAGGCTTCAATGCCGTCGATGGTGGCGGTGCTCCTATCATTCTTGAATCTATGCCGTTGACGCAAAGCATGTTATTCACATGAGAGATGTATCCTACATACAGTGGTGCAACGAGAACGCTGGTCGGGCTTATCCGTTAGCAGAAACGGCTTCTCGAAAGGACAATGATGGAAACGTCATGCCTGACAACATTCTTCTGGACATGTGTTTGTTGGTGCCACCTATCCATGCCGATTGCTTTGTCAGTTCGATGCGTGTGACAGACAACATCATTTCCTTTGGTATCAGTTCGTCTACCAGCGGGTTGTTTGTGTTTACAGCTGCCTGGGCCAATATACAGTCAGGCGATTTTTCTGAATGGCTGTCTTATCCGTTGTCGCCGGTAATCGAAGACATCAGCGGATGGGTTGTACTGAATCGGAAAGAACCCGGCATGACAGGATACTGGAGGTTTTCGTCTAGCATACAGAGCGGTATTGAGACCCGGGCACTTAGGATCGTGGATAGTTTGCCCATTCGTAGTATCATTCGGAAGGATATGAATCCCTTGTTCTACATGGGTGGGGTAGTCAAGTTGCAGAGCGGCTCAGGAGTACAGATTGTCCGGGACGACGTCAACCCACAAAAGATACTTGTGAAATTGACTCCGGACGCTAAAACGGCCATGCTTAGCCCATGCAATAAGCCGGCCGACGCAAAAATTTGTGGCGTGCCACCATTGCGGTCAATCAATGGCGTTTGTCCTGATGAAAACGGCAAGATCACCATAAGGTTTGAATAATGCAACCCATACTATTAGGCGAATATAGAAATCAGAACAGCCGGCGAAACTATCCGTTCCGGGATGGTGCTTCGTTGACGGATCAGACTGGTGTAGTGTTGCCAACTGATTTCTTGATTGATGCCTACATCTTTCCCATTGTCCTTCGGGAATCTGACACCGATCTTCGGGTAACCCAACCTATTGGCGACAGCATTTTTATATCCAAGATCGATCTCACTGAAAGAAAGATCTACATCAACAGCGTGTTAAGTGGCGTGGTATACGGCATTGCCGAATTCGAAGAGGGCGTGTATACAGCCTACGTCTATGAAGAGCCCAACTACCATCGGCAGATCGGCGTATTGGTATTTGGAGACGGCTTGACTGCCGTTCTTCACGGAGCACCTGTACGCACCTTTGTGCCGTGGGCAACATCGTTTACTCCTTCAACCTTTACTATTCTGGACCAGGTTGGTGTACGAGGCTTTCTACTGGAAGATGGGTCGCTGATAACCGGTGACGTGATCATCGAAGGCCAAGATGGCATTGAGATAACCAGTTACATTAGTGGTGGCAGTAATACGTTGAAGTTTGAAGTAACAGGGCAGGCACCAGCCAAAGAAGCATGTGCTCCAAGTCAATGTCCGTTTATCAAGGAAATCTGCTTCGAACGGGCGGACGATAGTGAATTCATGATTGCTCAGCAGAGTACCAATACGGTCAATCTCAATGCGTTTGGGTTTACGTTGGACGATATCTGTGCTGCACAGAAGGCACAGGTATTGCCCGATGAAGATGGCAATCTGCCGGCAGCGCCCAAAGCTGGGGATGATCCTTGTGGTACGATACCTACGCCGCCGGTACCGCCTACGCCTGTTGTGACGGCGCCGATTTGTTTCACCTTGGAGGGTTTGGGTGGAAACATCTTCATCATGACACCGTCAGCCCCTGGCGCTCGTAATCCGGTGGGCGTGAAGGAAGTAGATCAAAGTGGAAGTCAGTCGCTGGTACGTATCATTCAGGACAAGCCAATAGCTGGGTACCAGGAAATTACTGAACTGACCAATCAGGTAGCTACACCGCCTTATCTGGCGGGTGGGCTTGTTGTCTATTTCAAGGGCCTCAGAACCCAGAAGAGGAATTAACATGCCACGTCAAGTTGAATGGTTGAATGCAAATGCCTACCGACGTTATCCGTTCGTCGAAGATCAGCAACTGGTATCTGGAAGCTTGACCATGGACGATTCCGTGATCCTGGACTTCAGTGGTGTCAGTTATCTTCAAGATCCTCGCCCAGTGGCCCTGCAGAGCGTTATGATTATACCAGGTACTCCCAAACAGGGCGTCTTCACTTTCATGTATGTAGGTGGTCCCGCCGTGTACAATCCATTCAGTTTTATTGTACCGGAGAATGCGGCTGTGCCTTACCAGGCTGTCTTGCACACCGTTGAGGCACATTATTTGGTTTGTGTTTTTGGGGAGGGACTACAGTCTTTTCTTCAGAATGCTCCAGGAACGTACGTATTTGCCGGACTCCCACAGATCGAGCCGGCGTTGGTTTCCTTTCAACCTAATCACCGGGTAACGAATATAGTAGGAACCGGAGCGGGAAGTATAGACCTCGGTAACGGCATGATCCTTCTTGAAGAAGGACATAACTGTCAGATAGACCTCAACTGGTATTTGAATGCCATTAGTATTTCAGCTATACGTGGAGCTGGCGCAGGGATTGATTGCGCTCCAGTTACAACTGGTGTATTATTGTGCGAGGATGTTCTCTTGCGCATTAACGGAATGCACGGGAACGATCAAGGGGATTTTATCTTAGGCGGGGGCCCTGGTGTGGAAGTAATTGGCGTGCCAGACGAGCATAAGGTCATCATTAGGGCCAAGACGTTTGACGAACGCCAGTGTGGAGATTAGCATGCGTTCAGCCTTTCATTTCAGCAGCGAATGTACAGTTATGGCAGTAAGCGTGGATATCTATAACTTCACGCCCAGCGGACTGCCTTTCTGTAGCATTCCCCCGTTTACAACACCCACAATGATTCCACGGGAACCACAGATCATACTGCCACCCGTTGTTCCTCCCGATTTGTGTCACTGTATTACGTTTCTTTCGGCCGATACTACCATTCGTGTTGGAGGAGACATATCAACGCCTGCCTTCAATGTAGACATTCGTCGGTGTACTGAAGACTGCTGCAATCAGCAATTCAGCGTGCGTGGGACTTTGGATATTCCTTGTATGCCATTCAACGTGCAGTTGGACAAGACAATCCACGTAGGCAGTATGCCTGCTGTAAATTTTACTGGGGGTATGGTTGCCGGAACAGCTGGCGAATGCAGACTTAGCTTGAACCTAGACATTCAGATTCCCGGTGTAACCCCTGTCAATCTAGAAATGACGATTGGTGAGGTAATTATTAGTGTGGGTACTATTCCTTCGTTGGGGTTGGATTTTACCCAGCCGGCGCCCAACGTATGGGAGTTAGATGCTCATATTCGGTTTCCGTTAGGAGGGTCGACGCCACCCATACCTGTTTCCATTTGCAACTTGTTCACGGCAACAGCTATGGTAAGCGTACACGGATCAGGAATTTTCCAGGCCGATTTGTACTTCGGAGCATCGTGTACTTTGTACGGATCGTTCTATGTAAGCTTTCCACATTTTAGCGGTGGCAGTGGAAATTTCAGTTGTGGTTTGTTGGAGGCTGGTTATGACATAGCCATTTATCCTACTGCTGGTCGATGCCTGATCCAACATACAATCCCAGATTGGCAAACGCATGCTCGTACCTACAATGCAATAAACAATTTGACGGGTGGCGATGGGGGGACACTTTTTGGTATCTGGAGAGAGTTACACTTTGTGCAGGATACGCCGTTTCGTGGACATTACACTATAGATATATCAACCTATGGAACGCATAAGTGGGGCGATGAATATGGCTTTGGCAATATTTTTGTGCTTCCGAGAGGTGGATTGCCTCGACAAGTTCTTCAAAGAGTGAATAACTTTTGGGAAGGTGATCATTTTACCTGGGATTGGGTGCGTGTCCACGATTAGCATGGAGACCAATTATGCCTGCTCCTCTTAATCCTTTTACCCCGATAACGGACGGAACAGATTTGCAAGACAAAAAGATAATCAATGAGATTATCCTTGCTTTGTATGAACGTCGTAAAGCCTATGACGAGTATCCGCCTCCTCCAGCTCCAGACTCTATTCCGTCCGGTTATAAATCGGCAGCGTACTATCGTGAGGCCGGGGATTCGCTTCAATCTCAAGGCCTGTGGTGGGAGTTACAAGTTTATCTGTCTGGGCGTATTGGATATTTCATCGACGATCTCCAACCTATAGCACCAGGAAATACAAGTTTCAAGTATCTGGATTTCAAAACTTTATGTGATCCTTCTCACGCTAATATATGCGATCCTGCCAATCCCACAACACGTTATGGTTTCAGGAGAGTTCCTTATGGAAACGCTTGGCCTACCGATTGGACCGATTATGGTGATGCACAATATAAGTATTGGAGCGAACCCCCGGGTACGGGAGGCAATGTTCAAACTGACGACATACTCGGTCCTTGGTTGTTTGTTGATCTTCAAAGGGCATTAAGCGCAATGAAGTGGACAGCATTTGCCGGTGATTGGAATAGCAATGAACCTCTTAGCTGGTGGATACAAACATCAGCATCGAGTTCTCCGATTTGTTCTACTGCACTCACAAATCACGATAATTCTTGGTCTGATCCATCATCTAAGGATATTCCGGGTTATCATTATGAGGTAGTAGCAAAAGGAACTAAGGTTAGTGGATCATATGCGTTTTATTCAGTACGCTACGCTTTTGGTCGCCCCTGGCTATACCAACCTCCAACTTTTCGTAAAAGTGCATACAGTTTGTATGTGATTCCTGAACCTGTTCAATTCTTTGATACTTTCAAAGATATAGATAGTTGGACTCCGCCACTTGTTCAGGGACAAATATACAAACTTGAAGACAACCCTGTGGTGTCTGATGCTGCACCCAGAAACAGCCCAAATACTTTTGGAAATTACAACGGCGCACCGGTAGAAGCTGCTGGGCTGGGTTGTAGTCCGGATGTTTTAGGTCAATATAGTGTAGCATTCAGCGATACGTATTGGATTTTGAAATGGGAATTTGCTAATGCATAAAGGAGAAATAAAATGTCAGTAAGCATCACAGTAAAGTATTATCGAAGCGAGCCAACACCGTTGCTTCAAAGTTACGACCTCAAAGCCGTAGTTGAAGCAGCAACAGATATGCCCAAGGAAATCTTCGTCTTCCAGCGGGGCGTGGCACCGGCAACCCCTGACGGTGTACAGCCGCCGGGCGATCGTTTTGTCTGCATCGCTGACCCGGTGGACCTGGAAGAGTTTCCTCCGAATGCTCCGGCGCTTGATGTGGAGATGCCGTACTACCGCCTCAAGGAAGTCACGGTGCGCTTTCGCAGCCTCACGGAATTGGAGTACACTCGGGAGCTCATGGACGAGGATATTCGCCGCCTGGTGAATGCACTGAAAGCGACAGAGACACTGCCCGTGACGGAAGAAATCGTGTATGACTAGACCTGTTATTCTTTCAGAAACGATGGTGCTGAAGGCATTGGCTGATCCAAAGTTTATAGCCCAAGCACCAGAATTTTCGGGTCTCCAGAGCAGGGCTAAAAGCCTGCCGCCCAAGCCATCAGGCTGTAGGCACTGTTACCAGGTTCGAGCTGTTACATCTTTACTGCGGGACTTCATCTATATGGCTATGGCGCTATCAGAGGAACCACGAGCACGAATGAAGAAGTACTTTGGGATCGAAGCCCTTATGTTAAATACGCACAATCCGAAAACCAATCAAGTCGAGGTAAAGATCATATGACACCCGAAATAAGTGCGAAGACTATAGTCGAAAATGCTGTGGCCGGCTGGCAACTTCCGTCAGGACTTATATACGGAAGAGGTTTTGCAGATTGGAAGCCGGGCGCTTTACAACATAGCATTGAACTCATTTCTTTCGTGGAAGATCTTGTGGGTATGCAACAACATGGGATTGCATTGGAGATTGGCTTGGACAAAGGTGGTACTCACCTTGTGTGGAAACACCTCTATGCCAAAGTCATTTCCATAGACATCAATCTTAGCAATTCTGTAATGTTTGCATCGGGCCTTGTGCATAAACCTGAAGCAAGCAAGATCATTGTATCAAACTCACAACTTCCTTTGACGACTATACTTGTTGCTCAGGAGTTGAAAGGTGCGTTGGTGGATATGTTATTCATCGACGGGGACTACAACTACAATGCCGTTGAATCCGACTATCTCAACTACGAACCTTACGTGCGATCTGGAGGTATAGTTGCTTTCCACAATACAATTGGGCAGCAAGGTGTTAAGCAGTTTGTTCAAGAGTTGACGGCGGGCACGCATCCTGTAATCAAGCGTAAGTTTGCGTTTAAGGCATTTGTAGGCCCAGACAGACCACAAGGTATTGCCTATTATGTCAAGTCCTAGTATAAAAAATATTTTCGAAATATGTTGACACTGGGATTCAGTCATGATACATTTGTCTCAGAATGAAGGTAGTAGAAGGTAACCTACGACTTTTCTACACCAGCCTTTGCCCGAGGCTTGATTGTCCTTCCTTCACCGTGGGGGTCCAGTCTAACGATTGGGCCCCCACTCCTTTTGGCTTAATATCTCTCGTATTCCAGCTATAACTATTGAAGCAGAAAGTAGCCATTAACCAAAAGGAGGTTCAAATGAGAACCCTAATTATACTGGCAGTGTTGATGTTCTCGAATGTTGTGTTTGCCCAAACCAAAGCGCATAAGCCTATGCCCAATAGGAACGTGCCAACAGCACCGGCGGTAGCTGATCCGCCTATTGCTGTAACAACACAAACGCAGTCGCCCGAGCCGGACGCACTGGTCGAGTTGCGACAACAGCATCAAAAGAAAATTGACGCTGTTGTTCGTCCACTGGCACAAAAATACGTGAAGGATCTTCAAAGCCTTCAAGAGACGTTTACCAAAGCCAACATGTTGCAGGAAGCGCTGGCTGTTCAGGCGGAGGTCAAATCGGCGCAAGATGAGCTTAACGTCGATAAACCTGTATTGGGTAGCATAGGCAAACATACGCTGAAAGTTCGGTTGACCGTCGACGGTACGGACAAGTTGATCCTGTCCAGATCCAGTCTGACGTATCAACATTTTGAATCCGCACCCGCCACAGGTGCTACGGTAAACGGGAAAGCATGGAGTCTGTCTAGCGCCTATGACATTAGACCAAACATCCCCAGTACGAGAAGTATGACGGCGAAGAAGATTGCCGGGCGAGGCAGAGTAAACATTGTCGAAACCAAAGATGGCGTCGTTGCCACGATTGAAGATCCAATACCCTATACCGATGTTTACGAAGTTGAGTTTACCTGGTAATTACTGATAAGTTCGTGTCCTTGGGAAAAGAAGGCCACAGGGCCTTCTTTTTAACTATTGCATCCAACACATTGTTCTGTTACATTGATGGCAACCATGGAGTAGCTATGTACTATATCAAGCCGCAGCCTATGGGCGTGACGCCACCGGTAGCTGAGGACGGCATTCCGCTTTGGAAGGCTGTTAGCGGCGATAAACTTGTGCTTCGAAGTCCTATTACGCTTTTGAACGGGACCCCCGTCAATCCTGGCAATTCCGTTCTGACGTTCGTTCTAACAGAAAATAGATTCGATCAGTTGGCTCTTTGGACGGGCGTTTGGCGTGACGGGATTGCAGAAGTGGATCCTGTCAATCATCCTGGCCTCGTTGAAGTTAGCATACCTCAGGACTTGGCCAACCGTCTGCGCCGGGGCATATACAACTTTTCTTTGACTGTAACCGGACGCTTGGGACAAGATCCGGCCGTGACGCTGAAAGGCTCTTTGTTGATGGAGTACGAACCTTCGTCACCTGAGCACAACATACCCTACAAACACCAGGAATCGGATCACTACAACTATGAAGATTACCCCTAACGAATTGTACGGTCTGGCCAGTTTGATTAAGGTAGCTCAAGAGAAACCTCCTGAGAAAAAGCGTAAGGAGCCCGAATATTCGGCGGCTTATCCTTCATATAGCAAATCGTTGGTAAGTCAGTTGCATGAAAACCCCACGGGTGCGGGACTTCGGCGGGGACTTACGGCAGGTACACTTGGTGCAATCCTAGGGGCGTTGGCGACTCGTATCGCAACAGATCGTCCCGAGTTGATAGCTGCAGGGGGTTTGGGTGGCGGGCTGTTAGGGGCCATTCCCGGATATCAATCTGGCAAGCAAGAAGCACAAAGCGAGAACTCTCGTCGTTTATTTCTACGTCGGCTTGGTATTTCCCGACCCGGGGAATTGGAAGCTTTGATCCGCAAGTATCCTGAAGCGGAAAAAATGGTTCTTCAGGAAGGAGCAAACATCTAATGCCTATGGATCCAGCTACAATTGGTAAGGTGTTGAAAGTACTTGGTGGTGCGACTGCCGGTGGCGCCCTTGGCTATTACGCCAACCCTGAGTTGTTTGGCTATCAGGAGGTACCGGCAGCTCGTCGTACATCCATGACGCTTAATGCTGTTTTGGGTGGTTTACTTGCAGGTATGGGCAAGGGTGGCATAAAGTCAGTATGGAAGGGCCCTGTAGGGGAGACTTCAGGCAAATCCCTATCCAGACATCTGGCTATGCTAACAGCCCCAGCAATGGGCGAAACAATTCCGATCGTACAGGCCGGGTTACATCAGCAACGGGAAGCTGCTCGGGACGTGGGCAGCGCAGCCAGGGAACTAGCACAGTCGCAGGAGCAGTACAGTATACCTGGAGGCCTCAAACAGTTGCTTACCAGCAACGTTGGACGTGGAGCGGGTATGGGAGCTGCAGGGGCGGGATTGGCTGCCATTCTTACAGGACTTAAGCGTCGGCAGACAGAAGGAGAACTGGAAGAAAGGACGCCTCGTGGACACATGGTAGGGAAGGATTTCCTAAAGTATTTGATACCTGCCGTTCTAGCCGGTGGCATTGCTGGCTCGTTCGTGCCAAAACAACAATGAAATACGAACAACATAACGAAAGACGAATATATGAGAACGATGGCCGCAGGTCCGTTCGTCGGTGAATTCGGCTACGAACTTTTCGACTGGCAAGGTTATCTTCGTACACTTGCTTCAACATTTGATCGTGTAATCATATCCACTCGCCCTGGCCACGAAGCACTTTACACTGATTTCTGTCAGGAATTTCGGCCTTACTTTTCGCCTACACCAGCTTGTGTAGGTCGAAAGAACTTCATAACATCTCTTCCTGAAATTGTGTCCAAAGATGTATTCGCTGACATGAAGGATCCTAGGATTATTAAACTTCCTGGTGGTCAGCAATTCAGAGACACAGCGCCCAAATACATCAGGTATGGTGTTGCTTCGCCAGAGCTGAAGTATGACGTAGTGTTACATGCACGATCTCTTAAGATTGTACCCAAAACTAAACTGGGTCTTTCGGCTACCATGAGAGCGCTTAAGGAAGCTAGAAACTGGTTACCGGAATATTGGGTTGAGTTGGTTGGTTTGTTACCTGGATTTCGCATTTGTTCCATTGGTGCCATAGATGGTGCACTACATGTTCCCGGTACAGAAAATCTATTGGGAAAGCCTTTACGTGAACTAGTAAACGTATTGGCGAGCAGTACGGTAACTGTAGGCCCGTCGAGCGGCGCCATGCATCTGGCAACGTTGTGTGGTTGTCCACAGGTAGTATGGTTTGACCAGGATGCAGCAGCAGGTCCTGCTAATCTAAACGCTCGGTACACCCACGATTGGAATCCTTTTGGGGCCTACGTAGAGCTTATTTCTGATTCCTGGAAACCTACACCGGTTCGTGTAGCAGATGCCATCAAACGTACTTTTGAACTTCTTTCCAAGTCTCCGGAACGTAGAGCTTCCACACCCGTTCCCGTTGGTGTTCCCGCCTAAAAGCTACAAGTTTTTCGTCTGCATTTCGTTTCAAGGCGCAGACGTCGTGTGTAGCTGGATTTTCTTCCAACCAGCCTTTTTGATGTGCCAGTACAATTGCTGGAATCCTGCTTTGCTGCATGATCCAGCCTACTTGGTCATCAATCTTGCCTGGAAGAAGTTGATGCCATTTGATTCGCAATAAGTCGGTGTGGTAACCCATTGTGCCCGTACCCAAATGATGCACGATAACATCTTTCGATACATCGCCTGCCATATGAACTAAGAGGTACGTTGAGGGTTGCATGCCATCTTGGGGTTCAGCATAGAACAGGCCATGAAAAGCAACTACAGCCTGACGTTTGTACTTTTCGATTCCTTGGATCGTGGTCCAAACGTAATTTGGAGGATATACAATATCATCGTCAGCAGTAATGAAATATCCGCATGTTCGGGCGGCGTAGTAAAACTTTCCTCGTGGACCCGTTTCTCTTGGCTGTCGAATGACATTGACTTTTGGATCGTCGAAAATTTTATTGTAGTAGCCTATTGGATATCCGTTGAGGCAGACATCAAAGTGATCGCATTGTGGGAGCAATGCTTCTATGGTACATTCCATTCCAATCTCTCGTTCGGGAATGGTAGCCATGGATACGGTTATCTGTTCGTTGTCATTCAGCGGACTTACCGACGGGAATTCGTTCATATTATGCTCCTGCGATCATTCGTGGTAGCTGTACTACGTTGCTATTCGTTACCATACGTAAAACAATAGGCTCACCAATAATGTATTTGTTCCAAATCATTCTGTCAAGAATCCAATACCGGTTGCGGTCGATGTCGAAGTCTTTGGCGGGGTGAATATGGTTGTAGCGTTCAAAATCTACACTAAGACTAGGCGGATTGAATACATTGCTATGTCGTCCCCACACATTTACAATATTGACTACACGGTGATCTATACAAACACAATCTTGCATCACGAAGATAGTAGGCAGATTGTCCTGGAGTTCTTTTTGGGTTGGAAATCCTTGGACGACACGAATAGGGCTCTTGTTCTCTGAAATTACTTCACCTAAGGCTTGCATGAACATGTAGATGCAACTGATGCCATTGGCGGTGTAATAGTGCTTGATTACGTTTTCCATTTTCGTGTTGATGGGAACCCCAAGCGTACGGCACATGAGATGGTAAGCAGCCACGGCCGGAATTTCGGTATTGCGAAAGTCAGAGCGTTCTTCCACCGTCAATGTTTGGCTGGTTAATTCAAGCAGGATGCCAGGCAAGCTGGCTTGAAGTTGCATAATGTCTTCTGGTGCCAACGTATAGGTCTGTTGGGCCGTATAATCCGGGGTATCGATAAAGCTGATGCGGCTGTCACCCGTCAAAGCGATTGCAACTTCACTGTCAACAACTGATATGAGATTGACATCCAGTTCACCCAAAAGCTGCTTAATGCGATTGCAGGAAATATTGGGAAGTATCTGTATGCATGGCAGTGCGCCCAACTGCGATAGCTTCGCCAGATATTGTGTTACCTTTACGCTGGGCATGCGGGATACCTCATCGATATCGGCAAAGAGTTGATTCAGTTGTAGGTAAATAGGTGTCCAGATACCGGGGGTGGGTTCAACAAACAGCAAATGCTGTGGCACAGGCATTACCTTGTTTTCGTGACGGATTAGAGCGGCGATCAGATTATGTACGATGTGGCAAAAAGCGAATAAAAATCCGGCGATGTAAGGGTTTGTTTCGGCAACTTCCAGAAGTCTGCGCATGCTTGTGGACGAATCGATAACAGCTGCTTCGTACCGCAATCCGTTGTAAAGCCGTAGAATGTCACGATCCAGTGTGAATACCTGATGTTGAGGCTCGACAAGTTTTCGGGCTGTATCAAGCACGAAATTTGGAAAATGTATCAGGGAGGAATTCACGCCAAGCGTTACGATTTCGTGGCGTACGTTTTTCCCTTCTGCCAATTTTGCCAGGATATCGGGCCAGGCAAATCCTTTTATTTCATAGAATGCAGGGTAGATCGATAGGCCTTGCCCAATAAAGACGCTACGGACGGCCTGCCGAAGATGGGCGGCCGATGTGAAAGCGTTCGAATGTAGGACTGCCGTAATAGCTGGGCCATCGCTGTCTGCACGTAATTTACAGACATATTTGATATCTTCACTTCGAGTCAATATGCATTCTTCGACGGTGATGGCCACGTTGCTTAGTCGACGTTCTTCATTGTCAAATCCTAATGCCAAAAGTCCTGTGGTCGTCTGACGCAGTTCCCTGCCATTAGCCAAACGTATTACGCTTTGTGGAAGCTGTCCGATTGTTTCGAGCAACGTAATCAATTCTGGAGGCACGACCATCGTGGCTGCCTTTTCGAGAAGCTCCGTACGTTGTTCCTTGGTTACGTTGTTGCTTTCAAAAGCTTTATAGATGACTTCGACATCTTTGTCTTCGATCAACTTGGCGAGCTTGTGTATGATCCACGTATTCAAGGCTTCAGCAACGTGGTTGGGCTTAAGTGTTGGCGCTTCCAACGTATGGAGCGGAATGCTTTCCATCGGCCGGCCTTCAGGACCAACAAAGATAGGTACCTTCTTGTCCGGATGACCTTCAACAACTTCCGGGGCTGAAAATAGATGAAGGGCAAAAGCAAGGCTGAACTTGTATTCCTTGCTCGGCAAAACTATGAGCCGTTCGATGTTGCGAAACCGGTGGGGTAACGGTAGGCCAGCCAAGCCAACCAGCGGCGGAGGTCGGGTTGAATATTCAGACCACCGCCGGTACAAGTTGCAACAGACCATTTCGCTGGTAGCAGCAAAAAGGTCCTTGGTCGTATCCGAAACGTTGTTTTCCATGAACAGACCGATGTCCTTACGAACGATCGGTATGGTTTGACTTGGAAGTGAATCTTCATCAAAATTCTGTACCCGAACATGCGTTACTTGTCCGTTGTACGTGTAGGGGTAAAGCGCACAGTGGGCTTTGCTGTGAGGTTTGAGTCCACGCAAGACTGGGGGTAAATCGTCTGGAATGAGCAATCCCAGCGTCTTGGGTACGTCATTCAGCGTCTGGCTGCCATATTGCAGGGCGCCGTGGGCAGCCATTTTATTGCGGAGCTTGGTGCCCTTAAGTGACTTTCTGATAGCGTTTTGTGTCTGAAGAAGGTAGTTGGAAATAGCCAACTGGTTGGATTTGGAGTTGCGATACTCGTCTAACTGGCTGCCTGTAAAGTCTTCTTCAAGTATCGAAGCAAGTTCTTGTCCGGGAAGAAATAATCCAAAAGCTTCGTCCAACGAGATTTTTCGGACCTGCGCCAGCAGCATTACGGCATCCCCACTGAAATTGCAGTGGCTCTCGTTGCAGGTGAAACGCCAGGCGCCATGGTCCGGATCACAAGCATCCCGGGCGATTCGAAGTGTATTTCCTAGGCCCGAATGGAGGGGGCAGGGCTGCAACGCTTCGGGTGTCGGATTCGTTATTGTGCAGCCAAGCTTCGTAAGAAATTCTATCCAGCGAATCTGCATAACGTATTCCAGCGTTTTAGATAATCAATTGCTCGTTCTAAATACTTCGTGTTGTCGTGGAAGCTGCCCAGGCCTTTATTACAAGCACTACATAATATACCTCGAACTTGGTTGGTGTTGTGGTCGTGGTCCGTACTTTTATCTCGATCGTTTATAAAAACTTGTTGGCATATAGCACAAACACCATCCTGTTCAGAAATAAGTTTATTGCGCTCATCTAAGGTTATACCATAGTGTTTTTGAAAATACCAGTTTCTTCGTTGTTGGGTAGTACGTATTGTCCAATCATGATGCCACTTCCTTGCATATTCAAGATGATTTTGTCGCCAAAGTGTGGCCTTAACGCTTTGGTTTTTTCTATGACATTTTGGGCAACGGTACTGCGTTTTTCCGGTTTTGGTAAACGGTTTGTGGCAGTCTATACAAGTTGGAATTTTTTGCGTTCTAATTTTGTTACAAAGTTCAATACATTCAGAACAACGTTTCTGATAACGTATTCTGAAAAATTTCGTATGACAAAGTGTGCAGGTTGAAGTTTTAGGCATATGCTTCTTTTTCATTGTTCTACTTGCCCTTGTTTCGTACTCTAGGCTTATTCCAATATGGACTTTTGCAGCGTGGACACCAACGTGGTATTTGTACCGTTCGTGGTAACCACTGATGCTGACAACGATTGCATTGGACGCTTGATACTGTTATCATGTCTAAATATTACTATGATCGTATGTTCTCTGTCAATTACTTTTCTAACATTTGCAACTAGACAGTATAAAGTAAGCGTGATAAGCTATTGACGAACTTAAAAAAGGAGTTGCGTATGGACTTGCTACACGATCTGAGTGGACGACGTTGGCTGGAACTTGCTGATCGGCATGAAGCTATCATACCTGCGTATGTGATGACTTCGGAAATGCCAAGCAAAGAAGCTGCAGCAGAATTGGAAGATGCGTTGTTTGCGGATCCTGCTCGCAGACTCTTTCCTGTTGATACACCAGCGGCGACCTGGTTATCTGCAGCCTACTTCTTGAAAAATGCAGCAACACTTCCTTACAAGAAAGACGAAAAGGCTTTCGTCTTGGCTCGCATCGAAAAGGCGGCCGAAATCCATGGGGTCAGGGGTGATACAGAAAAGATTGCCGCAGCCATTCAAGCAGAGGATGGTACGGAAAAGCAAGCCGAAGATAACGATGAGAATTACGGCTGGGTCATGGTAAGCGAAGCCACGGGACAGGTACTTGCACGCAAGTATCCCATGTTCGACGATCGTGGCGTCAAAATGGCTAGCTCGTACTTCGACGAAAACCGCAGTCATTATCCGATGGCCATACGCCGGACGATCGCCCGCAACATTATGAAGCGGGCAGAAGTCCACGGCGTTGGCATCGATGAACTACATCCTTCGGTGTTGCGTGAGGCCGGCTATGGAATTCCTCGCAAGGACGTATTGATGGAGGAAATCCTGGAACGAGCCTACCTGACCAAGGACGCTGAATGTGCTGTTCTACTGGCCAACATCAACGAGATGATTGCTGCTCTGCCGGAAGAAGACATAGCACAGAGCCTGGACAAGATTGCTGAAGTCATTGAGGCTTACGACAGGACGTCGGATCTTACTCGTTACTACGGCACGAAGATCCTGATGCCTGCCGACTTCCTGTTCGACGTCAATATGAAGACGGCGGAGGAACTTGTGGCCGATGCGGTTGAGTTGGACCGTCATGTGTTCAGCCTGACCAAGTTGGCGGAATTACCGGCGCAGATGTACCAGGAAATTCTTGGCGAAGAGTTTGCTAAGGCAATCGTCAAGTCCGGTACGACGCAGGTCGACAAGGAAAAGCTTGCCGATAATCTGTACTCGTTACCCAAGCCGGATAAAGTTGCCCTCGAAGAGCATCTCGCCGAAATCTTCGGTTAACAACCGTCGATCAAACAGGAGGTGCTCATGATGGGGGAACTCCAGGCTAAGCAATCTGCTCTCCAGACGCCTGAGACCCTGGCCACCGTGGTCCATGCCATTGTGCGAAAGCAATATGGCGAGGACGCATATGGTTGGGATCCAACGACGGTCTTTCTGGAATTGCAAGCAGACTTCCATGCCGACGTCGATACAACAGTCTTGGACCGCTGGTCAGCCATTTCGGTTATCATGACCAGTGATGCTTTCTTCAAACGGTTGGATGCCTTCATGGGCATTTGCAATACGCTATCGTCTGGAGAACCGTTTTTCCAAGTATTCGACCCGGTAACGACGGAAGAGGTAGCTTGGGCTGTTGCTGAGGTTTCCTTGAATAGGGAACTTCTGCCGTTCAGTTATCCCATTCGGAAGTACATGAGGATGATGCTGGAGCAAGACGGTTATGATCCAATGAACTATCCTGATCTCTTTCAGGAAATCATGGGGAAGAACCCCCGTGCCGAGGAAATCCGGAAGATCATTGGTCCGAGTACAAATCCGAACCAAGGAAACATCGACGGTTATATTGACGAGCAACTGAAGGATATGGTATACCAGCTCAACAAGATTCCTGATTTGAAGGATTTGGATGACATCATCCTACAACGTTCAATGGACGAATTTGTTGGAACAGTGGTAAAGAAAGTCGTGTAATATCATGGCAGAGTACGCTCCAGTAACACTCGGGGTGCAAAAGCAGGGACCAAACGTCGCTCTGATCAAACAAGGTCAACCGAACCTGTGCAGGCAACCTGAGACGCCTTCGTGTTTACCTGTGGCCGTTACTGGAGCCACTCTGTCCAATGCAGCAAAGAAGTATTGTTACAAATGCAGACAAGATGTTTCAATAACCTGTTTTCGTAAAAATCGGGCTAAGAAAGACGGATTAAGTGATGAGTGTAATTCGTGTCATGCCAAATATCAAAGGTACCGATGGTGGCATCAAACGATTACAGAACAAATGCGTACTAAGCATTATGCTAGAAACAAGCGTTATAGTAAGACAGAAAAAGGAAAACTGAGTCATAGAAGAAGCTATATTAAATGGGCGCATAGTGCGAAAGGTTTGCTTTCTATTCGGCGTAGTATCAAAAAATACAATAGTTCACCAACAGGACGTTTGCGTTGCAGTTTGACACAGCACTTGTATCGAGCATTAAAACAAAATAAAGCAGGGCGTGCTTGGGAACAATTGGTGGGATACAATGTGCATCAGTTAAAGGCGCATTTAGAATCTCAATTTGAGCCTGGTATGACTTGGGAAAATTATGGCCGAAATGGTTGGAATATAGACCACATTGTTCCAATCGTTGAGTTTAGTAAATATGCATTTGATTCCTCAGCAATCCAAACGTGTTTTGCACTTTCCAATCTTATGCCTCGTTGGGAGACTACCAAGATTGCACAGACGTATGGAAGCGCACAAATTGGAAATTTCAATAAAGGGTCCAAAATACTCCAAGGTATGACAATATGAAAGAATATGCACCAGGAATTGTTAACAAGGAAAATTATGGGGATCCAACCCGAAGTCTTGAAGCCGGGCAGTTGGCCGATTATGTCCTTCAACACCATACCACACACCGACATCCTAATACGCCTCATTTGGATTTACGCATAGGCACACCAGCGACGGGTATGCATTCGTGGGCAATTCCTAAGGCTAAACTTCCAACAGCCGACGAGAAAAATTTAGCTATACAAACGCAAATCCATTCCCCCGGATACAATACATTTCAGGGAAGCATTCGTAGTGGCTACGGCGAAGGTTTTGTTCGAAGACAGGATTTAGGAAAAGCACTTTTAACGAAAGTAACCCCCAACAGCGTATCGTTCACCATTTCTCATACCAAAGTTCCGGTGCGATACTCTTTGATTAGAATGGGAACTCGGGACGGAAGAAACGGAAGAGATTGGTTGCTTGTTCACAAAGCTATTCCAAAAACCGTTGAAGGCGTTGGAGACAAGCCCAAGTACAAACTTATTGAGGCGGTCGATTTAGATGATGCGCTTGAGCAGGCAACTGAAGTACAGGAAAAAATAGATGGTGCTGGAGGGGTCTACGAAATTGGATCTAAAGGTGAAACCGAAGCCTATAGTGTTAATCCCCGGAAAACGGGTGAGCCAATTGTTCATACTGAGCGTACGGGATTGACTGGCGTAAAATCTCCTGAGGCTTTGTCAGGTACGACTCTTAGAGGTGAAATCTATGCCACGGATCCAAAAGGAAAGGCTATTCCTTTTCAAGAGTTGAGCGGGATTTTGAACTCAACGATCGCTAAAGCAGTAGAAACACGCCGAGTCAAAAAGCTGAAGATGCAACACGCTATATTCGATATTATTAAACACAAAGGTAAGGACGTATCCCAATTGCCTTTTGAAGAACGTAAGTCCCTTTTGAAGGAAGTAGTACCGCAGTTACCGTCCGAACACTTTCATTCCCCGCTATCGGCCACGGAAGAAGAGGATAAGACCCGGATGTTGGAAGACATTCGTACCGGAAAAAATCCCCGAACTTCTGAAGGTATTATCATGCACCTTCCCGGTAATAAGGTGTGGAAGTACAAGTTTCGTCCCGAATCCCGGGGATACGTTACGGGTGTCTTTCCGGGCAAAGCCGGCCGTACGGGATTGCCTGGCGGCGTAACATTCTCGGAGACCCCAGGCGGTGAAGAACTAGGACACCTTGGCTCAGGTTTCACGGTAGATGAACTCAAAGATATTGCCAAGAACCTGGAAGCCTACAAGACCAAACCAATGCGAATCACGCACATGGGCAAGTTCCCAGCCGGTACGCTACGAGCGCCCGTGTTCAGCGGATGGGAGACCGATGTAAAGGAAAGTACTGATATGCGCATGAAGATTTCTCCTTTGGTACGTGCTTTTGTCAAACAGGCTTTGACGGCCACTACAAGCGGACAGACGGCCGATGCTACAACAGCACCGCAGGCTGGTTATGCCATGAAGCCTTACGGCGATCAAGGCTACGATGCTTCGTTAACGCCTCAACGGGATCTTGCCCGTACAGGCTCTCCTGGAGCGCAGATACAACCCGGTCCCGAGATCCAACCGTTCTACAATCCGGCAGCAAGACCCGGTGTACCTGCAGGCGTGGTAGCACGACCTGGGACGGGTACATTGACAGCCAGTGAATCCGGACAAGCCGGGCAGGTCAAGAAATTCCTGACACCAAAAGGTGGTCCAATCGCTACAGCAACAGGAACCTAATGGACGAAGTTACATTACATTTTGTGGATAAGGCGGGCAATGTCAAAGCCGAAGTAGCTGCCGAGATTGCAGAAACACCAGCCGATCGGCGTATGGGGCTTTCCAAGCGAGCATTTCTTCCATCCGGTAGAGGCATGTTTTTTGACAAGGCTGGAGCCTTTTGGATGAAGGATGTCAACTTTCCATTGGACATCGTTTTCTTGGATAAGCAGGGAACCGTACTTGAGAAACAGCATATGCCACAGGTCGAAGAGCCTACAGCATTGAAGCCACTTTATGTGTCTTCGTCCAAGGAAGCTGCACATGCTTTGGAACTGCCGGCTGGCTGGTTTGATCGTCAAGGTTTGGCTGTAGGAATGAAACTTAGGCCAGTAGAGAGCAGACTGGACAGATGATAGAAGCTTTGATACTATGGGTTGAAATTGAGTACATTTTGATCAAGGAGAAAACACATGAATTGGAAGAATGGATTGACCTCGATAGTCGTTATGTTGGTGGCGTTTTCGATTACAGCATTTGCTCAAACTCCCAGCGGAAACCGGGTGAATAACAGCGAAACGATTTTGATGACCAACAATACGGTGAGGATCACGTTGGCCCAGACAACACAACCGGTAAGTCCTGCCCAGGTTGAACTGACGTTCAAGGCTCCGGTAACTGCTACCTTCACCTTCAACTATGAGCGTGGGGCTTACACCAATATGGTGATCAACAGGACCCTTACAAACCTGGTAACGTATATTTGGAACTGCCCTCGGGATTTGAAGCTGGTGGGAAACGATACACTGGTATTCACCAAGTCTGTCAGTGATCGGGCTCAGTTAACGATCAATTGGAAGTAAGGAGACAGTATTCATGAAGAAACTGATTCATGTGTTTTTCGGTTTGTTGTTGGCGGTACTGCCTCTTGCAGCCCAAGAGATTGATAACGGAGCGCCGGTATACGTCGTTGAGATTATCAATGGCGTTCCGTATTTATCTGGCGCCGGCGGAGGTGGAGGCACCCCGGTCGATCTTACACCATATCTAAAGAAAGACGGTACAATCGCTTATACGGCCGATCAGAACGGCGGCGGATTTGGAATTACCAATCTTGGGGCATTGATACCGTTTGGAAGCAATACTGTAAACTTGGGATCGCTGCTACATCCATGGGGAAGCATATATGCAAGCGGGCATACCATCTATTTGGACGGCATTCCAATGCTTTCGGTATCGAACAGTCAATTAGTTGTAGCATATCCAGTAGCCTCCAGCAATGGAACAACCTACACGACAACAGTTGATCTTAGTGGTTTGTCCAATCAAGTTGCAGCCATAGAGGCTCGTACTAACGCCTGGAATACTGGATCCGCTGAAGGCAACTATGCTTCGAACTGGATCGGTACGTATGGACCAGTTTTGGCCAGCACAAGTTATGTTGATAATGCTGTGTCCGGATATGCGCCCACCTCATCGATCAATGGAGTCTCTGGGCGTGTTTCTGCAATCGAAAGCAAAACCAATGACTGGAATACAGCTTATGGTTGGGGCAACCATGCTGTTGCAGGATACGCCGGTACAGGATCTGTGAACGCCGTTTCGGCGAGAGTTGGTACGATTGAAAGCAAAACCAATGACTGGAATGCTGTCTATTCCTGGATGCAGTCCAATTCTAATGGTTTGAGTTTTGTATTTTCTCAAACCAACTCGTGGACAGTAGGCGCCTCAGCGGGTAACTATGCATCCAATTGGATCGCAGTCTGGAGTCCAACTCTTGCCAGTACAAACTTTGTTACTGATCTTTTGACTGGCTATGCTTCGACCTCAACGGTAAATGCGGTTTCTAGTAGGGTCGGAACCATCGAGGGACAAACTAACGCTTGGAATACAGCTACAGCTTATGTAGCAGCAAAGTCGAATAACTGGGATACGGCGTATAACCATCTTTCAACCTTGTTTGCTGGATCGGGTACTACTGGCAATGTAACAAGTGCCACTGCCAATACCAACCAATACCTTCGTGGCGACGGTACCTGGCAGACTGTTGCAGCCTCAGGGGCTGGCGATGTTTTCAAGGGTAGTAACAATACCTACTCTGCCGGAACAACTCAGTCCATGCCATATGCGATTATCAATAACGGATTGGAAGTGTATGGGAACACAATTCATACAAATTGTGGAGTTAGTTTGGGCTCTACAGATACAACCAAGGCCAAATTTTATGTCAATGGCGAGAGCGGAGCATATACAAACAAGCCTCTTGTCTGGTTCAATAGGAGTGCAGCGGCTACAGGCCCTATCTTGCAGTGGGGAACCAATGGTGTCCTTCTTGGGAGTATTGATGTGAATGGAAGCGTCTCTGTTCCATCAATAGGTATCTCAAACAATCTTACACTCGGTGGGGTTACAGTGAGTTCCTTCTCGACGAACACTCCGATCTTTGCGGATGGCTCCCAGCCATTCAACGCCACTATGAATGCTGGAACTTTCGGAGTAACGAATCTTGGCACATTGCTTCCATTTGGCAGTAATACCTGTGATCTTGGAAGTGCCGCTCTTCCGTGGAGAAATGCGTATTACGTTTCGCATACGATCTATATGGGCGGGTGGCCTATTTCTGTTGACGATGGCACCGGAAAACTCCTTGTACCGGGAGTTCAGTATTCTGCTCCACAATACACTATAAAGTCTGTGGCCGCTTCTGATATGATGCTTCGTGGTGCCGCTACTGATCCTGCATGGGATGGGCTCAAGGTTCGTATGACCTTCTCTGGGACGAATCTGAACGGGGTGAGTTTCATTTGCGATCTTCCGCAGTACAGTCCCGAAACCGATATAGTTCCGTTGATCTTGTGGGAAGGAAATGATGTGAATGTTTCCAATGTAATCTGGCAGATGGATTACATCTGGCGCAATATAGGTGATATTTCTACCTATGGAGATTGGACTACGCTTGCTGTGACTAATGTCAATCCTGCTTTGAAATGGCAATCTAAGGTATCCCGTTTTCCGACGGTTTCGGGAGCAGGGAAGAATAAGAATTCTGTCATTCAAATCAGACTGCAACGCCGTGGTGACTTGGACGATAACAACGATACTGCGAGTCTTCTTTTCTTCGGGCTTAGGTATGCAATCCAAGCCACAGGTGAGGATGCACAATAATGAGATTTCTAACTTCTGTTGTGATGCTCCTTGGGCTATCCCTGTGTGCGTCAGCGGTTGATTACACATGGGACGGTGGCAATACTGCTGGTTATCAGTGGACCGCTCCTACCAACTGGAATCTGGACGCTGGTGCTCCCACTACTACGGCAGACAGGGCAATTTTTAACACTACAGGAACCACTAAGAATCCTACCGTTGATGTAAATATTGCTTTGGATGAATTTGTAGTTGGTGGAACTACGGGTTGGACGTGGTATCGGATAGGTGATATTACAAGTTTGGATATGCTTACCTACGGAAGCAGTGGAAGTTCCACAATGAATCCCGCTATCACCGGGAAACGTCTTCTTGTAACTAACGGTATTCTCACTTTGAATGCTTCCAACAACTTTTCTGATACCGTTACGTTTCTGGCTGGTTCTGTTGTATTAGGTACATCAGGTCAGATTGGAACAAATACTCCAATTCATATGGACGGATTTAGTGTATTGACGCTGAATTCTAGTAATAACTGGTATTCTTCTCAAACTACTACAGTAGATTCTGTCATTGGCGGAACGGGCACGATAGAGTTGAAGTATAATGGAGCACCCATTCCTGTCTCAACAAATTCGTCTGGTGTTGTATCTGTTAATCAGGTCTCGTATAGCTATCCTCTTGATCTTGCATCAATTGGTATGATGTATCTCGGTTCCACAAATTTAGGAACCAATACTGCAACCAGTCTTGGAGTGGGTTCCGATGGAAACTATAGGATAGGCGCAGGTGGTGGAACAATAGCATTTGATTCTGCGGGTAGTGATCTAGGCGTGTTTACAGGAGCATGTAATCTTGTTGTTGGAAGAAACGGTGGTGGAGTTAAGTATACAGGAACAGCCGTGCTGTCCGATTCCAATACCTTCTCTGGAACGATAATTGTCAATCGGGGAAGCACTCTAACAGGGTTGGCAATGACCAACAATAGTGGAGGTAGTCCCTTTGGAGCCACTAATGGAGTAGTCACGCTCAATTCGGGGGTTCTTAAATTGTCTCGTGGGTCGGCTACTACTATCAGACAACCTGTTGTTAAAGGAGCCATGAATCTTACTGGAGGTTCTACTGTTTATCTGGATGGAAATCATGCCACGGCAAATGTTCAGATCACTTTCGATTCAATTACGAAAGACCCCATATATGATTCTGCTCTGACAATTCAATATGTCAGTGCTCTTGGAACAAAGGAGAGATTTTTTGTCAATACTGGGGATTCGTATATCACAAACGATGCTCAGGGCATGATAAACGCTATGTATGTTGGGCTACAGGGAACTACCCTTTATTATCCTCTTACCAGAAGTGGAGCATCTTCTCCTTACGAACTATTGACAACAAACTATACTTATACGACAGGGGCCGCTAGTCCATTCTCTAATTCTATACCTACAAGTATTGTTTTGGTGTCTAATGCTGGAGGTTATAGTCCAGAACTTATTTACGGCCAAACGATCACGAATTGGGCAACAGCTTTTGCTTGGAATGGTCATTGGAACTCGTCTGCTGGTTCAACTATAGTAATTCAAAGTGGTTTATTGATATACGAATATTCAGGTGGTCCTAGCTTCCGGTCCAACTTGGATTTTTCACTTGCATCTCAGGGTAGAATAGTTACGATGTCTGGTGGAACCCTTAATGCACTTGGGAATATTACTTCTCCATATCTTGTAAAATCAGGACCGGGAGGACTTAGTCTGGGTTCGGCAGCTCCGGGACATACGGGGATCAATGGAAAGCTATTAGTTTCTGAAGGTCTTGTGGAATTTGATCAGATTGGAGGAGCCGATTTCTTTTCAAACATACCTAATGCAACCAATCTAATTTTAACCGGCGGAAGTATAGCTTGTACTGCGGGAAGATGTAGTTTCCAAACAAACATTACTGTCATAATAGGTCCAACCGGAGGAACTATCACATCTGGTGACTATATGTCATTTTATGGAAAGGTTACTGGTCCCGGTTTGATGTGTTGGAATGGACTTGCCGGTAAAGAGTTAAGATTTAGGGGTGTGGGTAACGATTGGTCTGGTGGTTTGTATGCTAGTTTAGGGATTGTCACTGTTTATGATGGAAGTAGTTTAGGAAGTGGTCCTATAAGAATGGCTGCTGGAACTACACTTAATGTCAGAACCAATCTGGATATTTCTTCTCTTCGAGGCAGGGGTGCTGTAGTGATTGGAAATGATGTGGCTACTGGAACTAAATATCTGACCGTCGGAAGCGGAAACACGGACGATAACTTTCCGGGTGTCATAAGCGATCAAGCATCTACTAGAAATGGATCGTTGATTAAAACGGGAACAGGGACTATGACATTATGGGGACCGAATACCTTTACTGGCGGAACAACAATCAATGGGGGAATTCTGGCTGTTACAGGATTCTCCTTGCATGATACGGGTACGGTAACTGTTGCTGGTGGAACTTTGAGTATGATTGATAGTGAGACTGTTGGGAATGTAACTTTGAATTCTGGTTCAATTACTGGAAATAGTACATTAACTACTGGAAATTTATATCTCAATCAAGGGACAGTAGATTCTATTCTCTCTACCGCATCTAACTTCGTGAAGAACACTTCGGGAACTGTTACGCTGAACAAAGCGAATACATTTTCCGGGTCGGCAATCATCACAAACGGATTGTTGCTCGTCCAAGGAAGCATTGGTGCAGGCACAACACTTACAAACTATATGGGCACACTTGGCGGGACTGGGACTGTGTATCGTCATGTTGAAATGATGCCGGGAAGCTATCTTACACCCGGAGCTTCGATTGGAACGATTACTGTTAGCAATTTGAACTTTGAAGTGGGCAGCACTGTGGACTTTGAATTGGCGACAACGAATGCAAGTGACTTTGTTCAAGTCAATGGATTGCTGGGGTTGGGTGGCAATATTCGAGTTGTGCCGTCAACGGGATTCGGATATGGAGTATATCCGCTCTTTGGATATACAACGATCACAACGAATCAAGCACCGAGGATTATCACGCCTGCCGGGTATGCAGGAACTTTGAGCACTGACGATTCCGCCAAGAAGGTATATTTGACAATAGGTTCTGACGCTCTTCGACCTGTCAAGTCGGGAACGTCTTTACTTTTGAAATCGGGTAAGATATTGTTGAGTAAGTAGTGAAAGGATAAAGCAATGAGAATTCTGTCTGTTCTGCTCGTAATTGTAATGGGTGCCTTTCTGATGGGTTGTGCTGGAACTAAATCGGCCGATAGTAAAGCGGGCCCGAAGAGTCCGGCAAAGATGATGGTAAAAGATACACGTCCTCGTCCGCTTCCGGCCGGCATAAAGTAACATCGAATGGGGGTTCTTATGTGGAAATGGTTGCAGAATCTTATTGATCAGATTTCCAAATGGATCAAGCCGAAGCCCACACCAACACCTCCGGCGCCAGACAACCCTTCGCAACTCAGAGGTTACGGTATGGTTTGTCATTGGATGACGCTACCTGATTTTATAGCCTTCGCAAAGGCCATAAAGGATAGTGGTTGCAACTGTACCTCCATAGAACTGTTCGGCAGGGAAGAGGATAGTTGGATCAACCGCCAGGACTTCTTGAAACAGCAACTGTCTAATCTCCTTACTGCGTGTCGAGCCAACGGCATAACGCTATTCGTCAATATGGTAAACTGGGGTAGTGGTAGTTTGACAAGCCAACCTGATACGTGGTTTCAAGGATGGTTGGATTTCATCAAGCAATTGGGGCCCGACAAATTGATTGTCCAGGCTGCCGCAGAGTGGCATGATGGCAAGGCTGCTGCGTGGTGTCAAATGGCTGAGTCGACCTTGTCCGGCTTTAAGCTGTCCTGGAATCAAGGATCCAGGCCTTCTACAGCTTCTGCCAAGTACGCTTACATCGACTATCATTCAGCTTCCATAGGTGATTACGGAGTGTCGAATAAACGCATAATCTGCAACACCGATAGTGGAATACTTACCGAGATGGAGAATGGTGGCATAATGGGGCAGACGTTTATACCTGAGAAAGTCACACAATTTGCGACTGGCGCTCTGGCCCAGGGCAAGTCTGTCAACTTGTACGGGTACAATCATAAGAGCCTTGATGTCGAAGCAGTAAAGACTTTGGGAAAAGTTGGAAATCCTAATCCAACGCCAACTCCGACCCCGAGTCCGGACGGATTTGTCTTTGGACAGAATTGCATTTGGCTGGGAGACATACCTTGCTCTAAAGACGCACAAGTAGCGCCCAATGCGAAGATACTAACTGCAAATGCTTCAAATACGAGCTATGTCAATCTTACATACGCTTCCGAGGCTAGTCAGCAGTGGTGGAAGCCTTACGACCAGTTTTGCTACGGACCACACGGGGCTCAATACAAAGCAGCCGACGGTAATTGGTACGCCGGTCGTGCTGATTGGTTTCCTATACAGTTGAGAAACAAGATTGAGATAGGGAACTATTGGAAGAGTGATACGCCATTTAAGGATCATCCCCCTGTAGTCGGCAATCCTTTCTACTTCTTTGTGTATTCGTCCGACGGGAAAAATCGATCTACAGCCATACAAGTTGTATGGAAACTGGGATTCTTCCGCTCCATATGGCGGAGATTGAAGACAACGAATAAGAAGATGCGAGGTATTAAATGACTTGGAAAAGGCTTATCGGATTTTTGGCAGGTGTAGCGGTTGCTTCTGTGGCTTTTGCCCAGAGTCAAAATAACGTGTTGTCACAACTGGGCGTAAAAGGCGTTACCGATCAGATCTATGGTACGAATCCAGCGCTCTATGCCGGCTATTTGGTTAAGACTGGAACGAACGGGCTATTCAGTACATCGATGATGTCTACGGATATTGTGCCACGGCGTTGGTTTGAGACAGTTTTTCTGGATAGCGTAAATGGGTTGAATGCAACCAATTCCGGAACTGCGACCTGTCCGTACAAGACCTTCGCCTACGCCGCTGCTCGAACGACAAACGATACCGCTTTCGTATTCGCTCCCGGGACTTATGCGGGGGATACGATTACGAACTCGCATGTACACCACGTAGCGTTGATCGGCTTGGATCCTACCAATACAACCATGACTGGTATATTGAACTTCAACGCCAATCTTATGGCCGGTACCCAGGACATTTCGGTGGATCTGTATGGTATCAACGTTGATACTGTGCGTCAGTATCAATATGGGTTGTTCAATGTTGGTCTCTACAATAGAGCAAAGGTAACAAGTCAGATTACAAGACTTTCTACCAATCTCAATAGCTCGTTGACACTTTTCATGGATCCTTCAACTTATTTGGCATCACCGATCACTACGAGCAACGCAACGATAGTTATCAAGGCTTATGTGCCACAAGGAACAGCCGCAGGACAATTGACGTGTTGGGACGGCGCTAATTGGGCAATCGTAGCTGCTGGCACAACGAATCAAGTCCTCTATGGGGGTACTGTTCCGTTTTGGGGAAGTGCGTCGATCGTATACACGAATACAGCTATACCTGGAGACTTTACGCCTGCTATCAGCAATAGATATAGCATAGGTTCTCAAACTATGCCCTGGAGCAACGGTTGGTTTGCTACAGGTTTGTATGTGGGCGGGTCGAACGTGTTGAACAGCATTTACGTGGGTAATTACGCATCCAACTGGATTTCGGTATATGGGTCTGCTCTTGCTTCTACGAATTATGTGAATGCGAGTATCTCCAACATAACGCTTGCTACAGTTGTGGCCAACGGAAGCAATGCTTTTTCTTCCGTGGTGGTAGATGGAATACGAACTCCAGATGATGCGCCATATGTAGCTCTTGCTGTAGGCGTTACCAATCGAACGCTTAATTATCAAGGAACAGAAGTTGTTAACTGGAGTTTAGGCGGCGTTAATAACGGTTGGCTAATGAAACGTCCTCTTCGTAGTGATTCCGACGGCGCCCCGAGTTTCGATCCAAACGAACGGGCTTTGATGGGGGCCTGGATCGCAAGTAACAATTTAACCGTGTGTGATTCACTATTTGTCAGCAACAACATATCTGAGGCAGGCACTAACCTGGTATTGAAATATGCGTCTGTTCTTGAACCATTAGCCGTTGCAGCCAGTAACCACGCCTTTTATGCTTCTGAAGCCGGGCATTCCACAAATGCGGACAACGCAATGCAACTCAATTCTATCGGTGCGTCGGCATTTGCTCGGAGAGATACTACCAATACTTTCACTCAGCCACAGACTATCAGCATTAATAGCGCTGCAACTATAGTATCAGACGCAACTAACTCCAACTCCAGCGGAGGAGCTTTATACCACATTGCCGGGGATACTGGAGAATATCTGCAACTCGGTGTATTTGGTTCGGCGTTTGCACTTCCAGGTGTTCGCCAACAGGGCTTTATCGGCTGTTCCACAAACATAATCATCGGGCTGGATATGGATGTAGCATCTGGTGGAACGAGCGTATTTGATGTCTATACGGGAGGCTATCTTGCGGTTACTCCAACGCTTCGTGTTTCCGGAACCAACATCATGGAAAACGGGGTAGCATTGGGCAACAAATATGCGCCTAAAAATATAGAAACGTTGCAAACTGTGACAACGAGAGGGAACACTTCCGATCAGGATTTGGCTCTGAGTGGATCCAAAATTATCGTGGGTGGGTTGATAGGAGGTCCGGGAGGACAAACAACTTGGGGATTAGGTGCGTGGGGTGCAGATTTTGGAGTTCTAAATCCTTACGGAATTCAAAATCTTGATGCCAAAGCAACGTGGAATTTTGGATATTGCAACGGCTTTCCACCTAACATCTACGCCGCTCAAACTAACCAAGGTTACGGATCGCTAAATCTAGGCTATATCAATTGTGCTGTATCTTCGGCTGCTCAGCTAATGACTGGTCGTGGTTCCTTGAACGTAGGTAACCTGGCCAACGGTGAATATCAAAATACAAGCGGCAACGGAGCGTTAAACGTCGGCGCCAACAACACGTTGACACACGACTATTCTGCTGTCTTCGGCAATGGCCAAGTCTCGTATGAGACCAATTCAGTATCTGCTCGCAAGTATTACGAAGCTGGAGCCGCCCTGTCCAACAGGTATGCTGGAATTGCTATTGAAGGATGGACCAACAATTGGAATATAGGAGCAGCAGAAGGCAACTATGCTTCTAATTGGGTCTATACTTGGGGCCCTGCTTTGGCCACTACGAATTATGTGAATGCTAGTATCTCCAACGTGACTCTTGCTACAGTTGTGGCAGCGGGAAGTAATGCTTCTGCAGTAATCACCGCATATGGCGTGCGAAATGAAAATGAATCTCCTATGCTGGTCCCATCAGTTTGCGTAAGTAATCGGACGTTAAACGTTGGCGGTGTTCCATATCTAAAATGGGACAGTAGTTGGTTATACTTTCTCCAGCCCATACGAAGCAACGCAGATGGCGGAGAGAGCATGGAAGCTAACGATCGTGTCTTGTGGGGCAACTGGGTTGCAACAAACGATTTCGCAGTAGCCGGCACGATTACCGAGGGATCACAAACACTGAGTCAGAAGTATGACTCCAAAATACGCCCAGTGGAAGTAAAGACTGACAACTACAACGTGCTTACGAATGATGTCGCAAAAACGTTTGTAATGAATACGGCTTCAAAGACCAATTTCCTGCCATCAGTAGATGCTTCTAATGTGGGTATTTGGTATACCTTCGTGAAGCATAATACCGGCACGTTGACGATAAAGGCGGCAGGTATCACTCAGATAGCCGACAGCGGACAGGGTGATACGATTTATGATTCTCAGGCTGCCGAAGTCTATGCCACAGTAACGCTCCAACTTGTCACCAGCACGAACTGGGTAATAACAGGTGCCCACGGAACTTGGACAACCACGGACTAAGGAGACTACGATGCCAGACGTATCAGTAAACAGATTTGGAGCGGCAAAGGGACTCATAATGTCGGACGTTACACAGACCAATGTTAACTTGAGTTCTTTGTTAAGCTGGATTTCTCAGAACAATAATATAGACCTAAGAGATTTCAAAGCAGCTACTAATGTAGTTTTAGGGACTTTGCCAAATAAAATACGTGGTATAGATATAAGTGGTCTACCTTCTTTGACTAGCTTATCTATAACTTCTTCGGATTCTAATTCCCGACCTTACCTTCGGATAAGAGATTGCATTTCGTTATCTTCTTTTGGTAGTGGTAGTGCAGGATATTTTCGTAGCGTGGATGCTAGTGGTTGTACATCACTTACCACTCTAACGGCAGTTATTAAATGGCAGGCGGGCGATCCTTATCCTATAGCATTTGCTGGATGTAATGCTCTTACTAATTTGGACTTTTATGGTGGAGTAGGGGCTTCTGATTTTGGAGCAATTACTATGGACTTCAGTGCTCTTCCTGCTTTGAGATATATTAACTCAAGAACTGCTACTGGCCTTGTGGGGTTTATTGCGCCACCTTGTTCTTCCAATGCGTACTTCAGTTTTTACAACTGCACAAGTTTACTTACTGCTGATCTTTCTTTGGCTACAGATTTGACCAATGTAAGTTTTCAACAGTGTTCTGCGTTGACTACTATAACAATTTCTCCGAGCATTACAGCAATTACTTTGGATGCTGCGTTGTGTTATCTTTCTGAAGCCTGTGTGAATGACCTTGTAGCCAAGGGTGTAGCCTCTGGATTGAGTAGTCAAACTTTGCATATAGGGGGAGGAAATAACCACGCACTAACTGGTCAGGGTATTACGGATAAGGCTACTTTGCAGGGAAGAGGTTGGACAGTTAATTGACAAGTTAAAGGAAAACGAATGAAAACAAAAATTCTAGTGTGGGCGTTAATGGCGTGTTTGGCTACTCCGGCAATTGCGTATGATTGGTTGACAACTATGCAGGCACCGGTGGAGAATCGGCTTCTATCTATTGGTATATGCTCGTACAGCGAAAGTGCGCATCCTTTAGCTGCAGCCGCTTATTTCAACTTTTGTCCTCTTACTTTCTTCGATGATCATCTTCGTATTGGTGTTGGTATGCTTGGTGGCTACGATGATGGGGACGTGCTGTTCAAACTTCATACTTCCGTGAGTACTAGGATCTTTGATTCATTGGAGGTCGGTGTGTGGTATGCACCGTTTTGGGGCTTGTCCCGGTATGAAGATCCATACGGCGTAATGGTTGGATACGTATTCAAACTCTAGGAGACGCTATGAACTATAGACTTGGTTGGATACGAGACTTTGCAGACATCAGAGATTTTCACGTTAAACACGAAGAGGTGCTGCCGTACAAGTTGGAAGAAGCACCGTTAGAGCCTGAATGTAAAATTGCAATCCTGCCGCCCATAAAGAACCAGGACCAACTCGGCAGTTGTACGGCGAACGCCGGCACCTACATGTACGAGACGTTTGCTTTGCAACTCCAAGGCGCCGGTACCGTTCCGGCTTTGAGTAGGTTGTTCCTGTACAAAGCTACTCGGAGATTGGAGGGGTCGAAAGGAGACACAGGTGCTCAACTTCGAGATACAATGAAGTCGTTGGTACTATTTGGACTTCCTCCTGAGTCATATTGGCCGTACGACATCTCGAAGTTTGACAACGATCCTACTGCCTTTGAGTACAGTATGGCTCAAAACTACCAGGCTCAGACTTACTACCGGTTGGATCCACAGGGCAAAGATGCAGAAAGCGTTATTGCTTCGATCAAGTTGAACTTAGCTGCTAATCGAGCCTGTATATTCGGCTTTACGGTCTATCACAACTGCATGAATAACGGTAACGGAAACGTAAGGCTGCCCGGGCTCTTTGACTTCGTAGATGGCGGCCATGCCATATGTGCCGTAGGATATGACGATACTCGGGTTATCGAGGGATCTACAGGGGCCTTCATATTTGCCAATTCCTGGGGTACCGTCTGGGGAGATGCAGGTTTCGGTTATCTGCCCTACGATTACGTGCGAAAAGGCTTGGCCACCGACTGGTGGACCATGATGAATGGGGAATGGGTCAATTTGGACGTTTTCAAGTAACAGACCTACATAGCCTAATTACCTGTTTCTAGGGCTTAGGAGCCCTTATAGGGGCTTTATTTCCATAGGTGGTGGTAAGATGCCTACCCCTAAATCTGGGGCTAAAACCGGTTATAATTAGGTGTAGAAGAACTAGCATTTGCCATATATGGGTCGTTAGCAGAATACGTGCTAATGCATAGGTACGAAAACACTCTGCGGCAGCCAACGTTGGAGTGACAAGTACCAAGGTCTTCAGCCACTGGCTGGTGGAGCTGAATACCCGTTTCGACGCTTACCCGGCGTATAATCTCCTATCCTCCTAGAGTTTGATGGAGGCAAGAATATCCCGAGGATCAATGTGGTCTATAGTTGGCGCCTCGCCCGACAGCGCTCTTTCTTTACCCAAGGCGTGGGCCGGTATGACATCTACCATTTCGCTATTCATCAGCTTCATGGCTACCATAGAGGCAAAGCATAGTGCGTGGGCAAAGTCGTCTGGCCGGTTGGGGTTACGCATAAAATGCCGGTAGTCCATACCACCAGATTCTACGGCTTCTTCGTAGGGACTCAGCAGATCGGCGGTGTAGATATCGAACTCTTCTTTAGGTGGGAACTTCACCCGACCGTACCTGATAGCTAAAAAAAGAAGTTCCAGGGCTGTTGTTTTGTCCACTGTCCAACGAGTATGTCCCAACGTAGGGTTGTATGCCAGAAGGTGGTTCTGCCGGGTGTACATGATCTGGACAACAGGTAATCCAAAGCGTTGTTCCAGCATGACGTTCTGGGTAAACCCCACACCATAGTCTGCTGCCAAAATGCGGCAGTGATAGAAGTGATGTGCCTGGGCGACTTCGCTTAGAACGGTATCGGGGTCAAAGCCCACGAACCGGCGGGCCCAGAGGACATCCAGATTTCCGTCTGCTCGTACGCCAATGATCGTATGAACGGTAAATGAGTCTTGTTCGGCAACACCCCAGTCTATACCACCCACAGTGAAAATGTACTCATGCATCCGCTTCTGTAATTCCTTGATGCTGGGAAGCGTGCTGTTTCGATCGATATCCTCTTGGGTGATAATGCGTGCGCCCAAGGAGCAGGAGATCCCCAGGATTTCCTGCATAACGATCGGAAGTGGAAGACGCAGTACTTTTCTAGTCAATGTTGACCACTTGTATGGATCCTCCACAATGGCCGGCACGACTATTTGGGGAATGTGAAATCCTCGAAACAAGTGATGACGATCCGGATGGGCAGCCACAAATTGTCCGTCCCTAACATTTAACAGTTTACCACATTTGATGCAGTGAACACCGTCACCTTGAATCATGTTGAGAACTTTGCCTTCAGTGTTTGGGATATTCCAGAAATTACATGCTGGACACTTCATGACCCACTCACACATGGATGATTCTTCCCACAAGGATTCGATGGTGTTATCGGTTGTCTTGGCGGTCCCTGTGAATCGACGAACTCCCCAACTGGATGCTGTCAACGATTCCGAGATAATCGGAATGTTGTCAACCAACTGGTCCTGGATTTCATCAAAATCGATTCTATCTGCATAGATACCACGAGCTCGATCGCTTGAGGTTTTGGCATATGTAAGTTGTATGCCTGAACCGTTAGCGAAGCCGTGATTGTGGACGCTCTTGACGATCTTTGAGTCCGAAAGGACGTTTTCCAGTGATTGCCTTTGAAGCCAGTTTGCCATATGACAAGAAGCAATGGCTTCGTTCAGATACTGCGTGGAATAACGCTGTGTCTGGGCTTGCAGTGGCGCCACATACAACAGTTGCATATGGGGCACCATAATGAGATCCGCTATCTCGGAACGAGAAAGGTTCATTGTCTTACCGATTTGCCGCCCACACATGAAAATAGTGTCCGGCACGTATTCGGGACTATACATTTCTCGAAATTGAGGCCAGCGGTCTAAACTATATGGTTGCCCACGCACTCGAAACAACAGTGGTAACAGGTCGGCCCGGTGTATGGTGGATTCCACCGTACATTCGGGATTCTGTAATACCTTTTCGAGGGAATCTAAATTAAGCGTGGGGTTATCCATGGAGACATTAATCCAGAACTGGACCAATTTGCTTGCGGGTTCGGTTCGTTGTATAGTATCATACTTTCAGACCTTGGAATCTGCTTTGCATATAGAGTATGCAAAAACAGGGCAGATGTCAATAAGGTGTTACCAGGAGTATGAACTCAATGATAAGCAAGTCAGCGACACAATACCTGAGACTACGATATACCCGAGATTTTCTGCGGGTCCTTCCGGACCTTCCCGAGACAGCGATGCCTCGGTACCAGGAGTCAATAAGTCTATCGCATCGCAGGGGACAAAAGCGGTTGAGCGTTTGGACGCAATACCGCAAACAACTATTGTGGACGCCATAGATGATTGAGGTAACATTGGCCGGACTGGCCATCTACACCCTTTACAAGGTGCAGCTTCTGATGGCTAGGGTGGACCACGTCCTGCAGGAGGAGGCCAACAAAAACAATCCTCCTGAAACTAAACAATAAGCAAACAATAAGGGGTACGTATGCTTTTCGGATCAGTACTGGTGATCGGAGCATCGTTTTACTTCTTTCGTTTGATGAAGAACTATGAACGGCAATGGGAAGACTTGAAAAGGTCGACCGAGCAAAAGATTGCCGAGGCTGTGGAACTGGAGCAGAAGTGGGATGAAGAGAAAAGTCACACCGACGATCCGGAACCTACGCCAATAGAAGTCTAACCATCATTCAATCGAAAGGGAAGACGATGAGCAAAGGTGGATGGGCATTCTTAGGAGTCACTGCTCTCATGGCAGCCATGGACGGAGCGTTACTGGCAACACTTGCTGCGGCAGGTCTTGGCGTGGTGGCGTTTTCCATCTTGTGTCGCCAGGCCCACAAGCCGGGCGAGACATTGGCAAAGATTGAAGAACAGAAGATCCGTGATCGTGTCCTTGTTTGCAAGAACAAGGAAATGCGCAAACGTATGGACGAGGCAATCAAGCACGACTTGACTGACTTGTCGAAAGCCCGGGAGCTTGACAAATACGGAGGACGTGAGGCCGCTAAATGGGCAGGAATAGGCATATTCGCCTGTCCTATCCTGGCAGTGGCATTGATCGCCCAACTTGTAATTGCCAAGCGTCGGGCAGAATTTGTGAAATAAGTGGCAAGCCGCCTGTGGGGTTAATTCCCTGCAGGCGGCTACTTTTCTGCTGGTAATTCGGTTCGCTCTTAGCTATCATAAACACAATCGAAAGGGATAATATGCCGAAAAGCGAAATCATAAACAAAGATCCATTCTGTGAAGTGCGCCTGGAGAATATCACCCACGGTGGGCACAAGACGGACAAATTCCTAATCGCCCTTCAACATCCTGAAGCTCCTGAGACGTTTCTGGAAATTCCGGGCGTTGGAACCGTCCACAGCGCCGACTATACGCTTGTGACCAACAAACAAGTTCACGACATGGCCAGCCAGGTCATCGTTGATTCCCACATGACATTTGAACCCGTCCCAACCTGGGGTGAGGGACATTCCAAGAATCTTTATTGGAACGGTCGTCGTTTCAGCGAGAAGTGGTTCTGCAAGGATACGGCCGTTGCCGTGCCTGGCGGTTCGTCCATGATGCTGGGAATGGAAGTTACGAACAGTTACGACGGCAGCGCCAAAGTGGGCTTGGCCTTCTTTGCCATGCATGTTGCCTGTTCGAACCAATTCTATAGCTGCAACATGATGGGTCAACCCTTCGAGTTTCCACACGTCAACCGTGGTGGTAAACTGGAAGAGGATATTGGTGATGCTATGCTGCAGATTCAGGAAAAAGCCAGTACCTTTGGCAAGATCGTTCCGAATATCAAGCGTATGCAGGAGACCCACGTTGCGTCGTTCAAAGGTTTCCTGAACTTGCGTAAAGAGCTTACGACTACGACTGGCGTAGAGATTCGGGACAAACAGTTGCTGGATGAATTGTCCGGAGAAGGCATTACCAGTGAATTGAAAATGCACGATGTACATTACAAAGATCCTTCTAGTTATTGGGATATTGCCAACGCTTATACGGCGGTGACAACCCACTTGGTTTGTGGGCCAAGAGGTAGTGATCATTCACAGCGGGTGGTGGACTTCTTACTAAAGAGGGCCATTGCAGCGTAGTTAAACGTCGGGAGTGGGGCTCATTGCCCCACTCCCTTTTATGGAGGTCGCATGCACGCAATTTTACATCTTACAGTGTCTGATGATATAATCATCGACCCAGCTACTACCAAACAGCCAGCTGTTGTTCGTAAGGTCGATATAGTGGATAAGATGGAACTCAATATCGATGTTGTCTACGAGGAATTCAAACGAGCGTGGAGTAGTTCTGTGGCAGCTACACTCGGCTCATTGTTCGAACACGCTTTTGATAAATTCGAAACAGCTGCCAAAACTGCTATAGCGATCGCTCAAGAAGAAAAGATGGCTGCTGCAGAAAAGGCGGCGGCTGAAGCCAAGGCAGATGCAGCCAAGAAATTGACTGAAGGCGTGGCGCCTAAGGAAGAAGTGAAAGTGGCAACTGCAATTGAAGTTGCAACTTCTACGAAAAAGGAACCAACAGCAGTACAACCAACGCCTGCTGCACCGAAAACGCAATCGAAGGATAAGTAACAAATGGCAGAGTCAGTTCAACGCAAGTGTCCCAAATGCGGGGAACTTCGGGATTTACATCTTTTCGAATACAACCCGAAAACCGGCCGCAGAAATTACTCGTGCGCCTTCTGCAAACAGCAGAAAGTCAATCTTCCGTGGGATTGGGCTTGTGCCCTCCGGAAGTCGACTCGGATGCATGTTGGCAAAGCGCAAGGCAGGGAAGGCAAGTACTTCGATGCCCTGGACGAGGATATGATCCGGGCGTTGATGAGGGCACAGGGCAATAAGTGTGCATTGACTCAAGCTGTTTTGCAATTGCCTTCCTCTGACCAACTCAAAGTACTCTCCTCTGACAAGACAGGTAATAACGTCACGCTGACGGCGTGGAAAGCAACCTTACCGCCTCATCTACAGAAATTCGTGCCCGTTGTTGTTAGAGTAAGCACGGAAGGCTCCTGGATTCCTGGCAACGTTGTTATCATATGCGATTATCTAAAGGAATTCTACGAGGCTGCCGGAAATATTGGTTTGCTTCAGGATTGCTGCAAATTGATCATGAGCAATACACCTATGTCAGTTCCTCAAAAGGTGTTTCTGGACAAGATACGTCAGGACATCCTTGAGGAGAATTTGAAAGCCAATTTATGAACCCCCATGCTTATCTGTTCGTCGACGGCTCGTCGTCACGGAAGGACGATGTCGGCGCCTGGGCAGCAATAGCTGCAACGGCTACACAACGTAAAGTACTTTATGGGCTTTCCTATCCGACAACTATTAGTCGTATGGAACTCACACCAATCATTGAAGGGTTACGGTGGATGCGAAAGAACTGGTCCAGAGAGTCGCCAGGTTTTCGAGTTACCGTGACGTCGGATTCTGAATATACCGTAAAGACATTGTGCGGGCTATATCCCAGGCACAAGAACGAAGATCTTTGGCATGCTTACGATGAGATAGCCAAAGGTATGCAAATCAAGTTCATATGGCGGGAACGCAATAGTCTCGACTATATGGAATTCTGCGACGGCATCTGCAACTCGTTGCGGAGAACCGTTATTGACTCCCTTACGAAAGCGATAGGGGACGCCCGAAATTTAGAACAGCTGATACCAATTAGCACATTGCAAGAGGAGACAGAAAAAGTATGAGTTTTCTTACACCGCTACGACACCGAGAACCGGCATATACATTGGAAGATCAAATAGCGAACTTTTGTTATGCACGTAAAGCCGACGGTTCGATAGCTAACTATGATGATAATCGAGCGTCTCGTACACGTACGGACTTTAGTCTTTATACTCGACAGTATATAGCAGGTCCAAGAAGTCCCGAAGTGTCATTCCATATAATTACTACCTTAGAGGGGCATGTTTATTGTATTGCCAATGGCACGCTGGATGTTGAGGTCAAACAAAAGCTGACACAGTATGATGTGACTAAGTGGTCGCTACTTCAAAATTTGAATTTGACACCAGACGATATTTGGATACCCGAGAACGAGTCGTTTATTGAGGATACATTAAGTGTCAATAAAATGTGGGGGTGGGGCAATTGGAATTCTACTTTAATCATACAAAATTGGGTTCCAGAAGACGGACGAGTCTATTCTGTGGTAATGGGTACTTGTGATCTCGTGTTACAGCATAGACTCAATCAGCAAGCAAATCGTCAAGTTGGTGATGAACTTAAAGGCAAGGTCATTTTGGATCTGCGTATCGGAACCAGAATCTATGGTGAGGATATTAGCAAGTCAGAAATATTATTACCTATACTATTGCAAAAAGCTACTGACATAGGTGCAACAAAGACATTGTTGACAAAAGAGCAAAACGGAACGCCCAGAACACCGGAGCAAATTCAACACGATTTAGCAACCAAAGGTATTGTTTGAAATATGAAAATCGTACACACTGCGGATCATCACCTGGGCTATCGCCAGTATGGCTTTGCCCAGCGAGAAGAAGACTTCATGAAAGCCTTCCGCCACGTCATTGAGCGTGCCGTGGCGTTGAAAGCAAATATGATCATTATTGCTGGTGATCTCTTTGATATACCTAAGCCAGCCGCTTACGTGGTACAGGGCGTATGTGAAGCCATAGCTTATGCTAAGGCGGCCGGACTGTACATAGCTGGCATTGACGGCAATCACGACGTTACCAGCGGTAATTGGTTAAAGGTCTGTGGCATTAACGATCTTGAAACCAGTGAAAAAGAGCCCCGCAGCTATAGCTATATGGGTGTTACGATCGCAGCGCTGCCATATTTGCGTCCGACCGTATTCAAAGATCGTCTGAAGAAAATGGCGGATGCCGGTATTAAGGCCGAGGTCTTTGTCATGCATCAAGCCGTAGCCGAGATGGCTGATTTTGCCGCACAGGAGATTACGCTTATGGAGATTGCTCCGTGGTTGAATCAAATGGGCGTACGGTATGTAGCTATGGGTGACATCCACAACTACAAGGAAATGGAATTCGCCGGCATTCGCTTTGTCTATGCTGGATCCACTGAGGTATGTGCCATCGACGAACACAGGGACAAGAGTTTCTCGATCGTTGAATTTGGTGCACACAATGCAATGACGACGGCAACAGAACCTATACCGATTCGCCCCGTTGTGGAACGCTACCTACAATCGGAAAAGGACCTGGACGAGTTGCTGGTGCAGCTTGCCGGCGATCCTTTGGCCATTCTGTGGTACGAGCCGGAAAAGGCGGATCTTGCCAGACGGGCAGAAGCCCTGCTCCTCGACAAGAAGATCCTTCATCGGATTTGTCCCACGGCAGCAAAGAGCCTGGCTACGATTACAGCACAACTGAATCGTGAGCAGCTTGAACGAAAGGGCGCCCTCATACGATTGAAGGATGCTGTGAATGCATTCTTCGAAGACAACAGTGAGCAACAAGAACTCATATACCAGTTATTGAATACTCCAGATGCAGTGGAAAATACAGTAAAAGCATATCTATCGTCCAAAGGGGTACTACCATGAACACAGAAAGCCTAATTGCAATGGCAAAAGACTATGACGTCGACTATGATGCAGTGAGTGTAGCAGCAATTGCTACTGTACTGACACGACGTAGCGGTGAGAAAAAGGATCTGAGAACGCTATTTGACAACCTCCAGCGCATTCTGGACACAGATGAACTGGTCGATGTAGTCAAATGGGGTACATGGGTAAAACACGCAAACAAGGAGGATCTGCAAGGCAAGACAGCTCAAGAGCTAATGGCTTTGCAGAAAGAAACAGCCTATGCCTAAAACATCCAAAACAAGCACAAGAAAGACAGTCATTCTGGGAGGATACGGAGCGCAGGTACATGCCGAGCGAGATGCTCAGGAATTCATGCGCCCGGATGTCTTCCAGTACAAGACAGCCTTCTTTGCCAACCCTATCAACTTTGGCATTGAAGCCAAGGTGACCAAGGCGGAAGCAATCAAGGTAGATAAACCCGATAGTCCGCTCTATCCGTGGGGCGTCAAGATGACAGTCAGTGCCAAAGGACCGAAAGCGGTGAACTGGATGACTGACTTCGAAAACCGCATTCGGATACATCGGGTCAACAGATGAAGTTAAAGAAGTTAGTTCTTCACAACTATAAGCAGCATCCCCACCTGGAACAGGATTTCGTCGGGAACGTAATCGGTATTGTCGGCCGTAACGGTTCTGGTAAGTCCAACCTTCTGGGTGGGTTGCAGTTTGCTTTTGCCGGTGAACAGCCTGGTTTCAACAAGGTAGATCTTCTGAGTTGGGGTTCCACGGACGGATATGTCCAGGTCGATTTCGACCACGCAGGGAAGCCCGGGCACATTGAGAGAAGCCTGACAGGAAGCTATGCGCTGTTCACATACGGCGACGAAACTTATCGGGGAATCAACAAAGTTGGGGAAGGCATCCAACTTCATCTTGGTCTGGACAAGGACCTGCTCAAGCAGGCTATCTTTGTTCGCCAGGCAGAAATTGATTCTATCCTCTTTGAGGATCCCCGGGAACGAGAGTTGGCATTCCAGAAGCTTTGTGGAATTGGCGATGCTGCTAAGATCCATAAGAAGCTGGGTGACGAACTTGTCAAGCTAAGCGTATTGCCGCCCAACTACGATGAGCAGATTGCTGAAGGGCAGAAGCGTTATAGTGAGATGGCTGATCGTTTACGGCAGCTCAAAGACACGGCAGACGCTGCTGCATCCCAACACGCCAAACTGCCCAAGTTGGCTTCACTGCAGGGTACGATCATGTCGTATGCCAGTATGCTAAATACCCTGGGGCAATACGTTAAGATCAGCAACGACCTGGCACAAGTCAAGGTCCGGCTGGTGGAACTTGAAGACAAGCTGTTGATTACTCCAGATAATGGAACCGAGGATATTGGTAAGCTCGATCAACAGCTGGTCGAACTCGATAAGTCTATTCGTTTGGTAGAGGAGTATCAACGATGTCTCAAGAGCTTCGAGGATTCCGGTAATGCTATTGTAGCATTAGGGGATACCCCTAAGCCGCCGACGTTGCCGTTTACGGATGCACAGCTTGTTGAGCTAATGCAGAAGGCAGAAGCTTTCAATAAGGCATATGCCGACGCAGCGGCTAACGAACGTCTTTATGCCGATTTGGCTCGAACGCTAAAGGACAAGCCGCTTACGGAATGTCCAATCTGTGGTGGTCCCATCAAAGACTTACAGCGTATCCAACAGAAAATGCAAGAGTATCACGTGCAGACGATTAATATTTGTAGGGTCAACTATGCAGCACAGCATCACGAGGCAAAGACCAAGCAAGAGCAAGCCATTGCCGCCTACATGGAAGCAAGTACACGCTACAACGCAAAGTATGCTATGCTGCTGGCTCAGTTTGGTAAAGCTGAAACAGCTATGAAGTCGGCGCCAAAAGTCAACCAAGCCTTGACAGAATTGACGGCTGCGGCGCAGCGTGCTCAGGAAAAACGTACACAGTTGACCAAGCTTCTACGGGAGATCAGTGCTCAGCAACAGGAACGCAAAACCTGTGGACAACGTATTGAACAGTTGTCCAAGGAACTAAGTTGCCTGCATACTACAATCCTGGGTATGGAAGACGTGGCCAAACAGCTAACGTTGGGTGTAAATACTGTGCCCGGTTACATTCAACGATGTATGGCACAGTTGAATGAACAGATTACACAGATCCAGGCATTGGATCAGCAACTGGCGCAACTCAACGGAATGATTCGAGAATTGGCTAACAGCCTTCAAATATTGGAAGATACGCTTAAAGCGTTGGATGACAAACGTGCTAAAGAGGGCCCGTTTAGGGCAACGCTCAAAGTGTTAACCGAGGTCCGTGACTGGTTTCACTACAACAACGGACCACATACGTTGGCTACAGCAGTATTGGCAGAAATGAACCAGGATGTGAATAGCTTCTTGGGACAGTTCTCCGCTCCGTTCTCTGTAATCCAGGGCTCGGAATCACTTGGATTCAAATGTATCTTCCACGATGGTCGAGCCGTACCTTCGGAACCACCGGATGCACACCACCTATCGGGAGGACAGAAGATCCAGTTGGCGATAGCATTTCGATTCGCCAGTTACTGTATGTTTGCAAGTAAACTGGGCCTCTTGAGTCTGGATGAACCTACCGTTTATCTCGACGACCAAAATGTAGGCGCCTTTTGTACGTTGCTTCAAAAGATAAAGGAAGTAGCACAAAAGATGGACCTGCAAGTTTTGATAGCCACGCATGAGCGGGCTGTTATGCCGTTTATTGATACAGTAATCAGCTTAGCTGATTGAATACAGTGCACAGTGCAGCCTAAAGGGTAAGTAAATGAGTGAAACAACAATAGATAAAGAATTAGCTCCAGCAATCCAACAGATGACTGCTTTGTACAAGCAGCTCATGGAAAAACTGGGACAAGCAACGCCGGAACTGAAGGTCATAAGGGTTAAGGCTTCGGCCAAAACCAAAACGTCCAAACGTTGCATAGCACCTCAGTTGGTGCATGAGTTTGTCGAATGGTTTATCAAAACACCAGAAGATCAACTCTATAATGTGAAACGGGGACAATGGGAATGCAAAGTGGGTGACTCTGTATCTAAGACAGCACATACGCTGGTCTTCCACAGTAGGATTACCAAAAACCGTGTAGATGCTGCAGACGTAATCTGCATCCGTCCTCCGGGCGTCAAGTTGGCTATTTTCAATGCCAGCCGAATCGCCTACGGTACGTCATATGCCGCACAAAAGGAACCACAAGCCATTGCCGAACGCTGTGGGGCAGTTCCTATTCCGTTCCAGAACGTAGTAGCCAAGGACCCCAAGACCGGTGCGGGTTTGGATTTGACCAAACTGCAACTGATCGAATGGGGCGGTTCTGAAAAGATGGTAATTCCACCGATAGAAAAGCAACGGTGGGGTAGTGTAGATTTCCACGTTATCAACCGGCACTTTGCCGGCGCCGTGGTTATCAGTGTTGGGGAGAGGTACTTCCTGTTCGATGCCGATCGGGAAGAGTTGCAATGGTGTGGGTTTAATCCCTTCTTCACCCAACTGCCACACGCTGTCAGTACCATCGGAGAAGCCTATGCAAGCTTGCAGCCACCGGAAGTGACTCGGGCTATAGCAAAAAGAAAAAAGGTTATACGCCAAGGTGAATTGTTCTTCGTTCCAGAGGACCAAGATCCTTTGGAAAAGAAATTTACGCCTGATGCGCAGTCGAAGTTCTTCTATGAACAACTTTGTGAGCGTATCGATCTGTCCGGAGCAACTACGTATAACGCCTGGCGCTATATGCAAGACGAACAGGTCCAGAAATTCCTGGGGCTTTGTAAGAACAATAACAGGGGTAAGCTACCCGACAGTGAATTAGTAGATGCTGACGAGGCAACTGCCAAACTGCGTACGTTGTTGGAGAATGAAGTAGGGCCAAAAGAAGCGACGTATGATCCAGAGGATAAAGAAGCGATGAGTGGAACCGTCTGGGGTCGAGGTAGTCACGAGATTGGATATCGTTACCATCTGCATGGTGAAGTACGTGCCCGATTGCGTGCAGAATCTACTTACTCAAAAGAGGGTGGACGGATATTGAAACCCACAGCAGGACGTTTTCCGTTCTTGTATGCTGCTACCATCGGGGACAGCACAAACGGTACGCAGCGTCACAGTCCGACAGTCATGTACTGTCCGGAAGGTATGGGATCGAAAAATCCCACGATTTATGTCAGGGGAACTGTGTTCCATCTGGGGCGTGAGCATCGTCCGGTTTATTTGCCGGGATGGCATCGAGTATATCCAAATACTGCTGTTCATAACTGGACAGTCAGTGGGGATGTCGACTAAAATACAGTGCAACAGTAAAACAGTGATACAGTGTAAGTAGATACGTTCAAACAACAAACAAAGAGGTTAGTTAACATGAGTGACACAAGTCTAGTAGTACCGTCCGAAATCACCCTGCGTCACCGGTCCGATGATTGGACCGAGGGGCAGGTTAGGGCCGAAACCGAGCAGTTGAGAAAGGCGAAGGCCGTTCTCTTCCTCGACAAGGTCCAGCACGAGAAGACGATCAAAGAGCTTGAACCCAAGCTTGAAGATCTGAAGCTGGAACTCGCCAAAGTGGAAAAGGCGATCAACAAGGCAGCAGAGCTTGAAATTGGAGACATGAAACTCAATGAAGAGTTTGCTGATGTCAAGAAAGCACTGCGGGTCCTGAAGATCAACAAATTCGTTTGTGCGATTGAGCTTGTCTCTGTGAACACTGAAGACGCCGAAATCGTTTTCAGGCGCAGTGTCGGAGACAAAGAAAGCACTTATCGGTATAACGTGCTCTCCGGCGAGGATACCATGAAGTTCACGTTCGAGATGAAGGAACTGAAAGGCCAGTGGAAAGAACTGACCAATAAGATCCAAGAAATCGAACGTACGCTTCTGGAGGCTCGTACAGCTCTGCGTGATCGGGCGAATCGTATGTCGGACGTGGAAGGGGCCATTGCCCTGAAGAACCTCAACGAGGACGAGCGGGTAGAGGTGAAAGAGCTGTATCAGCAGCTTGCCACCGGCCTGAACGCTCAGAAACTCCTAAACGAGAAGAAGGGCTGATGTACGCTCTTATTCCATGTCCCGAAGGCATCTCGAAAGATATCAAGAGCAGCCTTCGAGCAGCTGATATGTACGAGGGGTTCTGGCTGGTCAGCCAGGACCCCTCCCTTATCTCCCAAGCGGGCGAAAATGTTATTTGTGCTGCTACTAAGGAAGGACTGGCAGACATTGTTGACCGCAAGTTTGGTTTGCCTTATGGTTATAGTCGGCTGTCATTGCATGACCATACGTCAATGTATCACTGGGAAAACTCCAACTACAATCATGGCGACGAGCCGGCCATAGCGAAGGCAAAGCGTGAGTTTGTAGCCAAGTGCTTGAAAAATGGTGATCGCAATTGGCTGATTTATGCTTTGCTACCAACACCGAGAGTAGTCGATACTAAACTACACGAATTGGATATTCTGGCAGAATCCAAGTGTCATCCTAAAGGGATATACACAAACCGGTTTAAGCTACAGGGCAACCACAAAACAGACGTTGTCAAGGAAGACTTTGTTGTGGAAGACAGTCCGCTTGGAACTCGGGTAATGTACAATCCCAAACGAGCCAAACGTTTGGCTGCTATCCGTCGGCGTCATTGCTCAGTAGGGCAGCGTAAACCTAAGCGTACGTGTTACCACTTGCTTAATCTAATGGTTAGAGCATTAAGGGAGACAATCGATTGTCAGACCATTACTAACCTATATAGAGAATGGCGGTCAAGTCAGGGTATACACAACACGAGTGGTGGCGTAGTTAATTTCTTTGACATGGCCAAGCGTATGGGCAAGTTGGCTACAGCCAGAAAAAAGATCAAGCCTTTACTCAAAGAGCTTTGGGTACATAAGAATCTGATACAGCACAATTGTTCGGCCGAGTTTCGAATATGGTATGCAAAAGAGATCGAGATAGCGGGTGGAACACCTAAGGATACCGAACGCTACATAACGAGGGTTAAAAGTGAGAACATTCAAAAAGATTCTGAAAAAACTTGATACTCGAAAATTCAAGAAGCCAACGGGTAACCTGGAAAATATGTACACCGTTGCTTACTGGAATCTCTGGAACCAATTTGGCGTGACACCGAAACTGGTGGAACAGGCCAAAAAGAAAGGCAAGGAGATTTCGGTAACGGATTATGCTTGGACAAAACAAGCCAAGGAACAATACTATGCGCATCCTTATATTCAGCTTTTCATGAAGAAGCTGGATAATAGAGGCATGGCACATGGCATGTGGGTACTTCAAGCGGAGCCCGCTGATTATGAAGACCATCTTCGCTGGGAAGCTCAAAGAGCTACGCAAGAAAAAGTGGCTCAGTCGAAGTGAGCTGGCAGAACGTTCGAATCTGTGTTACCGGTCTATCAAGTACTATGAGGCCGGTCACATCGTTCCTACGTCAGCCAGTTTTAACTGCTTGCTCCTGGGATTGGGGGCCTCCGACGAGGAGGCCCTCGATCTCCGGGTAGCTTGGATGGAAACTAAACAGTCAGGTTCTTCCATGCTCAACGTGCGTTACGACCTGAACGGTAATGCAAAAAGTGATTGCATTTCATAACTGTAATCAGGTAAGATACTTGTGTCGAACTTGAAAAACGCATATTAAGGAGAAGTATGAAAGACGCATCATGGACTGTAGAGTTCAATACACATGTACTAGCGAACGGCATTGGGCCCAAGGGCGAAAGAGACCACTTCCAACGAGATAACCTCAACAATCTTATCTGGCAACAGAGCTGGTGGTATTCCGCTTTTACTCAAGCTATTGAACTTGCTCATATGCATCGTATCAAAGCGGCCGACATACACATGAACCTGGCCGTCAAAGCAACCACGGATCTTTACCGTAGACGATACGGGGATGACAAGTTTCGGATCCATGAGGCAATCATGCCCGGTACGAGGGTCACATTTGAGGCAGTTGTAGCTGACCACGTAACCAAATCAAATCTTGAAGCAATACTTGACAAAATGGGTAAATATGTGGGATTATCCCCGTATGGTTACAGATTGGGATTTGGAAAATTCAATGTATGCAGTGTGGAGGTAGCATCCAGTGACAATGAAAACAGTGAAGCAAGCGGAGATCGTCAACCTGAGGCTCCAGCAGAGAAAGCCGGTTGACGAAAACTGTTACTATACATTAGGCTTCAAAGCTGCCTGCGAGCGACGTAGGAAATCGCCTGCACAAGTTCTCGAAGCTGCAGTGTTGTTAGATTTGCATTTGTAATACAGTCTCGGGCTTCACCGTTGCGTTCAAGCGATATGGCTGTGCTATATCGTTGTTTTTGAATAGGAAGGACTATGGCTACGAATATCATTCTAGAATGGGGTGATGGCTATTTGGCCGTTACACCCGAAGTTCCTGATTTCCTCCGTAATGCTTTGCGCTACTGGCACCGATCGTTGAATCGAGAAGAAGGCAGAGCAGCACTTGTAGCGACCGGTGAGTACCGGGAGCTTTATAGCATTTCTGGACAGATCACACCCGACAATCGCTTTGAACAACGTTTGGTTACCCTTCCTGGATTTCTTTGTCGGATAAAGAATCTCTTGAAGGGTCAGGGCTATGATTTTGCCATTGTGGATAAACGCACGCCAGCGCCCACACCTGACTACGCTAAAGCGTTCGAAGGCTTGCGGGAATATCAATGTGCTTGCGCTTATGCAGCACTGGCTTCCGGCGGTGGCATTGTAGCCTGTCCGACAGGCTGGGGCAAAACCCATATCATTGCATCTATCATCAAGGCATATAGCTCTGATGAACTGTGTATGCGGAACACACCTAAGGTGGTTGTGGCCACGCCAGAACAGGACATTACCCGCAAAGATTTCAATGATCTGGTAACCTTGTTACCCGATCGTGATATTGGCCTGGTCATGACTGGCGCCAAGCATTTCAGCGATGACGTGCAAGTGATTACTCTTCAAAGTTTGCACCTGATCGATTGCAACGATATCGGTATTTTCATTGTAGATGAAGTGCATACAGCTGCCTCCGAAAAACGTATGGAAACCATCATGGCAGCCCGGCGTGCCCTCAAGTGGGGTGTCAGCGCCACGCCATCTGGACGGTATGACGGCCGGGATCTTGTAACAGAAGGTTTGTTTGGTCCGGTTGTTTACCAGCGAACGTATGCTGAAGGCGTAAACGATGGGGCCCTCGTGCCCATCACCGTTTATTGGCTGAGAGCACCGGCGCCCGAACATACTCGTAACTTGCATCATGCAACTGCACTAGGGCTGGAAAACTACATGAAATTCAAGACTCGTTCGGGCAAATACCGTAACGGGCTAGATCGCAATGACGATTACAATCAGTTGGTAGCTGAATTGCTTCGTAGAATTCCGACTGAGTTGCAGACCCTTTGTATTCTTCAGCATCTTGATCACATGGACAAGCTGGTCCATCATTGCAACGATATCAAGATCATGCATGCAGAAGAGAGTTCAGATAATCTGGCCAAGAATGGATATACGCACTTGGTGCCTGTATCCAAACGGGAACGTAAGCAAGCGTACGAGGATATGTTCTCCGGTGCCTGTCGGAAAATCATCAGTACATATGTATACAAGCAGGGCGTAAACTTTCCACAACTCACGGTAGTCGTCAATGCAGGCGGAGGCGGCAGCGACATTGTGGCCAGACAAATCCCGGGGCGGGAAAGCAGAAACATTGGAGAAGTAAAACCCCAAGCCTACTTGGTGGATTTTGTGCATGAATGGGATACAGTCACCGATAAGAACGGCCGTCCTCGTCCTGGGCCTATCCTCAAAGACGATAAGTCTCGGGAGAAATCATATTCCGATCTTGGGTTTACTCAAGTGTGGGTGGATACTTTGGACGAATTACCATTCTTGAAGGATAAAAATGGACCTAACTGACGAAGTAGGCTATCGGGCATGGGACGAATACTATACCCAATTGCAAAGCCGGCTTGGGTCGGGGCGTGGACGTAGTGCTTATTGGACACATAAGCACTACAAGAACTTTCGCCGGATAGCTGATATTTGCATTCAACATAGTTTCGAGGTAACGGATTATGTGATTCGTGCCTTCGACTTGTTGGAAAAGAACAGCCAATATATTACCCCTAAGGATTTGACAGATCCAGAATTGGTGGAGAATTACAAACAACACCTTAAGAAGTATGGCTATGAAATACAGCTGAGTCATACGATGCAAATTCAGCAATTAACAGATTTGGAAACCCGTTTGGTTCCAGAAAAATACCCGTCTGAAGAAGCCATTCTCTTAGATATCAATATGGTATTTGAATCTTGGTTCCGTATGTTACATCCTGAAAAATTCAGTGAAGCAATATTCATGGTCTATGGACAGTTGGCGTGGTCGGAACTGTCAGGTAGTCAAAAACTCAGGGATTACGCCAGAAGTAAGTACGTAAAGAATTTTCAGGAACTGGAAAACAGGTTGGGGAAATTCCTCGATCTCGGCGGAGGTACAAGATAGCATGAATTTGTATACTAAAGATTTCCAAGTCCAACTGCTGGTACATCTGGCAAAGGACGAAGACTTCTTCCGCAAGACTGGCTACTTGCGCCTGGAAGATTTTGAAATGGTAGCTTGTCAATTTGTTTTGGAGACACTGCGGGATTACTATGCCAAATTTCACAAACTGCCAGACTTCAATCTGCTGCAAACGCATATAGGTTACATGTTGACTGGCGCCAGAACAGTCACGCAGTTGATTCCCGAAGAACTGCCAACCGTAGCCTACATCATGGAATCTATAGCTACGGCTTCGTTGAACACAACGTACTACATAGCACAGTTGCCGGAGTTTTTGAGATTCGTGCGTCTGACACAACAAATCCGTTTGCACGGGGATACCCTCAAACAGGGATTACCGGTTGACGAACTGATTACGGCAATATCAAAGATCAACACAGACGTTGCTGCCTGTGACGACGACGAAGATGACGACGATATGTGGGGTAATCCGGAACCAATACTAGATCGGATTAAACATGTACGAGTACCTACGCCTTTACAGCATCTAAACAACTACACTTCAGGTGGGTTAGGTTTGGGCGAAGTCGGCATGGTAGTTGCCTGTCCGGGGGTAGGTAAAACGACAAGTCTTATCAACTTCCAGGCATATGCTGTTCAGAGTGGCATACGCACGTTATTCCTATCATTGGAATTAACCAAGGTACGTATTAAGTATCGTTATCAGGCAATCTCAGCACATATTCCAGCAAACTACTACAAAGTAGAAATGAAGGATTGGCCGCCAGACGTGCTCTACCGTTATTCTCTATTCACCAATCCAGAGTACAAATATTTCGGTTATTGCAAAGTCAGAGACATGTCCAAACGTCATCCGGCAATTGCCGAGATTGAGCGTATGATTGTACGCTGGCTGGAGAAGGCTGAAAAGCTTGGCAAACGGCACGAATGCAAACTCGTACTGATCGACTGGCTTGACTATATTGATCCAGCAGGCATTTCGCTTTCCAAGACAGCCCGGGATGACGTCATCCTGATGAAGATATTGGAACAGCTGGGCATGTTGGCTCGCAAGTACAACATAGCTATTTGGACGGCTACACAAGGTACTCGGCAGGCCGATGGTGTCGAGAACCTGCAGATGAAGCATACAGCGCAGGGTTATCATAAGAACGACCCTGTGGATATCAGCGTTGGTCTGGCTGCCATTGATGCGATGGGACGAGAATTACAAGAAGCCAAGACATCGGACGATGACCAGGTGCGTCCGGTCTGCGATCGGGATCTGAAACTCAGTATCATGAAAAACCGGGACAATCCACCCGTCTTCTTTCCGTTTTATCAAGGTCCAACTCTGCGACACTGGAACAACCGGAAGGAATCTAGTACTGTGGACCAGGTCTTGAGCGCCGGAAAAATGGAAGAAGCTGAAAAGGTGTTGATCAAACCATGAACCTAGCATACCTAGAACAAGTAATTCGGACGAAGTTCGGTAAGTTCAAAAAGTCTCGTGGAAAACACGGACTGGAATATATCGTACGTTGTCCTTATTGCCACAAGATGGACAAGTTATATCTGAACCCGGCACTGGGAACCTACCTATGTTTCCGTTGTGGCGAGACAGGTGGACTATCCACTTTGTTGGGCGTGATTGATCAACTCAATAAGGAAATAGCCGTACCTACCTATGCACCTATGCCAACCGATGTAGAGATGCCAGGCAATCTGGTGGAGTTGAATGTGTTGGCGTCGGATCATCCGGCAATACGCTACATCAAACATCGTGGGTTCGACCCCCAAGAGTTGAACGATGTCTTTGGCGTACGCTATTGCACGAACGGTAAGACCTTTGCACATATTTTCAATACGACCAACTCACTGATCTTCCCCATGTGGATGCACAGCAAGTTGGTGGGTTGGCAGTCCAGGTTGCTCTACACTCCGGACGAAATGACGGACCAGGAATGTGAACAGATGGGCTTTGCCAAAGACTCCGATGGGGACTGGATAAAGCCTCCCAAATATTGGACGAGTCCAGGTTTGCCGAAAGGCCAGATTCTGTTCAATTACGATTGGGCCAGCAAGAGCGAAGTCGTGGTGCTTTGTGAAGGTACCTTTGACGCCATGGCAGTAGGCCGCTCAGGTGTTGCTGCCCTGGGCAAGGGCGTTACAGAATATCAGACCCGTCTGATTGCCAATACAAGCACCTGGAAGTTGGCAGTATTATTGCTTGACCCAGGCGATGCAGATAAAGAGATGCTCCAGTTGACACGCACGTTGGCGACCAACATGGATTATTTGGAAGTGCAGTTGCAGGGATACAAAGATGCCGGCGAGACGCCCCGCCTGGAAATATGGGCGCAGATCGGACAAGCAGCCTACGAGACGGGCAAAGACTTGTTCAAATATAGGATGATCATATGAGTCGTTTGTATTCAATGAGCGTTGAGATAAATGGTTATAACCCTAAGTATCGAAGGGCTATTGAAACTGCGTGTCGTAAAGTATGGACTTTTGACGACGCAGTTTCTAATTGTGCAGTCGCCAAGAGTATCAAAGAGACACACTTAACGATTGGAGCCGGCGATGGGTATCTATGCGGCGGAGAATCAGAAGAAGAGTTTACCGATCGTTTGTCGAAAGCCATATGGAAGGCTAATAAAGGCCCGTGTATAGTAAGAGTAAACGCCACATACCTCGAAGAACTTCCGTGCGAAAATCATATCAGGGGTCTGAGTGATTACAAGAGCATAATGAAGAGGAAGCATAAATGCGCAAAGCGATAACCGCATACAAACTTGTACGTCAACGTGTCAACGGGACGTTGGGTCCTTTGTTTATCAATCGCCGGCAGGTAATACCTATCGGCAAATGGTTGAAAGCAGAGGACCACCCTACTGCGGGATATGCCCGTCGTCCGGGATGGCATGTGACGCTAAATCCTGTGGCTCCGCATTTGAGTTTGAAGGGCCGAACATGGGTGCAAGTGCAGGTGCGAAGTAAAGGATTGCAAGAACTACATCGGCCGAAAAGCCAAGGCGGTTTGTGGTTGCTGGCCCAATGGATGAAGGTAGAAGGACAATTGCAGGAGTTTCTATCATGAAACGGTTACTTACAACAAGATGCTACTTCGGATTGGGTGATTGGGTTATGATGCAATCAGCGCTGAAGGCTGTAAATCGTTGCTATCCTGATTTGGCTATTGATTTGGACGTTACAAAAGTACCGTTGTGGTTTCAACTCCTGGTGCTTAATTTTGACGCCAGGGTTGCCTTTGTACGGAATCCAAATCCTGCGGCCTATGACTATGTTAGTGGGCACGTTATATATGCCGGACCACGTCCGATTGTGGATGACAGACCCATTCATCTTATTGATAGTATGGTACGCAATATATCAAAGAAGACTGGGTTACTGTTACAGTGGAGCGGTGAATTAGCCAGCTACACCGGATATACGGAACAGCATGGTGAGTTGCCCAAACATTATGTGCTTATGTCTAATAAAGGTAATCCAGACAATCCACGAAAAGATTGGGCAAAGGAAAACTTTGAAGACCTGGCAAACAAATTGGCACCAGATATACCGATCGTTCAAATTGGTCGGCGGGGTGATACCAAAATACAAGCAGCAACTTATTGTGGGTTTGACCTTTCTCCTATGGGTATACAGGCCTTCATAAATGGTGCAACCGTTGTGGTTTCAATTGAGAATGGTATTAGCCATTGGGCCGGTCATTTAGGTAAAAATACAGTAACTCTATACTTAGACAAAGGCGGATGTTTGCCAGCATATACTGGCTACCCACACCAGGTAGGACTTACAGATGAAGTTATAAGCGTAGGTGCTGTACACCATCAGGTATTGAGGTTACTGGACAAGGAAATAACTGTCATATGAGTGAAGAAACAGAAATTACGTGGCTTGAGCACACGATGGAAGTCGCCGGGGTAAAGTGGATAAAAGGCTATGGACCACTCCCTGCTGACATCATGTTCGTCGGAGAACGTCCAGGCGATGACGAGCAGCGCTATGGTGCTGTATTTACCGGACCGTCCGGGAAACTGCTATTTACGCTGCTGCGTACCGTGGGGTTGGATGAAAGCAAATGCTACTTCACCAACGCTGTTAAGTACATGCCTCGAAACAAGAAGGCACTCAATGCTGGCGATACCAAAAAGTGCCAGCCCATTCTCCACGAGGAGATTAAGCGGGGCCAACCCAAGATTATCGTTTGCCTGGGCGCTGTGGCATTGAAAGCTGTAATGGGTAAGAACTTCTTGCTTAGCGACTACCGAGGAGCTGTGGTGGATCATCCAACTATGGCAGGTACTCGTGTATTTTGTACCTATAACCCCGCATATGTACTGCGCAATCCTGCGGCCGAAGAAACCTTCAAACGTGACTTCGAGTCGTTGGCCAGGGTGTACGGCGGCGGTACGATTGCATCGGATGTGACTACATATGAGGTAATCCAGACCGTTGAACATTTGAGAGCTTTCAAGGATTTTCTCTTTGCTACTTACGATAAGCCAATCATCTCGCTAGACTGCGAATGGCACGGAGCGACTTGGATGTCCAAGCACAAGTACATACGTACTGTGCAATTAGGATTCAAGATTGGCGCCGCCGTGATTGTCAAGTTTACAGGTGAGAATGGCGTTCAAGCTATGGATTTTCCAGAAGAAGCCTGGAAGGTTCTTAAGGAGATTCTGGAAGATCCACGGGTTGCCTTGATTGGACAGAACATCATTTCGGACGGTCAATGGCTTTTGCAATATGATATTGATATTCGTCCACGTGTAGCCTATGACACCATGCTTGCAGAGTATCTGCTTAATGAGTCTGGGCCTTTTGGTTTGGAAGAGCTGACACTCAAGTATACAAACATGGGACGTTATGACTTGGATGTGATGCGTTGGAAGAAGGATCATAAGGTAGAATGTGCTGATGGATTTGGTCCTATTCCTGATGAACTATTGCTTCCATATGGCGCCAAGGATGTAGACGCTCCATTGCGTATTGTTCAAAAGCAAATGCCATTGCTTGAGAAATTCATGGTGCCTAGAGGCGAGTATCCCAGTTTGTGGGATACTACGATGCAGACACAGGAAACACTATACGAAATCGAAATGACCGGCATGGCAGTTGATCCGGAACGCTTGAGCATACTGACTAAGGCCTATAACGAAAAATTGATCGGGCTGGAAAGTCAAATCAGAACAGCAGCATTGCAATATGGCATGGAAGACTTCAATTACAATTCTACACGCCAGGTTTGCGATCTACTGTTTGCTCGTTTGCACCTAATGCCAATCAAAACGACGAAAGGTAAGAAGTGGGACGAATTTGCACCCTACGAAACGTCAGGGGTAGATAATCGCACACCTTCCACGGATCACAATACTCTGGAAATTCTCCAGGACAAGCATCCGCTTGTGAAGATGTTGCTGAACCTTCGACGTGTGGGTACGGTCGTCAAATACTTCTTGCGTGAAGATGACGAAAGCGAAAGCGAAGAAGCAGAAGAGAACCAGAACAAAACCGGTGGCGGTATAGCTTCGAAGATTTGGACAGATGGAAGGCTCCATCCCCACTTTTCCCAGCTGTCCGAAACCGGACGGTTCAAAACTAGCAAACCGAACTGTCAGAACTGGCCGAAGAAGGCTGAAGGCTACATGTCGGAGATCTTTGGCGGCAAGGATAAACTTCCACCACTGATTCGAACTATTGTAGTGCCTACGACCGGCATGGTGATGATGGAAGCGGACTTCGAACAGGCAGAATTGTTCGTGTTGGCAGCATTATCTCATGACAAAAACATGATGGGTGCACTGACAACTCCGGGCAAGGATTTGCATGATTTGACAGCAATCAACGCCTTCAACCTGCAGGTGCTTATACCTGACGGCAAGGTAGCCGACGAGGCTTTTATGTTGGACCTGGCAAAGCGTGACAAAGAAGCCTTCGAAGTCTATCGAAAAACGTTGGTCTATGTGGATCAGCGTGGCAAGCGCATGACTCGTGCAGAATTCAAGGATACTATTCGGGTGAGTGCAAAAAACCTGAATTTCGGTTAAAAGGGATTGCCATAGTTAGGTGATTGTGCTAAATTGTATCTATGAAAAAGATAATCAAATATCTAATTTGTGTGGACTGCCAAAAACAGTTCCGTTTCATAGGTAGAACTAAGGCATTGCGCTGTGTATCGTGTCGTCGTAAGTATGCGAGTAAATATCAAATGCTTTGGCGACTAGCTCGGAATCCATCCATACAAATGGGTGTTGGTAGCGGGGGACATCAATGGCGTAAGGACAATCACATGTGGAAAGGTGGAAAACGTCCGAAATATATTGGTAACTACCGAAGCCGATGCTTTAGGCGTTGGCAACGTCGATGTGTTATTTGTGGGAGTACTCGTGGAATCCACGTGCATCATGCTGATGGCGATACCGCTAATTTGCATGTATGTAATTTGATTCCTGTGTGTACACGACACCACAAACAATTGCATCGATCCAAAGGCAGACTTACCAAAACGGAACGTTTAACACTGCTCTTCAAATTATGGCCTAAAGGCCGAAGTAAAATTGCGGAACTAAGCGGGAACCCTGAAATGGGAATCCGAACCGAAGGCTGTAATGTTTATGCAGTACAGTCAGGGGCAACGACTAGGGGTGAGGAAACAATAATCCCCCAAGAGGCCGCAACATCATGAAGTTACATGGTGAAAAGATAGTCTGGGCTGCAACGAAAAACAAGTTGCAGAATTGTTGGATAAAAAGCCAACAAGTTAACAAACCGATCCCGTATGGAAGAGGCGCACGAGATATTGCAAGACAGGTAAAGGGTGAAACGGGCTCAGCCACGCCACTTGATCAGCTAGAAGCCGAAATCGAAACGATGACAACAACCTGGAAGGAAGTATCCTACCCCGATGCCTGGAAATATATGTGTGAATGTGGCAAAGCGGTAACGGATCCGGGTTACCTTGTGACTCCGTGGGGCCGTATGCGAAGGTTCCCGACGATCAAGGACGAAGACCTCTTGAATGGAATGCAGCGAGAGGCACAGAACTTCCCTTAAACAGATGAATAGGGGAAATAAAACGGGGTGAATTCAGGGAAAGCCGGATAACAGAATATCTGCTATTGACATTAAATACGCAATAAGGTATTGTAGCAGATATTGGTAATCCTGAGCCTAGCCAGTGAAGTGATTTGCTGGAAGGTGCAACGACTAGCACTCGAGTCTTGTAGAAGACAGTAATAGTGCCACGAGCGCCCTGACTCAGAATCGAAACTGAGTATGATATAGTCTGGACTGATACAACTGTTAGGTGTGTATGAAATTGTGTAAAGACTGCGGCAAAGAACCTTGTTTGAAAATGCTGATAAAGCATAACTCCGAGTATTATCCTCGGTGTCAGGCCTGTGATAGAAAATATAACCGTGAACGTGCTAGAAAACTTAGATTGAAAGCGCAGAAAAAAGAGTTACTTCAAAATTCCAAACTTGAGAAAACAGGCTGGAAACGCTGTAGTAATTGCTTTAAGAAAAAGACGCTATTTGAGTTTTCGACACGCTACGGTAAGCGAGGAGGTAAACTGCATAAGATTTGTGATACTTGTCTTTCCCGGTTGTTAGCTAGCAACCGAAAAGATATGGATCAGTTTACCCCCAAATTTTGGCGTTCGAGGGCCTATGCTTGTAACTCAACATATCGGTATCATCAAAAACGATTGAAACAACGAGTAGTTCCGCTTGCTGATTTAGCGTATGTCATAAAACCTCAACAGTTAGTTGAGTTATACAAAAAGCAAGATGGTAAGTGCTGCTATTGCTACGTAACGTTGACCACACGTAATCTTTCTTGTGATCACGCTATTGCAATCGTTAATCAAGGTTCACATCACATTAGAAATATTCGACTAACGTGTCGGGATTGCAATAATCTTAAATGGACACGTAACGAAAACGAATTTGTCGAATTTTTAAGAGTCTACGCACAACGAATACTCGAAGTATCAGAATTGCGGGATAAAGAACCTGCAAGATAACACGAACGATTCAAAGTACAGTCGCTGATACCTGCATGATAGCCATGATACGCATGCGACAGTACCGGACGAAGTATGGGCTCCACTTCCGCATCATCAATCAGATTCACGATGCAGTAATGGTGGAAACCCCCGAAAACGAAATCGAAGCTACGAAAACGATGTTTAAGGATACAATGGCCAACATAAAAATACCAGTGACTAACAGTGAACCATTGATATTGGGAATAGATATCTCGATACTGGATCGCTGGGGTCAGAAAAGAAGTAAGAAAGAGGACTAGTATGGGACTCAACAATCAAGTAAAATCAGCAGCCAGTGGTGGCAGTGATCGCAAGTTCATATTCAAGGATGGGGTACGGTACCGTCATATGACCGGAAAAGATCCGATTGTATTTCGGATTCTACCCTCCTTCAATCCGAACGATTCGAATCCTGCAACGTCCTATCTGCCGTTCATGTTGCCTGGAGACGTGCTCTCCGATTGGGGAAGTGTACTGTACATTTCCCGGTTTATCGGACACGGCAAGGGTGGCAACGGTACGAGACAGGATATTCTCTCGCTGCGTACAGATGCCAATAAGGAGACATTTGATCCTTTGACGCATCTGCACAAGGCTATCTCACAGATGTCCGCTGATTGGGGATATCTGCTGGAAGATTCGAAGGACCCGACAGGCAAGCTTCGGGAGAGGGCGGCATTCAGCAAGCCCCTTCCGCACTTCGTCTGCAACATTTGGGACTTCAACAAGCCAACAGCGGGTGTGCAGCTGGCGTGCTTCACGTCAAGTGCGTACATGTCAATGTTCAATGCGAAGACCGGATTAGTCTACCTGCGCATTAACCTGGTAGACGAGTCGATCTTGCAGCAGAACTATCTGGCCGGATATGCGGTCGGTGATCTCACCTGCCCGGTAAACGGTCCAGCACTGCTGTGCGCAAAAGGCAACGACCAGGGAGAATTCTCCAAGTATGCAGTAACGTTGGCACAGGACCAGACCGGCCGGATCATCAAGCGAGTATTGGGACAGGATCTCCTGGCTCAACGCTACAACCTCAGTAAGTTGGACGTGGTCGTAAACGTTCCAACGGAAGAGGAGATCATCCAGGCCCTGGTATCGGTACTGAATATGAGAAGCCCTCAAGGCTATCATGAGTACGCCCTTCTGAAGCAGGCGTTTCCGACATATCGGATACCTGATCCGCCAACAGCACCCGGACTTATGCCGATGGTACAAAGCGGCTTTGGAGGTAATCCGGCACAGGGGCCATCCAATGTGGGATTGGCAATCCAGCCAACAGGAGCGATATCATCTGCTCCGCCACCTCAGCTGAACTATGCTATGCCGCCGGCATTACAGCCTCCGATGGCTCCGGCAATACCGAGTACGCCACCACCACCATATGTGCCTCCAATGGCTCCTCCAGCGGCTCCATTAGCCCCTGTAGCACCTCCAATGTCGGCACCCGCTGTAACACCCTCACCTGAGGCGATTGCAGCAGCAGCGAATGCTATGGCAGCAAACCCACAAGTTGTGCTGCCCAACCAGCTACAACCTGTAGCACCTGGTGATGATGTAGGGGCTAAGTCGTTTAATAAGAACGACTTCCTAGGTAGACTCCAGCAAATGGCTGGACATAAGTAGCGAATACCAACAAGGCAGGGGAGACAGCTCCCCTGCCTTCCTTTAAGAGGTGATTCATGGGACGCAAGAAGAAGGAATTGATTCCTACATCAACGGGCAGTCGGGCCCAAGAGTTGATCGCTTCGTTGAAAAAAGGCGATCATACAATCAGCACAGCACAAGGTATAAGTGCCAACTGGCACTATATCGATTTTGCAAATGTCAAACTGGGTATTCCCATCTTGGCACTTGAATGGTTATTCGGCAGCAGAGGTTTATTGGCCGGCCGAATTCTGCAGTTGCGGGCAACGTTCAGCAAGGGCAAGAGTTCATTCATGTATGCTTTCTATGCAATGGCACAGAAGCAACATAAAGCGTGGTGCATGCATATTGAAACTGAAGGCGCTGCTTCGCCGTCTGATTATGTTGCCTCATTTGGGTGTGACATAGAAGACCTGGTAATGGCGGAAATTGCCTCTCTTCAGGATTGCACTAGCGCTATCGACGACCTGATCGGACGAATTCGTGGTGGGTTCGGAGGGTCGATAAGTGAGAAAACAGGCCAGCCAGTCAAAACGGTATATGACGATCCTCGGGATGCTACGATGAAATCTCCCATCGTTATAGGTATTGATTCACTTAGTGCTTTGGGTTTGGAAACCCAGGTAAAAGAAGATGTAGCAGATATGACTAGTACACCAGGTATGGCGCAGCATTCCCGTCTTCTACGGGACTGGTTTCGCCGGCGCTGTCATCGTTTCATGTCTACACAGACTACGCTGATTCTAACGTCACACGAGACAGCCAAAATATCTGTAGGAAAAGCTTCTTGGGGCGGACCACAGAAAAGTGCTTTGGCCCAGGAAGCTATTGGCATCCATGCTACCTACGGCGCCGATGTGAATGCAAGCCCATATAAGGATAAGGGAAAAGGCATTACATTGGGCGATGTCATTACAATCAAGACGTTCAAGAACAAGATCTCGCCTCGTGGACGGGAATTGGAAATGTACCTAGTTTGGAACGAAGGGTTTGACTGGATCAAAACCGAAGCAGAATTCCTATTGAGGCATTCGGCTTCTCCGTTTGCAGATGGTACATTAGGCAAGTGCTATAAGCATGCTCATGGCATCACATGCGATCGCTTGGGCGTTGAGAATTTTCCTACCGAAGAAGAGTTCGTAAAGGCGTTCCATGCCAATGCAGAATTGGTAAGGATATGCCGGGAAAAATTGCGCATACGTGGTTTCGGATTCGAATTCGAAGCCAAATACCAGCCCTCACCTACAGAGGTAGAGGATAGTAAAGAGGAACACGACGATGGGGTGGAAGGAAACGCAGAAACGGTACCAGAACCTGGAGACGCTGAACGACCAGAAGGACGAGGACCTGATAGCACGCCGAGTGCTTAACGCCTTGCACATTCCGGTCAAGCAACTCCATATTGTGGAACGAAGGCTGTTTCAAGACCCACAATTCGATACGGCGCTTTGGCCTCGTACCAGGCGAGTTTTGGAATATGCCTTACGTATTGAATGTAACGATCTATATCGTGGTTGGCATATTGAAGTGTGTGAAAGCGATCATACACACAAGGATGCATTGGATCGTATGGTGATAGGTATAGATAGTGCCAACGGACAGCTTCCGTTGCTTATTACTCGATTCAAAGGTACGACGTCATCCTACATATATTCGGTATGGCTTCCTGAACAACTGGACAGGTTAAGTCCTCCTTTCAGCGTGCTGGTGGCGTCTGGACCTAACAATCGCCATTGGGTTGTACTACAAGAGACAACAATATTCCTTGGCAGACTGGGCTTGGGTATTGTTTTTGATGAGGTGCTTGAACATGAAGAATCTTAGAAAACATCTCAGTTTGTACTATTGGGCCGGTGAAGACGAATTCCACGTAGAGTCTTTGTTCAAACCATTGGACGTTGAACACTACTACCTAATTCGACGTTTGCCTTTGGCAGAAATGCTAGGCAAGACACCGGTAGAGTTGGCAGAAGAGTTGATTGGAATGACCACGAGCGTTGACTGGCGGGGTCAACATCGTCGTCCCATCATGTGCGGTGACATCTTTTGCCAAGGCGAACAAGCATGGATATACGTCAGAGCGAAGGAATTTGAAGCCTGCGATCCTTCAGTACGGGGAAATACTCCTGTACTTCCGCTGCAGACTTGGCCTAACTACGCCATAGTGAGTTTGTTAACCGACAGTGCGAGGAAACTTCTATGCAAATAGACATTGACAATTTAGCAGTGATTTACCTGACCACAGAGGTCAATCGGGAACGTATTGACCAAGACCCACCTCAGTTACCTTTTGAGCCTGAGAATTCAATGGCCGAGCAGAACCTTCGTGACAGCGTAAAAGTTTCGGCTTACCAATTCGATTACTACAAAGACATTATTCAGTGTTCCATTCTGTGGCAGAACAAGTATTACCATTTCATGTATTGCGACGATCATGAGATTCCCAATCGTAAACTAGATGAAGATTGGAGAAGCATTCATGTCGTTGATTTCGAAAAGGATCTTGTCTGCGAAGTATCTGCTCTTGTCAATACGATGTTTCCAACCGCCAAGGGAGGCTATTCTCTTGGCGGTGGAACCGTTGCTGGCTGGGAGTTGACTACCAAGACGTGGCCAATCCTGATTAACAAGGCATTCGGTTATGGCTGTGTAATGTCCCAAACGGTAATCACCGATCCAATGAAGAAGTACACTACAACAAACTGTTTACTGGATATTACTACAATCTATACCCAAGGTGCATCGCCGACCATGCGCCGCTTGCCGTCACTGGCTGATACGCTGAAGTATTGGGGATTTACAGATATTGAATTCCCCACACCAGGCGAAATCAAGGAAGGTATATGCCGTGATCCCATCATTGCGGCGCACAAGGTCGAACTATATCTTCTGGCCATGGAAGGCGTTGTCCGTCAATACTGTGGATACGAAATGCGGGGTGATATTCACCCCTTAGTAAAAGAGGTGCTCAATGCCCAAGAACGAAACGGAAAAGACAGCATTAACAGCTGAAGACGTTGCAAAACTGCGTATCCAATTGCAGGATGCAACCAAACGTCAGCAAGAAGCAGAAGCAGCCAAGAAACGGGATGCCACGCTTCATCGGGAAAACATCGGCGCCATCAAGGGCGAGATTACCGAGATCATGGCACAATTGGAAGCATAGTCATGAAATCAAACCTTCGGATCGTCGGGTTAGGATATCAGATCGGTGCTGGCAAGGATACCGCTGCTGATATACTTTGCAGCGAGTTTGGTTATACAAAGATGCGGTTTGCGGATGCCCTTAAGGAAGCCGTTTCCACGATCTTTGGCTGGCCTCGTGAGAAGCTAGATGATCAGAAGTTCAAGGCTAAGGAAGATGCGTTCTGGGGGACAACCCCCAGAACCATCCTCCAACGTGTAGGCACTGAAGCCATGCGTCAGCAAATACGTGATGACGTGTGGATCAAGGCCTTAGAACTTCGGATCAAGAACTTCAAGAAAGGCAAACTATTGCCTTGGATTGTTATCCCCGACGTGCGGTTCCTCAACGAGGTGCAAGCAGTCAAGGAATGGGGTGGAATTGTTGTCAGAATACGTCGGCCGAACAATGAGCATACACCTATTGACCTGGCACAAAATAGACATGCCAGTGAAACCGAGCTTGATAGCTACGAAGGCTGGGATGCGACATTGGATAATTCTGAAGGGTTGGCCTACTTCATTAAACTGGTGCGTGCATGGCACCGAGCAAGGTATCCGAACAAATGAAACAAAGAATTCAAAGTGCGTTATCTGACTGGTTCTGCCTATGGCTCGTAATGATCATGCTGGGCAGCTCCTGGGCAGCTGAAATAGCAACCAATTATTGGACTGGTGAAGCCACAGCATCAAACGGCCCGGTATACAATTATGGTTATGTTACCAATTGGGTGATGATGCTTCCCGTTAAAGAGAAGATGGTTATTGTCACCAACGTGACTGAAAAGACCAACGAACGTGGTTGTAGCACCTGTAAGGCGTTAGAGGATAACCCGGGGCTATGCATTTACCATCCGTTTCATTTGGGTGGCTTGCCCTATGTTCCGGCGACAGAAAAGCTGACGACGACCATTGTCAAAGAGGTCTATACGTTGGAACTTGAATGGCGGGGTAAACCCTGGACACAAACGGATGAGAAGGTATTGTCCAAGACCTACAAAAAGATTGCATTATCCAACACTTGGATAGACGTAGAACCCAATGTGGCTGATACGAATGAAAATGCCATCATGTTATACTGGGGAACAAATGCAGTCCTGTTGACTCCTGATAGTACGAATCTGTGGTTCTATCCCTCTTCAAATTGGGTGCAGATAGGCGTAATGACCAATATGATACTTACCGCCACGAACAATACCATAGACGTGTTAGGCAAATAATGAATACAATTTACATATACTTAGTACTTGACCTAATTTCTTAACTAAAGTATATTTGAGTCGTAATAGGAGACTCAAATGAAAACTGGTACAAGTTTAGTTGGACAAAAGTTTGGTAACTGGACAGTCGTACAATTAGCTTCAACGAGTGGACGCCAATCAATTCACACATGGTTATGTAGATGTGCTTGTGGCAAACGGGCTAAAATTCCTACATTTCAACTAACATCGGGACGATCATCTTGTTGTCGTTCTTGTGGTCACGAAAAACGAGTAAATAATCTATTAGGGCAAACATTTGGATCTTGGACCGTAATCAGACGAGCAAAACAGATAAATCGCAAACGAGGAGCTTATTGGTTTTGTCGATGTAGTTGTGGTGCAACTCGATCGCTAACGGCAGGAACACTACGACACGGAAAAAGAAGCAAGTGTCGAAAATGTTTTAGACCTGGAAAATACATAGCCGCCGATGGTTATGTTATGCTTTGGAATCCAAAACACGTTAACGTACGTAAAAGCGGTTATGTACTTGAACATGTTGCAATAATGTCAAATCGTTTAAGAAGGCCTTTGCTTAAAGAAGAAACAGTACACCACAAAAACGGTATTCGACACGATAACCGCTTATGCAATTTGGAGTTGTGGACATGCAGACATCCTGGTGGACAACGAACAAAGGATATAGTTCAGTTCTGTCGACAGCAGCTAATGCTGTATGCACCTGCATTGCTGAGGAATCAAAATGAATAAATTAGCAGGACTAGACAAAAATGATTGTCTGTTATGGCAGGATACAAGCGGCTATCCTTTACCCGGGACCATCGTTCCCTGTTTGCTTTGTACCAAACCGTTCCTGATGCGGTTTTACTCTGGACCGCCCGACCAGGTGTGTCCCGAATGCTGGGAAACGTACAAAGACTCGGCCAGGGTAATTTGTGCCAAGTGCAAAGTTACAATCTGTCGTGTGGTACCTAAAGTACTGGACAGCGGATTCTACATACGCCCACGGGGTGTTTATCATTCGGATGCCTGCAACGTTTGCAGACCCGGACTTACAGAATCAAAAATCACGGAGATAACGGAATGGGAAAGAACAATGCGACCAAAGAAGATCGTTGTATCTGGGAAGGCGTAGCGATGCATGCCGCAGCTTGTGCGTGTTTTGCGGGCATTGAGGAATATGATCGCTTGATCTTACTGCTCAAAATGCTCGACATTCCTGAAAAGGAATTTCCAACCGAGAAACAGTTGGAGCACTTACGCTATCAGTTGCATAATCTCAGGTTGAACTTCTTGCATTGGTGGAAGAAAGACCAAACCATCTTGAGAAAACATCTGGCGTTTACGCTGCTTGTGCCCGGAGGAAAAGCCGGCCGTGCACGAACTGCTGTCAATGCTATATGCCATAAAGGATGGTTGGGGATTCCTCCTGGAATAGGGCCAAAACGTATAGCGGCATTGATCAAATCCTATGTGCGTTTCCACAACGTAAAGGCTAAACGTCTATGTGATGTGATGCTACACAAGTTCTTCCGGTTGGTAGAGACAATTCATCTGAATCCCGATCGTATAAAAGTCATACACGACTACATCCTGAAAAACATCAAGGGGTTGGGGAAGAAAGCTACAGCCCATTTCATGAGAAATACGGGGTTACGCACGGATCGTTTTGCGTATCCGATTATTGACGTGCATATTTACAAGGTTCTGGAAAAGTTGAAGCTTCCGCATGGAACGTATGCTCAGGCTGAACAATCGTTCTGGACTTTGGCCAATATGGTTTTAATGGACACCATTTTGTTGGATGCAACACTATGGTGCATTTACTCACGGAATTGGGACTTTACCAATTCTGATTTCGACAACTTCGGATACAACAACCAACAGTAATAGGAGTACAGTAATGAGTTCAAACGATGAGATCATGAAGCAAATTCAAAATCTAACCACGACAATGAACAGTCTGTTAAGCAAAGTCAACACGCCGGGGGATCCACCAGTCGTGGTGCCTGCACCAGCGGCTGAGGATAAGGATTCTCCACTATCGACTGACGAAAAGATGGTAGCCTTGTATGAGCAAGCCCCGAATATGGCAGAGTTCTGCAAGTATGCTAAAACGCAGTTTGGTTTCCAGCGCAACATTGCACGGGAACACTATCGGAAGCTTGTGGAAGATGCAGCCAAGAAGGCAGCCAAAGAACACGGCGAACTTAAAGCCTTTGAGTTGAAGCCAAAGGAAGAAAAGCCTCGGAGCATGACTGTAGCAGCGGCTCCAACTCCGGACGTGCTTTTCATAACTCAATGCCTGACTGAACTGGCTGAAGAGGTCCAAAAAGTTCTGGCCAAGGATGGTCAAATCCCGG